GACGATACTTTAGTATTCAATAAAGCCACAGTTACTAGAACAGGTGGCACTGCTCAGGTAGCCACTGATCAGGCATCTATTGATAAATACTTCTTACACTCATATTTTCTAGATATCCAGCTTTCGCGCATATATTCGAGACCTACCCTAAGGCACACCTTTTGGTCCCGCTCTAAATCTGACCCATCAAATCCCGTAGTTTTAGAAACAGCATATCCAGAACGATCTTCATACACCACTTTAAACCGAGATCTTCCTGACTTGTCGACCCCAAGATTAATCTGCATCAAGCACCAGTTGGGATTCTTCGGATCATGGATCCCCAAACGCCTTAACCTGGTTTCTGAGTACAAAGTAGATATCATTAATCCAAGAGTAAAATACGGATCTCGAATTGGCTCAACGTTTGACTCAAAGGCTAATTCATATAAATCAGAAGAAAGCGCCTCTAAAAATTCATAATCACGGGAATCCGAAATCTCCTCAACGTTTAATACATCAAGAAGAGTCGCGAGTATGAAATGATGTCTCGGAAAAAGAAATCGACCATTCGCTATAATAGGTGCTTCTAATAAGGTAACCGGATAAAACATTATCAAACACAAAATAATTAATTTAGCCCAGGACCTAATCACTTATCTTTTCCCATTCGCAGTATTGAGTCAGACCCGGATGTTTACCCCCATACTTAAGAATCCGATTTTTTAAAAGATAGGCACCTTGAATTTTAATTATTTTATTAGAATTCGTTCGACTACGAATTGAGAAGTCAAACGACACCTGATCGTCTTTTACCATAAGCGGTAAATCAGCCACTCGAAATTCAATATGATTGGTAAGATCTAAAAAGACAAAATAAGTTCTCACAGCTCCACTAGAATTTATATTCAAATGACACCTCCGAAGAAAATTACAACTGAAAATACAGATCTTAAGAAGTATGTAACTAATGCCGTTAAACGGCTTGGTTCGAAAAAAGATGCTGTTTATTTTGCTGAGCTACTAACCGATCTAGTACGGAATAATTCCATACCGGTTGAATTATTAGACAGCATACCCCAAAACAGTAGCTACGTAGGGAAAACACGATTCGATCAAATCTTTGATGCGGCAATGTTTTTAGCGTTCCCGGACTATCGAAAAGAGACTTTGACAAAATTTCTCGGCGATGTGAATAATGATGATGTAAAACTATGGAGAGTAGTGCTGCCTGAACGGTATAAAATAGCTCACGTGTTCATAAGGGCATCCACATATCAGGATGCTTTTGCTTTAGCTTGCGATTATGCTTGTAGAGCTCATTTAAGACTATATAGAACTATACCATCAGACATAACCATCAGAGTCATGTTCGTGACTGAAAAAGCACTAAGAAGACATCTGAATGTCAGATGGGCAAATAGGGTTAAAAAACGACACACTCTTCAAATCGGAGCTCGAGAATTCACCACAAAGCAGGTGAACGGAGCAAGAATTGCAGCATTGGGACACAGCCACAACGACCCAAGACGAAGCATCGCAAAATATGCCGAAGTCAGAGATCTTGTTAGAACAAGAGTAAAAGCAGGATTAGTGAAACTAAGCAGCGTGGAGCTTGAAACCTTAAAGGACGTACCATGAACCTGGCTGTAGGATGCGACAAGTGCAAAATAAAAAACTACTGCGAAAAATACGGTAGCAGTCCGTTAGAGGTCAATAATGTAAAATACCCATGTCATATAATTAACGGATATGGGCGCGAAGAGCTGCCCGCCTCAAAAGTCGGAAAATCTTCTAAAGACTGGTCCGAAAAAGGCAAAGCGCTAACCATTGTCGAACATCCCACAATAATAGATGAAATATTCCTATATGAAGTAATAAAGGTGTTTCACCCACCCATTAAACACGACCGAGAAAAGAACATTAAGCCGCTCAGTTATCACCCAAAAAATCACAAATGATCACCGATTGATATCGGGTCTACGGCCTGACACCACTGCATCAAATCAGGCAACACATCATGGACTTTACGGTACATGTCGAATGCAATCCGTCGATAAGAAATATGGCCCTGCGGCTTAGTCCGAAGTTCCGTTAAATAGTATAGCTCCCGGAGATCCATTCTGAAGAGCGATCGATGAAGATAACCCATTGGCACCATGTACTGATAGATCTCTGGATCGTTAACAACGGCATCGTTATCAAACGCCACGATCGACTCCATCGTGCGCTTGTATGTAGACTCGATTTCTGAATCTTTAAAATCATCGGGCGTTTCGTAGCCTATGTAAGGAGTCAAATATTCACTCCACTGTTCGCAGCGACGATGACGTTGAATATCTCTATAAGCGCCGTAGTCCATAGTAATGAGAAATTCTACATGGTGCCGCTTGAACACACTAGGAACCTGTGACTGCTTCCGTAAGGACATGTGACTACAAAACCGATCCCACGACATACCATATAACTCGAACACATGCGTTTTAAACTTCTCGAATGAATTTGTATCATAAGATATTAAATCGACTCCAGAAACACATCTTGATGCCGGGACCGAGAAATTTGTAGTACGAATATCGAATAAGTCAGGCTCAGCATTTTTAATCAAGCTGGGCGTGATTTCAGATGCTGCTGCAAATACCTTTTCGCCAATTTCTCTAATCTCCGGATTTTGACTAGCTCGCGCTAAGCTCACCATATACCGAACATCCCGAAGATTCATAACCGCAGCTAAATTGGTCCCCGTTCCCGCAGGTAGAAGATAACGTAGACTATCGTAAGCTCGAGCTCTGACTTTGGGTAAATTGCGACTTTTCTCGTCGTTCGGTAGATCCATGAGCTTACATGCGTTAGTTATAGACCAATCACACAGCCGATCATACTCTTCATAATATCGATTTATGAAATTCCGCACACTAGGATCTTTGGTCGGATTTACGAACGAATCGCGAGAAAATTTCTGATACCTAGTGCTTTTCTCTGAATAACCGGCGCGTTGAAAAGATTCGATAAATTTAGAAGCAACCATACTTACGCCTTCAAAACATATGGGTATTACGCTCAACTCGGCCACGGAGCTATGACCGTAATTTATGACCCATTTCTCGTGGAACTTCTCCGACTCTTCTCTTGAAAGAGAGTTCACTAATTCCACCGCTGAATCTGGCGACCTGGAGTATTTAGCCAGTACAGTTGCTTGTAAGGACGGGTGATAAAGCTTCCCATCTGAATCCTTAAGTACAAAAACGTTTGACATGTTGAGGCTCCAGAATGCCGATAGACGTCGAGAAAATACAGCAAAGAATCAACGAAATCAAAATCCCATTCATAAGAAGTCTTCACTCATTTGAAGGCATAGAAGAAACGTTCAAGCCATGGAAGCTTAATTTATCGCCATCGGCGCTGTACAACTGTTCGGTAGCCTGTAAAAAGGCGATGAAACTCAAGACCCCAGAAGTAAAATGGGTCAGCATTAAACGATGGGTTACGGTCACGCCCACAGGAATCGTGCTCCCTGAAGGTTGCTATCTATCGATAAAACGAAGAGAACATTTTGTAGCATCACCTAGCCCGAGACTAGAGAAACAGGATTTTATCTTAATAATGCTCCCATACGGGAACGTTTGGTCACAAATCGAGCCAGATCGGCCCATTACCGAAGATTGGCTATGGTCCGAACTCGACGGAAAATTAGTATTTGAGCGACTAATCGATAAAGATGCAGTAAACCCCTTGAAGGGTTATTTCGCCGCCTGTAAAGATTATTTTGAGAAAAACCCCGATCAGATTGGAATCCACTTAAAGCGCAAAAAATCCATAGAATCGACCACCGAAAAGTAGAAATATGAATGTGGGGATTTGCAATCAAGCCGCAAATCCCCACATTCATATCATATCATTTATTCTAAGTCGATGATTTCTTCATGGGACGCACCAGTGCCGATTAGCACAACCGGTACGTTTGCCGCCTCTTCTACCTTGCTAATGAAAGCTCTTGACTCTTTCGATAATTTCTCTAGTGCCTCTCTACCGCCCTTGATCCCGTTATCCTTCCAGTTAATGTACTGGATAAAATTAAGGCTGAGTTTGGTGGCACCGTTGACACGAACCGCATCCTGAAGCCCCAAAAAGCTGAAAGAGCAAACGCGCCGGATTCGCTTTGTAACGGTCGTCCGCTCGCGCTCGGCTAGAGCCTTCGCTTCCTCTGGAGGCATCCCAGAATTACGAGCTACTTCTTCCCATGAAAGCTCCGTGCAGTCTGAATAAAAATCACCAGAATATCCCTTTTGCTGACCATCCTCGACAACGTTTCCTACGCGAATAGGGAAAGTGCGAAGATTTAAATAGACATCGCCAACCATCGAAGGCGGAATCGCCATGTGATCCATAGCGGCCTGAACAGTGCAGTTACGGCTCGTGCACTGGGGGTAGTGGCTCCCGTGGTCAATACTAAGAGCGTAGCCCTGGCTGCCTTCATGCAACCATGTTTCACCATGTTGAATAAAGCTGTGAGTCAGGTTACGAAATTCCATCGCGTCCAGAACCGTAATGGACTGTAGCATTTCATCTGTGACCTGAACTCCGCCTTCAGTAAGCCACTGCTTCAAGGACGCGGAACCTGCGAGAGGCACATTAGACTTCCGCAATACTTTATCAGCAATCGCGGTTCCGGAGCCCTGCATGGTACTAGCTATGTGCTTAGTGCTTTCAGCGCCATCTCGCTCTCGAGCAGCATGACTCTCTAGTACTAAACTAGCTCGAGAATGAATGAAGAGCTTCGGGCGTCCACACTCTTCCCATTCCTTAATGAGCTGCTTCGGGTGAAATCCTGAACCTGGACTGATGAAGCCAATGATCCCCATGGACTTCTGCTTCTTAAGAGCTAAAGCTGTGGGGATCGCCTTAGCCACAAATTTCGTTCCATCGGGGAATAGAACAGAATGACCGGCATTCGGAAAATTCGAACTACTTACCTTCGTCACGTTATGCTTGTCGACTAGATAAGAAGAAATCTTACCCTTTCCGCTGCTCCCCCAGGCGGCATCCAAAATAACGTTGAACTTAGAGTTTTGCATTGGTTGGCCCTTTACCAGTTGTAGTGAGAAATTACATCGTCGATTTTAGCGTACAGAGCTTCGATCGTTCCGTCATTGACGACAATATGATGAAATTGCGAGTCCGGTATTTCGGTCTGTTCTATTTCAGATCGATGATTAAACGGCGGCTCCGTTATTTTCGGATGCTTAATACGAATAAAAATTGGCTCAGTTGTTCCGTCAGCCGCCTTTCTAGCCTCCTGAAATTCATGTTTGTGACGGAAATCCGTAAAGACGGTCATAACCTTTTCCGGAGTGTCTGAGTTAGTTGTCGGAATTAACCCAAGCATTCGCGAATAGGCGAATCTTCCAGTCGCGATTTGCTTATGGATTTCGATGCCTTTTCTAACCCAAGAGTTTTCATACATAAGATTCATAAGTTCGCAGTACCTTTGTAACGCTTCTCTTGGAGACAGCCAGTATTTAGGGTCGTGCTGCCTGACCCAGACACGATCTTGGTCATCATCACCTTGATCGAAGCACCACCAAGGCACTGCGGCATCTACCCACTGATTCGACTCAGGTGTCAGTTCAGACGATATTCTAAATCTGGGAGGGTTGTTGGTCTTCGGGTATCTCAGGTCGCCAGCGTTTCGATTTCGGCTCGGCCCAAACAGTTGTGACTCTGTAAATCCATAAAGATCGGCCATATGGCGCTTCGCAGGATCAACTAAACCGGTTTGGATCGCCCCATATTTGGTGATCAAGCGCTTGGCGCTCTCGTCTTTCCCAACACCGGAGAATCCGGAAATGCAAACCATTAGATGTCGAGTCACCGTTCTCCCTCTTTCTTTATACTAATAGTACCGAAGGTACTGGCTGCATACCACACAATAAGATCCGCAATACCAAGCGGTTCATTATACTGTGAATTCATGTGTTTAATCATGTCAAGAGGAGAGTCGAATCCCCAGTGATTGGCCATTCGAACCAAGTGGAGGTCAGGCTTGACCGATTCTAGTAGTCCGATATTTCGAGCCAAATGGTAACAGGTCACTTTCCCTATATAAGGCAACTTCACTAATTTGGCCGGTTCGTTCAGATCCTCTGACTTAATCTGCTCCCATGATTTATGCATCAACGAGTTACAGAGCCATGAGGCCGTAGAATGAACGGCCTTTGCCTTCTGTTCGTTATTACAAACAATTTTCACAGATTCGAACATCTCGTCGAAGGATTGAGTAGACGCGCTCTTGTAGGTCCCGTACGCGGTTGCGAGTCTCGGAATAAAGTTACCTACTGCCTTCGCAGAAAACCCAGTGGCATGAACAACCCAGATATACTCAGAAAAGAACTTCTCGGGCGTAAGATCTTCGAATTTAACAGATTTAATTTTATTGATTTCTTCAGAATAATAAGTGTACGCAAATTCCCGGGCCTTTTGATAATATAACTGAGGTTCTCCATTGATATCCGGAGCGAATTTCGCGGCCTCAGCCGGAAGAAGCTTATGAGGTTCCATTTTAGGAAATTACATCAGAACGCTTAAATGCGAAACGCCTTTTGGGCTAAGAACAAATGCAATATTTCGAGACCAAAGAGCTTTAACTCGATTTGTCCAAAGCTCACTAGAAACGCCGCATTCAACGGTAAAGGCATTCCAGCACGGTTCGCAAAAGACCGAATGGTTGAGGTCTTTCGTATAACGTCGAGAAAATGAGGTGTCGATTCCACATACAGTGCAGCGCAGATGCTCGGGCTGCCAAAGGATTGAATGGGCCATATAATCGATATCACAAAAACGACGTAACACTGAAATCATTAGAACTGCTTTAGGACGCTTTTGTCTTGATCGAATTTAGGTCTATCTTTGTTAGTTCGTTTAAAAGACTACGGAAATTATCAAATATTTCTTCATCAGACAATTTGACAGATCCGATTTGATTTTCATTACGAATTTTGACTTCATTAGAAACTAGTTCCAAGGCTTCTAGAAGCGTTTCGTCATCATAAGATATGATGAGGTCCTTCAATGACGCAAGCTTATTGGAGTCCATAGTTTACTATACGATCGACACTGGAAACGAATAAGTTTCTGAGGCAAAATCCGAATTTTGGTTATGATAAATACTAACAGTGCCACTTCCAACCTGTGATGACTCTGGAATCGTAATTACTCCACTGACCGGGTTATTATAATAACCCTCAACGATGCCGAAAGAATACACATTTGAGGCTGAATCGACAAAAGTAATATCAAATTCACCGACTACAGACTGGGATGCGGACGGCGTAAAGGATATAATGTAATCCGAACCCCGTGTGAGACTGCCACTAGCATTAGTAAACGTAACAGAAGGAATCGAGACAGTTCCTCGAGCTACTAGCATCGAAGAGGTGTTGAAAGCTGTCTTGTAATTTATATTGTTTCGAATGAATCCATTATAATTGACCAGCAGTGGAAAATTGCCGGAGTGTAAAGGCACAAACGAAGGAGAAGAAAACGTACCGTTTATCACCGGGATCGTAAGAGACTGATCATCGAATCGAATCAGCACATCGCCATTATTAATCACTGGGAACGGAGGCGGAGGTGTCGGAAACGAATCGACCGGCACAAGACTCGTAATCGAAACAGCGCCCGAAATGGACCCGATAGGAGCTATTAAACCTACGGTTAGTGGAGATACCGCATTAATAGTGAGATCAATGTTAGCCAGGTATGCGTATTGCGTGACAGATGATGAGGCAGGATAATCTGGCAAAGCACCTAAGTTTAGGCCATACCAAACGAATGTCTTAGGTGATCCATTTGCTAAGACGAGCGCTTCGGTAGTGTTGGCTGCTTGCACCACTACCCTGGCTTCGGGTGGGAAAGGTTTAGAATAAATTATAACGTTGTACTGATCACCTACGCCAAGAGATAAATCAAACGACTGAACCGGGATAACGGTTTCATTAAATTGTGAGCCTGCTATCTGCCAGATTAACTCAGTGTCGAGAGATAAAAATTCATTTACCTTATATTTTGCTTCTTCAAGACTTCTAGCGAAGACTGAATAAGCACTCGTGGCCGAAATAGGCTCAACGACGTAAACAACTTCATAAAGAGCCATGGTATACCTCAGATATCTATTCGATTTAAAAGGTCAATTTCTTCTCTGAGGTCCTTGATAGATTCTCTAGCCTCTAACAATTCGACATTAAGTGCCTTGGCAGAATCCGTTAGATACTCATACATCTCTACAAACAACTCAGCGTCTGCTCGACTACTGAATTTACCAATAACACGGCTTCCAGCCAACACAGTATTATCGGACCCTAAATTAAAGGGGCCTGGGGAGGCCTTAGCAATTAATACATCAAAAGGATTGCGCAATCGACCCTCTCGGCCTAATTATTAACGTTACGAGATAAAATAAGCCGATTGCGCTTTTCTCGATATCGCTCTCGAGACGCAAGAAAATCATGGTCTCGACAGTATCCACGCTTGCAATTTTGGACCACTCGAATACTGCAACCCTCAGATTTACATGTTGGACCTAATTTCCAATGCTCTCTACAATATCCAGTCTTCGACCGCACTCTTTTAACACAGCCGGAAAACCAACAGTATATCATAAATTCAGCTTCAGATTTCTTATTTTTAAGATGGCATTTAGTACAAAGCACAGAACGCCAATCGCACCTCGATAGACACCTGCGACAGGTGCCCCACCGATTTCGATGGATTTTACATACTCCCGTTACATTATCGGACCTGAGCTTCCTGTCGCATTTATCTGCTCTACAAATTTTAGGCAACATGTTTAAATTTACAATGTGGTCGACAAAATAGAGGTATGCCAGAATGCCGACTTACGGAATTGTGCTAAGGTTGACTCACACGGGCACAACAAATACATCCATCCCAATAAACGATGTCGCAATCGTAGAAAAAGGTTCTCCCATTTCTAAGAATGTCTACGTGCCCTTAAATGGCACTATTGACCTGGCTTATGGAGGACTAGTTCCGTATTCTTTTGAAACGGGCACTATAAGATCGCTAATCAATGCAGGATTGGTAAACGCAACCATAATCCAGGGATCTGAATTTAGTTTTGGCCCAACTGGTCCAGCAGGAATCGATGGGCCAACGGGACCGCAAGGACAGATAGGACTCCCCGGTCAAACCGGACCAACAGGAAGTGCAGGTATACTTGGACCTGCTGGCCCTACAGGACTGGAAGGTCCAGCAGGTCCGACTGGTGGATCTGGAATCGAAGGACCTACAGGACCCACGGGATTAAGTGCTACGCTTGGAGTAACTGCTGGAACCTACGGAGACGTTTCGAACATCCCTCAAATCACCGTCGACGTGAACGGTCAAATCACTTCCATCGTCGAACAGAACATTACTTCGACTAGCATTCTCACACTTTATGTCTCGAATGCTACTGGCAGTGATTCAAACGATGGGTTAACGCTTTTAACCCCTAAAAAATCAATTCAGGCGGCTGTCGACGCCGTAGGGTTATTTCTTGCGGCTGCTACCTCACCTAATGCGCACGCGACAATCAATGTAGCAGCACAGTCAACGGTTGAAGATTTTAACGTGACCGGAACTTATGCCGGGCGAGGATTGAACGCGAGCCCACTCGGCATTTTAATTCAGGGTGCAACTCCCACGATTTTATCGGGACCCCACACACTTACCTCAGTGTCTTTAACCGACCCAGATAATACGGTTGTAGGATCCAACAATGGGGCTGAAGGAACAATCACAGTGCTCGGGGCTGGTTGGACGGTTAACGCTTATGCCGGAAAATTCGTGCGGATCCAAGGCGGCGCAACAACAACATATGCTCCTATAAGTTCAAATACTTCAGACACATTGACGGTTATGCGACAAACGGGAGGTAGCCTAGGGTTTTCTGTAGGCAACACTATCGAAATCGTGCAGCCTTCTACCATCATGACTGGCGGGGTTGCAGTTAACTCTGCTAATCTTCAGATTCGTGTCAACGATTTCCAAATAATAGGAACTGCTGGGACACCCCCGATTCGCACGATAGCGGCTGGAGTCTTAGGATTTAGTACATTTAATCTACAACGCTGTATTATCGACTTCTCAGCTTATACTGGAGTAGGGTGGGCGTGCTCGAGTCAGATTCTTACGACTTGCCAAGTCGTGGCGGCTTTAGCTTTGCCTATAAACATGGTAATTGGAGTAGGCGGCATTTTCAGCGCATCTAGAACATATTTTAAGAACCTAGCTCGAATGGTATTAAGAGACTCAAGGTACTCGAGCTTTCTCTCTTGTGTTGTCGACGGACTTTCAAATGCGCAGGGGCTTGAACCGGGCGACGTTTGTAGAGCGCAGGGGTTTAAGTATAAAAACAATTCGGGACCGTTCGCGATTCGTGGAGAAGCGGGATTTGGTAACGGAAATAATCTTCAATCAGCATTGTTCACGAGTTCGGGAACGTCAGTTACCCATATCCTGTTGATAACGGCTAGCGGGTATAATCTCGAGGGCATAACGTTTATTAACGGAGCGATTGGAATTAACGCGACACTTGCGAGTCAAGCGAGCGGAATCGCAACAACGCTAGCATTCTCTGGGACGCTAAATCCGATAGTGGCGGACGGAGCCAGCGCGGTTGCAGTTTCAGCCATCCAGGTGGGAACGGGCGCGACGACCGGGATTTCGGTGCTCGGGGCGAGCCGCTTGATTTGTGATGGAAATGTCGATTTCACGGGAACGACGAACCCGATCGTGCTTAGAGACGGGTCGACGCTTGTTACGAGGGGAACGCTAAGCGGGACCGGAAATGTAGCACAACCGCTGGTGATCGTGAACGACGGTTCGAGGTTTGTGTGCGCGGCCACTCCAACGCTATCAGGCGGGTCGTCCGATTTAAGGTTCGACGGTACGACTAAAGCGTTCACCGACATGCCATTCGCAAACGCGGTTGGAAGCGCGGCTTCTGTGAGGAGCGCCTAAATGAAAATTCGGGACATCTTTTATTGCGAGAATTTTCCAAGTATAACTGGACTACCTGATGGTTTCGATGACGCGCGAATCGATTGGGATGAAAGGCTGAAGTTAGCTGAGATGGGGATGGATTCGATCGATTCGATCCGGGAAGACCGGGAGAAGCTTACCAAAGAAGGATATCACCTTGCGGTTGCGGGCGGATTTATCGGAACGTGGCCGACTGAACCCGAACTGCTAAGTGGACCGGATTCGCATGGAGGATTCCGAATCGGATTTAAACATTCGCCAGATGCTTACTTATGTGCTGTCTGCCGGAGCCCGATTCGAATGAAGACATAAGACCGATAAGATCCAACTAAGCGGATAGTTTAAGTAAATAGCCCGAACGGTAGACTGGATGGTCGGGAGACCCGCTAGATACCGCTTTTTCAGATGAATCGGGAAAAAGAGGGACCTTCACCGGTTTCCCGGTCTTCGGATCTTTCATCATTACCGGTTTTCCAATCTGAGGATCGAAAAGTTCGATGTTATATCCGTCCTTCAGCATTCGATACCAAGAAGCGATCGAATCTGGAGTCTGATGGATGTCAGAATAGACGGGACCGAGAGTCAATGCGAAGTCATACATCGTGCGACCGAGTTGCTTACCGCGATAACTTCTTTTGGTCGTTATATACTTAACTTGATGTCCGTCGCGATATTTCTCAAGATCCAGTTTTCCGACCGAAATTAACTTACCGTCTTTTTCGACGCAAAACGAGTAACTCCCGTATCTCTCGAGAATCTTATAACCGCCGAAGTCGAACGTATGATGAGGCGGGAATTCGACGAAAAATTCATGAGATCGGTCGATTGCGGCGTCGTCGGACTCCTCGAACGGACCGACGTTAAAGACCGAAGTCTTAGATCCAGAGATGCGGGAAGCGATTCGAGAAAATCTCATATCGGTAATCGAAATCGCAAGCCTACGACAGTCGATCGACGGTTAGGTTATCTTGATGAGAAGATTGTTGTCGTCATAAAGATCGATTGAAGGATCTGCGCTCTTAATCTCTTTAGCCGAATGGTCCGGGACGAGCTCGGTGTCGAGAAGGTTTCCCGAATCCGGATCGAAAATCCGTATTTTATAACCGGACTGAAGCATTCGGTAACAAAGACTGCGGGCGTCTCGAGATTGGAAAGCGTCCGAATATACGGGTCCGAGGGAAAGGGCGAAGTCGTGAAACTTAAACCCGTAGTTCAGACCTTTCTTCCGGAATTCGGGCTTCATGTCGACCGTAGCAACCATGCGACCGTCTCGATATGGCTTTAAATCCATGTAACCGACCGGAATTGAGTCTAGGACGAAGACGTAAATACGACCCTTCTTAAGGATCTCGAATTCTCCAAATTTAAAGGTCTGGTCGGGGGAGTTCGGGGGACTGACCGACTCGAAATAAGAATCGACCGAGTGTTCAGAATTCGCGGGAAGCGAATCGAATCGGGAAAGAGCTATTCGATTCGAAATGTTCAGTAACCTGACTCGAAGACGGTTCATTTCTCCCACCACTCCTTGGGATTCATGGGCTTCGGATGCTCATGGAGAGGCTCTGGATCCTGCCAGCCCTTCGAAATGTCGTAATAAGGTTCGAAACGACCTTCACCGCCCTTCATGTTCGGGTGATCGATGATGAGCTCTTCGATGTCAAAGAGATGCTTAGAAGGTTCGTCCAAGATGCCATCGAAGATCTTTCGGAAGTTCGTGCAAACGCCGTCGACGCACATCCCGCGATAACCGCCTGCTATATAGACGGTCCCGAGCTGATCACCTCGTTCGACCGTCTCGATGATATAATTGCCGATCTCATTATTGAAAGCCAGTTCGCCTAAGTGGATCTTAGGAGACGTAGGACCGTAACCGCGTCGCTCGCTGGTCGGATCTGCAACGTGAGTCATATCAAGGATGATTTCGAAGCCTTGGGATTCGAGTTCGGATTTAATTTCTTCATATCCTTCTTTCCCGACAAATAACTTGTAAAGAAGGGCGAATTTGCGGTCAAGATTCAGACCCGAGGTCTTTGACTTTAAGGTGTCGAAATATTTCGACCGGACGTCCGGATACATATACCACCCGATACCTAACATGTCGGGATGGACGAGTATGAGAATATTCTTCTCGGTTCCGGCGATACGAGAAGCGATTCGAGTGAGTCTCACGAGATACTCCTAAGAGGCCTTCAGAATCACGTGGTGTGGTTCGGAATCGACGTAAAGATCTATCGAATCGGACTTTAACTCCCGACCATCAACGTAGACTTTGTGTTCTTCACCAGATTCAGTATCGACTGCTATAACATCGAACAAACCAGACAGTATAACCCAGAGCTTCCTAGCTTCGGGCGTCTGAGTCTTATCACTATAAAGCGGTTTCTTAGATATGATGTACTGATACAAAATGGTCGACAGCTTCTGGCCAGAGAATTCGGGTTTCATGGCGGTCGTTGAGACCTGATATCCGTCCTTAAAAGAATTAGCTGACAAATAAGCTGCAGGCTTTCCGTCCACCATCAAAATATGTTTGGTGCCGTCCTCAATTATCTCGTGTCCCATAAATGAATGTGAACGGGGATTTTTCTTCAGCACCTCCGAATAAGCCCAGTCAACCATCTCGTCTTGAGAATGGACTCCCTTTAAGGTCGGCCTTCGGCTAATAGCGATTCGAGATGCAATACCTAGTACATCCATAACGAACCCGGAAAACACAAGGCTTAAATAGTATACTGGTTCCGGGGGACCCAAAAAGTTCTAAGAAAGGTCCTTTCTCTCCAAAAAAGGTTTTTTAAAATACCTACACACCTGAAAATTGGCACCCCAGAGATTTTCGAAATACCTATAATACTCAAAAACGGGACCGCCCACGCGAATATCGGATGACCATCGGAAATCGGCGGGGACCCCCGTTTTCCCCAGACACGCGTCTCCCCCACCAAGAAGGGTGGGCGGAAATCGGGGGTATGGATACGTATAGGGGGGATATAGGGGGATAGGTATACCCCCGGCGGAGATCGGCCTGCGCCCCCGTCTCTTGGGTGTGGCGGCGCTGCTCTTGCGCCGCTGCGCTGGGGTGGGCGGGGGCGGGGCCGGAAATCGGCTGCCCCGCCCGTCTCAGGGGTGGGCGGCGGCGGGGTGGTCCCGTGGCGCAGCCCCCGGCTCGACCGGAAGTCGAGCGACCCGCCCGTCGGCGGGATGCGAGGGCGGCGCGGCGCCCCGCAATCACCAAGCCGCGCAGGAGCCGACCAGCATGAGCAACGTGAACACGATCGTCAGCAAGCTCGCCACCATCATCCCGCCCGTCATCGCCGCCCCGCCCAGCTACCCGTTCGTGGGCAAGAACGCGGTCAAGGCGACCCTCCTCGCGAACACCGAGGTGCAGCACCTCACCCTGCAGCTCATGTACCTGCTGCAGACCGACGAGGAGCAGAAGGCCAAGGACACGGAGGTCCGCAACCGCTGCGGGTTCATGTCGTCCGACGCCTACACCGGCTCGCTCCTCGCGGAGAAGCTGCTGCTGGGCATGGAGCTGGAGGGCGAGGAGGTGGCCAAGGCGGAGCGCATCGCCACCAAGTACAGCAAGCAGCTCTCGCAGCAGCTCGTCCGCCACGCCTGCGCGCAGGACGCCCGCCTCGCGGCCTACGCCATCACCTTCTCCATCAAGGTCTAGTCGGTCGGGCGGTCCCCGCCCCCACCCCTGCGAGGGGGTGGGGGCGGTCGCGTTTTCGGGTGGAAAATCATTTCCAAGGAGGCGACGATGCTGCGGCACTTCGTGTTCGGGTTCGGCGGGCTGTGCGTTCTGGGTGTGTGCTTCATCGGTGGTTCGCAGACCACCCTGCCGCTCGTGGCGGGTGGATTCCTCGAGGGGGCGGTCATGGGCTGGATCGCCTACGCGGTCACCCGCCCCGCCACCTAAGGCAGGTCAGTCCATTTGAGGCCGGATCCCATCGCGGGATCCGGCCTCATTCGTATATCGGGTGAACCCATTTAACGGAGGTATGGCATATGTTTCTGAAGTACGTGGCAGCATTTCTCGCAGTCATGGCCATGGGGGTCGTCCTCAGCGCCTTCTGGATCTACGCGTACCTCTTGATCGAGAATGCCCACCTAGGTCTCATCAAGGGAGTGACCCGTTCGACGCGGGAATGGCTCTGGACGTTCCGGCTCCGCAAGTCCATGTACTGAGATATACTACACATTTCGAAGATATCCCCCACCCATCATCGAGATGGGTGGGGGATATCTGTTTCGGGCGGAAGGTGTGAACGAAACGGAACCGGAAGCTCGATCGGTCCGTCGTCTGTTGGGTGTGGGGCGACGCTGCAGCGTTCGTTCCCGATATACTGGTGGGGTCGCGCCAGTATATGGCATAGGGTAGTGCGACCCATCCCCTCACTCCGCCGAGTGATGGCACTCAGCCCAAGGGAGCGTGAGCCGTCTGGCGAGTGGCAGCTCGTGAGCGGGATAGTCTGCCGGAAGGGTGGGTAGGGGGATATGAAACCAAACCCCCGGCCATATGGCTAAAGTCTGGTCGATATATTGTCGGCCTACCCCACCAGGACGCCCAAGGCCGCAAATGGGGCGCCAATATGAAGACAGGGCCGCCGACCCTGAACCCGAACCAAGGAGGCGCAAGTGCAGCTGGCTTTCGAGATCTTCACGATCGGCGTGACTTCGTTCGCTTTCGGGCAGGCCGCATCGTTCGTGATCGACGTCGTTCGAGATAGGTAGTATATCGAACGAACCCCTGGCAGGGGTTCGGCGTGGAATGCCAGTTCGGAAGGGAGCCCTCGCGCTTGAGGGGCGTACCTTGGTCGGCTCCGCCCTTAGGGTGGTTGGCTCCCGACCCCGAATTCCGGCGAAACCACCCGAACCCCGCCAGGGGTTATTTCGTTGTCGGGTATCTATATCAAAATAAATCTTCAAAGTATACCCTATACCTCAAAGGGGACCGGAGATCGCGCCTCGCGCCCGTCATATGGATGTGGGGCGGCAGACCTACGGCGCCTGGGCGGATGCCAGCCAGGGGGTAGGGACCCGTGATAGACCATTGTGCGGCGGGATGGAAATCCTGGGCGATGGGAGCAATTAACTGCAATAAAGGAGCCGACCAAATGCGAAACACCCTCTGCAACTGCCCGGTCACCATCAAGGGCCACGTCGAGCACATGGCCAAGTTCGTCGGCGTCCAGAAGAAGATGGACCCCGAGCTGGTCCCCGCGCTCGTCCGTAACCTCCGCTTGGCGGGGATGGCCAAGAAGCACATCCTCAAGCACCTCTACGGCCTCGAGAGCAACCCGACGAGCAGGCCGACCATCACCGAGACCCGCCCCGCCGACCGGTGGGTGGCCTGCCGGACCGGTCACATCACGCCGCTCCTGGAGCACGCCAAGGTCTGCCCGAACGGCATCACCCCGCAGCACGTCATCGCGGCGTTCTGGTCCCACGGCAAGGCGGTGGCCCGCAAGAAGCACCCCAACGCGACCGCGCCGTGCGACACCCTGGCGAACCGCCTCATCGCTGAGGCCAACCGCCACGGTCTCAGCGGGATCGCGGAGGGCTTCAAGACCGCCATGCGCTTCAACCGCACCTGGTAGTCCGAAAGGCGGTCGAGCCCCAGTCCCGTCGACGGGACTGGGGCTCGTGCTGTCTCTGGGTTAAGAGACCTATTTCCTTTGACTTCCTTTGCATTCAAAGGCATCGAGCACGGCACGAGTAGCCATCTATCCCTTTGAATAAAAGAGAAGTGCCCTTCTTTTAAAGACGCCGCGAGATATCGAGTTCTGACAGCGAATAGGGATATCGGAGTTCCGAATCCTTTATAGAGAGACCTCTCAGATTTTATAAGTTATATCCCATACTTTTATAAACTGACATAGATATATTGATAAAAAGTATCCTATATTTTCTTTAAATCTCAACACTCTAAACTTTTAAACTGTAAAGTGGGATGCAGACTACGGAAGAAGGGATCCAATCCCGTTGGAAGTTTGAAGTCCTGTTCGAGAGGATTCAAACTTCCAATCCCCTACCAGGGGATACCGGTATAACCGTGGAAGATTTAAAGAAAATATAGGATATCTAAAACTCCTCACTCTTAGATATCTAGAAAGAAAAAGTTTTTTTCTTTTCTTTCTTTTTCTTTTCTTCGATTCCGTTCTGCTTTATGAAATAAAGAAGAACCTCTGAGACGAAGTCTAAGAGTAATAAGTCTAGAAGCAATAGGAACAGTTTAACCAGTAGAAGTAAGAGTAGAAGCGTTAAAGGTAGAAACAGCGGATAATGCAGTAGATTTAGAAACAATATATACCATATATTTAGTAAAACAGTATGGGGTTGGTCCGCAGAGTTTTTATATGAATTAAGTATGTGGCGGACTTTATTAGAGTGGCTCGAAGTGTCTTGAATGTTCGGTATGCTTCGGGTATTTTAATTTATTCGAATAGCACCGGACGATTCCTTCTAATTCAAAGAAGCCAATCGGTCCCAGATCCTTTAACTTGGGGTCCGGTTTCTGGATATATTGAGAAGGGAGAAGATCCTCTTACGGCGGTTCGAAGGGAAGCATTTGAAGAAATCGGTCTAAGTCGTATAGAGATAGATCCGATCCCTCTTTACACGTTTGAGAATGAATCGCTGAAATTCTTTAATTTCATGGGGAACGTTGATAGGGAATTCGATCCGGTACTCGATTCTGAATCGGTGGACTTCGTCTGGACTACTATGGACTCTCTACCGGCTCCCTTACACCCCAATTTCCAGATATTCGTAGATAGTTTCATAAACCCCTTGTTATCCTTAAAACGGGGGTGACCCAATGCCTGGATTCGTAAAGACACCTGCTGACGAAAAGCTTTGGTCGAAAGCCAAAAGACAAGCGAAGAAGGGTCTTGGCCTTAAGAAAACCCCGAAATCTGGGGAGGCAAAGGACTCGTTTTATGCTTACGCTAATAAAGTCTTTCATAACCTAAAGAAGCAGAAGAAAAAGAGGAAGGCCTCTTTAATTTCTATAGCTTCTCGGATCTCTAACCCTTAAAGGAGTCTGCAATGAAGAAGGTGCTGTTCTGCGTCATGCTCTTCGCTTGCAAGCAGCCTGCTCCGTCCGCTCCGGACGCGTCCGTTGAGGTCGCGCCTCCTCCGGCGGTCATCAGTCCGGTTCCGGCTCCCGTGGCTGCTCCGGTGGTCGTCGAGGTGTTGGATGCCTCTGTTCCGGCTGTTGCGCCCGAAGCCGCAGTCGACGCCGGACACTAAATACTTTTCGGCCCCGGTCTCTTTTTGAGGTCCGGGGCCGAAAAGTATTTAGGCTTTGGGAGCTTCTTCAGCGGGTTTCTCTTCCGCTTTTGGCTCTTCCTTCTTTTCCTCTTCCACCTTCTTGATCGTCTGCTTTACCGGATGCCCCTTCAAGAGCTTCTGCATCTGGGCCGCTTTGTCGATGTTTAGCGCTAAACAGTTTAGAACAAGCGCCAACCAAAGGAAGAGATCGGGTACCTCTCCCTCAGAGTCCATCGCCTCTCGGACCTTATGGTTGAGCTGTGCGGCTGCAAGAGAAGCGACGGTCACTAAAGTCCCGCCGAGTCCGATAAGGTGGTCTACCTTCTGATTTCCGGTACTGATCGCGGTCAAGTCCATTTGGAACCTCCTACACCCTCTGAACATAAAAGCTTTCAGGTTTTTGTTCAGTCACCTGTAGTATGAACATACATAAAATAGCATCCCATATTTCCAGTTCAGGTTACATTAACTTCGACCGAATAAAGGACATGGCGAAGTCGCTCCTGGAGACGAAATTCCCAGGCAGTGGCAACGAAGCGGATTTGACCGACTTTATTGACCGAATGGTCAATAAAGCCAAGGGACTCGTGAAGCCTCATAGTTTCGAGTGGGACCGGTCTGGAACAACATATGAAGATGTCCTGGAGTCTATAATCGCTGAGTCTTTTGAGAAAGCCAAGAAGTTTTCCGGAAAGCCTACAGATGTTGATTCCTACAAGAATATGATTGTGTACACGGTGGGGAGAGCGGCCAGGGACGTGTTGGGTCCCTTGAAGGAAATGCAGCGGTGGGAAAGACCGAAGCCTATGACAGACAAAGAAAGAAAAGATTTAGCGCATAAAATCAGATATGTTTTAAAAGCAATATTTTCTTCGAACGTTTCCGATGGTGAAATGGATGGTTTGTTGAATAGTTTATCAAATCTATCGAACGAGGAAAATATCGAAGATAGTTTGATTTCTCTGGTCGAGTATATCAAACGAAAACCAGAATCAGTTCAAACTAAGGAAGAATTCCTCGAGGCTTTGAAGTCGAGAGTGGAAAGCCACCCTCAAAGAGAAAGAGTAAAATCAGCACTAAGGACAGAAGAGAAACTTTCCGATTATTTCAAACGATCTGAAGAATAGCTCTTAAAATAGATTCCGAATACTTCGATGGCCGGTCTCCTCGCGGAGACCGGCCATCTCGTTTAGAGGGTCGAGGTCTGCTCCTCGAGGGGCGTGGGGTCCCACGAGGAGACCGGCTCGAAGCAGATCACCCCGTCCTCGACCTTCGCGACGAGGATGTCGGTCGAGCAGCACCCGCAGGAGTCGGTCTCCTCGCGGAGGATCTCGCCCATCTTCCCCGTGAGGAACGGGGCGATGGTCCCCAGCGTCCCCCTGATGACGAGGAACGAGCTGAAGTCCGGCGAGAGGTCCGAGAAGAACCCCTGCTTCTGGCGGAAGGTGAGGATTGTGTTCTTATCCATCGGTCGGCTCCTTGGCGGCAGAAGCGCCGCACAGGAAGGACGGGCGGCGAGGTCGATCTCCGCCCGTCCTTCTGTTAGACTATCTGATTTAGGCCCTCTCCCCGACGAGGAACTGGATGCCCCTCACGAGGCAGAAGGGGAGCGCCATGCCCGCCGCGACGCTCGCGAGGCCCGCGACGTTCACCTGCCAAGCAGGAACCTGCTCGAAGCCGGGGCATGTCGCGACGGACATGAAGTGGCCGCCGAACATCACGATCGCGCCCACGGTCATGAGCTTCTGGATCTCGGTCTGCTTCTTCCACATGATAGAGCCTCCAAGGTCGGCAGGAGCGCCGCACCAAGGAGACGGAGAGAGTAACAGGTTTCCGGTTGGCTTTAGATGGCTTACTTCGATTCAGATTTTGACTCTAAATTATGGATTCGTGCTTCAAGTGGGGCGACTTTTATCGAAAGTTCTTCGACTTTTGAATTCAGTTTCTCGAGAGTCTTATCTAACTGGTCCATTGAACGCTTGAGCAGATATCCGATAAAACCGAGAGCCAGCGTGACGGCTAGCGACAACGCCCAAACAGGAATGACGACACCGCCTGGAACGGTCGGGCTTTGAGCGGCTGCGGCTTCTGCCAAGACGAGCGGCATGCCACCGACCACCGCGAGAGCCGAACCGATCAAGCTGGAATCTGACATTCTTGTGCTCCCGATTCTTTCTTTGATCCGGTAATAAAAGGCTTTAAACATGATGCTTAAAAATAATCCCAACAACGAATTAGCCCTCTAACGAGATAAACCCGTTAGAGGGCTAACACGTCGCGTTATCGGGTCTTGAGCCATATCGCGATCGTTGCGGTGTCGACCGAGATGATCTCCTTCATCTCGACCTTATGGAAGGCCACCCACTCGGCGAACCCTTCGCGCCCCGAGGTGGTGTTCGGGAATGTCATGGTCCCGAGGAGTGTTCCCTCCTCCGTCTTCAGCGGGAGATCGACCTCGCCGTTCGCGTGGAACGTCATCGTCGACTCCACCATTCGCCAGCCCATCATGCTCGCCTCCGAATGCGCGTCCATCGCGCCCACCAGATGGACGAACAGACGGTCTGGTTTCCGCTCGTCTTGGTTTTAGCCAGGTACTTTTAAAGTAGATCCCTGGTTTGCGAACTGGGAATGGGCGTTGAGGCCCATTCCCAGTCGTGACTAACCCATTCGGCTCAAGAGCTCCTTGCCGGTGGGCGTGGTCGTCAAGGTGTATCCCTTGCGCTCCACCAGCCGCAGCTCGACCATCTTGCTCACGAGCCGGTCGTACTGGTCGAGGCTCACCCCGTGCCCTTGGAAGGCCAGGAAGAGCGGCCCTTCGGGCGCGTTGCCGCCAGAACCCTCAATCGTCTCGAGCACCGCCTTGATGATCTCCAAGCTCGCCTCCTCGCGGCACCAGCGCCGCCCACCAAGGAGACGACAGTCCGAGCTGATCTCCGCCGGACTTTAAAAGGGATGTTCAAAACGAATGGTCTGTCTCAAAGGGGACCGGAAGCTGGCGGGCCGTCGCGTCTGTTGGGTGCGGCGGCGGTGGTGCCGCACGGCGGCGCGGCGGAGATTGGGCTGCGGCGGCGTCGGTTGGGTGCGGACGACGCGAGTCGGCGGGGATTGAGCGACAGCCCCGTGTCTCGTAGGCTCCGATGGTCTGGCAATGTGCGTCCTGATGGAAATCGGGGGCATTGTCTTTCGGCAGCGTCGGGTGGTCCGACGTGAATCCGGAAACCGGTGAATCCCGCCGTCCATGGGATGGGAAGCGTCCCCCTGAGTGACGCATGGAGCCGACCAAATGAACCACTTCAACTCGATCGACACCGTCATGGCGTTCGTGGCGGAGAAGCTGCCGCCGGTCATCGCCGCGCCCCCGGCCTACCCCTTCATCGGGGAGAAGGCGGTCCGCGCCGCCCTGCAGAGCGACTACGACCTGCAGGAGGCGGTGCTCGTCATGCTCTACCACCTGCAGACGCAGGACGAGCAGGCGACCCGCGACACGAAGACCAAGAACCGGGCGGGCTTCATGAGCAGCGACGCCTTCCACGGCACCCGCATCGCGGAGGCGCTCGTCCTGGGCCTCTGCCTCGAGCACGAGGACATCGAGCGGGTGCAGCGCATCGCGACCAAGTACGCCAAGCAGACCACGGTCCAGCTCAGGCGGGTGGCGATGCAGCAGGATGCCCGTCTGGCGGCCTACGCCACGGTCTTCAGCATCAAGTAGTCCCGTAAGACGGACCGGCCCCTCTCCCTTGCGGGAGAGGGGCCGGATCTGTATTCGACATGACATTTTAAGATTACTCTTCGAGTCGATCTAATCTCTTTTGAAGTTCAGGCTTGAACTTTTTTGTAGCTTTCCGAATTTCATCTTTAAGAATAGACTCATATCTGTCGATCAGTCTTTGTTTTTCTTTTATATCAGACTCATCTGATATCTTTTTCTCAACCATATCCAATCTATCTGTAAGAACTTTATATGCCATATTTTGTTCTTTGTCCATGAGTTCGATCATTAAAGATTCTATATCCTTTTTCTTCCATTTCTCATCTATAATCCATCGATAGTTCGCATTGATTCGGTTTATTTCTTTGCGTTCCTTAGAATTGTGTTTGACTTCTTCCGGATCTTTAATGTACCCTTCTTCTGTCCATATTTCAGTGTATATGAAATCTGAAATATCATTTATCATTTGATGAAGTTTATCGACCGTCTGCTGTGTGGTTTTGGCTTGTCGGACAATACTAGATATAATATGTCGAAATGTACTGGATATGTTGATTTTTGATGGGTTATATGTTGATCCTTCCTCAATTCCGGCGGAACGTGATTCCTCTAAAAATTCTTCGTGAGTCGTATCAGGATCAACGATCCGCATAGTGATTTCACGAATCATGCTTGAAGTGATCGCCATATATAATATATCTAATAAAGGATCCACATACTCCAGTGTCAGACCGGAGATCGGTCCGGCGTCTCGTCCTTTGGGTGGCGGCGGTGGTCGTCGCCCAGTAGGAGCTGAGATGAAATCGCCTCGCTTGGTTAGGTTCGTCGAGGAGCACGCCGGTCTCGATGGCGTGGAGATGAAAGGACCCTGGGGTCGCGTGACGAAGTATGTCACGGAGAACCGTATCTCAGGCCAGATCTTCGGGCCTGGCTTCCATGGGAGTGATTCCGCTATCGCCACCGTCCTCGAGGGCGTGATTTACGAGGTGATGGAGGAATTCGATGGAGAGCTCTATCCGGTCTTCGAACCGGACGACTCCTCTGAGTACGAATTCGGGGAGCGCGAAGCGATCGATGCTCGTCGAGCGCAGGAACCGGAGCCTGAGGAGGATGTCGCTGAGACGCCTCGTGTGCTTCGACACAAGTTCCAGCGGGAACGTCGTCGCGAGCAATGTCGCCGGTTCGACGAGCACTATCCCGAACTCGACTAATTTCCCTGGACGCAGGGGCGGAGATCGAGCCGCCCCTGCGTCCCCTTGGTGGGCGCGGTGGTCGCGCCATGGAGGCAGACGATGTTTGAGAACAACCTGCGCGTGCAGTTCGTGGACAACAACACCCTGCTCGAGACGGTGGGCCGGTTCCAGGAGGTCCGCAAGGTGATCGAGGTCTTCGGCGCGACCGGCACGCTCAAGGCCATCTCCCCCGTCTACTGCTGCTACGACTGCGACGGGGAGGGCTGGTGGGAGGAGATCGCGGTCGTGAACGAGGGCCGCATCTGGCCGACGTCCCCCTCCTCCTTCGAGCCGGAGAAGTTTGGCCCCGAACGCACCCTCCGCACCCGCAACACCACGTACGTCCTGGCGAACTACATGCCGGGGGCGGGGTGGCCCGACGCCCAGAGGTTCACCCGCAGGGAGGGGCGGCGCGCGGCGCGGCGCTTCGGCAAGGCCATCGTCGCGGAGGCGATGGCCGAGCTCGAGTAAGATTGAGGGGAGGTCCCATTCGGGACCTCCCCTCATGTCGTTCAAAATGGCGGAGGATATCCGATTCGAACGGATGGTACCTTTCGATACGCCTGTTTAGTAGACAGGTGCCTTAGACCACTCGGCCAATCCTCCAGATCTTAAACTATACACCCCAAAGCAGATCGGAAATCGGTCGTTCGGTTCGTCTTTTTGGTGGGCGGTGGTCGCCCGATTGGAGGTCCGGTGCATTCTGGCGAGTCGAATCTGAACGGTAAGAAGGTGTGCGAGGATTGCGCCCAGTCTCTTGAGACCAGGGTCTGCATGTCAGCGGCAGGATACTACCTCGGGAGCTGGTGTAACTGTGGCCCCTATTCCCGCGAGTCCGGGTATTTCGGCTCGAAGCAGGAGGCGGAGGTCTGCCTCAGGGAGTGGGAAGAGATGCTTCGGGTCGCCCACATCCATGAGGAGAGGCCCAGTCTCCCGAACGAGCGCAAGACCGGCTTCAACCCTGACGGTCTCACGGTCGAGTTCCTCTAACTGCATGGCCCCTGGCGGGAATTCCCGCCAGGGGCCATGGGTGCATCAATGATCATTCTTGAATATCTCTCTTATCCTTTCGTCTGGGCTAAATTCTGCTTTCGGTTCGGATTCAAATACGGCTCGAAGAGGTTCCATTACTTCTGGCTTGAACGAATCTGGGTTCGGAACGGAGGCGAACTAAGGACCCTCAGGGAGCGCCAATGAGTCAGATGCATATCGGCCAGATCTTCTTGAACAAGTGTTCAGAAATCCTGGATTGTCTCCCGGAAATCTCTGGTGTATCTCGTCTAGACGCACTAGAGGAGGCGTATTATAATGTCCGATCTGCTTACGCCTGGGGACATCCAAATGCAATCCAATACGCCCGTGGAGTCCCCGAGTTCGACGAATTCAGACAACTCACTATTAGAGACGTCGACCTTCCCCGAACGACTCATCTATCGACTGGACGCTGCCGTTGCAGGGGAGAGTCTACACGACGTCATGCTTGCGATGGCTAGTGTGATCGGAAGGCGTTTCGGTAAGACACATTTCGGCTTAGTGTCCCATGTTTTATCATCAATGGTATCTATTGTTCGTCTCAATGACCAGGAATCATCATTGAAGCCCAAAGTCCGTCGCAAGAAGTGATCTGATTTAAAGAAGGTCGGAAGCTGGTCGCTGGGCGCGTCTCCTTGGTGGGCGGCGCGCCCATTCCTCGCGCCAGGAGCCGACCACATGCAGGCAGATTTCACCCAGCTCGACGGCACGGCCACTCGCGACCAGCGGGTCTCCCTCAGCGACGTCCTCTCCTTCCTCCAGAAGCCGGAGGCGGCCATCGCCCACGTGAAGAGCAATGGGGTCGAGGTGGTCGTCTACAAGGACGCGGGGTTTGGCGTGACGGTGGGGGTCGAGACGGAGAGCCAGGAGATGGCCTTCCGGGAGTTCTCCGCCCAGGAACAGGCGCTCAAGTACATGATCCTCTCGCTCGCCGCCGGTTCCCGCTAGAGAAAGTTGGAAGTCCGCCGCGCCGCCCGTCTATTGGATGGGCGGCGCGGCGCCCATTTCATCCCCGCGCATGGAGCCGACCTTGAAAATCACAGGATTTAAGTTCGGGACGCCGTACGTGAGCGAGACCCTGGTCACGATGGCGGATGTAGTGGAGCACCTCAAGCACCCCGACTGCGACGCGGTGTGGATTCGCAATGGGCGCCGCAAGGCCACGATCCTGGGTGCGATGAACGATGGGTCCGTCACCGTCAACGTCGAGGGTCCCGGTCGAGATGCCTCCTCCTTCCGTCAATTCACCGATCCGCTCATGGCGGCATTCTACGCCGCGAGTGAGGTCCGTTCCCACTAGAATGTCAGACTTCCCACAGAAAGGACGTCCTTTCTGTGGGAAGTCGGGAGATCAAACGTGAAGATCACTGGATTCTTGCATGGGCGCAATCACCTTCGGTCCGAAGTCCTCATCACGATGGGTGATGTGGTGGAACACCTTCAAAAGCCTGGGTGTGATGCTGTTTGGGTCCGCCTGGGTCGCCGAAATGCCACCATTCTGAGTCCTCGTGGTGATGGTGTTTTCTCTGTTAGTGTCGAGGGTCCTGGGCATGATTCAGACAAATTCCATCAATTCACGAATCCCCTGATGGCCGCTTATTTCGCAACCAGTGCAGTTCGTTCCCGATAGACTTCCCATTTCACCCGAACCAGGAGCCACAATGCAGATCATCTTCGAGAAGGGCAATGTCATTCCGTTCGAGCAGCTCCCTATCAATTCGATCGCCCTGGATGGGTATGTCCAGGGACCGCAGGTCGACCCGATCAACCGCAAGTACTCCTTCGATCACCATGCGGGCTGCCTGAGGCTCGTTACTAAGGCGACCTGCGAGCAGGTGCTTGAGAGCATCCTGCTCGGCCTCACCACCGACGAGAATACGAAGATCTTCATCAACGACATCGACGGGGATACGGCTCTGAGCGTCTGGCTGCTCCTGAATCAGGATAAGGCACGGGACTCCGACGTCCAGTTCCTCGTGCGAGCAATCGGACTCACGGACGCCCATGGTCCGGCATTCAAGCCGCACCCCATGCACAATGAGCTCACTCCTCCCCCGCCTTGGATCAAGGATTCTCCCCCGCAGTCACTGGGGATGCTGGAGGGGATGCTCGAGAAGCTTACTCTCTGGCACCAAGGGAAGTTCAATCCCTCTCCTAAGTCCGAAGAGCTCTCGAAGGGATGGGCATGGAGCCCTCAGAAGGGATGGTTCGCGGTCGAGGTGAAGGGCGGGATGGAGGGCTTCTATGCTGCCGGGGCAGTACTCGGATTCCTCTACCAGAGGCTCCCGGATGGGACCTTCATGTACACGGTCGCCAAGGCTTCGGATCTCGTTCCGGCGAAGTTGGGTCCTGGTAGCCAGGTTCGTCCGGTAACGGACGTCTCCCAGTTCGAGAACACCATCATGGGTCGCCTGGGGGTGGTGGAGCAATTGAAGAACCCCGCCCAGTCCCTCGCGCACACCTGGGGTGGCGGGACGAGCATTGGCGGTTCCCCGCGCAATGCAGATGGCTCCTCGAGCATGCTGCCGCCTGAGCAAGTCCTCGAGATCTTCCAGCAGTTCCAGCCATAGTGTGAGTCAAACAACCCCAAGAGCGTTTGCTCTTGGGGTTGTTTGTATGGTTTTATATGAGCTTACCTGATATAAAGCATATTAACGATTTGCAAGATATGCTAGACCGTAATGAGCCATTTAGTTTCGTTAACTATTGTGATGGTGAATGGAAGCAAATACTTGGTGCGACTTCCGGTGCTCAGTGCGATGGTCAGAGCTTCACAGCGGAAGGTAGAGACTTACTGATAGACTGCATACGAAACCACCGAGACATGTACTACATGACTCAGTTCCACTGGCGAGATACGCCCATATGTTTCGAACTATTTAGAAATCTAGGAATAGGACAAGGAATTAAGTGGTTCGACCGAAACATCATACTACACAAGCTTTGGAATGGGGAGATAGGGCCTTTTCTTTCTAGTATAAAGAAAAAGAAGGTCCTTATTGTTGGTCCACAGCATATGAAGAACATCGAAATAATTGATCCGGTCGGGTTTGTGGTCGTTCCTTCTTCAAATGCTATGTCGGACCGAACCCGGATTCTCAACGAATCGATCGAGAAAATAGAAGAACTTAAACCAGACGTAGTAACCGTTTCGGCTTCGTTTCTTGCCAAAGTGTTAGTTCATGAGCTTCATAAGAAGTATGGCGATACTAAATGGTTGCTTGACGTAGGAAGCCTGTGGGATCCGTTCTGTGGCGTTCTGTCCAGATCACCCTATAGAGTCGAAAAGTGGACACAGTCAGAGGAAAAGATCCGATCCTATCTTAAGCAACACTAAATAATCATCGGGGGCCAACGGATTGACTTCGTTGGCCCCCGATAACTGTAGCTCGCACTCTAGAGTAACCTAAATTACATTAAACGTCGTATGTTGATGTTAGTTTAATGTTCTTTGCAGCTTTCTCGAGTGCTTTAGCTGTGGCCTTTTCGGCCTGCTCTTCTAGTTCTTCATGGCGTTCTTGGTCGAGTGCTTCCGTCTTTTTCTTTAATTCTTCGTGATAATCTGCGTCGAGATCTTCCATCTGCTTCTCGACTTGCTTCTTCACCTTATCCATGACCTTCTCTACTTCGGTCAGGGCGAGGTGAAACCTTTTAACGTCACTCATTAGTGCGACCCGTGCTCAGCAGGCTTCTCTGCGCTCTTCTCCATCTCGGCAAGGAGAGCGGAGTGGAAAGTCTCATTACCGGTGCACATCTCGCCATACTCGGCCATCTTCTTAGCCATCTTACCACAATGATCGGCTGCCTCAGCGTAGTTGTGCTGCTTCATGCAGGTCTTCATCTGCTCTTCGCAGGTTTTAACCTCAGACCAGCACTCCTGAGCCTTAGCGGCCCAAGCAGCGTACTGCTCGTCCGATTGAACGGCCTTCGCGATAATCCGTCGAAGGTCAGCAACCACAAGCTCCTTGGATGGATTGGTAGAAGCGTTGAGTTTAGAAGCAACGCGGCGAAGTTCGGCTGATAACTGGCTAGGGGTCATATTATATCTCCTTATTAGGTGGCCTGATATAACCTCTAAACAAAAATTTATGTAATTTGATCGATATTGGAAATCCGGTTGTTGGCTTCGTTTGTCCTGTGGGCGGGTTGCCCGTGGAGGTGTCGGATGGCTAGGACTCGTGCTTTGTCAGCTGGTGAAGTCGATTTGCTCGGTGTGTTCATTCCGTCGGATCGGGTCGAGGCGATCAGGGTGGCGCTGAAGGAAGGCAAATCGGTACTGCTCGAAGAGAGCGAATTCAAGGATCCAGGTGAAGATTATTGTAAGGTGATCGTTGAAGGAACGTGTATGGCTTATCTACCTGGATACTAGGTTCCGTAAACAGGTGGCGTGATAGTTCACGTCATCCCAAACGTTTTGCGGGCATTCTGAATGAAGGGTTTGGCCTACATCATCCAGTGTCAGACCCTTCGTTGATTTAAACCGGTTCATGAGCTCTCGTATCCGAAGCCAAACCATATATCTCATAGCAGATCTGCGTCCGGTTTCGTCGGCCTGTAATAGCGATCCTGGTCGAATCCTATACTCGTAGACTGCATCGTCTATATGGTTCATTTTCCCGAACGTCTGAGTTATTTCAAGTATCATCGAATCGTAACTGACTCGTATGTTCGGGTTCGTTCCGCCGATGCGTTTAAGATAATCAGTTCGATATAGTGCCTGCCACGACTGATCCTTCGTGTCTTGGCTCTTTCCATCCATTTCAATGACTCGGCAAATGCCAGACACGGCGTGCGACTCACCAATCGCACCGACGAGCCGTTCGATTCGGTCTGCATGACTGAAGTCGTCGGAATCGTGCGGCATCCAGAAAGGTGAATTGCAAGCGGCGAGAGATATTGCATGAGCGAAGTATGGGCCTCGATTTTGCGGTAAGTCATACCTGACGATTCTACGATCTGTTAAATCAGATATCGGGGACCAGCAGGCTGGCGACATCCCATCGTTTATTATGAATATTATATAGTCTTGGTGTGTTTGATTTAAGATTCCAAGGATGGCGTCTCGAATTAGGTGACTTGTCCCAAAATAAGGAACTGAAATTGTTATTTGTGGATTTTCCATGGCCACAGTTCTTTCACAACCCTGTTTTGTTCTTCTGAGGTATTTTTACTGTTTTTAGCGTTAGTTTTTGCTGCTGCATATATCGAGTCGTTCGATGTTCCAGGGAATTCCCAGCACCACATTTCGCTTCTTTCCACGGCAATGAATGGGACTTTCTGTTGTTGTCCGAGTTTCGCAAACCAAACATCGGCCATGTTTGGTATAGGGAAATCTGATAATTTAACATCGATTGAGCCGTCGAAATACCCGATTGTTCCTGATCCGAGCAAGTGTACGTGCGTATCTTTCCCGAGTTCTTTCGCAAAATGTAAGACGTTTCTTTCTTTATAGTAGTTTGAATTACCAGTGATTTGAACGCCATGTAAACCGACAACTGATTTCTTTCCGTACTGTGTTACTTTAGATACCAAGTAATCAACATAGTTTGGTGGGTAGTTTATGTCGTCATCCACCAGCATCCGGAAGTTTCCTTTGTCAAACTGTTCACACCAAAACAGTTTCCCTACGTCTCCCATATTACCATGGTCTTGGGATCGTGCAATAACACACCCGTCTAAGAAACCGGGTATGGACGAGTATCCGTTTAGATAAACACACAGCTTATCGACTTGAGACTTCAAAGAATTTACGACTTTTTCTAATGAGATGACTCGTGAGCTTATGGAAGCCAAGGAAGCTATTCTTGGGTTTTCGTTTATTTTATTTGTTTCAATGAAAGCGACTTTCTTTGGGTTGGTGTCTACGGATTTTACTTCGGTATTCATCAAAGATTTCGGAACGTATGGTCTAACAAACACATGTTTTGCTTTGACTGAGTGATCATTAAATATCGTAGATAAATTCCAATTAGTTATGAACGAACACTTCAGCGAAGACTGTCGAATCTTCTTCTCTAAGGTTTGTTGTCTAGATCGAGTTGATATGTGAGTTAGAACATCAACACACATCACCATGTCGGCTTGTGGTATTTCGGATTCTACACAGTCCGACACGATGAATTTCATGTTCGGCAGTGCTGAAGCAGAACAGGATGCCACCGCAGTCGGCGAGATGTCGATCCCGACATAAGTGACGTCCGGGTGACGTGACATTACTGCTCTTGCTATTCTCCCATCCCCGCTTCCTACATCAAGCACGCTCTTTATTCCATACTTAGTTATTAGGCGACTTAGTTCTTTTACTTTCCATTCCGCTTCTATCCCCTCAGATCCTGATCCACTATTTCCACCGGAAGCATATCTTTGTTCCCAAAACAAAGACTCGTTATAGTCTTCATTCGCCTTCTTCGGCTTTTCTTCTAAAACCCTCGGCTTCTCTTCCGTTGAAGGTTTTGGAGGCGTTGCAACCGCATTGACTTTAGATGCAATGACTTCCGGTTTTTGGGTGCTGGTCCTTAATATTAATTCAGATAGATCGGCGGAAAGAGCAAAAACCTCCTGTTTTATATCAAAGGGTATCTGAGACTCTATAATTCTTCTGATTCTTTCGGCGGTTGCCATTTCTGGCTTTTCCACCTCTTTAATCATCGTGCGTTCGTACTCTATTGCGTCTTGCCTGATTAGAGACTTTATATTAGTGTTGTCATTAACTGTCAGCGAGTTCGGTCTTAGGATATAGGAATATAGCTCTTCTTCGATTTGTGTTGTTTTCCCTAGAACTTTGCACAGGTGTATCAGTGTCGAGTCAAAACCGACTCGTCGTGAAGGGTTTATTCCTCCGATAGACTTTAGGAATTTTGTTCTATATAGGGCAGACCAATGCGGAAAACTTTTCGATGGTAGTTTACTTCCATCTACGTTTATTTTGTTATACTTGTTGAATACGACATCCTGATTTGCTGATCTCGATAATAATTTTTCGAGTCTATCAAGTCTGCTAATGTCATCTGAGTCGTGTGGAAGCCAGAATTCTGTATTGCATGATAATAGACTGATGGCGTGAGCAAAATAAGTCCCGGAATTCTTCCTGATATCGAATCGAACAACTCTCGGATCGTCTATACCCCTCAGAGGCTCCCACACTTTATTTGTATCACCGCCATCGTTCAGTATGACTAGTCTGAAATCACGAAAGGATTGATTTAATATACTTTTCACGGACTCGAGAATCCTGTCTCCCGTTCCATAGTATGACATAGATATGGTGATCTTCGGATTATCCAGACCCATACATTCTCCTAGGACTAATTAATTATACCCACCAAGCCCGATTGGAAACTTGTGTGGTCGTTCGTCCATCACGTGGGCCTCCGCCCGTCGGGTGATAAACATGGTGGTTTTAATCGACAAGCAGGGTCGTGAGTATAACTGGAGGGTCGGTCACCCTAAGGTCGAAGATCTGGAAGTGAGGAAACTCCAGGCAGACGGAGATGAGCTTATATTGATCCTGACGAAAGTTCAGAACATACCTTTGGCACCCAACAGGCGAGTGGTAGTCTGGTCCGGAGATACCGCTCAATTCATATACGACAACGCTCTGTGATTCAAACTCGTGAAGTCGGGACTTGGTTCTCTATCTTTTCTTTGAGTCCAGTGTCGGCAATTCCGTTCAGTAGTTTCAGCCACTCGGATGTTGATAGTGTAAAAGTGACCGAAATCATATCATGGCAGCCAATGCTGTGTCCGCACATCTCGCAAAATCCGTCTTGTGTAGGCGAATAATATCTGCAGGACTGCGGTTGCCTGTTCGGGTTGCAATTGTCATGATCTAACGACGCGACTCTTGATGCTATATGACTAATTTTCGACATATACACCCCGTTTCACGACCAGACGAGTTAGCAAAAACCTATTGAGGAATTTTCCTGATTCGTATCCGGAAGTCCGACCCGCCGCACGTTTCATTTGTGGAGGCGGCGGGCTTGCCGTCTGGAGGTCAGATGAGCTTCTTGATCAAGCGTCCTTTTGCCGATGGACTTGCGAACGCCATTATCCACAACGGTCTCAAGGAAATCTCGATCGCCTGCGATGACTCGTGCGGGATGATGAAGGACTACAGCCGAAGCGACATTCGCCTTTACCGTGATAACAAGAACGCGACTCATGAGGTTTGGCCTGAAGTCGGACCTAGCGGGACGGTTTACGCGACGCTGGAAAACATCGAGAAAGCAATCGCCTGGCTGAAGGAGGTCTGAAATGGTCTACCTGAAGAGTCTGCTGATCGCCGTTGGGATCGTTTACCTCATCGGTTCTTGGGTGAACTGGGTTGGTGAAAGCGATGAACACTTGTTCCGTATCATGAACTGCATGTCAGACCATAAGGATGTGAGCCGTCAAGAAGCTGTGTATCTTTGCGAACGGGAGGTCCGGTGAAGACTTGGGTGATCGGTGATGTGCATGGTTGTTCGGTGGAGCTCGCTCAGCTCCTGAGAATGGCTAGTGGGCTGACACAGAACGAACCGCACCGTTTCATTTTCCTGGGTGACCTTGTACACAAGGGACCGGATCCGAAGGGCGTTATCGCTCAGGTGCGTGGGGTTCTGCATGACCGCCCTGGAAGCGTCTGCCTTGCAGGGAATCATGAGGAGATCGAGATCCGGGCTTCGATGAAGGATCCGAAGAAGACCCCTGAGGAACCCGTACGACAGAAGCTCGACAACCTGTCGGCGGACGAGATCGAATTCCTAAAATCCCTCCCTCTCCTCCACCAGTTCGAGGTTGATGGGAGTAAGTACATCGCAGTTCATGGCGGCATTCCTCCTTCCTTCCCCAAGGCCTATCCGGAGGGAATCGGGGAGATTCCGGCCGACTGGCATAAGGGCGGTGGAAAGAAGATGGACCGCCTGCGCCGGTTTCTTCGCGCAAGGTATGTCAACCCGGCAGGCGATATGGTCGCCATGGGACAGGAGAAGCCGGAAGACAAGTTCTGGGCGGAGGTCTATCAGGGCGAGTACGGGGTCGCTCTTTTCGGGCATGATCCGTCTGAGACTGGAGCGATCCGATTTTTCCCGAATGCTATTGGACTCGACACTGGGTGTGTCTTTGGTCGAAGTCTGACCGCGTACTGCCTGGAGGATGGACTGATTCTTCAGGTTCAGGCCGAGCGTCAGTACGCCGAATTCCTCAACAGGAACGCAGAGTAGATGTAAGATGAGGAGACCATGACACACAAAGATTCAATCGAGTATTACCGCAGCGTTGCGAAGAATTTCCCTCCCCTGAAGAGGGAGGATGAAACCAAACTTTTGAAGAGAGTCAAAAGGGGAGATAAGCAAGCCCGAGAGCTCCTTGTTAAGCATAACTTAAACCTTATAATTATGCTTGCCAAAAAGCAAGAAAAGACCGGACTGGCACTCGAGGATCTAGTCCAAGAAGGAATGGCGGGTTTTGTTCATGCCATAGACAAGTTTGACCTCAAGAAGGAAGTGAAGCTATCGACCTACGCGGTTTGGTGGGTCAATGCTTTCATATTCCGCCACGCGAGGTCCGCTCGCGGTCCGGTCAAGTTGCCGAACAAGCGGAAGGATGGAGAGCTCCCGCCGTTCCCACGTTCCGTGTCGATGTCGTCGCCGATCGGGGAAAACGATGACGGAGAGTTTCTGGATTTGTTCGCTGACGAATCGCCGCTCATTGATGAACAATATGACCGTGAGACCGCAAGCGGCGGGATTCGCTCATCCCTGAAGAAGATGGGATCCTTAGGATCAATCGGACGTGACATTGTTTATGAGCGTCTAATGGCAGAAGAGCCTATGACGCTCGATGAGATCGGAAAGCGGCACGGGCTCTCTAGGGAACGAATTCGTCAGTTAGAGGTCGGAGTTAAAGATAAGCTCCGGAAGCGTCTCATGGACTATGCAGCTTAAATCGCATCGGAGATCAGTTCGGTCCGCCGTCTCGTGTGTGGGCGGCGGTGGTCGCCGCCCCTATCCACGGGGTGACGCTTGGGTGACATCAGGACGGCTTTCGCGCAGATGACCTATCTCCGAGAGGAGATGGCTCCACCGGCCCCTTTCGAGCCATCGGTCTACACTAAAGCAGATCGTACTCACATGGAGAGGCGATATCGCCAGCTTGGCCATTCGATCTCTGACCAAGCGACCGAGTTCCTCAAGGCTAATGGGTTCCGGCCTGGTGGTTTGAAGAAGATCAAGTAGTCACGAGGCCCGTGGGGATCATTCCCCATGGGCCTCGTTCGTTTTTAGGGTTATTTTAAAAATCGCTATTTGCTGTAAAATCAGTTATGGAGGATTCTAAAGTGAGCTACGTTATTCGGGAAGTTTATCCGCTTGGTGGACATAATGTGACGGACAATCAGGGTCAGGTTATGTATTTTCGGTCTGAGCAGGATGCTGAAAAGACTGCATCGACTTTGAACAAAATGAAGAAGGATGCTACACGTCTCTTCATAGTAGTGCCCGACACCCATTAAGATAAGTGCACTGTTGCTGCATAAGCCAGAAGGACTTCTCGATCTAATACTTCGAGAAGTCCCTCTGGCGTTCTATTATCCAGGAAGTCCATACGTTTGACGTACCCATCAACTTCGATCATGACTGATGCAGACATTTTGGTAACTAACACCCGGACATCATTGTACCTCAAGACCCATACGACATGAGGATCGTTCGGCATCCATTTCCTTGGATCAGATAGGGCGTTTCGCCATTTCTCAATCTCAGGATTCATGTATCTTCCTCACTACGATAATTTGACTCAAGAATTCCACGACTTCTTTTAAATCGCGTGCGGACGGTACATCGTCAAAATATCTAGTTTCAAGGTCGTTCTGGATCCGGACTGAAACTGGGATTCCTTTCCGAGATTTCGCCCCTATCAAAACAGCCAATCCCGGTTTATCGAAGTATCTGTTAACGGGTAACTTCGTTGTGGTTCGTGTCTTCACGAGATTTTCGAGATCGGGAAATGGAACCATCAGACCTCCCACAATACGACGAACGAGTCGGTAGATTTCCGAGTGCCTTATGAAGTTCTTATGTGCTTCCGAGTGTAAGGAGAAACCATGACCCCATCTGAACTGTCAGCTGCACTTCGCAAAATCGCCGCTAAGATCGACGCCTCTAAGAATCCGTCCCGAGAGCTCGTTATTTCAGACATCCAAAGAGTAGCTTCGAGACTGGTTACAGCGGCTTGGCAACCCCACAAAGCTAAGAATGTAGAAGAAGTAGACATGAGTAAGCTCCCAAGGCAGCTTTTAACCGGTACCACCATGGGAGACATAGTTCGTGGTGTTCTAAAGCACATGAAGGACGAACAGCCTGTTAGAATGTCTCTTTCGGGCAAGGGTCCTCTTGGGACTGACATTTCAGTCGACATCGACGACGGTCAGATCACCATTAAGGTGCTTAAAGCTGAAAAGGATATGAAAGCTCCGACGGATGATTCGGTAGCTTTATCAGCTTCCATGCCTCTCAAGGATTGGGTCAAGGAAAATAAAGCCGCTATCGAAAAAGAAAAGCGGTAGTTCACAAAACGTTCTACTAACTTTTGGGCCGCCTAGGGTAACCTAGGCGGCCCAAATCGTATTTATGGTGCATAATCAAGTTCAAAGTGCGATCGGAGATCGGCTGGCCACGGCGTCATGTGGATGGGACGGCGCCAGCCGCATTTAGCGGCGGCCGCTCCCTTGGAGCCGACCATGACCCGCAACAATCTCTCCACCCTCAACGACACCATGGCGGTGCTCTGCGAGGCGATCCCGCCCATCGTGGCTCAGCCGCCCCTCTATCCCTTCATCGGGGTCAAGGCCGTCAAGGCCCGCCTCGAGGCGGATCTGGTGGTCCAGCACGCCACCCTGGCGATGCTCTACCACCTGCAGACGGGTGATGAGCAGCAGGCCAGGGACACCCACCACAAGAACCGTGCTGGCTTCATGAGCAGTGATGCGTTCACGGGCACCCGGTTGGCTGAGAAGCTGATTCTTGGTCTCGAGCTGGAGCCGGATGAGCTCGAGCGGGCCTCCCGCATTGCAACCAAGTACTCCAAGCAGCTCTCCATCCAGCTGCGGCGGGTGGCGATGCAGGAGAACCCCATGCTGGCGAGCTACGCCGTCACTTTCAGCATCAAGTAGTCTGGGCTGAAGACCCCGGCTCCCCTCGAGGGGAGCCGGGGTTCGGCTTAATGTGGATCTGTTTTGAAATAAATCGGAAATCGGGCGCGGCTCTCGTCCTGCTTGTGCGGCGCGGTGCCGCAAGGAGTCGACCATGGGACTGGAACTGAATTTGCCTGAGGACTACAAGCTTTCTGCGGGAGAGATCGACAATATCGTCTACTTGACGTGCAAGTATGCTGTTGACTGGCCTATGCGTCAGGTGGACCTCTTTGTTTGCAAGATGATGGCGGGTCTCGATAAGCCAGATGCCCCGACCGGTTCGAAGGCGGTAGAGAAACTGCTTGAAGTAACCTGCGATTATCTGTGGGACCATGTGTGCGGTGAGCCCGATGACTTCACCGCAAAGAGTCTCGTTGAGCACATGGAGCCTGCACTAACCCAGTGGTATCAGAACAGCACTCCGGAAGAGCGTGCCAAGACAGAATAATGTAATTTCGAGGGCCCTGGGAGAATTCTCCCAGGGCCCTAGGGGTGTTTCGTGGGCGATAACAGGTATCGAAGTAAGGATCCGGCTTTGAATGATGTCCGATTTCGAATCACAGAAGAGATCCGCAAGAATATTGAGGCCACGATCCGAGAAGAGATTGGTCGGCAGGTTAACCGTCAGATCACCCCTCTGCTTAAAGGGGATCTGAATGGGATCGTCGTCAGGTACGTGGAAGAGGCCGCAAAGGGGCATGTCGGTGCCGTTCTCGGCATCAATTCCAAAGGTAGGACGAACGATCTGTTTAAGCATCTTGTTAAGGCAGTTGCGTCAGATCCAGACTTCGCCACAAACATGCGTCAGTTTGTTTTAGGAGAGATGAACCAACTGGTGGAGAGGCACTGGGCGAATGCATATAAGAATGGTCTCGCAATGAAGATGAGGAAGATGCTTCGAGATACCTGGCGGGAGATGATTGTGCGGGAGATTCAGGAAGAACCTGGAGATGACAATTAAATGAGTCCGGGAATCGGCCGCGCCGCGCGTCCTCTTTGTGGGCGCGCGGGCGGGCGCGTCCGACCCAAATTCCGCCCAGGAGCCGACCAATGAGCTGCATGATCAAGATCGACGGTGTGAAGAAGACCAGCACCCAGAAGGCCCGTGGGTATCGCGGCAACACCCATCGCCCCTGGAACGACCAGCACCGCTCGGTGGAAGATCTCCTCGGTGTGGGATTCTCGTGCTACACCACCCCTATCATTGAGCACCTGAAGATCTGCAAGGAGTGCAATCTGAATCGGGTCATGTGGTTGCTCGAGAAGGAGAGCGTGTCCGCAAACTCCCACTCGGAGCGGATCGCAAGGACCTTCTTCGACGACCCCCGGACCACCCGCAAGCAGGCGACCAATACCTTGGTCAAGCTCCAGGGTTTGAATAGCCTCTTCTGGCTCGGAACCAAGCTTTCGAAGGAGGAATTCTTCGAGGCCATCCGGATGGCCTACCTCAAGGCGGCAATGGATTCGGCAAGCTACCGGCAGCTCCCCCTGTTCAAGACGGTGATCCCTCGCAGCGCGCGGGTCGCTTGGGATGCCACCCGTCCGAACGCGGAGGTCGCGCTCCAGGGCCCTCACCCGTTCGGGCCGGATCGTTCACGATACACCAAAATGTCCGTTGAGAATCGGGAGCTTCTCACGAAGGCGGCCACTCTGATCAACGCCAAGATGACGTTCCCGAATACCATGGATGAGCTCGAGCGCACCGCCATCGTCCATAAGATCCAGACTAGCTAGTCTGAAATGGATGCCTGGTCCCCTCAATGAGGGGACCAGGCATGGTCCGTAAATCCAACATGGAAGTCGTCTGTCTCCCTCGTTCTCTCTGTGGGCGCGTGGTGCGTCCGTGGGGTGTATTATGCGGATATGTGTCGAGTGTGGCGGGGATTTTGACCCGAAGTCCCCTCAGAAGAAGGCGGTCGGTGGTCTTATTACCCAGTGCCCCGAGTGTTCTGAGGAGGTCGTGGCTAAGCACGCAGGTGTTACTGCGGGTGATGGTAAGCAGGCTGGAGTCCAGGTATTGGCTTTCGAATCCCCTCAGGCACGCGAAGGATTCCTGAGTTATTGGAAGGCAGCCACCGGCCTATATACTGGAAAGCAGTGCCAGATGGGTCGAGGCCAACCGAATTCGCCGAAGATGGAATTCCGTAAAGTAACCGAGCACGGTGTCGGAATGAATCATAAGGGGAAGTCATGATATCGCGCAATCAGTTCGTTGGTCTCATGGTTGTTCTTTTCTCGTTGCTCTTTTTGGTTCTGGGTGTTCGGGTGTGCCACGATTCTGGTGCCACCTCATCCAGCGCGGTCTGCCAGGAGGCCTGCTATCCAAATCCGGTAGATCGGGTATCTGGTAGACAGTGCTTTTGTCAGGCAACCATTACAATTAAGGAGATTCCAAATGAAGAGGTTCCTCGTAGTCGATGATATGCAGGTGAGGCACGACGAATTTGACCGGATTCTGGCAGGGAATCAGGTGATCCATACTTGGAATGTGATGCAGGCATTTCTTCAGATCCGAGAAGACTTCAGGGATGAGAAGAAGTTCGACACTATCTTTCTTGATCACGACATTGAGGAAGGAGACGACAGGCGAGATGTGATCGAACTTGTACACTGGATTGTCAAGACGCCTTGGGTTCGTGACCAGCTTAAGAAGGATGGGACGAATTTCTTCATCCACAGCTGGAATAATCATGGGGCGCAGAACATGAAGGCGCTTCTCGAGGATGCCGGATTCGAAGTAAAAGTGAAGCCGTTTAGGGTGGGATAAGCAAGTGGTCGAAGTCGAAGAATTTATCCCTGAAGTCTGCTTTATACCAGCGTGGGCTGAAACCAAGGTGGGTTTCAGCCCACGCCCATAACATGACTTCGAGATGAAGTCTGGGATACAGAGACTGGAACGCTTGTCTGTGGAAGTTGTAAAATGATATGAGATCGTGTAGATGCCCTGTGAAGAACCCACCTAAGAATCTCCAATATAATGTTTCGATGTCAGATGTAGGGGATTCTTCCCATCCAGGAATCACTAAACCACATCCCAAGTGATGGAGTTTATTTAGCTGTGCCAGCGTCTGCGGATGATGTTTCAGGATATGCATTATACCGAAATCGATCCAAGATAATCGTTCATCCGGCACTAATTTCATCGCCCGAACCATGAATTCGGTCTTGGCGTTCGTGATGAGGTAGTAGTCTTCGGGCGGATCGGAAATTCGACGTTCCGGTCGTTTAACTTGTGAGCGGACGAACTGGTAAGTCCATAGGTCTTGTATGGTAAGATAAACGACGCGGACGTTTGGATAGTTTACTCGACCTTCTAACGACTTGTCTAGAAATAAGATGATCGGAATTTCAGTTGCCGCAAGAGAATCGAATTCCGCCAAATATTCATCGACAGTCTTTTTAGACGACCCGTCTTCATAACATATGAAGGCCGACACGAACATAAACCACGTTACCTGGAGAAATAAGTGAAGCCCGCAGACATGACCCTTTTTGGTGGAAACTCGGTTCATCGGATTCTGGACGCATTGGCGTACGAACTGGGTGAGCATCACGATGTCGAAACCAAGTGGTTGTGGAATCTGTCGGAGCCCTACACATGCGGTTGGAAGATCGATCCAGACAGCCTTTTGGCTGAGAACCTGTTCAAGGTATTTCCGAAGCCTGGATTGAGTCAGTTCGAAGAGCCTGAGGATTTCGAATCCCTTGATGTGGATGCGAAGTTTGCTTGGCAGATGAAGAGAATTCTCGAATCAACCGGCTATCAATTTGCTTATGAATCCGGTCTCCTCCGTGGTCTCCCCCTCGGGGTCGAGCCTCGATGAATCCATATAAGTATTTCGAGATCGCCGCGAAGTTCGCTGTTCTTAAGGAAGATCAACGGGTCCACCGCCTGGGTGCGGTCGGTGTCCGACGCGATGGCGTTCTGGTCGGTGCTTATAACTCGCCTGCGCCCGACAAGCTACCGAAGGCGCACGCGGAAGCACGGCTCGCCCGTAAGCTCGACAAGGGCGCTACCGTATTCGTTGCTCGCGTTGCTAAGTCCGGAATACGACTCGCTCGACCTTGCGCATCCTGTCAGGCTTTCCTGAAGGCGGCAGAGGTCGAGCGAGTTTATTACACGATTTCTGAGACTGAGTACGGAGTTATCGACCTCGTGTAGTACTAAAGACCGTGAGTAATGAGACCGTTCTCAACGGTAAGGATGTCGTGAACTTCATGACCTTCCCGAGTGGCCACGGCCTCCACAGCCATCGTGAAAGCATCGATTGGTCTTAAACTATTAAATTCATCCGGACTAAACATCTGAGCACTTTCCGGCGGATCGAACGTCTGTCTTGACCCACCACGTCCGGCTGACACCACACTGACTCTAGTCTTCATTCCTCCACAGTCGATCGTACCTTCCACGTTGCTCGCACTTTTTTCGCCCAGGAAATCACACCTGTGGAGAGTTATAGTGCATGAAGGACCGAGCTCAGTCGGTCCTATATCGACAGGCTTATTTAAGACGTTGACTTGCCCACCGACAGCAGCTACCAATTTCCTAATATCCTTCAAAACTAATTCTTTCGAGGGACTCTTAGATTTTTCGATCCCCGCCGCGATGCGGCGGAGTTCCTGACTAAGATCTGACGGTTTCATTCGACTGGCCTTTCTGGGTTTTTGTGAACCCTTGAGAAATGTTCCGACGAGTTTCGCGATCTCACCGAAGTGCTTATCGCTGAGCTTCTGCTTCTCGATTCCGGAAAGGACGCGACCGTAGTGGGCGGCCTTCTGCATTATCGAGTCGTCCATCGGGACCGTGACGCCGCCCTTCTCGATCGCTCCGAGCGCCCCACATAACATCGCGTGCTCTCTGGATTTCGGGTCCTCGGCGGCTTCTGCGACTCGCTTCGGGTCGCTAAGTTCAGATAAGGATGGCTTCGACATACTTTTAGGCCTCCAACGACGTCTGTCATTGGAGGCCTAAATTTAAAATCCTAGATCGTCTTCACCAAACCCAAGGTCATCAAATTCATCCTCGGACGGTTTCTTAGTGGATGATGGGTTTTGTTTCAACTTAGACTGGAATGGTTTATTGAGTCCAATAAGTGCCTCTTCGAGGTATCCCTTGAAAACGTCTTCTGATCTTTCTCCAACGGCGGTTTCAAGATCATGGGTTGCAAGATAATCTTTAATCTTCTTCAAACCTAGTACCTTTTGAAGCACGTTATTTAGTGCCTTTTCAGGGGACATGGGTTTCTTCTTATCATACAACATATCCAGGTAATACTTCTGGATTTCAGGGTGTTTTTCCAGCTCCGAGCGGATTAGAAGGATCATATCCTCAAGATCCTTCGGTCGACCTGAACGAACTTTCAGTGCGGTCAGGGCGTGCTGGCTTATGACTGGGACTCCGTCTCGGATTGTCGGATCAGATAAGGCATCAGAAGGCAGGCCATCTGCAAAAAGAAAATCGACCTCTATGCCGAGGTGTTCGGTTGACCAAATCGGCAATTTCCCGGAAGGCGTTTCGCTGGATTTGCCTCCTGGGAACAGACGTTTAATTTGCTGTTTGGATCTAGAATCCACCAAGATGTCTATATCTTGCGTGGTCCGTCCGCTTATGTAAGTTCCCATAGCGATGCCGCCGACCACAGCATGCGGGATCCGATTACTAGTCAGTGTTTGCGAAATGTCCTTCACGACCTCTCGAAGGTTCTCGCCAACTTCTTCGTAAGCCGCATAACGTAAGATCATCCGGAGCCTCCATATGGAGAAACAATTAAAGATGTCTTACGGCGATCACCGGATGGTGGCTACCAAAACATTTGATCCCATGGCCGCAAATTTAACGATTCATCTTCATTGTGAATCATGCAATAGTCACATCCAGTCGCGATATACCGAGTTTGAACAAGTCCTGAACCCTTCATTTTACGAAGACTTCTTCGAAAGCGCTTGCCGAATATTTCGAAAAACATTTCCTGAATCGTGTGATGAAACTAAAGTCAAACAAGTTCACGATTCTTGATGTACGGCAGAAGTCTCCAAAATCCGGGAAGACGGAATTCGTTCGGGTCTGGCACATACTGACGAAGTACATGGCATAGATTCAATTTGTTTTCGAATTACTCATGATGCACGGAGTCAGCTATCCAGTATTGAGTCGCGACCTGTACCATAGTCTCGACTACCTGATCCACTGTCGGATTCGGCGGACACTTGGCGAGACAGGGTGTTCTTGCTTGCCAGCCAACGTCCTGAGTGATTCCAAGATCGCCCATTAGAGCTAAGTCATCGCCTGCTTGGCTCGAGAGCATACTTCCGAACCTCAAGAGCCACGTGCTTCGATCATTCAAGTCATCTTCCGTTGCTTCCACATTAACTTCCCATACTTCAAAAAGGTCTCCGTGACGTTCATTGAACGCTTTGGAGACCTTTCCGATAAACTCCTGGGTCACCACTGCTCCTTCCTCCAGTCCCGCTTAGTTTCACGGGACTTTCGGCGATCCTTCATGATGCGGGTACCAGCCTTTCCGGCCAGCACCATCTGCATCGCAATGTAATTTCGCGGCTTCTTGACTTCAATTCTCATCTCAAGCTTCGGCTTGTCCATTTGATCCTCCATCAACCAAACGAGCGAACGATCCAATTTCCGAATTCGTTTGACTGTGGTGTAATTTGTTGTATGGCAGAGAAGCGACCGATACTCGTCATTAAGGGTCAAGCGGCGCTTCCGTTTGCTGATATATGCACAAATAAGCGTCACGTATCTTATCTGAGACCGATCTTTGAGTGTAATGCTCCTTCATGCGCTCCGAAAAAACTACACGCAGCTTAATAAATGCCTAGAATCGCACATTCGAAACGCCCTGGTAGTCTTCGTCGCAAACATAACCGCGAGCGGTTGATTAAAGCGCGTATTTTATTGAAAGAGAAAGAAATTCATATACGCGAAGTCGAACAGCTCACCGGGATCGGAGTAGGACAAACAACCCTGATGATCCAGGGTAAAGCCAGAATGGATCAAGTTACTGTTATGCTAATAGAGACGATCGCGAAGTATCCATCAACGATGCGTCAGATTGAGCTCATGTGGCAAGGCCATACAATTGATGAAGTTGCGGCCATCATGGTTCATGAATCATGAACTTGCCATGCTGCGTGTTCGTCGCAGTCTAGAGCTGTGTGAATTCCATCATAAATTTCGATCCTTGCGTCATTCGGTGGCTTGTCGTTCGCCAACCAAGCAAGGCGTCTATCAATATCAGAACTCGTGCCTCCGCACTTACGACAAACCCAGTAGTCGCCTAGTCGGAGTTTCCCGATTTCAGATGGTACTTCATGCGGTTTAATATAGAACCACAAATGAGCCATTTCAAACAGTACTTATGCTTCCATCATTTCTCTTACGATTTTCTCATTCTTAACGTCGTCACAAGTTAATATAACGCACCCAGTAGTTGCGGCTCCGAAGAGAATAGTTATGTACATTCCACCATGTGCCATAGATCCGCATTTAGTACACTGACCACCAAACCGGTTCGAACGCACCCAGTGTCCGTAGTTTTCCTTTGAATGCTTTAAATTCCATACGACATCATAAACGAATCGAATTGGAGTCCATATGCGCCAATAACGCATATATGTCTCTTTATAAACCATGGTGAAAATTAATCCGAGGAATGGACCAATTATGAAGACAATCATGAAGATCTCTTGAGTCATTCGATATCCGTTTATATTGGTGTTCACTCATGACTTATGGATCTGAGCTACCATGAGCTCATCGCATGTCATGTGGTTTCCTCCCCCGACCCATATTTTAGCTTCGTTTGGTGGTTTGTCTGAGACGAAATGGAACATCCAAGATGCTATGTTCTTATGAGTTGCACTACACTTAGTACACTGCCATTCATTATGAGAACCCCTGTCGACTAATTCCCATTTATGGCTCATGAGCTCGTTACATAGCGAACAATGCAATCTCTGTCCAAACATTCTTTAGCTTCAATTCCATGCCGACATTTTTCCTGAACAAACAAATCATTCAGATTGTATGGCTCGTGAAGGAGATCTGCAATTGCATTTGCGATAAAGGCAAGTATGATTCTCACGATTTCATCACCTGGGCTAACACTATCTGATGGCAGTGGTAGAATGCTGCCTTACCGTGTCCGTCTATGATCGTTATCTGAAATTCCGGGAGTGGTTTACCGTAGTGTTGACATACTTTATATCCGCAGTTCTGACATCGATACCAAATCTCGCCATACTCACTTTCGTCATCAGTCAGCTGCCAGTCATGATGTTCAAGATCCATGAACAAACGCTGCCTGACATTCGGGATCTTCGCAGTATCGAATATCCCGTGAATGTTTACATATGTTGTTCAGGGCCCTCATGATCCTAGCGTCTTCTTCTGCCTGTATTTGGAGCTTCATCTGATGTTCTAGATGCGACATAATATCAACCGACACAGAATCGACCAAAGCATTCGATGTGGACTCCAGAACGATCTTTCTCAGTTTATTGATCATGAATCAACTCGACTATGCACGATTTATCGTCACATTTTTCTGCTTCTTTAAGATGCTTACATATCGAATACCTACCATATATGGATCCGAATAAAATCGATTTCGCATCATTTCGGATTAAATTAATTTCTTGTTCGAAGTGTTCATTCGTCGTGGATGTACTCAGCGACGCATTTAGGGTTATCGCATTCACCTGGTCTTTTATCATGTTCGCAGTTCCATTTCAGGCCGTAAATCAATGCGTCGTGTACGCTCGGTGGATACCTGTTCATATGTGCCTGACTATGCTTCTTAGCCATTTCAAGCCACTTCTTTTTGTCCTCTTCCGTCACTTCCGGGATCGGAAACCTGATCGAGGTCATTTAGGACTCCCACGACTCGGAGCATGTCGTCCGCAACCAGGTTCAGTTTATCATCCACGTCGGGAAAGCGCTCGCGCAGCAGCGGGAGCACGGTCTGCCGGAGCCAGACGCGGGTGTAGCGGTCGTTTGAGTTGCTCGGATCGGTTGCGGCCTCGAGCCGGTGGACGCCGCAGTACGCAGCGAGAGCGGAACGCGACACGCGCAGCAGCGGACGGAAGACGCGACCGGACAGCGGCGGCAACACGGCGAGCGAGCCAGCGCCCGACGCACGCAGCAGGCGGAGCAGCACCGTCTCCGCCCTGTCGTCGCTGTGGTGCGCGGTCACAACCCAATCAGCGCCGTACCGGATTCGGGCGTCATAGAGCTCGGTGTAGCGACCGTCCCTGGCTCGCGCCTGGATATTGCCGCCCGGCTCGACCTGGATTCGGCGAGTCTCGTAGGTGATCCCAAGAGACCTCGACAATTTCTCGGCGAGCTGAAGTTCTGAATCGGCTTCAGGACGAATCCCGTGATTCACTCCAACGGCTGCCACGACTTCGTGGCCGAGCTTCTTCGCTACGTGCGGGAATGCTTTAAGGAGGGCTTGGGAGTCAGGACCGCCGCTCACAGCCAAGACAAACTTCTGTGGATTCGAAAAAGATTCTTTCAGCGACTTCTCGATCGAGCCATTGACCGTCATGATCATACCCCAAAATACAACGAGGCCCCCGTCGAATTCGACGGGGGCCTCGCAAAACTTCCGTTAGGCCTGGCCGACCTGAGGTGACATTCGAGGATCCGCAGCGATCATCTGTCGTGCGACCTCCATTCCGCGACCACGGACGATCACGCTCATGTAGTCGCCCGTCACGCCATACCGATCAAACGCGAATTGCGTCTTGGTTCCACGCTTGATCAGTGGGAGATGACCGGCTCGGCGGAGAGACTCCACGTCAACTCCGCCTCGCTGGCCTCGCTTGTAGTCGTATCCGTCGAACTTCGCGACGTCCTCAAGGAACTCCTGGAAATCCTCCTCGGTCGTCACAACGGACGTCATCTTCCAAGGACCGGGATCCCCGACCGGGGACTTCGTGAGGACTTCGAACTCATGAACGCTAAAGGTATCCTGGCTCATCTGCATCTCCTTAGATAAACTCTCGGGTGGTCTTCCCGTCGGGGTGGAATTGCACGATAACGTCCTTCTTGCCGCTTGCGATCATGTTCATGGCGATCTCCCACTCGAGACTCGCCTCAGGAGGAGCACCGGGGTTGGAGAGGACTGACATGTAGATCGGGATGCTCATCTTCTGCGATTGCACTACGCCTCCTTAGGGAAAACTAGCGGAATGGCCGCCAAGATCGGTGAACACCTTCGGGTCAATCCCCGGCTTCTGAGACTTCGCATCTGCCACAACGACTGTGCGGGTCTTATCTTGCATCACCTCACGCACCTTCTCGAGCACCTCCGGAAGAGCGCGCCGGACTTCGGAGATGATGACGGTGGCGTCCGGAGACGTCGACCGGACCTCAGCCGAGAACGTTTCGACGTCCATCATATCGACCTCGAGCAAGATCGGCTCAATCCCCTTCTTCCAACATTCTTCCTTTACCATCATAACAGCTCCGGTCGAGCTGCCGGTCGTTACCAAGAGCGGTTCCCCTGGCTTCATTAGATCCCCGAGAGACGTTCCCTTGCCGTGGTCACATGACTGGCTCATCAACACCTCCAACGGACGAGCGCCGCGCCCGCCCACACAAGGGACGAGCGCGGCGTCCGACTTCCAGATTTACTTCAGTGGTAGTTCTATCCTTTGTCAGTCTCATGGAGAATCTTCTCGATCAACGCCACCCGATACTTCTTTCTCTTAATCTCCTGAAGCTTACTAATTAAGAGTTGGTTCTGCTTGGCAAGCTCCTGATATTCCCAGACTTCTTTCGGAATCTCGTCATCGGGGACCCGAATTTTCATGCAGAGAGACTCGATGGGTGGTTTTTCCGCCACGAGTTCATATTCGTACTTACCGTCGAAAATCTCACTCTGACGGAAGTAAATATCGATCTCGGTACCAGGAATCACTAATTCGATCGAAGGAACGACTTTGGATAGGCTCTTCGGAATGTAGTCGAGAGGACCGTTTGAGTGGGCACCGACCTTGCCAAAGATGAGATTCATTTTCTTCTGAACTTCGGCGAGTTCCTGGTTGATCAGCTCCTCGGCCTTTGCCGCGATATAGTCGGCAATTTCGGATACGGTGAGCTTGCTCTCGGCATATGTTGCCATCAGGTTGGCCGTAATTCCATCAATCTTTTCAATCGCGCCAGTCTTCGACATATCGAACCTCCAAAATGGTGACGCCCTGCGCGTCCCACAGAGGGAACGAGCGGGGCGTCCGACTTCCATATCTGATTTAAGGGATCCGATATTTCACTTCAATAAGTTAGTCGAACGGGTAGTAGTCTCGGATTCACACACCCATCAACCCTGAACTAGTGCCGGTCTTTCATTATACGTAAGTCGCTTCTCTCTGAAAGTGTAGTTGTCCCGGCATCACTTTCACATCAAAGAGTCGCCTAGGCTAGCCTTACGACCAGCCCGTACTAACTAGAGAACCATACATAGGGCCTCCTTTCTAAGAGTTATGGACTTCATAGACGGGTCGGTTTTTGATCTTATTCGCGATCGTGATTCCGATCTTCCGAAGGTTCATCATTGATTCAGGCCTGAAGCGAACTCGATAAAACATACGAGGGTGTTGCTCAACCGTCATCACGTAAACCGAGACTTCGCGTTCATCAACGCCGATCGAGAGGTTGTAGGAGTGATCATCTTTCGTGATTAGGATGTCCCATCCCTCATGAGCCTCCGCTCGCATCTTAAACCTAGGACGGTTGAAGACGGAGCGGAGGCTCGTCGAGACGTGATCCCTTAGAGCGTAGAATGGCTCGCGACTATGCAGCACTCTTCTTCGCCTTCTGGATTGCCTGAGCGTACTTGGTCAGCTCGTAAACAGCTCTCTCAAACCGGCTGTGCGCTCGCGACCAATCCTGCTTACACTCGAGAGATTGCTTCTCCCAGTCAGCCCCCTTCTCCTTCTCGAAGCGCTTGAAGTGGTCGTTCTTGTCGTCGTGGGCGTTCACAAGTTCCTCGAGAAGAGAATCGAGTCCCTTGTCCAGCGCCTTGGCCTCGATCTCAAGACTGTAGAGTCGTGTGCTGACGGCCTTGTTCAGTTCAGTCGTCGCGTTACGGATGGTTTCGATCGCCTTCGTGATCATCTCGGTCTCGGTCATCATAACCCCCAAAGAGGGCGGGAGAATCCGCCCACACAACAAACGCACCGACGGCCCGATTTCCATACTGACTTCAGACTTCCCACCATTGAGCCAAGAACATACCGATTAGTGACGTCCAAATACAAGACCACCGAAGGGTCTCATCGGTTGCAAATACACCGATAAAGAACATGAACGAAAGAATACCTTGAGTTCTCTTAGTCAACGTTAACCATCTGTTCAGCAATGACCCTTCGTTCAGTTCGCCTGTTCACTCGTGCAGTATCTCCATCCTTCCTCGCGTGGCACATTCCCGAGTGGTCTGAACAATTACACCCGAGGGCACTGCGCTTCCTGAACTTCCCAGGCTCCTCAGCGTCCTGCTTAGTGGACCAGCTGAACCAGGAATAGACCCGCTGGCGGAGCTTAGCCCGCTTGGCAACGATCTTCCCGTTCCGATGCCGACGCTCTGATCTATGCATTAGTCCTCCACTTGGACTTCATGAACCGAATAAGGAACGGTCTGAACGAACTCAATCATCTGTTCCCGACGCTCATCGCCCGCAGGAAGCAGACGATAAACGGTCTGGAAATAGCGAACAAATCGCTCAAGCTCCTCGTGCGATCCAGACTCCTTGATCGTGTTAAAATCTACCTCCATCGACTCTTCTTCCTCGTTATGGATCTCGATCGGAGTGATCAGGTCCTTGAACTGCTCCATGAACTTGATGCCGTCCTCTTGCATGAAGCTCCATACCCCGTCGTTCAGGTAAGTGATAAAATTGCTTGAGAGGACGAGATCCTCATTTGCTGCGTTACAGGCCTTGCGCGCCTTCTCCTCGCTCTTATAAAGAGAGCGCGGGCTTGAATAACCCTCTGTCGCGTTATAGTAGTTGTCGTCGTACTCGTAGTGGGTTTCAAGAACCGCGTACATCAACTGAGTGCTCTTCTTCTTAGCCATTAGTCCACCACCTCAACATTGTGACGGGAAAGGGAAATGGTCATCGGACGGGGCTTGATCTCAGGAGCGCCCATCCACGGCTCCATCGGGAGAGAAGCAAGACACTTTTCAAGCGTCGGAATGTGGCCTAGATCTTCGATCACATGAGCCTCGAGGATATCACGCACCGCAACGGTCTTTCCATCCGAGTTTGTGATATAGACCCCGAACTTATCTTGGCCTTGGTAGATCCCCCAGGCGTTATGGAGAATCATCCGGTGCCTCATGTCGGGCACCAGCATTTTCGTGTGGTCCATCCACTCATGAAGCGGGATGTAGTCGTCGAGCTTGCCGCCGAACTTACGAACAGAATTCTTGGCGTGCGTCAAAGGCTTCATGCGAACCTCCACCGGAGAAACGAGCGGAGCGACCGACTTCCACATTTACTTCAGTGCTCGTATGGGTGTGGAACGACAACAACTTCTCCATCTTCAGTCTCAACTTCCACCGATCGGTTTTCCAGCACCTTCATCTGCAACTTCGGGCTAGTTCCAGCAAAGGCTAGAATTAGGGCTTCATCTGGGTGGATGGCTTCGTGGTGACCTTCCCCGCACCACATGAACATCCGGATTGGTGGGAAAATGTCCATGTACTTAAGCTTCGGATGATCGATCTTGATGACTAGACAGTCTTCAACCCGAGTCTCACCGACTTCCCAAGCGTATCCGTGAGTTTCAATCATTCCCTTGATGCAGGTGCGAGCCCAGCCAGGAAGAGACTTAACGTCTTGCTTCTCGAACTTCATCCCGGAATTGACGAGCTCTTCGAACTTATCTGAAACTCTCGCGATCAGATCGTCGATTTCCTTGTCGGTCATCTTAGGCTCCCATCACATTCTCTACGCAGAATTCATCAAGTGCTTCCTGGAACACCTGCTGCCATTCTTCTCGAGTCAGCTTCGCTACGTTGCGCTGCCCCATCCAATGTTTAAGCCGGAGCTTTACTCCATCAGTTACTTGGGTCTTCTGGTATTGCCTCAAATTCGATACTTCAACTTCTTCAAAAGACTGGACCTGACCGCCAAGCCACCTAATATGGCCTTCGCTATACTTGTCTTTCCACTTCGTCGGATCGCCGTGAGTTAACAGGTGTTTCTCGCAAATCCCGATGATGGCTTCTTGTCGCCAACGACCGTTTGTCCGAACCTTGAAGAACTTCTTCCCATACTTCGGGCACGTACCGATCTTTTCGTGGTTGTACTTCTCGTTGAAGCTCTTCACGAGCACCTGACATCTGGTCGACATATTACCTCCTATTCCGAATGAGTCCGTCTAACTTCCTTATCATGACTACAGATCTTCATCAGATTCACATAGTGCAGAACGGCTGCCATCGGAGCATGGTGGATTATCGCGACAAAGTACTCGCTCTCTTCTAGCTCGGAGAAATACTCCGCATCTTCATGGCCCGCATTCGGGCCAGATATTACAACGAATCGGGCTCGAGGACTAGTCTCTTCGCCCTCGATACCGGTTACTAGACTATAATCATAATCGGTATCGACTATGATCGACCCGACACGAATCTCATCGGACGAAATAGGCATGCGCGGCTCCTCCCGTGGTGGGACGAGCCGCGCTGCCGATTTCCGGATTATTTTAATCGTGCCCGTATTCGATCAGAAAAACGCCTGCCATGGCTACGAACATTCCCACTAAAGACATAGGGGAGATGGATTCACCTTCTTTCCATACGACCCAACCAACCGCCATCAAAATGACTACTGTTTCCCAGATAACTAGGGATGACCCAAGGTCATTCCCATCCTTCAGGATCTTCGCCCAAATGAAGGCGTCGATCACGTAAGAAGCAAGACCCCAAGCAATGTGAGTCTTGCCGAGTGACCAACGCTTTAAAAGGATATCACCAAGGACGTTAAATGCAGCGCCGAGAAAAATCCAAAAGAATTTCATTCGCAGGATCGAGCAAACGAGACAGCTTCAGACTTAGCCGTCTCGAGGCTATTCGAACTCCCGTTACCGACTAAACAGCCGTTCCCCTGTTCGTCGAACTGCATGACGGTCCAAAAGTACTTGCCTCGAAAATTGGTAACCGAAACTTTTTTATCGCTAAAAGACGTTTCATAGTTCTCGCGATCATCCTGCGCCCAGTTCATTTCGACTCCATCAGGTTTCGTGAATATCCTCTAAGATATCGTCCACAAAAGCTGGGCTCAACGGAATCTCTCCTAAAATCCTCTCGAATTGCTCGGGAGGCGCGCCAGCTTTCGCTAACGCTACCGCCTGAGCAATGCAAGCGTTCTTCATGTTCTGTGCGGCGAATTTATACGCCTCATCCGAGAGACGCTGATATTCCCGATAGGCGTTATGTAAATCAGCCTGAAGCTTCTGAATGGTTTGTTCTAACTTCATGGCTCGATTTTTGAGGTCGTTAAATTCGACTGCCGGTTTCATTGGAACTCACCCTACTAAGAAAACTCCGATTATGAGAAACAATATCCCGCACACTTGCTTTATAGTCACCTCAGTACCAGAGATTATTGCTGCCACGTACCAGGATAAGTTGTAGCTTACATCAAGTACTGCCGAAGTGAGCAATAAACTGGCAAAAGGCCTTCGGAAAGCCTCTGCCCAGACCGCGACCATTCCTACTGAACCTATGAGAGTAAACCACCAAGGCAAACTGCCGGATCGGATGTGGTGAGCAACCGATCCGGCAGTCAGACCAAGGCATATCGTGATGAAGATGATTATCTGGAATCGCATCCAGACACTTTACGTGCCCGGTTTATTCGTAGTTGCGGGCCGCAATGAAAATCGGGAACCTCGGAACCTGATCCTTGGACAGCTCGAAGTATCGGAAGGTGACCTGGGTGCCGACCGGAGGTGGATTTCGTCGGATTGCGTCTGAGATCCCACTACCGATGTTGAACTGAACGCCGTTCGGGAGCTGGCAGATGAGTCCGCCGGTCATCCCCTTGAGGCGGCCCTTCCCTGGCATGTGTCCAATGACCTCGGCCTCGGCGTCGAAGAATGTCTTGACTTTCAGAAGCGAGTGACTGCGCTGCGCCTCGTACTTGGAGCCAGGCTCCCGAAGCATCAGACCCTCGCCTCCGAGCGCCTCAATCCGCTTCAGCTCGCTCTTGAGGTGTGCGAAGCCCTTACAGACCTCCTGATCCAGCATCAGAGCGTACGGAGCGTTCCGAATCAGCTCCTTGGCCTTCGCGATTCGTTCCTCGAACCCTCCAGGAACACTCGGAGCGTCGAAGACCTCATATTTGACCTGCTTCCATGCGTCGCCGGAGTTCAGGGTCTTCACAACCGAGATCGTTTCAGCGAACTTCCCACGACCGATAATCAGCTCTCCATCCAGAGGACAGTCGGGTAGACCTGCCTTAAACCACTCAGGGGCCGTGTAGATGTTCCCGTTGCGGGAGAGGAAATCCTTGCCGTCCCAATAGGCCCGAACCCCATCCCGCTTCTCGCTCAGCCACCATCCGGTCGGGTCCTGCTCGCCGTCCCATGAGTGTGCAAGGAGGACGGGAGGGCCGTAGAGGTCGGCCTTCTCATCCTGACGGAGCTTCCGCCCCTCCTTCGCGGCCCGCTCGAGCACCTCGCGAGCACGTTCGGGCGTGCAGGTGAACTTCTTGTCCGGTTCCGGATTGACCGGATAGCCGTCCGAAGACACGGAGACGGCCTCCGGAGCCTTCTGGGAGACCGGAATGGCCTGAACCACCACCCCTCCCATATTGCGCGCAAGACGGGCGGCCTCGTTTGCCTCGCCATGGACCTTCTTGGTGTGCTTACAGGTCTTCAGATCGACCTTCCCACCCGAATTGCGCCAGGCAGGGCAATCGCAAGACCAGATTCGGTCGTCGTGATTCTTGACCACGTACGGATTCTTGCCCGATCCCTGAACTGTCGTGGACTCACCGGCTGCAAGCGACATGATTCCTCCATAGGCGGACGCCCCGCCCACCAGCAGAACGGGCGGAGCGTCGGATTTCCAGATTCGACTCACGAGTTGTGGATCTTATCGATAAACGTCTGTTCTCTTTCCCACATCTTGATACAGATTCGATTGCAAAATGTCGTGAAACCGCAATGCTCAGTGCAATGACCCGCTACACACCGTTTATCCTTGAACGATCGGCAATTCTCCCTCGAGCAATAGTATTTCATCTTCCTAGATTCGGAATGGTAACAAGCCCCGAAACCTGCAATGAACGCAGTGATTGCAGCGAGGATTCCAATAGCAATCGCTTGACCTACCATCATTGCTTCATAACCCAAAGAACCGGTTCATCTCGAGCGAAATCCCAATAAACCTTCCCATCCTTTGTCGACCCTGTAACCTTCACAATCTTAGACCAGATCGGGCGTCCGCCGGTCGAATTCCGATTCGGTAGAATCGTCACAATTTTCGTGTCACCGGACGACGTGCTCAGGTACCCGGAAGCCGTATCCCCGTGCTCATACCAGACCTTCACGCGTGTGCGGTATGAACGACCCGGATGTTTAATGAGATCGAGCATTACCTTGCAAAGGGACTCCGGCCATTCATTGCGGAAAGTGATCCCATCGATGATCATGTGTTCATGACTTTCTCCAAGACATCTTTGACTTGATCCCAAAACACCATCTTCCGAACGGTCAACCGAATGACGTCCGGGCGAAGCCATTTCCAGGTTTTAGCCTTCTGAGTCTTAGTGATAGCGGGAAGAGTAAGTTCGTTTTTCGATTTTGGGCAGAGGTAACCGGATTCGTGAGTCCCGTCCGAATAATGAACAGTGACCCAAATCGGAAGGTTCTCGGTCTGCTGAATTACGAAGAAGGAGACACGCTCCTTCAGCTCGTCTGGCCACTCATCAAAGAATGAGAGGTCAGACGCTTTCACAATGTTTACTCAACCTGTTAGCCAGGTTCTGAATAGCTTCCTGTGGAGTCTTACCGGTTGTCTGAATTCCGACACACGCCGCAACCCACCCGTCCGGCGTCCTTGCAACCACGACCGGTCCAGTCCGGTCGAGCCTAATATCATCCAAGTCAACATTCATCTCAGGACTCCTCATAAGCTTTCAGCGCGGCCAGATATGGCTCCGATTTTTTAATGGCGTCTTCGATGAACGCTAAATACCTACCAGGTGGGGTTAGAACTCGACCACTATCGTCTTGAGCTAGAATGTCCCTCTCTGGCTCATTGATACCTACGACGGCGTTTGCGGTGAACTGAATGCCATCCATCACTCCCTTCACAGTGAAGGAAGGAGTATCGATCGGGTCCAGTGTCTTGATGAACTCGGGCGATTTCAGATCAGCATCGGTCAGTGCGTAGTCATCCTTGAAGTTACGTTCGATGGTACTGATGCTTAGTCTCATTTAGTGCTCCTTGATTCGCTTGCCATCACCGATCCAAAACATCCCAACCCCGTTCGAGCGGTCGAGCCACTCGTCCAGATTGGCGTGAAGGAAAGCACGCCATTCGGTATCGGTCATGCCCTTCGAATCATGCTGAGGTGGGCAGATGTCCGAATGGACGCTCTCCCCGTCCTCGTTGAGATACTCGATTTCTGCGTGAACTTCGGCCATGTGTGCAACCTCCACCCAACGAACGAGCGGAGCGACCGATTTCCGGATTTGACTTAAGCTTCCATGACTTTCTTGACTTTCTTTAAACTTGGGCAGTCATCAATGATCTTTGATATCTGTTCGGTCGGATCTTGAGTATAGAAATAATAGTGGGCAAGAGACCCTATCATAAATATCACTTCATAAAGCGATTTCTGACTGCCTAATATGTACCCGCGAATGAATCCCAGTCTTGTGGCTCTAGAAATATCGCCGCTACCGGCATCGGATAACACGTATCCTGGGACAGCTTCTATAGCTTCTTCAAAAGTCTCGCCGAGTCCGACGCCGATATCCTTAGCCAACAAGCGCTCGTACTGGTTTATACCGTGAAGGAAGACCCTTATCTGCGGCATCAAACACCTCCACAGACCGAACGAGCGGAGCGGTCGACTTCCAGATTTGACTCAAATAAGCTGATGGCCCGTCACCTAATCCGGTGACGGGCCATCAATTGGTAGGTCCCCGGTGACTTGAACACCGAACCCCCTGATTATGAGTCAGGCGCTCTAACCTGTTGAGCTAGGGACCCAAACTTCTACTTGTCGAACTTTACATCTGAGGAATTTCCGTTCTACTCATCATCCTCTTCATACTCGTCGTCTTCATCCTCTTCTTCTTCGATCAAGTCGTCTTCCGTATAACTATCGGCGAAACATTCATCACAAATCCGTCCATCCTCGACGACTTTTGCCTTCTTCGCCTTCGCTAATCCCTTGAATGCCTTGTCGCAGATGGCGCAGTGCGAGCAAGTCTCACAGAGCTTCTTCCCGATTGACGCTTCAGCATCACAGAGCGCACACTCTTCAGGTGCTATCGACTCGTCGTCTGTATCGCTTCCTTCATCTTCATCTTCAAGACTCTCAAGTTCTTCGTCTCGGTCGATCTCTTCGGTTTCGCGCTTACGACCCATATGGTCACCTCGTTTGGACGTCCCGAGCCATAGAAATCGGAAAATAAGTGTTGATCAAAAGACCCTTATCTTCTCGGCTCAACGTTACCGTCATCAGATCCGGATCGTAAGTCACCAAGTGACCAAAGGCACGGCGACCATCAGACAGCTGGACGTCCACGTTTTTACCCACGAGCTTCGCAAGACCTTGAGGAGTCTGCCATTCACCGTTCTGCATTTAAATCCCCTTTAGGGGTTAGAAGTGAGTCATGCTCGTTTAAATCACGAGCCATTGATTTTACTTACAATGATCTCTTCGCAGGTTCCCGTATGTCTTAAATCGCCTTTTACGATACGATCAGGTTCTGGCGTAGATCCATCATGAACAACTTCGGTAACTCCGCAGTTCAGGCATTTCCACAAGTTATAACGAGGCGGGGGTCTTTTGGTTCGGTTCACCCAATCATGAGGCATGAACTTGCTCCGCCTGCTTCTCCTCGCAGGTAAGCCACTTACCCCCATTACCCTGAACCAGCATCCCTGAATGCGGGCTCTGGTCCAGGTTAATCATCATCGTAGAACCACAATTGCGGCAATGGTACCGCTCCCAGTAATTGTCAGGGGAACTGTCCGTAATCGACCATCGATGACCCATGTGAGCCTCCACGGACCGGACGAGCGGAGCGGACGACTTCCAGATTAGCTTCGATGAACACTCTCGGCTTGTTTCTCTTCGCAAGTCATCGGCGGTCCGTTATGATAACTAGACACGAGCTCTTCCCCGTCAGGAGGTTCATGAATCTTATAGATTACTGATCCGCATGAAAGGCATTTATATCTGTAGTGTTCTTGGCTTGTTCGGCCTTGTCCTTCCCACTTCCATTTATGAGACATTCACGACTCCATCACGTTCTTCGCAACCGCCTCACTACAGGACATGTGAATTTTCTGAAATGGTATGTTCCCGTACCAGAATTTGTAATGAGGACTGGGCTTCTTTCTTTGATGCCATTCGTGATCACAATTCGTACATTTCCAATACGAGCAAGCATTCGTCTCTATCCACACCCAACTATGCATCTTGGATGTTCTCCACCATTTTCTCTTTACAATTGAGCAGCTTTTTCCGGTCTTTCGATAAGGAGAGTCCTGTGGGCTTGGGCGGTGTAGGATCCATGTAGCTAGAAGCGCGAGAATCACAACGGGAGCAAATCCAGAAATGAGTTACCCTATCGTCCTCGGTAGGGCCCTCAAACCCTCGATAAACCCAGTCATGATTCGTGGACATCAGCGGCTTGAGCCTCCATACACGTCATGAACGTGGCGACGCGTACATGGTCTCTATATATCTCCGCACTCATAGGACTTGGAATGCCTTCCCGACATCGAGTGAGGCTATGACAGTTCTGACACTCCCACCATCCGGACTTCGCACCGGACTTAATGCTTGGATCAGTATAGCGCTTCCAGTTATGATTCATGTACTGACCTCACGGTCATTAGTTCTTGGATTTCTTCACATGAAACATCTTTAGCATCTCTAAAACTAAGCTTAAAATCTTCGCTAGGTTTCCCAGATTGCGTCCACTGGGAACCGCAGTTATTACAACGCCACAGGGTGTCCCACCCGCTATTCGTAAAATTCAAGATCTTAGTGACTGGTAACCAGTTATGATTCATGGATCAGCCTAGCCTGAAGTTCTTCACAAGTCAATTGGCCGAGTCTGATACCAACTGAGACCAAGAGTACTGAATCGGGCGGTTCATCATCCATCTCCCCAATCCCCCATTCAAGGCACTTCTGACACCGGAATTCGAACTGTCCGAACTTATTCCGACCATCATATTTCCACTCATGAGGCATGAAGGTTCCTGACCTGAATTTCTTCACATGTCATTTTGACGGTCTTGGTCGGGATCTTCATCTCTGGATCAGGGTCCGGTGCACTTTGATGGGTTCTGGTATAGCAACCGCATTTTTCGCAATGGAATGTAACCGTGGTCGAATGAGAGGGCCACTCGTGACACTGCCAATCATGAGGCATGTACTTCTCTCACAATATTGAGTTCCGACATTTCATTACACTGAAGGAACGCACCCGTCTGATAATCGAACACTTTCTCAGTCGGATCAGGCTTGCTAGCGTGGAACGACCAGTGATCGCACTTCTTGCACCACCAGTAACCGCCAAGTTCAATATATCTATGACGATTGGACCGATTCGGCGAGAAGAAGGTTCGAAACCAGTTCAACCATCCGTTTAGCTGAAGCTTCATCTCGGGTGTTACCTTCTATGAAGTGGCCATAACCTTGTAACGCATACTTCCAGATGGAATCCTTGCTCCAGACCGAGGCATTGCAACCATCATCACTTACATAGAAGAATCTACCAGAACCAGGATCATATTGCCATCTAGGATTCTTGAACATGATACACTTTCATGAGATGGCAGTCATGGAAATCCAGTGTGAATCGGTTCGGATGCTCCAGTCGACAAGGCTGAAAGTATTTTACCCCATTATCCTCGGCCTGCTCGAACAAAACAGGTCGGCCGGGCGTCGGATAGACGTCCCCGACCCAGTAAGTTGCACAACTCCGACACATCCACACTCGATTCAGATTGGTTTTGATCCAGGTGTGCCTCATTAGACTCCCCCATACTTCTTCTCCATCTGGTCTAGCCACTTAAATAACGCGTCGTTTGGCTTACTGTAAGCGTAATAGTCCGTTTCGTGTTCAGGTGAACTCGGACTCGCGTGCTTCCACCGGCCAGGGAACTTGATGACCTCACCGTCATCATAAGTCTTCTCGTGTGGTTCCAAGATATATTCGACGGGCTCATTGCAGACCGAGCACCAGGAGCCAATTAAATTCGACACATTCTCGATTTCCGAGGGAAGAATCTCGTTAAGCTCTTCAAGAGGCTGGACGGTTCCGAATGGCGGACCGTTATCATAATGATATTCCTGAAAGACGAAGTGGCGACCGAATTTCTCTCGAATTCCATTGAATCCGTTTTCAGCTTTATTAAAGACACCGAACTTTAAGTTCCTTGACGCGATGCGATATAAGACTCGATCCTTACAATCTTCTCGCTTGATGTATCCAGGCATGGTCCTACTCATTCTGAAGATTTCGGACCATCATCTGGTCACAGTCGTGGAAATTAGTAAACTGAATCTTAGCGGAACTTAATGGTCTGCAGCAATAATAAATGTCCATCCCATCCATCTCTTTTATGCCTAGTCCAATTGTCATAGTTCGGTTCGGAAGGCGGTTACCAAGCCACTTCGTCTTACACTGGTTACAAATCCATGTCGAATGATATGCACTAAGTTCTTCCCATTTATGAGCTCGCATGCTCAAGCCTGATTAACATGCAAAGTCGCCATGAAACCGCAGTCGCGGAATTCACTTACATCGAACTGGTGTGGAACATGCATCCCAACTTCGTAGTAGGAAACGCCCCCAGTCTGAGAGACTGTTCCCTGCACATTCTTCACCGTGGTCGGGTAGCTCGATCCACGATACCTGGTTCCGCAATCCGAGCAAATGAACACACGAGAATGGATGCTGCCCTGTGATAAGTCGGGACCAGATTTCTTCCATCGGTGTTTCTTCATTATTCACCAACACGCCAGCGCGGCGGCCCCCATGATAGGAACGCGCCGCGCCGCTGATTTCCGTGTATGATTTAGCTATTCCGCCTGAGACGGTTTCTCAGGCCTCACCATACAAAAGCGGCAATTAGGATCTCTACACTGGGCCTCTAGCCACTTGTCGCACGGGACGCAATAGTATGCGTCATGTCGATCGTTCCGGATGACTTTGGGTTTTGCGCAACCGCATTCAGGATAGAATTTAGGCATCATTATCATCCATTGGATCTGGGAGACCGCGAATCACCCACGCACACTCGTCGGCTCCGTGGGCGGTCAAAGACTCGTGTGGATGAGCGAGAGCCGACCGACATTTCATGGCCACAAGGTCGCTTGCCTGTGCTGCCGCATCCCGCATCGCTTTAACGCCTCGTTTGAAAGCTAACTTCTCATAGTCCTTGCGGAGAGCGATCATCTCGGACGTCATCTTATTCACGTCTTCTTGAGAGTACGTCAGATCTACGGGCTCTGCAAGAACTTCATTGATTTTGTGCTCAAGTTCGCCAATGTATCGAACGCCCATATACTCACCAAGAACGAGACGGTTCGAAGCGATAACGCCCTGGGCTTCTTCAAGAGTTTCCCTTATCTTATCACTCATCTTGAACATTCCTCACTGACATGTATTCGCAGTCGTGGAAATTCCATTCTACGATATAGACACCAGCTCTTACATCTGGAATTCTATGAAATTGCGACATCTCAGTACCCTGAAAATGCTTGGTGTAACACTGTCCCTTGCGAGGCTTTTCCATCCCGTAGGCGGTGGAATCACATTCATTGCAAATCCAAAACAAATCACGCTCTGGAGCTTTTCTCCATTTGTGCGTTTTCATCCGATTTTGCCTCCAAGTAGGACTTCAGAAGATTGACATCTTGGATTATCAAATCTATCTTCTTCTGATTCGGTGGCTTCCCGTACGAACCATCCTGGTGACACTGAATCTGGAATTCCTGCTCCCGAACCATATCACATACTACCTTTCGATAGGCTTCCATCAGCTCATCGGGTGAGAATCGAACTGACTTATCGTACATGGCAAAATGAAGATAATTCTCAACGGTCGGCTTCATGTGATCAAACCTCCACCGGAGGAACGAGCGGAACGTCGGATTTCCATATTTAGGTTTTTATATACTGTTACACCTGGAGGATATCATGAAACCAACCGACCTATCGTCAGCTCTACGCCGCATCGCTTCGAAAATCGAAGCTTCAAAATCCCCAAGCCGAGAACTCGTACTCAAAGATTTGAATAGTTTGGTTCGGAAGATGGCTATGGATGATGATTCTCAGGATGATAGTAGTCTTCCTACCGGCGTACATGAAGTCATATCTATGCCGAATGCCGAGTTCACTGTCACTATCGATTGTACGAGGGGGAGTTCTGGAGTCATAGGTGAGTGTACCATCCAGATACAATCTGAGTGGTCTGAAATCCCGTCTGTAGTTTCTGCTGTACAAAGTATTGATAGAGAAATCAACAGTGCCACCACTGGTGAATATTGGGCTATGGTACCAGACAACTTGCCCAAGGCGGCTCGAAGCGCCACGGACGGTTGGATAACTGGATACCTTGTGTGGTGCTTAGAAAATGGGAAATTCGAAGGCCAACCTGATATCGGTCAGTTTATTTTCAAGTTTGACGTTCTTTTCGAAGGCTAATAACCGGCTAGATGACGATCATGATTCCATTCACGAATCATGAGCCAAACTAAGCGAACCAAAGAATCTTCGATGTATAAAAAGCCGGAGTGATAAGCGCACCAGACTGAAACTGGGCTTATCACTCCGGCTTTTTCTTTCCAGATCTTCATATTGGCGCTCCTGGAGGGAGTCGAACCCCCGACCGTCGCCTTAGAAGGGCGCTGCTCGTATCCAGCTGAGCTACAGGAGCAAATATCCCATCAGGTCCGGTCGGCGTTGCAGCGCCGCCCTTCGCATACTGCAATATACCGCGCTTTCTCAAAGGCGCGCCTGATGGAAAACGAGTCCCTGCCGGTCAATTCCGGTAGATTCACGGTGTTCAGCACACCGCCATTCTTTTACCGCCCTTAGCGGGCAGTCCAGGGAAATGGTGAGGACGGTGGGGTACGATCCCACAACCAACGGCTTAAAAGGCCATTGCTCTACCAATTGAGCTACGTCCCCGAAATCTGACTGATTTTACATTTAAAGTGTCGGCTCGCCCCATAACCCGACCGAATTGCCGAGTATTTTCCACCCGCTGCCGACCGATCCGCCTGAGGAAAGACGAACCCCCTGTGATTACGATTTTAGGAGTGGTAAATCGCGTGCGGCTCACCGCAAGCCGTTTTTATTTCTTGTTGGCTCGCCCCGTCGGGATTCCACTCCCGAACACCGCCGCTACCAACTTGTGCTTCCTGGAAAGGTTTAACAGGAAGCTTTGCCCCTGTGATCCGCTGAGAGGCGGTAGATGAATTCGCCTTCAGCTTGCGCTCACGCTCGCGTTTGCTTGACGTTCGATTGTCGAGATTTCCGCTATCGCTTAGGCTTAATAGTCCCGATGATAGGCGATTCATCCTCGGTAGACCAGAGGGCATTCAGGGCTCTTTCCAGAGCCCTGGGATCTTCCATGACTTCTGACACGACTGCAACATTAGGGATGTCGAGCAAAAGTTCTTCATTGATTGGACCTGAATAAACGGGCTCGTTTCCAAGCGTAACGCGGAATTCTTTAGAAGCTGGAATTTTGATCTTCATGGCGACCTCATCTGGAGCGGGAGACGGGATTCGAACCCGCGACATTCAGCTTGGAAGGCTGACGCTCTACCAACTGAGCTACTCCCGCATGGTGGTTGGGGTTGGATTTGAACCAACGAAAGTCATTGACTGGCTGATTTACAGTCAGCTCCCTTTGGCCGCTCGGGCACCCAACCTTAAATATCTACTAGACCAGCGTGATGCTCAGCATGACAGTTATGGCAAAGCAAAGCACACTTATCTATTTCTTCTTTTATTATTTCCCATCTTCTCGTTCGACCATCGTTCAATCCAAACGATTTTTGGGATTTGTCTTTATGGTGGAAGGTTAGTGCTGCTAACGATTTAGAATACCCACAAATTTCACATTTCCCGCCTTTGTATTCTACTGATTTCCTCTTCATCTCTTGTCGATAAGCTGTAACAAGAGCCATATTCTTTTGTTTCTTATCGAATCCTGGCAGTCCGGGGCCTGACTTCTGGTTCTTAAAAGGGCTGCACTTGAAACACTTTGTTCGGTTTGAAAGGGAGTGAGTCTTACCTTCAATCGTAATCAACTTGGGTATTTCACCACCACAGGATTTGCAGCTCTTCATAACAGGGGCACGTTAATAGAGCTCTATTAACGTGCCCCTGTTAATTGGCTCCTGGGGAGGGATTCGAACCCCCGACATGGCGGTTAACAGCCGCCCTCTCTGCCAGCTGAGATACCCAGGAGTGAAACTATCCAGGAGCGAACTAACTACACTTTACCACGGCTCGTCTTCATAGAGATCGAAGAACGTGTTTTCGTAATCGTGACCGTCGTCGTGTTTTACGCTGCGCCGTGCTGTCGGCTCTTTCCGCATTCGCGCCGCGCCGCCGTCGACCGGCTCGGCCTCGATCGGTGCGACGGGCGCGGCCTTCTTGCGCTTTCGCGTCTTCGGCGTGTGCGGTCCGTGCGGTCCGTCGCGCATCGGGAATTCGGTGATTCCGCCACACCAACAGCATTTATTCCCATGGAAACAGTGGGTATCATCCCGATCAAACCACCCTAGTCCACGCTTCTCATTGTCGATCGATCTTTCCATACAATGATCAGGTCCCAAATTCGGCATGAATTTCCCTATTAAAAGAATGCCGCTTGTAGGAATTCGGCGCAGCGGCGGCACCGGAATTGGGCATCCTACTTACCCGTATTGATAGAAATTACCGGACTCATAATTTCATTCTTCGGGAGGAATCGGCTTTAGTTCCAGGGGTGGACGGCGTTTATACTTCCGAACCCAGAAGAATGGGGTAGTCTCAAGATCTGGGCCATCGAAATGATCCCACTTTATTATTCCAGCAGGCACGTTCCCATAACGTCTTGGCTTTGAACCGGGTATCGGTGCAAATTCCTTTGTAACTGTAACAACGGTGCCCTTCTTATTGATATCTAATTCGAGATAAACTCGATCTCCTACTTTGATATCATCACCTAAATAAGGTTCCGAGGAGATACGAACCGCAATATTGTTGATGTCGATCATATGATCACCCCTCATCCAGGCGATCTATTAAAAATTGGTAGGGATGGCCGGACTCGAACCGGCACGGCTGATAAGGCCGGGAGATTTTAAGTCTCCTGTGTCTACCGTTCCACCACACCCCCAAACCGACCGCGCTCACCACTCGGTTTTATTGGTAACCGAGAAACAACGTGCGCCAAGCCCGCCAGTCGATTTTTAGATGGAATCGACAAACCACTTCGGGCGACGTGGAGTTAAACCACGCAAGCACTTTTGGATGACCGTACACTTGCAGTACGGACTGCTTATGAGAGCGCCGCTACCCGCCCGAAAGAAAAGGCCCGAAGCTCGTTCCCGCTTTCGCTTCGGGCAACCCTCACTGCTTTAGGGAAGAGGGCTTTTGGAGGAGCCGACTTTGGGTCGGTTACCCCTTTAGACCGGATGGGGGGGGTACCCGGTCTAAACTAATTCGTATCGTCCGTGTCGTCATCTTCATCCGGCTCAGACTTCATGCACGAATCGCAGTACTCGTGGTCGGAGCCGAGATGATTCTGGCAGCTCGGGCTGATGCAGAAACCGGCTGCCTTCTTTGCAGACTTCACCCGATCGGTTTCGATGGCCGCTGCCATTGAAGTCGGGTGGGCAAGCCACATAGCGCGCTCGATCAGCACGATCTCGTTCGCCAAAATGATGGGAGGCGCGTTCAGGTCAATGAACCGCTTCAAGCGGGCCACTCGCTGCTCCAGCTTATATTCCCCTGCGAGCTTAACCTCATCGAGAATCCCATTGTCATTCAAGTCGCTCATCATCTCTCCGTGGCGCGGGCTTGATTGCCCGCTACATAAACGTGCGGCGGCTCCGATTTCCGCTTTCCATTCGAACAAAATGGCAGAGGGTGAGAGATTCGAACTCTCGAAACGGTTTCCCGTTTACACGCGTTCCAGGCGTGCTCCTTCAGCCGCTCGGACAACCCTCTGCAAGACTAGGTTTTCAAAGATTCAGTAGTTCTACTTTACACTTGGTGCCTAAGGACGGACTCGAACCGTCACGACGTTGCCGTCGGGAGATTTTGAGTCTCCTGTGTCTACCGTTCCACCACTCAGGCCAAAAAGAAGAGGGAGGGCGGCGCACCCAGCTTGGAGCCGACCAAGGCATGGGCCGGATGCGCCGACCTCCCACCAACTATACGAGCGGGCGCGTCGACTTCCGCGCCTCTTTGTCAGTGATACTGATCTGGGGTGTTCGGGACCATATGACCCGCAAGAGCCGCAGAAGAAATACCCTTTGCGATCGCGTTGATCATATGCGGATCTTCGTCGCCCAACTTCCAAGTCTTTGCATAATCATAAAGAGCAGCAACAACAGCTCCAGCCTCTTCGGCGGAGAGGCTCGAAAGAATTTCCTGAGCTCGGGTCTTCTCTACATTGGCCTGATGATCGTGCTTATGGTGGCTGTGCATTATTACCTCCAATATTATATTACATTTAAGGTTACGGGATCTCGGGGACGAAGACCCAAGCTTTAACGTACGTTCCGCCGGTCACTTCCACGAACGAATCTCGTTGCCAGTCTGCACTCTTATTGAGCTCGTCCACTTCCACAAAGTCTTCGATCTTGTTTTTGCGAATGATATCCTGGGCCTTCGAGATCATCTTCTCTGCGGTCTCAATGTCCATGATCCATCCTAATTAATGAAAAGTCTCGCCTTAGCAGATTCTTTCTTATATCTCTCAACATTCTCTACTAGGTGTCGCCAAACCACGTAGCTCTCGCCGATCTCGTGCTTTAGTGCTAACGCCATCATTGCAGCAATTTCCGCATTCTCTTCGCTCATGATGGTCGTATTCTCAGTAATTTCAACTGAATCGCGATTTTTAACGCACCCGACGATCTTCTTACCGTTCTGAAGCGCGATCGTTACGATCTCATCATTTCCTTCATTTGTAACATTTAAATCGGCTAACATGAGATCCTCCTACCTACAATGTAACCCAGCTGAACGAACGGTCAATTATGCGGACATCATGTCATTCACGATCCCGACGCCGCAGTTAGGGTCAATTTCCCCTTCCTTCAACGCCTCATTAATCGTCTGTTCCTCTTGAACGTGCACAGCCTTTAAACAACGCTTGCATTTGAAAATATAAGGCTCGCCGTTGAACAGCTTCTCTCGATGCATCTTCCAGTCATGCTCCTGGATATCACCGGAAGTCGGATTATACCGGCGGAGCATTTCCTTCTGAACGTCTACTCCTTCGGCCGCAAGAGCCTGGTCGATCATAGCAGCGAAGGGATCTTGAGGTTTCGGGATCTCTTCCGGATTCGGCGCAGACGGAGTATCGAACTCATCTTCAGGATCCTCTGGAAGCGGGGCTGCACCGTTCGGAGCCGAAAAATCTCGTACTGGCTCTTCCTTCTTTTCTTCGATACCTAGTGCTTTATCGAGCTGGTCAAGAAATGACATTTAGCCTCCGCAGACGGACGCGCCGCCCAGACGAGCGACGGGCGGCGCGTCCGGTTTCCGATTTACTTCATAATTACTCTTCCATGACCATTCCGGCGAGTACCATCCCAAAACCATCCTTAACGTCCTGGTCCGTCAGCTCAGGCTTATTCAGGAGCTCCTTCTGGATTTTCTTCCAGAGACGCTCTCCGCCCCAAGTATTCGCCTTCGCCCACCTCTGGTGTTCCTCAGCAAGTTTTTCGATCGAATCAATGTCTCCAAGGAAGGTGTGCGGGGTCGGCTTTACGATAGTGCGTCCGCCATAAGCCTGAGGATTCTTGAGCTGGAACTGATAGTGGTTTTCTTCGGACTGGTTCTTTAGGTCGATTTCCTCTCGGAGGCGATTGATTCGAATCGCCACCATCTTAGCAAGAGTCTTCTGTGTGACTTTGCCCTTGATCTTAGGCTGGGCATTTTCGATGAGGGGCCTTACTTCGTGTATTGGTTTACGGAAATAGGCAAGCGCTTGCGGAATCTTCACGAAAGTCAAGTAAAAATCTGACTCAATGGCGCCGTCGGCGTCAGCTTCCTTCCAAGTCCGGATGATAACGTCCGAATCGCCAGTCACTCGGACCTGATCCGAACTTGCCTTAATGTCAGCTCGTGCGCCTTGGTCACACTTAGCGATCGCCAGGGCATCCAACTGCGGATCGTGGTAGATTGGCATCAAGCCTCCGTGCGCGGGAATCGCGCACCAACAAAACGGACAAGGCGCCCGACTTCCGATATGCTTTAGGCAGAACTCACGACGTAAACTGACTCTTCCATGTAAGACACGTTATTGAGGATGTTTTCCTGGGCATTACTTACTTTGTGCTTAACCGCTTCAATGAGAGCGCATCCAATTGCCATTGAGAGACTCTCGAATGCACCGAGGTCTTCGTGGTCCATCTCCCATCCTGTGTCGTCATCATAGTACCCGTTGATTTGCGAGACCACCCATTTCTCGTCCACACGATCAATGTCGAGGCCGTCGACTTCAAGGTGGTTAGCGTCAACGACCTTGATCTCGGAATTCGGAAATCGCTTCGTGAAAACGTCGATCGCTTCGGTTTCATCAGTGTTCATTGGCATCTCCTGGTAAGTCGACCACATTATCAACGAGGGAAGCGGCCGATTTCCGACATTCTTCAAAGTAAATACGGAAATCGGAGAGGTCGTCGCGTCTCTTTGGTGGATCAACCAAATCTCTAATCTAAAGAGCGCTGGAAGTGCGGCGCTGTTGCCGTCCTGTTGCCGGAGGTGCCACATATGGGGAAGTCGAGTTTTGAGAAGATTACTGACGCGCTTTACGAAACGGGCGAGTTCAAGTCGCTCATGATTGAGATAAAGGAACGAATCCAGTCGACCAAGATTACGCATTATGCCGGTGCGTGCAATTCATATGACCCGAAGGCTACGCTGATGGTTCATATGGAGACCGAGTACTGCGGCAAGAAGAATGAGGCTGCCAGCAACGTCGGTAACATGAAGACGAATCCGTTCTGGACGATCTCCCGTGATCTATACCTGCCAGACTCATTCAAGGCGATTTTTAACGCGAATTTCGGTGTACTGAAGCCGAACTCGACAAAGAAATATCGCGTCCCGACATACAACGTGAAGCGAGACAAGGCGTACGAACACTTTGCATCCAATGCAAGGGGCAAAATTGCGGTTGAATTCGACACGATGATTAAGGATAAGTCGAGTCAGATTCGAAACCAGGCACTTGAGTTCGACACGACTCCCATGGCGGATCAGATTAAGCAGGACACTCGAGATCGGTTCACGATCGACTCGATTAAGGAGACTCTACTCCGCTTCAAGGACGCCAGGCCTGAGATCTTGAAGGCTGCCATGGATGAGTTCGTGTGTCATGCTATCATGGAAAACTAGTTCGGCAAGGAGTGGCTTACCCGCAATAGGGCGGATAATCCACTGTAAGTTGATAGGACTCCCATCCCACGCAAAGAGCGCCGGAAGTCGAGGCGGCGGCGCGTCGGTTGGGTGGGCGGCGCGGTGGGTGGTCCACGGCGGTCCGACCCCTTGAGGAGCGAGTAATCATGCTGACTGGCATCGTTGAGATCCCGAACGACACGTACATGGACGTCCTGCGATTCAATATCCGCACGGGCGGCAATATGCTCGCCTTCGGCCAGGCCGGTATCGGCAAGACCGAGATGGCCCAGCAGGCGGCGGTTAATGAGGGATTCGGGGTCTGCTACCTGAACCTCTCCGTCCTCGAGGCCCCCGATCTTCTTGGCCTCCCCCTCATCACCGACGACAAGAGCGTGGATTACGCCCGACCGCGCTTCCTCCCGATCGAGGGGAAGGTCGACAAGCCGGTGGTCCTGCTCGTGGATGAGCTGGATAAGGCCAAGCCCGAGCTTCAGAATCCCCTCCTCGAGCTGTTCCAGAGCCACTCGCTCAACGGCACCAAGCTGGCGATCCAGGCCATCATCGCCACGGGTAACCTCCCCGACGAGGGTGCCCACTCGCAGCCGGTCTCCCATGCCCTCACGAACCGGTGCAAGGTCTACAAGCTGGTGAGCGCCTTCGAGCCTTGGCGTCAGTGGGCGCAGGATTCGAATCTGAACGCATTCATCATCGGCTTCCTGAGCAAGAATCAGGAGTTCCTGAGCCGTCCTCCGGTCGAGGGTGACCCCACGGCTTACTGCCGACCCTCTCCTCGCGCGTGGTCCCAGGCTGCCCGTGAGCTGGACCAGACCACCACCAAGGATACGGTCGACTTCCAGACCCTCCTCGTCGCTGGTCGGGTGGGTAGTGAGGCCGCAGCCAAGTTCCGCGTCTGGCTGGAGCACTACCGCATCCTCGAGCCCATCATCGATCGTCTGGTGGCGGAGGGTACCCTGCCGAATATGGGGGAGATGACCATCGACCGCCAGCTGGTCTGCGCGATTGGTGCTGCAAGCGCGGTGGCCCAGGAGTGCCGCAAGGACGTGAAGGATAAGGCGAAGCATCAGGAGGCCGTGAACAAGACGGCTAAGAATGTCTTCACCTGGCTCCAGAAGCTCCCCTCCGAGTTCCAGATTGCCGCAGTGAAGAGCACTCTGAACATGGAGATCATCACGAAGTACCAGCTGACGAAGATCCCTGAGGTCATGAACACCTACCTCAGCGTCCGGAAGGCCATGAAGGACTAGACCACCTGGTCCTTCGACCCCACCCACCCCTCGACGAGGGGTGGGTGGGGTTTTTCGGATATCTAACGTACCTTGGCAAGGTGAGTTGCACATATGTTTAGGCCCCACCCAGGCGATCCTGGGTGGGGCCTAAACAGTTTTTCAATACTGACTATTCTTCGGAACCGCCGGACTCCTCAGAACCACCAGCCTTAACACGGCTTTCCATAGTCTTAACGAGGTTCTCGAGTGCCTTCAGTCCCTGAGGTAGTTCCTTGAAAGCGTCAACCACTTCTTTTTCCTGACCCTGGAATTTGGGTCCTAGTATTTTCAATCGGGACATCTTCTGGTCAAGAGTCTCTTCCTTACCAGCAATCTTCGAAACGAGATTCTTTAGATCCCGAATAACGAGATCTTTCGAAGGACTCTTAGAGGCCTCGATAGTTGCCGCAATTCGCTTGAGTTCTCTAGATAGGTCTGACGGATTCATAGGTTTTCTCCCTGCAATACGTGGGTAATAAGTGATTTAAATAGATATGGAAAGAGCCGCCTCAAGATATTTCTTTCGATCGTTGAAATATTTGAGGTAATAAGCATGTTCCCAGACATCTAAAGTGAATAAAACTTTGGCGTTCACTAAAGACTGATTCTGGTGATTTTCGATCACATTGATCATTAACTGATTGGCGATCTGATCCTCGGCGAGACAGACCCAAGCGGACCCCTCAGCCTTAGTACCAGCTTCAATGAATTGCTCTTTGAAAGACTCAACCGAACCGAAATCCTCGACCAGCCTTTCCTGAAGACCCTTCAAGATAGTGTTTGACGGATCGATACAATTCCAGTATAAAGTGTGAAGAATGTGACCACTATAATTAAAAGCGAGATTTCTCTCAATTCCCTTTAGGTGAGTGAAATCCTTCTTCTCTCGAGCCTCTTGAAGTTGATCCAGGTTCTCATTCAAACCATCTACATATGATTGGTGGTGCTTGTCATGGTGTAAAGATAAAATTTGTTCGGGGATTATATGGCTTATAGATTTGGGGTCAAATGGTAATGGCGGAAGGATATAACGGCTTTGGGCAGCAATACGAAAGTCATAGTCGATCATATACTAATGTCCCAAAAAGAAATTAAATACCGCAAAGCACAGCGGAAGTCGGCGCGTCGGCGCGTCTATTTGGTGGGCGGATTGGCCGCCCCCGTATCGGAGGATTGAGATGGACTTTACCGCATCTATTACGCGTCTGAGCGACCCTAAGAACGTTGCGACCAGCCCCCGACAGCTCAAGGATCTGAACGAAAAGATCTCGAGCACCATGACCCGTCTCTTCCGACAGCCTGAGAACGGAGGCAATCCGTTCCTCTTCGCGCTCGCTGGCCCCAAGCCGCACGAGCTGGCTCGTGACGGGATCGATACCGCAGCGACCGATGGCAAGAAGTTCTACTGGAATCCGGACTGGCTCGAGCAGATGGATGCCGACCAAGTGGCGACCATCATGTCGCACGAGTCCTACCATGTCCTCTTCTTCCATTGCTCTCCGGAGCGGGCGGGTGGTCTGAACCCGCAGGTCTGGAACATCGCCGTCGACTACATCGTGAACGGGGTGATTATGGCCGATCACGAGAAGTCGGGTCGTTCGAAGAAGCAGCCTAAGTTGTTCTACGGGGCCATGGGCACCCCGATCTCGCTCCAGCAGTACATCGAGTGGATTGACGGCAAGCGTGACTCGCTTCCGGAGCCTGGGTGCTTCGCGGACGAGACGACTCACGGTCGAAGCCCTGAGTCGATCTACGACCAGATCCAGAAGGCCTTCATGAACAGCCCCCGTCGCTGCAAGGAGAATGCAGGTGGTTGCGGGGCGCTCTCCATCGACCCCAAGACCGGCATTTCGACGCTGGGTCCTGGCCCCTACGAGCCGGATTGCTGCCAGAAGTGCGGTGCCAAGCCGAACCAGGGGTTTGGGCCAGGGTCGCTCGACTCCCATCTCCCCTCCCAGCAGACCAAGGATGAGACCCTTGGAGATATGATGAGGGCGGCTGAGCAGACCCGTGCCATGGGTCGCGGGGATGTGCCAGGGGATATTGAGGCAGCCCTGGGTCGCCTCAAGAAGCCGGAGCTGTCTGCGCGGGATATCATCCGTGCAGCCATCGCCCAGAAGCGACTGGATGCCGGTAATAACAATGATTGGAAGCGATTCCGTCGTCGTCCAGCATACATCTACGAGAAGGATGTGGAGGGTAACTACAAGCCCACCCACCGGCTCTACACGCCCAAGAAGCACGACTTCAAGCCGAAGTGGGTCGCGCTGATGGATACCTCTGGCTCGATGAGCGATGATGATATCGCCAACGGGGTGAAGGAGCTGAAGATTGTGGCGGATATTGCCGAGGGTACTATCGTCCCCTGCGACACCCGCCCCTTCTGGGATAAGGCCACCAAGGTCACGAAGGCCACCGATATCACGCGGACCAAGGTGGCTGGTCGTGGAGGCACCGTCTTCGAGCAGTTCTTCCGTGAGCTTCCGAAGCAGGCTTGCGGTCAGGAAGTGGACCTTGTAATCATCATCACCGACGGCGACTGTGATCAGGTTCCGGTGAATCTGATGCCCAAGGGGGCCGATACCCTGTGGATCATCACGAACAAGCGGGAGTTTAAGCCGAATTTCGGACGGGTTTGCCAGCTCCGTCCCTCCCACGCGTAAGATAACCCTATCCCACCCAGGCATCACTACGATGCCTGGGTGGGATCTTTCGTATTTAGGTGACACATGCCGAAAGATACTAAGAAGTACACGGAAAAGGAACGGGCAGCCGCGATTCAGAAGATGTATCGGTTCTTGACGGACAAGCATCAGAACCATAGTTGGGTGTTCCGTCCAGGCAGAGACCCGATTTTCACTCGGACTAAGTCACCGCAGGATCTCTACAATCTCATCCAGATGTTCTTCTACCATGAGCATGAGATTAAAGCACTTTCTAAGTGGGCCAATACCCACAAGCGGGCCTTTAAAGAGTTGAAGCCTGAGGACTATAAGGCAGTCCAGGATCTATTTGCCGTCGAAGCCGTTCACGAGTCTTAAATAACTTGAGGGCCCTGGGATTCGTTCCAGGGCCCTCAAGCGAGCGGGTAGCGACTTCGAACTAGTTTACACTAGAAGGAATAGTCTACCACCGTAAACTCTTCCGCCTCGCCAGCGCGGCAACCGCACGCGCAATCGGGCGGACAGTGGCAGGTGCCAGCTCCGCACGCCTCACAGCCGCACGAACAGGCGGGAGCGACAGCGTGCGACGGCGCATGGTCGTGCACCGTCGGCATCGACCCCTTGGACTTCTCGCCCATAATATAACGTTTGGCTTTAGCGACACGGTCTGCAGCTTCAGACAGACACTGATCTACCCACTGAGGTAGGTCGTCACAATTGTTCATGAGCTGCATTATTTCCATGACGTCGTGCATCATGGTTACCGTGTTTGAATAAGCCATGTATGATACTGGAAAGACCCCAGGATGCTCTTCGATCACCACGTTCGGATCTAGAAGGACAGTAGGAGCCATACCAGAAGTACTGGAACGCTTCTTACCAAACCCATCAGATAATCTCTCGGCCACTTCGAGAGCCATGGCACCTGGTCCTCGATGTTTGATGTAGCTAAGCTGAGTTTTAACGTCAGTGGGCTTGTGAACCAAAACACCACCTTGCTTTTCGAATTCATCTGGCTTTACATGAAGTTCCAAAGCTCGTACATTTTTACTCTTATTTACTACTTTAACAATATCATCGATTATCTTTTTAATATTTTCATCTGCAGACATACGATAGTCATAATTAGACATAGTTCCTCCAGTATTACAACACTTCAATAATGGTCTATATAGGTTAAGCAGATCCGGAAGTCGGACGGCCCGACCGTTTCGCATATGCAAGACTAACCAACGGAGTCGAAATGCTACTGAGTGAGATGGACGCATCTGATGCCGCCAAAGAAGTGCTCAAGTCTGAGAAAATTCATAAGCTTGGGAGCGAATCTGATCAAGAGCATGAAGAGAAGGTGGCTCAGATCCACAACGATGTCGCAAGGATTATCGAATTTATTCGGAATGCGAAGATTACTTCCACAGAAATCAAAGCAAATCGTGGTTCAAAGTATGGATCACTGATTTCGAATCAGTATCCTGGTGTCTACATCCATCAAATCATCACGCTATCTGATGGAAAGCACAAGTACTCAGTAAATAATCCCGAATTAATCGCAAAGACTGACTATGCGGACCAGAACAAGATAGTTCCATCAAGTTTCTTCGGGATTTGGGGTGATAAAAGAGTATACCTGAGCGACCGCTCCCTGTCTCGAATGACCAAAGCCGCTCCGAATCTTGTTAATCTATATCGAAGTGCTCTTGAGATTCGTTTGGGGTTTACGCAGGAAATTGCCGAACAAGCCGCAGACAAGTATGTGAATAAGAACCAAGGGCGCGCAAAGGCTCAGATTATTAAGAAGATGGGTGGCTTCCTTGCCGAATGCAATCTCAAAGATGAGGACCCGGAGTTCCTTCTCCAGATCATGAAGTTCATCTCTCGAGACAACTTCTGGGAGATGAAGAATTTCTTCAATTACTGTCGACGAAATCGTGGTGATATCAATTTTCTGACACCCGATGAAGTGATCCAGGCTCAAAATCTTGCTAAGGCGATTGAAATCCAGAAGTCCTAAAGGGAACTGGAAGTCGGACGCGGCGCGCGTCTTCTTGGTGGGCGACTTGGCGCCCGATATGGAGGCATAACATGGCTCGCACGAATGAATTCACGAAGCTGGCTGAGGTTGTCGAGGTGATGGAGGTTCCAAGTGGGTGTTTTAACAAGATGCGAATCTGCATTACTGGTCATCTGGGTAAGCCTCGACATGAGATCGTCCGTCTTATTGAGCAGGGTGGTGGTGTTTTTCATGACACTGTGAAGTACGACACCACCCACCTTCTGACGAACGCTGATTGGACGACGATCAATGGGAAGACTTCGTCCAAATACGACAAGGCCAAGAAGTATGGATGCAAGTTCATCAGCGAGGCTGATTTCTTCTCGATGATGACATCGGCTGAGGCAGCCGCATGAACTTCTACATTGGCGTGATCTCTGAAGCCGACAACTTCGATTTAAACATCAAGTACCTTGATACGATTTATACGTCGAGGGAAGCGAACATCGCCAAGAAATACTACGACTCCCTGAATGAAAAAGATAAGAAGTGGTTTGAACGGTTATCTTTCGACAGTATGATGTGGTGGAGTCGGGCGTTCGTTGATGGAATTAAGAAGACCCCGAAGGAATTGAAAAAGGAACGGGGTGACTTGATGAGAGCAAAGAGGGAGGCCAAACGTGCCGCACAAATTCGCAGTTGATAATGGCTCGACCGACACTGAAATCGAACAAGCGATGGACCATATCCGGCATACGATCGAACTAGGCCGTCAAGCCGAATTAGCATTAATCAATATTGAGAGACAGGGATATCACAACGGCGACATCACGGTAGTTGTTGATCCGAATACTAAGACCTATCACGGTGCTCTTAGGAATCTTCGCCTAGCCAAGTACATTGAGCCGACTCGTGATAAGGCTCCATCTTTTGCCGACCTAAGTGTGACTTGCGGGAGAATGATGGAAGATTCTCACGGCGGTCATTATTTCAAGAGCTGCGAAGTGACCTTAAGCGGAACTCGAGTGAATCAGATTGAGGGAAAGCTCGTGAACGAGCCATTTTCCATCATCATGGGGAATCTGAGGCTTAAGAAGACCGGACTTTCGATCGAGCTGAAGCATGAACAGTACTACAACCGATACGACGTAGCTCAGGTATACAAGAAGCCGACGGGATCTTCCATGTCGTCTTATAGAGAGATTGCCAAGTGCGTTGCGGATCATGTGGTGTCGATCGCAAATAGTTATCATGATCCAGAATTGCAGATTACGCACGATCTTCGGATGAAAGCCCGAGAGTGGTTGGTTTCGGAAGGTGTCATTCAGCGTCTCTCCACGAGTCTTTTCGAGCAAGCCAAGATTGTTGAGGTGATGAATGCGTAGCAGTACTACCCTTCATTATCATAACCTGCCTCAAGCCATCAGTGTAATCAAATCGGCAAAAGTATCCTCAGCCGGTTCTACCCTAAAGGGTAATTCGATTCAAGTAAGGGTTAAGTTTACGAATACGATGGGTCAGCCGTCGATCGGATATTTTTCGATCAATTCGAGTCGTATTTCAGACTACAAATTCTACGACCCTGGGTTTATGCGAAAATGCTTTCGAATGTCTGCAATCGGGTCGGCTGCTCGAAACCAGTATGATGACTGGGTTAAGGGAAATCCGGTCGAATTGCGTAGACTTCAGAAAGAAATCCTCGATGCGGCTAAGAAAGAATACTCAGAGGGTGAAGCCACTAGGCGCAAAAACGAAGCAGTTGTTGCTAAGTGCCGAAAGGCGCTTTCCGAGTGGATGATCCATTCCTTCAAGCACGGGATTGAGCAGGAGGAGATTCTAGATATCATGAGGGAGTCGCTCATCAAGTCTACGATGTCCGAGTGATGAAATGCGGAAGTCGGATGCGCCGTGCGTCTCATATGTGGGCGCACGGCGCGCTCATTTGTGGAGGTGAATTATGGCGAATCCGGTTCTTCTTGCGAAGTTTACAAATCCTGGTCCGGTTGCGAATGCGTTCATTAAGGAATGGAACGAGTATTTTAAGGGTTCTAAGTACGTCGGGCATGGTGCTAGTAAGACCGGTACCACCGCTTATGCGAAATTCTCCATTCCGGCTGTGAATAAGTTCAAGCTTTGTAAGGTTTCGATCCGAGTCCGCTATCATAGCAAACCGAGCGGAGTGTCTATCACTTCAGATGTGTGGGAGGCCTGGGCCAAACTCCGTGTCGAGAAGATCACGGACGGGGCGAGAAGTCGGAACATGTTCTACGATTGGACACGCAATTACACGGGAGAGTCCTCTCTATCTAAGCTGTTCAATGAGACCGGTGCCAATGGACACCAAGATCTATATGAAGCATTCTTTACGGCAGTCGGATTCATGCCGGAGTTAGATAAGGCTGCAAAGGATGTCGCCTCATCATCAACCGTCGAAGAGAAAAAGAAGATTCACGAAGTCAAGAGCGCGCTTTTTGACATTCGTGCACCTCTGCGTACTCTCCTCCGACACGGCATTGAAACTGAACAGTTGCATGAGATGATCAATCACGAAATCGTGGATCTAATCACCGATGGATGAAGCCAAGATTAAGGAAGTCATCACCGAGTTCGAAGGTTACCCAAAAGAATATAAGGATCAGATGCTACAGAGGTGGTGGGAAATTAGCCCATATCTGGACAATAAGTCCGACATGCTAGCCAAGACTTTATCTTGGATTGCGTACGCCTTTAACCATAAAGAAGAGTATTGGTGGTCTAGGGAAGCAATTTGGTTTCTGCACAAGAATGATCCTGAAGTATCCGTGTATGCTCTGGTTGATCAGTATGGGTATGATTGGAAGAACACAGTAATGCCGCAATTAAAGCCAGTGTTTGAAGTGATTGCTCACCCCAGCTTACTTGTCGGTGGAATTCACGGTTCCTGAAGCAAATCCGGAAGTCGCGTGCTGCGCGCGTTCTCTGGGTGGGCGGGCGGTCCGCCCCCATTATGGGAGAGATTAGATGGATCTCATGTCGATGATCGATGGCGTTCTGGCGAAGAATGGTGTTCCGGTTGCGGTCGTTCCCGAGCCGGTCTTGGAGAAGAAGGAGGATGTCGTCGTGAACAATGCACACGTCTGCGATGAGATCGTGGCGGCACCGAAGATGGTGGAGATTCCGCCGGACCAGGTCTATATGTACAAGGGCATGCGCCACAAGCTGGTGTTCGAGGGAGTCTGCTCCCACTGCGCGCACTGTGGGCAGCCTTTGACCGACTCAGAGTCCGTTGAGCGCGGTCTCGGTCCGATCTGCTCGAAGAAGGGCTACCTCGAGGAGGTCGTTCCCGTCGACGACACCGAGGCTCTCCTAGCGCTGGCTGAGTATCCGCAGCTGGTCGAGTACCTCACGGCGAAGTACAAGCCGCAGGGGAATCGAGCTCTCTGCAACGGTCTCGTCAGGACCGCTTCCTTGAACCGGAGGACCCCCGTCCACGCCGCTTGTACTGACGCGGTGGAGGCATTGGGCTACAAGCGGCTGGCTTCCGCCCTGCGCGAGTCCCTCTCCGTTGTGGAGATTTCGGACTCGAAGACGAAGCCCGACTGCTACGGCCTTTGGGTGAAGAAGTCCGACTTCTCGTGGCAGTTTTGGAACGAGTTGAAGGCTCTGAACGGGGTTTATATGACGCGGTACCCCGCACGCGAGACCGTCGTCCCGAAGGTGCATCGCCGGAAGCTGGCTGAACTCCTCTTGAAGTACTACGAGGGGCTTTGCGTGAAGACCCAGAACGGGGCTCACAAGATTTCCCCGGCATGGTTGGGGAAGTAGTGGGGGCAGTTTGAGCAATCCCCGATACGGGTTCGGCGGAAGGGAGACTCCTCTTCCGCCGAACCTGGGGCTTAGGGATTAAATTCTCAAAGGCTTTCGGGTCGGGTGTAGATAACTCGGTGCCCTTGACCCTCAGTAAGATCGCCTTATGAGGATTGTGGGGAACGTTAAAGACTTTGTTGAGATATCTGTGAGCCAAGTCCAATAGTTTTGAACCGCTAGTGTGTTCTCCGGCGGCAAGCTCGGCAGGAAACTCATGAACCTTTCCGTTGAATTCGAATCGAATGAAGAATTTGCGCATTGATCTCCCGTTCAGGTTCTACCGTAACAATACGGCTTAACAATGGTTCCCATTTACATTCTAAGATCTCGAAAGAGGGTCAATATGGCAGAGGATGGGTACTGGGCAAAGCAATTCCGTGATGGGGCACCCGAGGCAGTTGCGAAGTCATGGTTGAGCTCTGGCAATCATCAGAATCGAGTCTTGCACCACATCGGTCAAATAGGGATCGATAGACTAGTAGAAAAGACCCAGGGATCTTGGAAGCGTGAAAATCTGGCTAAAGCAGTGATCGAAGACATGAAGTTGGTACCAGAGATCATCAGGGATATTCAAAGCAGTAGCAATTTTGTCATGGGGCCTATTTTATCGGGCCTGTCGGTTAAAGATCAGATCAGCAAGAATGATATTCAAGCCAAGATGTGGCTTGACAAGAGCCCAGACCATGTGATTTTTTATGGTCCATATAGCGAGACGTTAGAGACATTTCTTATTTCTGAAGTCGGTAAGGTCATTTCGAATTCTGAATGGTTTAAAAAGAACATCAAGTCGATTCGAAGTGCAGCAGCCAAGATCAATGCAGTTAAGAAGGTAATGAACCAGTAATCTATTGTATCCATTTTGGGACAGGTACCCCAAATTCATAAACCAAGTACCTACCATGGAGAGTTAGTATGTTTAATCGTGTTCCGGTCCAGAACGACATCATGAACAACACTGTAGGTGAGACGTCTGTCGAAGGACGAATTATTCCGGTCGGTCGTGGCGGTGAAGCAATCGTGTTCGAAATTCCGATGGGGTTCTTCAAGATTGTAGCAATCGCCAACATTCCTGAGGAAGGCGCTGAGAAGGCGCCAGTCTACCTCAAGCTCAAGGTAGGCGATTTTGCGTATCAGCGGGCTCAGAATGCACAGGCTCGTGCGAATAGCCGCCGTGCCGCTCGACAGGCTCAGTACGCAAACAATGGACATGACTCGGACGTAGATGATGGTGATTATGAAGGTGATGATTCCCATCCCGCGTAAAGCGGCGCGGAAGTCTCGCGGTCGGCGCGTCCGATAGGTGGGCACGGGGCGCGAGTCGCGGTGGCGCGGGGATGATCTGGTGCATTGTGCACTGGACCTCCCCCGCAGCGAGCTCCCTCCCCGAATGGAGGCCCAAATGCAGACGCAGAATGGTTCGGCGCTCGAGATCCTCAAGTCACTCGGTGTTTTCCAGATGGTCGCTCCCCCGCAGGTCCCTGCCGTTTCGGATCCCGCACTCTCCGGCGCGGTTCGTGAGAAGAATGTGGTCCGTCTCGGCGAGGATCCCTCGATCCAGACCAAGGCGGAGCATGCGGCTCAGCTGAAGGCGGCGCTCGAGAAGGCGCAGTCCGACTTCGAGGCCATCCAGGGTGAGATCAGGGAGTACGGCAAGGAGAAGCGGGACGCCTTCAACGACCACTTCCGGACCAACATCACCACCGTTGCAATCCCATACGGTGATGAGAAGGCGGTGCAGGTCATTTGCGCCAACCGGTACTCGGTCAAGAAGGACATCATCCTGAACAACAAGGCGGCGTTGGGCTCGACGGTGAATGATCTTTTCACGATTGAGACCACGCGTTCGCTCAAGGCCAAGGGAGAGGACCTGCTTCGTCGGCTCCTCGTCGAGGTCGGTGTTCAGGCGAAGGACGTGGAGTTCGTCCTCAACGAGCTTACTGAGGTCGAGCACACGGTCAAGACGGTGGAGGATTACGAGCAGAAGGCCAAGCTTGTGACCGATACCGGAGTTCAGGAGATCTTGGCTCAGGCGGTCTCCCGCGCCTCCCCTGCTCTCAAGTTCGTCGGTTAGTTCTTAATCCGATGTGGGGGGAGGGGTCTAAGCGACCCCTCCCCCCACATCTTTCCTGGAGGTCCATATGGTCCCGAACGTTCTTGTCAGCTATGTTCCCCTATTCTATGGTCAGCCCGGAACCATCCTTGAGAAGGATGGTGAAGTTGAAAAGACCCTTAAGGATGCCTTCGATCAGGAAGTTGGTCACTCCAAGGGAGCTGCCTGGTCTCTCGAGGAGGATGGGTCTTCCGCCGTGACCCTGATTCTCGACAAGGCTACTGAGATTTCTAAACACTTGATGGCGTGGTCTGAGAATAAGCCGAGTGATTGGTTCACATTCCAGATCGTAAAGAATGACGGTGGTTACGCGATTGCCATCATGCCCGAAATGGAAAAGTCGATGGTGCGGTTCAAGTCGACCTACAAGGTGGCGGACGAGGAGGCGAAGTCGGTGCGAATCATCTTCCGACCGCTCACCTTCTCATCTGAGTCCGTATCAGCGCTCAATGGAGCGGAACCGAACATCAAGGACGAAATTCGGGTCTATGTGTTGGACGCCGATCTGGTGAACGAAAAGAAGTTCTCCCCGAATCATTTGAACCACCGGGTTGAATTAGGTAAGTTCAAGGTGGTTCGTGACGGTTTCGCCAAGCAGTACCTGGAAGAGATGATCGCGAGCGAAAAGAATTAGGAAACAAGAGAAATAAGTAAAGTTTGGGGACTTCTCCTTCGGGGGAAGTCCCCAAACTTTTATAAGCATATATGAGTATGGATTTATTTGAAAAAATTGCTAAAAGAATCGCTTCTAACTATAAGCGGCAGCGATTTACATGTAAGGGAAATCGTTGGAAAGTGCCGGATCTGCTTAACTTCATCAAAGAGCAGGAGATAGAGCTCGTGATGTATCCGGTCGCTCCATTATATGAAAGAGTGTCAACCTCTCCTGAAGGATACTTCGACGAGCCCTTTGAGAGCCCCGAGTTTATCGAAAGAGCCATGAAGTCCGATTACAACACCTATCCGGTCGTACTCTTTGATCTTCCAGATAAAATCCGGATCGCTGACGGAAATCACCGGGTGTATAAGGCGTTCAAGGATGGGGCAGAATTCATCCCAGCATATGTATTATCTGAAGAGCAGGTATGGCAGGCCCCGCACGCTCCCGTAGAAGAATCTGCTTCAGATTAGGTAATTGTTTAAAAACCAATAATTATTTTGAAAATCACCCGAATGACTCAGGGCTGGGACATGTCTTGGGTTGTATTATGACTTAACGGAAATTTCCTGAAAACTTAGTTTCTTTTATGGGAGAATCATATGATCGAAAGATACGCGCAGCCTGAGATGACTGAAATCTTCTCGGACCGGACTAAGTTAGAGCTCATGATCTCGGTTGAGAAGGCTGCCGCCTCGGCGATGGCTTACAAGGGCCTAATCCCGGTTGATGCCGAGATTGCTATCAATAACTACAAGGTCGATTTCGACGATGCGCTCCAAAGAATTCCTGAGATCGAAAAAGAGACTCGGCACGACGTCCTGGCGGTTTTGAAGTACCTAGAGTCGAAGATCGGTCCTGAGGGAAGGTACCTTCACCGAGGGATGACGAGCTCTGATGTCCAGGATACCGTTCTAGCCATACAACTCGTCCGGGCCGGGCGGATTATCTTGAAAGAGTCCAAGATTTTGAGGGATTTCCTTAAAGAAACTGCGATCAAGTACAAGAAGACTCCGTGCGTTGGAAGATCCCACGGAATGCACGCTGAGGTAACGACGTTTGGACTCAAGGTCCTCAGCTGGCATGGCTATGTTGCCAGGGCCCTCAAATTATTTGAAACGGCTCTGTCTGAAGTCGGTTATGGGAAGATATCGGGCGCCGTCGGAACTTATGCCCATCTGAGCCCTGAAGTCGAGGAATCAGCTTTATGGCGAATGGGTTTAAAGTGCCAATACCCTTCAACGCAAATTGTGCCGAGGGATCGGATAGCTAATTTGATGGCGGCGATGGCCTCGATGGGAAATGCGATTGAAGTAATTGCCCTGGAAATCCGCCATTTATCTCGAACGGAAGTTTCAGAGGTCGCAGAATCTTTTGCAAAGGGACAAATGGGCTCGAGTGCGATGCCCCACAAGAAGAATCCGATTGTTTCGGAACAGATGTGTGGTTTAAATAGAATCCTTAAAGGATATCTAATACCGGCCTTTGAAGACGTTCCCCTCTGGCATGAAAGAGATATCTCCCACTCCTCTGTAGAGAGATTGATTGTTCCAGACGCATTCCATATCTTGAAATACATGATCTCAAAGACAACTGGGATGGTTTTGAATTTAGTCGTGAATTCCGAAAGGATGGAGTCTAACCTAAGGATGACTCTTGGAAATATCTTTTCGGGATCGTTATTACTTAAAGTGTCCGATCGGGTCGGGCGGGACGAGGCCTACACGTACGTTCAGCAGTTAGTGCATACCGAGTCGACCCATTCGCTTAATTTCCGAGTGAGGAAAGACGAGAAAATTATGGGGTGGCTGACCAAGGAGGAGATTGAAGAGGTGTTCAGTATATCTCACCATCTAAGACATGTCGATGAAATATTTGACCGAGCTCTGAGAGATGGCTAAACCAAACATGCTTAAAATGAGTTGCACGATTCAAGATGGGTGGGGTTATGTCGAATTTTCCAAGCGGGCCGCATATGAGACCCAAGAGCTCATAAGAGATTGTATCCACGAGCAATCTAAGTTCGGCTATGGGATGGCGACCGTTCACCGTCTTTCCCGTATGTATATGGAACTGGATAAATCCACGAACCTCGAAATGCTGTCGAGGGAAGACTTGGATTGTCTCAGGAAGTGCCTTCCGACTGTTGAAATTGAAAACCAAATGAACTGGTTCTATCGGGCGAATTTCTTTAAGCCAGATCAGGGGAAGTTCAAAGAGGCCAGTCAGATTTGCAAATCAATGTTCTCGATTCATGAGGAATAACGAGACAGTCTCACTAAACGATTGTTCATTTTGAGACATTAATTCGTTCGAAAAACAAATCTCTGTCTAAGTATATGGCAGAGATTTTCACAGTATATGGCATATATTTCGTCAATGTGTGGCATATATTTTAACAACATAACGGATAAATCGCTGTGTTGAAGGAATTTAAACAGGCATTCCTACAAGCGTTCGTTGAAACCGTCGTTCGGGGTTATCCGGAGAAATCTAGATTCAAGAAGGTCAAATTGGAAGATAGATCCTGGAGCGTTTGGATACTCGAGACCAAAGAGGGGATGCAGCTCCTCTCTGTCCAGGGCTATATCGACGATGCAATTCCGGAAGACGGCTCGTTTATTGGCGCGTTTGAATTGTGTGGCAATCTTACTGAAGTCGAAGCGGACCAGATGATGGATCGAATTGCTAAAGAGAGATCTGCAAGCCCCTAAAATCCCGAAAAGAGAATATAATACCTATACGGGGCCGTTCAAACGTATATTTGATTTTTTACGGGTTTCGAGGTTTTTACGGGTTTCGAGGGTTTTGCAGGTTTTCTCCGTATTTAGTTTCGAGGTTTATCCAGGTTCCCGAGTCATTTGCGAGGTTTTACGATTGATGGGGGGGGGTTGTGCAGGTTTACGAGGGAGTGATGGGTTACGGAGGGTTTATGGGATTCCAGATTGCTTTACAGGGTTCCGGATATTTATAAAATTTCGTGAATTTGATGTGATATAACCGGATTGAGTATTGTCCGGTATGAGAGCCCGGTTTACCTTGACTCCCGATCCCGTACAATTTCGTCTTATGCTAAACGAATTTCCTCCACGTTCCTCCCGTAAGCTTCCCGTTTTGGAGTTAGAACCCCGTAACGTCTTCTTTAATCTATCTCGTTCCGAAGTCCTTTTAAGCGGTTTCGGAACCGTTTCGGTTTCTCGTACCGATTCAACCCCGTTTCGTCCTTCCTGTGTTGTCCGAAGGGTGTTCCTTGCCTTTCCTAGGGGGTCTCGATTCGACTTGATTATCGAGTTCGTCGGTAAGACTTCCCGCAAATTAATATAATTATTATATCGGCTAAATGAGGCCCATATAGTGTGGCGCTTCCGACGTTTTCGGAATTCTAAGTGTCTAATTTATCGATGAGACCCTAATAAGCCGTGGAAACGGATCCGATCGATTTTGACGAATTCGTGAACCGCCGTTCATACCTGAACGAAAGTTCATGATAAAATTGTTACCCGATATCTATATACCGTTCATTTATCCGATCTTCCGAAGCCGTTTACACTTTTACTAAGATCTCATCGATATGAGCTTAATTGAAAAGATCGCTTCTCGAATTTCACGTTTAGCCGCCTTGGTTGAAATCGTCGATTTAAGTCAGATGAAGCATCCAGAGGATCTTGATAACATTCAGATCTTCGAGAAATCCGACCCCAAGTACGATTCGGTTTTTAAATTCTTCGAGACCTTTGACATCCCCGTTAGCGTCTTCCGCGTCACCCAGACGGTCCCCGGATATTTTAACAAGACCCCAGCCGAATTCCTCGAGACCATCCGGAAGATCCACAATCCGAACGCCATCAACGTTATCCACACCGAAACCGCCGATATGTCTCCCGGATGGGTCGCACACGACTTATTCCACGTCTTACTGGAGCGCAACCCCGATCACGACATTCTCGCGGGCGTCATAGGCGATAACGTTTTGGCGGGTTTACTCGATCTAGATCAGTGGCGCTCTGAATTTGATCGAGCATTCCGCAAGGATTTTGCCACCGCTTTATCCGAATATTCCGAAGGCGCCGACATTGAAACCGGTCCAATATCCGACATGGTTATGCGGTACATTTCGGACACACGTCTCAAGAATAAGTTGGTCTCAGTCAAGCTCAATCAAGACACCGATATGTACCCAGATCTCTTCATAAGTTGGGTCCTAAGGAACGGTCAATATCGTTCGGTTCCTCTCCGGTACGTCTCGACCTATCTCAATAAATTCGATAACTCCGAAGGTGTGGAACTCGGGAACACTTCGAATCCTGTATTCTATGAAGTAACAGTCGGATTTAATAAAGGGCGCGATGCCTACGGCTATCTTGGAGCCTTTAAGATACTTCCAGACGATCCATCACTTCCCGCACTGACCGAGACTCTCGATCGGTTTAATCGGACCGCTTACGACACAGTTCGAAGCAATTTCCAACGTTTCATCGGTCGTGACTTCATCGTTTAAGGATTCGACTTGACCTCCCCAGATTCGTCCTCGATCGCGAAGGTTCAGCAGAATCTTCAGCGGATCCAAGCCTTTAACGATTACATATACAATAACGGCGGTTCCTATATCGCCAATTGTTACTTGCTTCTGACCGCTCAGGACGACCATGACCCCGGTCTCCAAGTCGGCATCGATCTTCTCGAGGGTGCTTTCGGCGTCGTCGGATCCTTCGGCGCGTTCGGCGGTTTCGCCGCCTGTTTTATGTGCGCTGAGGTCTCCGCCTGGACCTCAGATACTCCCCCGAACCTAAATTCGACTTTCGCCGACATGACCACACGGTTCCAGAAGTCGTCGATGGCTTTCGACTATAAGTGCGCTTTATATGCTTCCGATCCGGTCACTTATTGGGATAAGACCTTCACTTGGAACGGTCAGACCATCACGCTTGGCGATCTCGCCACAATCGACTTTCCAGCCGAATCTGACCCGCAGTTCTTCCCGATGGCCGAGGCCTCTCTCGAGTCCCTTGATATCACCATATGGAAGACCGTCCTTCGGCAAAATTGTTGGCTAACCCTTTGGCTCACGAACGGGGCACCAGAGAAGCTGTATGTCGATGATATCCTAGCCTGGGATGAGAATTATATAGCTCTCCATCCCGCATGGTACTGCACATGGGAATGGCATAATAAGTCCGGTCTCTTCGACTCTTCCTATTGGGCCGTTAAGGAATGGAACCTGAATTTCGGGTCGGGTCGATATAAGGCTAATAACGTCCCGGATGCTGCCTGCGATTATCTCTTCACAGACTCTTCGGACGGACACGTCATAAATCCGGAAGGTCTCGCTTCCCGCCGTGATGTTTTTGAAAAATGGGGAATCCGAACCGACATCGTGTCCGAATGATATCGATTTTCGCGTCTTAATTTGTATATATACTTAGGAGACCCTTATGGACCTAAAGAATGTCGCAAACCGCATCGCGAGATCCGGACACACGGCTGGTATCCTAGACGACGCATACGCCTCAATATATCGGGTCCTAAGCGGAAAACCCTCAGACTCTCAGATTAAGAGCACCCTCAAGGACTTCGCCACGAGTCTTGATGAGGCTCTAGGCGACCTTTGCAATAAGGTCTTTAAAACCTACGCCGATCTCGATCGAGCAGGTCACGGCATTATGGTGACTTATAAAGACATTAAGTCGGGTTACCAACCTCACGATCGGATCAAAGACTATACTTCCTATCTCGCAAAATCCTTTAGAGAGTTTAGAGAAGCCAGCGAAGCCTTAACCAGGGCGGTTTCTGAGGTGCAAAAATCGCCGGTCCTTGCGGAGATGAAAGATAAAGCCTCCCACGATAACCGCTTTAAAACCATAGTCAAGGCGGTTGAGTCGATCAAGTTCCCGTCAATCGATGACTCTGAAGCTTACGGAGTTCGACCAAGCCAGTCACTCCCTAACGATTTGTCGATCGGCAAGATCTACGACAATATTGAAGTCGCTTATTCTTGGTACACCAACTGCCTGCAGCCTGGGAAATCTATACCAAACCAAGCCAACGACATGGTAAAGAAGATACAGTCGACCATTGAGAGTCTACCTAGGGTGATCGATTCAGTCAAATTCGTACCTGGCCGAAACCAGTAGGCTCACCAGATCAAGGCAGGTCACAATTCTGATTTGACCGGTGTATTCTGAATCATGCGACACATACTATCTGTAGCTGCTGTCATACTGATGTGTGATACTGATCCGAAGACGTGCTCGGACTGTATCGATTTCTGTCATCCCGCCACCTTAAAGCAGTGTCTGCCGTACAATGGCGGCGTCACCTGCGTATGTAATGACGACGCATTTCGGAAGCCGGACATCAAGCCGAAATTACCGGTCAGATAGACTCGCCGCGATTGCCTTCTTGAATTTAGTGGTTGACCATCCGTGTGATCGGTCCATGTATACTATCTTCCCACAATATTCTTGACCAGTAGCATATTTCCCTATATAGTCATCTCCTAATATCCGGATGTCGAACATATGGTGTTTCATAATAGCATATAGATCTGCTTCCGTATCATATTCAATTACTTCATCTATATGGCGTATAGATAGTAGCATCATCTTTCGATCGTTAAGTGATAGTATAGGAGGCAGTTTTTCCGGACGTTCATATGATGGATCGTTATGTAATGCAATGGTCAAATGGTCACAATGAGCTTTTGCCTCTCGGAACATGTGGATATATCCGGGATGCAAAACGTCAAAATTACCGGCAATTATACCTTTCATTGTTTGTCCTCTGTAGAGTATTAAAACCCAGGAGAATTAAATGATCCTAGCAGACTGGATTTCAGAGAATACCGAAAACACGAAAGTTACGGTAGAATTCGGGTCCATGTTTTTTGATAAATTAAGTCATAGCCAGTCTTTAAAGAAGATAGGAATAGAAATTCATAAGCCATACATAGATCGAGCTAAATATTTTGATTGTTTAAAAATATGCGGGGACTTTAAGAACTTTGAAGACTATATCGCGGAATCTGATATGGACGTGGCTATGTTTATCGATACCTTAGAACATTTAAACCGATCGGAAGCTTTCGAGCTCATGAGTCGTGTGATGCAGAAATTTAAAAAAGTCATTCTAATGATTCCAGAGGGTTTGCATGAGCAACATCACGACCATTTTAACCTTGGAGCAGACAAACATCAGACACATCGAAGTACATGGTTCCGTGATGATGTTGAAGCCCTAGGATTCTCGAATATCGTAGTCGACCCTATTTTCCATCGTGGATCAAAGTCTCCAGGTTGTATCTTCGCAGTTTGGGAGAAACAGCGTGCTTGATTTGACTTCAGTGCCGCATTTTAGGTTTGCAGTTAAAAAGCACGGTGCTCCGATAATATATGATTCAGGAACATCTTGGAAGTTAACTAGTATCCCAAAGGAGGCTCACTTCTATTGGGGATCTTCCTCTATGCCATTTTTAAGAGCTATGACTATAGTATCATTCGCTAAACACAATCCTGATTGGTCCATTAATCTGTATATTCCATCAGCGGTTAACAATAAAGGTAGCAACGGGTACAATATTGAAGCATCCAGTCTATCGATCGACGATAGTATCGCAGAAGTCATATCGATTCCGAACTGCACCATCTGGAAAACGGATTGTTTACTGGAAAAATCCGCAAACATGACCGAAGTCCAGAAATCAGATTTAATTAGATGGGCTTTATTAAGCCATGTTGGCGGAGCTTGGTTTGATATGGATATATTATTCCTAAATCCGATAGGGTCTATCTATTTCAATACAGCTGAGAATTCATCGACTGATACAGTAGTATGCTTCGATCATCGACATGGGGGAGAGATGTTATATGGCGCTTTATTCTCATCGGTTAATAATAGGTTCTTCTTAGATTTATTCTCGCGTTGTGTCCTTAATGATGACTTGCATAACCATTTCTCGCTGGGCGCCCGGATGATAAAGAATTTGGGTATCACCGCTTCTACAATTAATGATCTTTATCGCGGCTTGAGTATAGTGTCTATGAATTTAGATAGTTTTTACTTAAAAAGTTATAAGGAAATGCGAACCGTCCACGAGCAGAATTGTTTTCATGAATATCTTAACCGACAGTGTATCGGAATACACTGGTTTGGTGGACTGACCATGTCTGCGGAATCAATACGGAGAATTACTAAACAAAACTACGATGACTTCGACGACACTTTATGTAAGGCAATTAGTCATACTATGAGAGCATAGCTAATTTATTCAGGTAAGCATATAAATGAAAGGTGTTTGGACTTGCTCACACAGACCGCGTAATGCATTTGAACGATCCCCAATCTCTACCTTGATTAGCCACCAGTGTGTTAGAATCCCTAAACAAAGCGAACAGTTTATCGTTTAAGGGTAATTTAGACCAGTGGCTACGTGGATGACATAGATGAAGCCCCGATATCTCTTCATCTAGTATTAGCTCCACTCCAGAGAGTCTCACGCGACGAATGAAATCATCGTCCTCATATCCTTGTCCGTTCATGAATAGCTCTTCAATTCCTTGGATCGCAACGAAATCCTGTTTACGCATGGCTCCGAGGAAGTATGCACAATCCCTCCAATTTGATCTATTGCATACGGCTTCTCCGCATTTAATCGAGTATTTAGACTTCAGGAAGGTGCTCGAGAAATCCGTGGATATGAACGGTTTGACATTTTCTGCTGGTTGTTCGTTTATCCACGCATAAACGAATTTCTTTTTTCCGTCTTTAAACTGGTTTTTTATTTGTTCAACATTCGTAGTTGCGTTTACGACTTCTGGTGATGTTAGTACTATTATGTCGCCTTTAGCTTTACGGACCGCGATGTTTTGCTGTAGTGCTGGATTAATTTTTTCTAATGAATGAGTTAGCTTCAAATCAATTAGTTTATGATCTACAAAGTGTAACTGAATTTGTAGACCCAATTCTCGGTATTTTTTGACTAGAGCGCATATAGGTGCTGTATCTGAGGAATTATCGGCGATAACCACCTCGAAATCTTTATCCGTTTGGTTTGCTAGCGATGATAAATTGATTTCGAAAAGGTCCGTTCGGTCTTTATGCGCTATACAATAGCTTATCATTTTCCGGACCCTCTTTCGAATTACCGAGTCAATTTAACAGACAGAATATCTAGAAGAGTTTTAACGAAGTCCGAAATGATCTTACAGGATTAATATGCACGCCTAAGTCGCCTGCTCAAGCATAGGTGTTTGGTTTTAACGAGCGCGCACACAAGAGGTAAAACGGGTACGGTTCTGATAAATTATTGTTAATTTACTCCATAAAAATACAACAGGGGATATCATGGGAGGCAAAGTAATCGTAACCGGAGGCGCCGGATATGTTGGTTCATTTATATGTCGAGACTTAAGACTTAAAGGATTCGATCCTATCGTCGTCGATGATTTTTCAACCGGATTCAAAGAGAACGTAAGATTTGGAGAATATGAGCGGTGTGATTTACGTAATTATATGGAAGTCCAGAGGGTCTTTGAATCAATTAATGCCACAGCTGTAGTTCACGCTGCAGGATCGGTATCAGTAGAAGAGTCGGAGAGAGATCCTTCTAAATATTTCAGAAATAATGTGACGACCACAATAAACATACTAGATGCTTGTGTGAATTTAGGTGTAAAAAATGTAGTATTTAGTTCTACGGCTGCCGTATATGATGAGTCAAACGCCGATATAGATGAGATGTCCGCGATTAGGCCAGTATCGAATTATGGTGTATCTAAACACTTGGCGGAGAAGATTCTGGAATCTTACTACAGGAGCTTTGGTCTTAATGTCATAATCTTTAGGTATTTTAATGCATCGGGAGCGAATCCGGGGTTAATGCTCGGTGATCTTAGGGCCAACAAGACACATTTGATCCCCAGAGTGGTCGAAAATGCTTTATCGGGAATCACCACCATAATAAACGGCAATGATTTTAATACCTCAGATGGTACTACAGTGAGAGATTATATTCATGTTGAGGACATAGCTTCAGCGCACTCCAAAGCTATCGAATTTTTGATGGATAAATCGACGTTCTATGACACCTTTAATCTCTCTACAGGTGTTGGGACAAGTGTTAAAGAGATAATCGATGTCGTCGGACGTCGATTATGTGTGTCCGAAGCTTCTTGGTTCTATAGGTATGGTAATAGAAGACCGGGAGACTGCCAAAAGCTCACTTCCGGATCAGAGAAAGCGAAAAGGGCATTAAATTGGATGCCTACCAAGTCCCTTAAAGATATCATCGAAGATACTATAGAATACTCGAAGGCGAGAGGTAATTTCATGAAAAACGCAGGTCAACCGTCTCCTTATAGTAGCATATCACCAAATCAGTCAGCAGAGTGGATTGCTGGATACGCCGCTGGGCATGCAAACGCAATGTCTCAGATGCATGCGTTGATATCTAAGATCATAAGAGACATTGAGGTTTCAGAAATCAGTAAGCAGGAAATAATTAATAAACTCACTAACGCTTTGTGAGGAATCGATGTTTATAGACTCGAGTTCGGTATCAAACCCTCAATCTTTTTCGTCTAATACAATCACGATCACCACAGGCTCTTCATCTCTAGGCGGCGTTCAGACCCTACAGTACTCACCACCACCCATTACCTTCTCGAAAGACTATGTGAAAAGTCTCCTGGATATGATAGAGGCAGATCAAGAGTTATCTGCTCAGTTCGCTCGCATCATTGCATCTACGCTACATAACGAATGATTCATCCTACAGACCTGCAAGATTTGAAGTTACAAACAAGCCGATTTTATGCGGTATCTACAGACACCGCTAAAAACCTTATATGTGAGATACAAGGTTTTCACAGAATCTTAGAGCATCTTGCAAATGTCCTGAATATTAACAAGGATGAATTATATTCAATGTCGCCCGACCAAATATGTGTCCTTATATCGAAGAAACTTTCAAGGCCGGAGTCAAAAAGTCATGATGTGGACTAAAGACTCGTTGATTACGAATTTATCATATAGATACTTTCAGATGTAAACAAATTAACCAGAGTTATCGTTAAATAGAGATCACTATGGCGACGTTAAAATCGAATTCTCGACTCGGTATAAGCCCTGTGTGTAGCTCCATGGTGGCCTGCGACGGCATAACGGTTACCAACGGTAAAGATATTTGTGCTAGGTGTTTAAAAGCTTTGGCGAAGCGTAATGCTCCTCCAAAGCCACTCCGTGGCGAGTACTTATCTGCAACAATGGATATTAAAAAGAAGAAGCTTTGACTAGTTTTAGACTGATGATCACAGTAATAGGGACTTCACCCCTGTGATGATCGTGTCATCGTGGTTAGCCTTGTACCAGTTAACCGGAAATCCCATCGATTCTACAACTGCCCAAATATTCACCTCCCACGTAATCCGGGGTTTTATTGATTTAATGATATTCTGGGTAGCTATATGGAAATTCTTTAATGACTCCGAATCACTCGAGAGAACACCACCACAAAATCTCCACGAAATTTCGTGAATGTGATTTGTCTTTGAATTCCAGCATCCTGGAATCGTAACACCACTTGGAAGTCGATCGAATTCGACCAAATATTTTAAATGGTCTTTGTTTTTTATGACGTGCGATATTCCGAAATCTACCCACGTTACGCGAGGAAGGTCGTACCGCTGGGCTGCTTTGACACAAAATTCAGTCTTCGCGTTTTGAATGATGTGAAAGTCGAGAGTGTTTTTAGTCGGATTATCGGAAACATAAACCTCCGGATTTTTTAAATCCATAAGCTTAAACGTATCCAATTCGCGTAGATCAGTCGGTATTAAATTCACATGCGACGGAAAACGCGGAACATCTAGATTCTTGTCGAAAAATACCACGATCGGCAAACCTGTGTTGACCAAATCATTAAAGTATCTAAGGTAAGAATCGATGGGTCGGGTCGTATGGCCGTCTCTTTGAGCGAAAAATGAAGTAACTAACATGGGATACCGGAGTTTCTAACCACTTCTAAACATGAATTTAATAAGTCTGGTCTGTTAGATTCTTTGATTCGTGTGAGGCATTCAAACACGTTTTTCGTGTTTTTGACTTTAACGTTATTTTCAATGATAGAAATGTAATCAGCAGGATAGCATCTAAACAGCTCCGGATTTTCGTGATAAACTTGGAACATTATCTGTTCGTCTGCGTGTCCATATCCAAGCTCGACCATTTCATTGAATTTCGACATTGCATGGTCGCAGTATAATTTCATATTCTCGATGCTGCCAGACCAAAATGTTCCTCCAAGGCCTGCGTGACCGTAAGCATAATACTTTTCGAGATCTCCTAAAAGTGAAGGCGAGTGAGAGTTCAGAATAGCCACGTTCATCTGGTCGATATTACTATCTAATATCAGATCTAAGTCTTCTCGTCGAACGTCGCATGTTTTATAAAGCCCGAAATCCGCCCAAGCAAAATGACTCGAACCAAAAAGATCCAGATCGACTGCTTTGGAAACAAACCAAGGCTTACTGCATGTTAAAGCAAAATATTCAGGAGTATTTCTAGGGTCCGGGTTATACTGTCTTCTGTGCCTATCTGATCGAATTTTATCTAGGAGTCTGTAGTTCGGCAACAAAGATTTCGGTACGGGGATAACTACCGATCGGTCCGATCGGCAAAGAGATCTTATGTGAGATCCCATATCAGGTTCACAGAAGGTCACGATGTTGCAACCATTATTCAATAATTTTTGCCCGCTTTCAAGGTATGTCCTGATCCGATCCGACTGAATTGGATTATCATCAAGACGATAAAAAGCAGTAACTAAAGTAAAGTTATTTGTGGCCATAAATGACACTACCGAGAGACCTAAATGAAAATATATGATTGCTTCATGTTTTTCGCGGAATTCGAAATACTGGAATTAAGACTACAAGAATTGAACGACTCGGTTGATTATTTCGTTCTTACGGAGTCGAATAAAACTCACGCTTTGAGGCCTAAGCCTTTATATTTTAAGGAAAATAATCACAGATTCGAACCCTATCGAAAGAAAATAATCTACATCGAGAACTTAGATACGAACAAGTATTCGGGAGTTTGGTCTAAAGAAAATGCGGATCGCAATAGCTTATCTCGAGGTTTAGTCAACGCAGACCAAGAAGATATTATTATGATTTCAGACGTCGATGAGATTCCCGATATAAGTAATTTAGATCTTGGTTCTGTTTCTAAACCCATTACTTTAGACATGGAATACTACAACTACTACGTTAATTGTCGTAAGAACAGGTGGTGGCCCGGTACGACGCTTCACAGGTTCAGCCATGGTCGCGACCCCCAATGGTATAGAGATAACAGAGTGGAATTCCCTAGAGTGCAGAACGGTTGGCACTATTCGTATCTTGGGGGTTTCGATCGAATAAAAGAGAAGCTCAGGCATGCTCCAGATTCGATTGAATATCGCCATTTCGACTACGTTAGCGACAATTCAAATGGGGAACTAATTAAGAAACGTTTGGATGGTATGCAGGATATCTTCGGTAGAGGTGGTGATCAGACTATCAGGGTCGTAGATGCATTTGAAGGTCGTAAACCACGTAGCTTACGCGAATGGACTCAGAAGTATCCCTACATGATAAGGACGGACTTGTAATGATCGATGTGTCGCTATGTATTCCATGCGGCGCAAAGCATGTGAAATACTTGCCTGCCGCCTTGAACTCTGTGCTTACAGCTCCGGTGTTACCGGACGAGATCATAGTCTCGGTGTCTGGATGTGAAGACCAAGAATTGGTTCGCAGCATTCTTTCGTCTGTTAGCTTCCCTCGTTCTTTGGTCTTGAAAACCTTCATCTATCCTGAACAAAGAACGGCTGGACGAAATAGAAACGACTTGGCTGAGAAAGCGTCTTGCTCGATTATCTCATTCGTTGATGCTGATGACTGGTCTCATCCACAGCGAGTGTCCACTATAAAAAACATCTTTTTATCTGATGGCATTGTTCACCTCAATCATGGTCTAACATTATGTCCACCGCATCCTTACGATTCTTTCAGGTCGACGAAATATGATAGTGTCGAAATTATCGATTTAAAACCCGCTCGCGAATTTCTAGCGAAAATAGGCTCACCCAGACTAATGGGAGGTTACGGGAATTTTGAAAGAGTCCCAGGATGCCGTAATGATTTCGGCGTTCATAATGGAGCGGTAACCGTGCACAAAGATGTGTTTAAAAAGGTCAAGTTTAAGGAATCTCGCCGGGACTGGATCATAGCTGAAGACCAGGACTTTAACTATGAGGTTATGTTCCGATTTAATAAGTCGGTGCTTTGTCGAAATTCTCTTTATCTTTATAACCTTAGTGACCGGCTTAACGGAGGGTACTGATGGAGAACGTTATTTATTGTTTCTGGACTGGGTCGAACCCCATGTCCGAAAATAGAAAGCGTTGCTTATACAGCATTTTAAATGCAGGGGTCGAAGTAAGACTTGTAACCCCACAGAATCTTTCAAATTACGTGCTTCCCGATCATCCGCTACATAAGTCGTATGACTTACTAACGCCTGTTCACAAAGCGGACTACTTGAGAACTTACTTCATGCATTTTCATGGTGGCGGATACACTGATATCAAGGAAACCAAGGTCTCATGGAAGCCGTACTTTGACCTCCTTAGGAATTCCGAGAAAGTATTGTGTGGATATAAAGAGGTAGGCCCTAATGGCGTAGCAGTTGTGGAAGAACCTCTTTATTCCTTTTTAAAGACAAAATGGGAAACGCTTCCAGGAAACTGCGCTTACATATGTAAACCTCGAAGCATCATAACTACGAAGTGGCTTCATCAGTGCGAACATATTCTGGATTTGAAGTATGAACTTCTATTAAAAAACCGGCCTACTGATTACCGAGACCACTACGAAAAACCTATGGGTAACTTCTTAAAATCCAACTATCCGCTTCGCTGGTCGGAGATTTTAGGTAGTGTGTTTCAGCCCATAGCCTATCTTCACAGGGATTTGGTGGACTTAAGCCTACCACCTCCAAATTTCAATGGTTATTGGTAACCGTTATAACCAATAAGACTTCGGAGGCAATTGATCATGACACAGAATGAGCTGAAGCAGATTTCAAATGCGTGTAGTAAAAAGATGTTAGATTTAAGAGAAGCGAATTTTAGCTCTGATCCATTCAGTCATTTTTACGTCGATAACTTTTTTCCAGCAGAATTCGCTGAAAAAGTCCTCAATAATTTTCCGCCGCTAGACGACGCTTCCTGGGAGTTGTCTCAAGAAAAAGACATTGAAATAAAGTATAGATCGACTTGGAGATCAGAGTTCGACATACCTGAAGAAATCGTTAATGCAGTAAGAATTCTTAACGGTGCCGAATTTCTTGAGTCCTTATCGAAAGTGATGGGAGTAAATAAGATAATTCCAGATCCGTATTTTACGGGCGGTGGATTAAATGTCAGCTCCAAGAGCGGACTTTTAGATGTGCACGTAGATGGGAATTATCACGATGCAACCGGCTTAAATCGTCGTTTAAATGTTCTTCTTTATTTAAACAAAAATTGGGATCCGGAATGGGGAGGTCAATTCGGGTTATTCGATGAGTCAGGAGATAAATGTATAAAGAAGATCGAACCAATCTTCAATAGGTTAGTAGTTTTCGAGACTCACGATCGCAGTTTTCATGGCTTTCCCGAACCACTTAAAGTGCCAGATGGTGTCACCCGTAAATCGTTGATTTTATATTATTACACGGTTGAGAAGCGTCCGGGGCATCTCGTAACGGTTGAGGAACCCCATAGCGCGTTATGGAAAAACAGAGCTTTTCATGATAAGCGTGGTAACAAGACCAGGAATTTCACATAGCTGATATTTGGTCTCGAATTTTCGGTATCTGGAGAAAGTCATTTAAAGTGTGAACACTTTTAAGCGTTCTGTTAATGCTTATATCTGTGTTGTGTGGCATTATATCCAGATTTAGATGGAATTTATCAGCGATGGCTTGGACTAGTTCATATTTTGAAATGGAGTCGGAGAATAAATGAACGGCCCCATTTTGATATTTCTGGTGTTTGACCATCGAATATATGCAGTCTGAAAGCTGCTTCGTCGTCATGCCGTTCCACATGTGATTCATGTAGCCGTTTATGCGACCTCCATTTTGGGATTTCACCCATTCAACAAGACCCTTACTGCCAAATCGTTCTTCCCCAATTATGCTCGTTCTAATGGTCATTACATTTATGGGCTCCCCAATTGATTTCGACTTTCCGTATAAATCTAAAGCGTTGTGGGGATCTTTCTCGTCGTAATTTCCTTTCTTGCCGTCATAAACACAATCTGTACTAATGTGGAACAATTGGATGTGGTTCGCTTTGCAATAATTCGCCAATTCTAGAGGAAAAACGCCATTTATCTTAATGGTCTCAATCGGGTCAATTTCAGCTATACTTTTCACTACCCCGATACAGTTAATAATTATGTCGCTTGAGCTTAGAGCGTTCAAAGAGCATGTTTTAGGATCAAATTTGATGAATCTAGCATCTTTAAATACAGGCTCATTTCTAGTCGAATGAATGACATCTACATTACGAGACTGGAAATATTTAACCAGTTCATAACCGAGCATACCTCTTGCGCCTAGCACTACGATTCTCATATGTAGCACCCTCTCACCAAGAGCTCTTTTGCCTTCTCTATATCTTGAACTTCGGATGAGTCGAATTTAAGCATCGTCGTCTTGCGAATCGTATTGTAATTAATAGAACGATTGCGGGAAATTTCAATTTGAGGCTTCACGTATAAATATTGATTTCCATATTCGTACGCGTCCGCGCACTCGGACTCTGAAACTAGAGTCTCGTGGATCTTCTCTCCGGGTCTGATTCCTACTATGTTTATTTTAGTATCTTTATTTCCGTGCGCTTGTATTAGGCATTTGGCAATGTCGGTGATTTTAAAACTCGGCATTTTCATGACATAGGTGCCCACTCCGCACTCTCCACTAGCAGCCTTGAACAACAGCCCGACCGCTTCGGGAAGAGTTAGGAAAAACCTTGTCATTCGTTCATCGGTTATGTTTATTTGGTTGTACTTTTTTATCTGTTCGATAAACAACGGCACAACCGAACCATTCGAGCCGAGAGCGTTCCCGCCACGAATACACTGGAATTCAGTGCCTACGGAGCTTGAATTCGCAGTAATAAATATTTTTTCGGCTATCGATTTGCTGTAACCGTATAGATTTATAGGAGCACACGCTTTATCTGTCGAAACCAGTATGGCTTTCTCGACTTCGGAAGATATGCAGGCATCGCGTAAATTTGTGGTTCCTTGAATGTTAGTTTTAATGAACTCGTCAGGATTAGATTCACCAATCGGTACATGTTTCAACGCTGCTAAATGAAACACTATATCAATGCCTTTAGTAGCTTTGATTAATGAGTCTTTATCTCTAACATCACCGATGACAAATTCTAATGATGCGTCTGGTATTGACCGCTTCATCATGACTTGGGCATTCTCGTTACGAGAATAAACCCTGACGAGAGATGGATTATGATTCCTTAGAAGCTGACGGGTTAGTTCATGGCCCCATGATCCCGTTCCGCCTGTGATGAGGATGCTCTTCTTGTCGAAATTCATATTTTATCCGATATGATTTGACTAACGTTTTTGGACACTTGAGGTTCTAAGTACTCTGGAGGAATGATCCATGATCGTTTATCCATTACCATATTCAGACTGCTAAGAATGTTGTCTGGATCGTAACCGCTACAAATAGTAGAACCAGCGTCCAGCAATTCCTGTCGCTCCGTCACCGGTCTTAAAGTGACAGAAGGTATGCCCAATAAACAACATTCCTCAGGAACAGTCCCGGAATCAGAGAGAACTGCCGTAGCTTTTCTTTCAATATGTTGGAATTCAAGAAATCCGCAAGCATCACGGAGTATGACGCGATCGGGGATTGCTACTACCGATGCCGAAAGTTTCGACTTTAACCTGGGGTGAACCATTAAAACGCAGGGCAATTCTAAATGCTCTGCACACTTCCCCAGTCCTATGATGGTATTCTGGAGATTCTTAAGGTTATCGACGCATTCGGATCTATGGAGAGTAGCCAGCAAAAATCTTTCCGGCATTGGGAATTCTGAAATGCAGCGTTTGTCTTTATAGAAATTCATTACTTCTAGGATCGGATTTCCAACAACAAAGCTGTCTGCTTCCGTTCTTCCGCACTTGTATAGGTTTTTTAGCGAATGGTTAGTGTAAGCAAGGTTAAATGCTGAAGTAGCGTCTATAATTTTTCGATTGCGTTCTTCCGGTACTGAGTCATCCCAACAACGGTTACCTGCTTCAAGATGGAAGACTGGTACTCCATATCGTTCACAAATTATAGCCGAAAGACCTGAGTATGTGTCTCCGAGTATTACGGCACCATCTGGTTTTTCGGTTATCAGGATCTTTTCAACTTGAACCAAGAGATGTGCTAAATACTCGCCGGTAGTAGATCCGCGTGTAGTCAAACGGTAATCCGGCGTCCTCATATTCAAGTCAGACCAGAATATTGAGTTTAAATTTGGTTCGAAATTCTGCTGAGTGTCTACCAATATCTGCTGGAAATTGCGGTCTAATATTCTACTGATTACCGACAGCCTGATGATCTCTGGCCTTGTTCCTACTATTGTAATTAATTTTTTCACTTCAGATGACCTTTACAAGCATGCACGACGAGCCCCATTCGAAACCACGATTGGCGACTACATCTCTCTGAGGGTTAAAGGTCTTATAGTACTCCTGATTTACGAATTGATTAGAATCTTTAGAATAAGATCGATCATGGGCCAAATGAATACCTGCTACCGAATCGTTTAGAACACATTTCATTCCGATAAGTTGCACTCTACGTCCGAAGTCTATGTCCTCCCAACCAACGCCCGCCATATATTTTTCATCGATACCGCCAAGAAGAGCAAAGTTTGATCGTTTCATTGCTCCCAGATAGTATTGATAAGCTTGGAAATCTTCATGCCTACACCGAGCCGATCTTTTCGAAAGATTTTCCTTGCATATTGATTTAATGGTGCTTACTGAAATTCCTTTTTCTACCTCGGAAGCCACCATTTCTTTAGGGCGTTCATCTAACCATCCATACAGAAAGTGATTCACATGCTCCGGATTTTTAAAATATTCGCGTATCTTCTGAACGTTGGTTGTTGCGTTTATGACTTCTGGGGAAGACAAGACTATTACATCGCCCTCACACATTTTAAATGCAAAATTCTGGATAGCAGATGGGTTGACATGCCCGTCATATCTTCGTTTAAAAAACGGCGATCTGGTCGGATCCACGATGGCTGCTTTAATTCTTAATCCTTTTTTACGATATTCTTCAACAGCAGCGACCCAACCACCGGGATTATCAGAATTATCGATGGTGACTATTTCAAAGTCTATATCAGACTGACGTAGTAATGATTCTAGGTTCACTAAAAATAAATCGCTTCTATCTTTGTGAGGGTATATGAAAGAAATCATTTTATATCCTATCTATATGTATCTTACTAAGATTGATTCCGAACCCATACCATACTCCGTCCTACCACCGGGAGCATCTTTCGGGTTAAATTCGAAAAGTAATTTTCTATTTATGTAGTGATACTTATGCCACCAAGTTTTTTCGTGGCTGAGATGAATTCCTGCTACATTTTCTGATATTTTCGGAACAATTCCATGCATTTGAATCCTTCTAGCAAAGTCATCGTCCTCACAAGCGACTCCTTGCATGTAACGCTCATCAATTCCCCCGATCGCTTCAAAATGCTTTTTAAGTAAAGACCCGAGATAGTAATTGCAAGGGTTAAATGACTCCGGTCTGCATTTTGAGCTAGCTCGGGTCCAAGGGCCGCAAAATGCTTTTATAGTCTCATAAGTTAAATCAGCTTTCCTTAAATCTGCTGTTTCCTGAACCGACCTGTCATCAACCCAACCATATAAGAATTTAAACTCATTTTCTTTGGATTCGAAAAATGCTTTTATGTTTTTCACATTGTCAATAGCGTTAATTACTTCGGGCGAGGATAACGTTATGATATCTCCCGAGCTCATTTTGACCGCAAAATTCTGGCTGGCTGCGGGATTTACGTTTCCTTCGTATTTTTGGACGAAATGTACACACTTGGTAGGATCAACGATGGCCGCTTTAATGTTTAGTCCCTTTAGTCGATATTCTAGTACCAGATCGATCCATGGTTGCGGGTCATCGGAATTATCAACTGTAACGATTTCAAAATCATGGTCGGTCTGATTTAACAGAGAGTCTAAATTATGGCGGAATAATGTCGTCCGGTCTTTATGTGGATAGATATAAGATAGGGATTTTGTCATGATAAATAATCATACCAGTTAGACAATTCTGTCTACGGCTTCATAAATACCTTTTAAATCAGGAAATGGATGCGCTTGACGAAGGGGTTTAAGTGAAGCGATCTCTCGAAACCTGACTATTTCCTTTTCGGAGGTCCAAAAGTATAAGAATAGATCTTTCCGAATTTTAGAATCTATAATATGTGTCGTGCGGTCTGAAATACGACCGAACTTTTTCATATCATAATAGACGAGGACGCTAAGTGGTCGGAATATCATACGTCGCTTTAAGAATGCGGGCCATGGTGCCATAAAAACAAAGAAAAACCAAAAGAAGGTAAAACTAGGATAGATCGGGCTTAGTATTGATAAAAACGAGAGTCCACAAAGCACAATAGGGATGATATGAGAAAGATGGTAGGATACAGGCACGGACGATTTTAAAAAAGCATCAGAAATGATAAAAAGAAATTCTCTGAAGTCGTCTTCATTCTGCACATTTAAGGTTAATCTTCTTAATACTCTTAAATGTCTTACCTTCTTTTTCAAATCCTTTTTCCTGCGTGCGAAAGATCCGCTTTTTGAGTACTCCTCGATCAAAATATTACAGGCAATCCCGTAATTCATAACTCACCAATAGTTCCACTTTGTCCATTGTGTCTTGCACGGACTTCCAGGGCTATAATGCAGTTCGCCTAACTGTGGAACCACTATCACCGCAAAACAAGTGGACCTGTCGGGAGCATGCCTACAAATACCGTCGTGACCTCCGTTGCCGTGGTCACCAGCGAGATCTTTTAACATATCAACATCAATTTTTCCATGGTGATTCAGCGCCCAGCTTTGCGCTTTTTGCCTTCTATACATCGAACTTTCCGGTCTTAAATTTAAATCTTTAGAGGTCAGAATATCATAGTGGTTCGTATGGACACATATGTCTTTGTCCGGCCTTATTTCGGCTGCAGATGATGAAGTACCTTCTACCATCTTGAAATCGCCAGACCCGTTTAAAACGATATTATTGTATGAACTGCTCCTGAATGGGTTTAAAAACATGCTCATTGCATCATGTATGTCGACTGACTCTAATCCCGCTCTATATGTGAGTAATCTCGGTATGCCGGGCTTTAAATCATCACATGCGAGGGCATTACCAGAAAACACCATTCCGAACGAGTTCACCGCAAAGGAAAAGAAATATGGGTCTCTCGTGATGCCAAGGATTGAAGGTTTTCCAGTTACGGAAATTCTAATTGTGCGAGGCGAGTATCCTGGTTTTTCGTCGTTAGTATGAAGAAGGCAGGTTAATTTTGATGATGTAGAACCAGGGGCACACAAAAGATCAGTACACCGTTCAGGGACGCTAGGCAGATCTTCATAGTCCCATAGCTCTTCACAAGACGCGAAGAACAAATCCCTAAATTCCACCTTTGCGGCTTCGCATATGCCCAGCATCTCCTCACAAATGTCAGGAATAAACTGCTTGGTTATTCTCATAGATTCATCGATATAATTATCTATGAATCTATCTTTAAGTCTTTTCGGTGGATTCGATAAACTCTCATTCACCAAATCATGGATCTCCATCGGGAATGTCTGACCGATTTGGCGGCCTACTTCCCGATGGGATCCGTAAAATTCAGTGACATCCATTAGTCACCAAAACAGAAATACTGAATGTAGTCGGTCGACGTAGGAGTCGAGATGACAACTAGTTCGCACTCTGTGATCGGCGTCGCTCCAGGAGTGGTTGAGGAAGCGAAGCAGAACTCGGAGTTTGGCGGCATGCTCAAGGTGTTAGTAACTGAACTGTTTAATCTGACACCGTACTCATTAGTCCCTAAGTTCTTTAGGATCAGGACGCGCGCGTTATTCACGGATCCGAAAGGAACGGCGATCGTATCGCCTGGAGATGCACTTGTATCGACGTCGATCTGTCCTACGTTCTGCGCTGCGCAAGAAGCGGTTACAGACAATGAGACAGTTCCAGAATTAGCAGCAGATCCTGGAGGAGTGTACTGGAGGCCGACGGTGGCGGTAGCGTTCAATGCTGGCATTTGAATCTCCTATCGAGAAAGGATGATATTTGGTGTTAGTCCTTTTAGTAGCAGCCTCTTATGAAGGACGGAAAACGTGGCTACTCAAGTAAATGCATATAGAACAGGCGGCACCGTCGAATTCACGGATGCCGTGATTAATGTTCTATCAGATGCCCCTCTTGATGAGCCTTCTACTCCGATTTTTGAGAATTTAACTAAAGTCTATGCAGATCTTGGTCTAGCTAGAAATCAATTTCAACTTCTATACTTGGTCTTCCAGAAAGCTACACGCCCGAGTCCAACGCAAGTAAGTTACAGCTTTACTGCCAGATTTGCCGCTCGAACCAGTAATTTAGCTGATCCATTTCGAGGCGCAAAAGGAGATGTTGGAGCTCGAGGACCTACCGGAGCATTAGGACCTACCGGACCCATGGGGTCCATAGGGTTAGTTGGAAGCACTGGTGCTACAGGAAGTACCGGACCTACAGGTGCCTTAGGTCTAGTAGGTCCAACAGGTCCAATAGGATTTGTGGGCCCCACCGGACCGATGGGTTTAGAAGGTCTAGTCGGCCCTACGGGAAGTATGGGTCATGTCGGTCCGACAGGTCCGACTGGATTAACGGGCGACACTGGTATTCAGGGGCCTACAGGCTTCGGCGAGACCGGTCCTACAGGCTCGTCTGGTATAGAAGGTGCCACTGGCCCCACCGGCCCATTCGGTGGTCCTCCCGGACCCACCGGTCCTGTCGGTCCCACGGGTCCGACAAACGGTCCGACAGGTGCTTCGGGTCCTACAGGACCATCCGGACCGACAGGTCCAAAGGGCGATTCAGGATTCGGTGATACCGGACCCCAAGGACCTGTCGGTTCCACGGGCTCAATAGGCAACACTGGTCCAACCGGTCCAGCGGGCCAGAATGGCATCGTAGGTCCTACTGGAAGCCACGGTCTCGTAGGGCCTACTGGTCCTCAAGGTCCTACGGGTTCCAATGCGAATATTCAGTTAAAGGTGCCGCTTGCCGAGCCTATTCTGGTCGGTCAGCTTGTTGCAATTACCTCTACAGGAGCGGTGGTTGCGGATAACAATGACGCATCTCGTCTTCCTGCTGCTGGATTTGCAGTCGTTGTCGGACCCACTGACGTATATCTAACAAACGTGGGACCTGTGTATAACTTGGCAGGACTGAATCAGGGTTTAGTATACTATTTGGGTTCGACCGGGGCTGCTACGGCTACCGCTCCAAGCGGCGTCGTTATAAGTCAAACTGTCGGAGTGGCTGCAGATTCGACGTCTATCTTTGCCAACGTGAGTCCGTTTGGAATATACTACCCTTAGTGAGGCTACTATGGCTGTAAACGTTGGCGTACAGAAATTAGCGAGTAACTCGAAAAATATAATTACCGCCACAGTAGTGCTGACTTCTGATGTGGCAATTCTTGATCCTATATCGGCTCTTTCGAATCCGTCGATAATTACTCGAATATATAATCAGTTATCTATTACTCCGGAAACATATCAACTTACTCAGGTGTCGTCTGCAGCACCGTCGATATCTAACTTAGGCTACATTTATAACTTCGCAGTTCGGTTTCAGAAAATCGGGACAGTTCCCGAAACAAACCAATTCCTAGGTCCTCCTGGACCTGTTGGTGTTCAGGGACCTCGTGGTCCGGTCGGTCCCCCTGGCTTCATCGGGCCTGTAGGTCCCCCCGGAATCGAAGGCAATACGGGACCAAGGGGTCCAACCGGGTTCTCCGGGTCGCCAGGACTAGTGGGTCCTACTGGTCCAGCTGGTCTAAGCGTGGTAGGGCCAACCGGAGCTCCTGGATTAGTTGGGCCGACTGGATCTGCAGGTCTTGTAGGCCCGACTGGACCCGCTGGTAGTGGGTTGGTGACTGTGACCGCAGTAGATGGTGGCGGTCCCGAAATACTTTTATTGGCGGAAATAAATAATTTCTTTGTCGAGCTTGAAATCGACGGCGGCTCGCCTTAACCTAGGTGTAAATAATGTCTACTTCGCAAATTCAACTTCGTCGCGGTACTGCTGCTAGCTGGTCCTCCATCAATCCTGTATTGGCTCAGGGAGAGATGGGGTATGAGACCGATACTGGCAAAATTAAAATCGGTAATGGTACTACTGCGTGGAACGCACTGAGTTATTTCGCTGGCGGCGGCGGATCTGGAGATACCGGTCCTGCTGGTGCTACGGGACCCGCTGGTGCGGATGGTGCTACGGGTCCGGTCGGTCCCGCTGGTGCTACAGGTCCCGCAGGCGGTGGAGGAACCGGAGCTTTAGTATACTTCGATGAAGACCGAAGCGTGGCTTATAATACTATAGCGCTAAAACCAGATAGCGCTTTGCCATCAGATGTTAACGTCGCTCTAGTGGCCGGTTCAGGCGCTCTATTAGCTTCAATACCCGATGGGACTGTCGCTGGTGGTAATGATCGTGGCGCTTACGCTTTAGACTTCCAGCGTCTACGAGGCAATGCAAACCACGTAGCTTCCGGTGATTACAGTTACATACTTAGCGGTGCATATAATAAAGTCCAGGGTACTGGTTCAGGTATACTTTTCAGTATCGATTCGGGAGTGGTCGGTGCGTCGAACTTCCTAGCAGTCGGTAATTCAGCTTTCTTGAATGGTGATGCAAACTCAGTTCTTTTAGGCGTGAATAGCGTCGTACAGGGTACCGGGAATTTCGCTGCCGTCGCTTATGGTGCGACGATTTCTGGTTTCACTAACTCAGTACTATCTTCACCTCAAGCCTTTATCTCGGGTGATTCCAACTCCATACTTGGTGGCGAGTCTCAGCGCATCACAGGCGACCACAGTGTCATCATCAGCGGCGAGAATAACCAAGTAAACGGCGGTTATTACGCGATCATTGGTAATGGTCGTAACAACATTGTGTCAGGAACCGGAACTGGCGTTCTAATCGGTGCCGAAAACAATGTATGGGGCGACTTATCGGCTGTACTTCTTGGTCAGCTTAACTCGGTAACCGCCTCGAGTTCCATAGTTCTTAATGGCCAAAATGTGATGGTGGTTGGCGATTCTCATTTAGTGGGTGCTGGATCTGGCCATACAGCTTCTGAAGGATATGGTGTAATCCTCAACGGCGTTTCGCATCGTGTGAGTGATCAATATGCAACGGTTCTAAATGGCGAAAATAACACTTCTGGAGCAAAGTTCGCAACGATTCTTAACGGTAAGAATAACTTTGTGGGTGGGACTGCTTCTTCTGTAATAAGTGGTATGTACAACAGTGTTAACTCCCACTGGTCCGTGGCTGGCGGTGAATCGAATTTCGTAGGTGGTCGTGCGTCTGCTGTTATCGCGGGTCAAGCGAGCAATGCCAACGCCGATCTATCATTCGTGGGCGCAGGACAGCAAAACACAGTAAACGGAACAGCTTCATTAATCGGAGCAGGTCAGCGAAATACCGTATCAGATCAGTCAGCCGCGATAGTTGCTGGTAATGATAACCAGGCTTCTGGAGCTCAGTCTTTCATTGGAGCCGGTTCAAGTCATGCGGCGTCCGGACAGTATAGCTTTATCGGTTCAGGCCAATCAAATCAAGCACAGCAGCAGAGTAGTGCTGTTGTAGGCGGAACCGACAATATAGCTTACAACTTCGCTTCATTTGTCGGCGCTGGTTCGACCAATGCTAGCGGATCCGCTTATTCTGCGGTGGTTGCCGGTTATGAAAACGAAGCTTTCGGGACTGCTTCGATAGTTGGCGCAGGTATTAGCAATAATCCCAACGGAACTGCGTCTGGCATTTTTGCTGGCCGCGATAGCTACATTGAGAGCGAAAATTCGGTTATTGTCGGTGGCCAGCAGAATACGATCGAGAGCCCGTCAGATAACGCATTCATAGGGGCTGGTTCACAGAACTACGTCGGAGGCGCTTCTGGATTCGTTGGAGCGGGTCAGTTAAATCAGGTTCAGAACTCCAATTCGCTTATCGGTGCTGGTCAAAGCAACGTTGTGTCATCGACAGAATCGTCAGTATTGTCGGGTACCGGAAACGAAGTGTCGGGTAATAACTCGGCTATTTTGTCTGGAAGCTTTAACGCGGTGAAATCCACGAATTCTGCGGTGTTAAGTGGATATCAAAACACCGTCGATACCTCGGCCACCAATTCGGTGATCTTAGGCGGTCAAGGAAACACGGCGTCGGGCATCGGTTCGTTTATCGGTGGCGGCCAACAAAATATAGCACAGGGCATTCGTTCAACGGTCGTTAATGGCTTATTCAATGGGGCCGGTGCGCTTTACAGTGCTGTGATATCTGGCTATGCTAATTCCGCCATCGGTCAGTATTCTACCATATTAAACGGCTCAGGCAACACTGCATCGGGTGATTACTCAGCTATCCTGTCTGGTATCAACAACGAGACCACAGGTTTATACTCCGTCATCATTTCTGGCGAGGGCCACACGGCGTCCGGAAGCAATTCATTCATAGGCGGCGGATACAGCAACGAAGTGACTGCCCAGAATTCGTCTGTTCTAGGAGGACGAGACAACGTAGCGTCAGGGCCGAATTCAGTGGTAGCCGGAGGTTATGGAAATAGCGCCCGCACCATTTACTCCGGAATACTGGGTGGTTGGAATAACGAATCGGTCGGGTCCGCCTCAGTGATCGTCGGTGGAACCTTTAACGAAGCAGGTTCTACCGCTACCGGTATTCTTGCCGGTACTAATAACCTTGCACAGAATTTAAATTCTTCGATCGCTTCGGGTAGACAGAACGTTATTACAAACTCAAGTGCTAACGATGAGTCTAGCTTTATCGGTGCAGGCATCAGCAATGATGTATCTGGAACCGCAAACACTATTGTTGCAGGGATCGGGAATCAAGTTGGCGGAACCGGATCGGCTATTGTTGCTGGTGATTTGAATTTTATCACCAACGGAGTCTATAATTTTATCGGCGCCGGAGAAAATGTTTCCATACAGAGTTTAGACTTCGCATCCATAGTCGGTGGGAAGTTTAATCAGATGCTCACGAACGCGGACTATGCTTTTATCGGAGGCGGCCAATCAAACTCTGTTAGAGGTGTGGCCTCTGTAGTCGCTGGTGGTCGTGATAACTTGACAGGCGATGATGCAGAATATGTGGGCGTGTTAGGCGGTCGACAGAATAACATTTATGCGAGTTATTCATCCATTGTTGGTGGTAACCAGAATTCAATAGCAGCTGGAGCCGAACTTAGCGGTATTCTGTCGGGTTTCAGCAATCAAGTGTCTGCAACAGGATCAGCCATCGTCGCCGGGTATGATAACACCGTTTCCGGAAAATACTCGATCGTAGGGGCCGGTTCCTTAAACCAGGTCACCAATGAACATTCGGCTGTCGTGGGCGGTCTAAATAACTTAACATATGATGATTATTCTACGATTGCAGGCGGTGCTTATAACGTAATATTCGACGGTTCAGCCTATGGGGCGTCTGGACTAAATGTGATTGCCGGAGGTTGGCTTAATAAGATACGCGCTGATCAAAGTGGCATTTTTTCTGGCGGTAACAATACAGTAACTGCAACTTCATATAGCGTGATCGCTGGCGGTAACAATAACACTATAGACGGCTCCTATAGGTCGATGATCGGATCCGGTACTTTAAATCACATAAAGGACGGACAAGAAAGCGTTATCTTCGGGGGAAATAGGAACTACGTGACTGGGGCTAGCTGGGGTTCAGTAATTGCTGGTGGATACCATAACTCCGTATCCGGTTGGTTTTCCTCGATACCTGGTGGTCGTGGGGCCAGCGATAGAGGCACTTGGGGAGTGTTCGCCTTATCTTCTAGCAGCGTCACGGGATCTGCGCAAACGAATGTGTCGCTCAGAGGAACCGCGCAGACTTCGATCTTGCCAGTAAAAACTATTACATTTGACGGTGTTACCGAAACCACGATGACTTCATTGCAGCCGGTGTTCGGAGCAACCTCTTACGGAATTCTACAGATTCCAAACGCTTTCGCCGCTAAAGTTCGTCTGGACGTCACTGCTCGCAACGGTAATCCTGGAGAAGTCAAAGGCTGGTCTTATGATTTCATAGCTTATAATGATAGCGGAAATGTTTTCGTCGATGGTTTAACCGGAATGTCTTATGGGTCATATGGTGGGTTTACCGACCCGACAGTGACTGGCAGTAGCTCACTTGGTGGCGTTATTGTTAACGTAATTGGTCCTGGCACTACAGCCACTACATGGGCAGGCACCTTCTACTCGACCGAAGTAGCCGGTTTAGGTGGTTGGACAGGCTAAATTAGAATCATGTGATCTGCCTAGACCGGATTCATTCCGGTCTAGGCAGGTACAGTTATACATGAATCTCATATTGGTGTGTATGACCGACGTCTTAGGCATTTACGGATCTTCAAAATCCGATTTTCCTAAGAGTATGTCATACTTAGCACCGGACGCAGCTCAGGCATATATAAACATCTGCCATATCAATCGTCTCCGAATTTCTGACATGTACCGATCGCCAGAGCAGTCCTTGATAGCTCGACAGACGAAGTCTGGAGTTCAACCGCCGGGCTTTTCCGCACACAATTTTGGGGTAGCTATCGATGTGGATGTAGACGACTGTCTTTCAAGGTTTAAGAAATCAAAGCCGCAGTTTGATTCGCTAATGGAAGGCTTCGGATGGTATTGCCACCGCAAAGATGGCAAGCGCGGATTCGAAGACTGGCACTACAACTTCCTGGGTGACATGAAATCAGACCCGACCATAAAGTCCAAGTTCGAGTCCGGTAGTACCACAGCTGATGCGGTCGAAGAGAAGATTCGGTTAATGTACGGCAGCCATTTCACGCTTACTAGTAAACAAATACAATCCGAATTGTCTAAGCTAAAGCTATACTCAGGCGATATAGACGGAATTATCGGACCCCGTACCAGAATGGCAGTCTCAATATTTCAGAAGACCTGGGGTTTAAAAGAGTCTGGTGAGGCAGACGAACGCACCATGCGTACATTAGTGACAGTCGCTGCCGATAAGCACGTCATTAGTTCAGCATCCACTTTAACACATCCAGTAGGCTAAATTTAGCAATCCAAGCTTCAGCATCCATGTACCCAAACGTTACATACAGATCGTTATTCTGAAGCATCATTCCAGCTGCAAATTCTATCTTCATTTGCTCTTTTAGGAAGAATGGTTTACTGTAGGCGTTTATGAAGCCTTCGTGATTGCCGTGAATGAATCGGTGACTGTAAACGCGACCGGTCGGGAATTCTGCGACTTCGTGTATAATCCCGATGAAGCCACTTCCGTAGTTAACAAACTGACTACCTCCTCGGAAATGTTCGGCAAGGCTGCCCTGAAGTTCTACTGCCCTGGTTTTTAACTCGTTTCCATCGTAGACCGTCTGAACGCAACGGTTGAAATGACTGCTTGCATACAGCCATTTCATCTCGTTCGAGGGAACAATTGGCATCCAGTTCTTTTCTTGTCTGATGATTTTTGGCGTGATGATCGTTAGATCAGTGTACTCTTCCGTCGCTTCGTTAATTTTGGCCACTCCGATCCGACAACTACCATCGTAGGGAGCCACATCTCTGACCGTAGCAGACACGTGCAGGATACCGTTAATTTCGAATAAACGGGCATCCTCAAGACCCTCGACTGAAAATCCATTCGAGACATAGAACGGATCCTTTAGTACTGATCTTCTATATACTGAAAGATCCTCATTACAATGTAATAAAATCGATTTCGTCCTGATCTTATTATTATCTTCTGGCGGCATGATGTAGTTGCCGCTATTATACTGGTAATTGGAGCTACGAACCATAATAACAACGGAGCCATCGGATCTTCTTAAAATGCTTGGATTGAATAACGACCAATTAGGAAATGCAGGTGGTATGTCGATCTTGGCTAGAAATACCTCCATGTACTTCGATAATTTCTGAATGTGCGGTGCCCTTGCAAGTCTTGCCCTGTAACAATTCATCTGATCAGTATTGTTGTTCAAGTACTGATCACAGGTCAAGATCATTGCTTCGTGCTGATCTGCCTGGTTTGGTGCGTTTAGATTGGTATCGGACATCTTTCACCCTGGGAGCTAATCGTGAAATTCGGTTCAATTACTTTATCAGGTAACAGCTCTTCCATCATCGCTGACGCCATTTCGTCAGTAGTTGATGTTGTCGATGTAGTGATTCTTATTGATACTGGTATTTCTGATGATACTATACAGAAAGCAAGCCTAGCCGCGAAGGGCAAACTCGTTATTAAGAAATTCGCTTGGATAAATGACTTCTCGGCGGCACGCAATTATGCGCTCGAAGCGGCCAAAGAGGAGGGATGTGACTGGGCGATAATGTTAGACACTGATGAGCGGATCATTTGGAACGACGAGAATCTTACAGCCATATTAAACTCAAACACAGAAGATAAACGGAAATTTGACGTTGTGATGGTTAATTCAGTAGACGACTCATATAGCAAAGAGCGAATTTTTCGCATACCGGTTCGAGAAAAGTATTTTGGTCCGACTCATGAAACGTTCCCAGTGTATAAAGTCGGCGGTTTAATCGCCAAACGTTTAAAGTTCGTCGAGCTACCGAAATCAGACGAACAGTATCGAAAGAAATTCACTCGCGACCTCCAAATTCTTGAGAAGCACGTGCTCGAGAATCCTAAGGATCCGAGATGGTTTTATTATTTAGGAGATACTAACAAGAACTTAGGGAGATTCAAGGAAGCGATTCATGCATATGATGCTTGTTACAGAATTAACGGCTGGGATGAGGAATCTGCCTGGGCCTGCTACAGAATAGCGGAGTGTTTTGTAGCTCTAAAAGATCTTCAGTCGGCTTTAGATGCCTGTGCCAGAGGGATAGGACGACATCCAGGTATAGGCGAGTTATACTGGCTTGCTGGTTGGCTATGTTTTCAGATGAACCAGTTCTCTAAAGCGGAGTATTGGTCATATCAGGCGATCAGCGCAGGGTTTCAAGAAGGCTTTGCTTCGAAAGTGTTCCGCATCGGATTCAGACATCCGATTGGACTGTATGATGGACCGTACGACGTTTTGCGCTGGTCACTACTAAAGCAGAATAAGCCAGTGTCTGAAGAACTTCAATCGAAATTGGTAAAGGCTATGGAGGCTAGAACAAATGGAATCAAAGCAGTCACCGGAATCTAATCAGCCGGAGTCTGGTGACCAGACCGTTGATACGATGTTGAAATTCCTTAAATCCCCTCGAAACACCTTTTTAGTCGGGGCTGTAGTCGGCGTGCTTTTTACTAATGCTTACAATATCCCTCACAATGCGGAAATCGAGGTATGTAAAGCCACTGTTAAAGAACGCAATGAATTTATTACGAAGATGATAGAAGAGAATCGAATCGAAGCGGCTAGTCGGGAGAAATCTCTTGCTGCTCAGCGTGATTCATTCATCGAAATGGTAAGAGAAATGACTCAGAGAATGTCTCGCCAAACTATAACTCCGGTCATTGAATATAGATACCGGACTAAGCCTGCCGAAAGCACGAAAGAATAAACGAGAGCTTCTCGTTCAATAGAATTTTTCTTCCTAGTGATATGTGATCATGCCTGATTTCCCAGGCATGAAATTCCGTATATATACGGAGGTCACATGTCACTCGTGCTCGCTTCACCCCTACCTAAAGGCGCTGAATACCTCGCCGATATTGCGGCGAAAGTCGCCCCTCAGGGCGGTGTTTCTCCGTATCTACTTCTCGGCATTCTTTATGCTGAATCAAATTTCGGCATGGCGCTTAAGCCGACCGGTCCATCTGGATCTGGCGACTTCATAGCCCGCCCCACTTCTCCAGATCGCGACAAGAGAATGGCTTCTAATCCGCTCCCTGGCGTGGTTAAGAAGACTCTGGCTGAGGGTATTAAAGCCCGTAAAATTGCTGGCCCCTGTGAAGCCTGGGTTCCCACCACCAACGGCTGGGGATGCGGCTTATTCCAAATCGATTATGAGGCCCACTACGAATTTTGCAAGTCTGGACAGTGGACTGACCCCGAGAAGGCTTGTGCGTACGCGGTTGGAATTCTCAAGTCAGCTAGATCTTCACTCGTCAAATTAGTGCCTGGTATATCGGGCGTAAACCTGGACCGCGCCATGATCGCCAGCTATAACGCTGGTGCTGGTCGTGTTTCGAAATTCCTGAAGGAGGGAAAGTCTCTCGATGACTGCACTTTCCACCCAGGGTACGTCGACAAGATCTGCAATAAAGCCGACGCTCTTGCCGGTCATTCAGGTTCCTGGATGACTGTGGGGTAAGAAAGACCTAATCAACGCCAAGAGGAGCGAAAAATGCGTAAACATATTTTTAGTATAACTATTTCTTTTCTCCTCTTGGCTCCGGTGGTTAGTCCTGCACTAGACTCCGATTCGGATGGTCTAGATGACGCCGACGAAGTTTTAGCAGGACTACCACCGCTGGTTAGGGATTCTGATGCAGATGGTATGTGGGACGTATCAGATGATGATATGGATGGAGACGGGATACCCAATCTATCAGAGTGCAGCCTTGGCGCTACTACAGTCGTTTCTTTGGTAAATGGAAGCTTTGAATTACCAACATTTTCCGGCACAAACTTATTTTTCCCTACTGAAGCTAATATGCCGGGATGGAAGTCTACAGCTCCGGACCACACCTTCGAGCTGTGGCCTAACGGAAATTTCAGTGGGTTTAACGCCTTAGACGGGCGAGTGTTTGTCGAACTGAATGCGAATTACGTTTCAACTCTATACCAAGACGTGCCCACCACACCGGGAAACAGATTTCTTTATTCGTTCGCCCATTCAGGACGCCAGGGTACGGACACTATGGACTTCTTGCTGGGGACCCCAGGAGGCTCACTAGTCCAGCAGAGACGCTGCATAACTCCGGCCCGCACCTGGACTAGGTACAGCGGCGTTGTTCAGATTCCTGCAGGCCAAACCACCACCAGATTTGCATTTGCAAGCATCTCTTCCTCTTGTGGATCTTCATGTGGAAATTTCTTGGATGCCATTAATTTTCGTCCCGCTTGTTTTTCTGATTTCGATCAAGACGGAATCCCAGACGCTCTAGACACTGACTCCGACAACGATGGTCTATCTGACCGCGTTGAGGGGATGTCGTTTTTCCGAATTGCCGACCGAGACGATGATGGGTGGCTAGACGGAAGCGATAACTGCCCATCTATATCAAACCCTAACCAAGCTGATTTAGATAGAGACGGTATTGGCGACCTATGTGACAATGATGACGACGGCGACGAGATCGCTGACAATATCGACAACTGTCCGCTTTACAGCAACTTTGACCAATTAAACACCGACCATGATTTCTTCGGTGATGTTTGTGATGGTGATGATGATGGAGATTCCATAAGCGACGTAGTTGATAATTGTCCTCTGCATTATAACGTAGCGCAAGAAGATCTAGACGGAGATTCAATAGGCGACATATGTGACCTAGACGATGATGGTGATGGGGCTAACGATGATGCGGACAATTGTCCTTGCCTGGCTAATCCTAGCCAGGCGAATCTAGATAACGATTCTGAAGGAGATGCTTGTGATAGCGATGACGACGGAGACATGGTACCGGATGATGTTGACAACTGCTCAAGAATCGCTAATGCTGATCAGTCCGACATGGACCATGATTTAGTCGGTGACATGTGCGATAGTGATCTTGATGGAGATGGGCTTGGAAATGATCTAGATAACTGTCCGAACATATCCAACGGCGATCAACGAAACATTGACGATGATGCATTTGGAGACTCATGCGACTTAGATAAAGATAATGACAGCATCTCAAATTCAGAAGACAACTGTGATGTCATACACAACCCACTACAGTCTGATATGGATCTAGACGGTATCGGCGATGAGTGTGACTCCGACGTTGACGGAGATGAAATATCGAATCTAACGGACAACTGCCCCTTGCTTCGGAACGGAACTCAGTTTGACCAAGATCTCGATGGAATAGGAGACATCTGCGATCCGGATGTGGACGGAGATTCAGTTGTCGATGGTATCGACAACTGCCCTGGGGTGACAAACGCTAGTCAGAATGATACAGACTCAGACGGAATTGGAGATGCTTGCGATGTAGATGCTGACGGCGACGGGATAGCGGACAATCATGATAACTGCACAGGGCTATCGAACGCTGACCAGACTGATACCGACACTGACGGGATTGGTGATATGTGCGACCCCGACGCAGATGGCGACGGCGTTCCGAATATCGAGGAAGAGAAGATCGGGACAAATCCGCTTGTAGTCGATACTGATGGTGACGGGTATTCAGATGCCGAAGAAGCAAAGCAAGGTAGTAGTCCCACGGACCCTGGCCAAGTCCCACCGGGAATCTATTCAGGTGGGTGTTCTTCCTCTGGTCCCGTATCAACTGGGTCGACTACGTTCGGGTCTAATGCTCCGAACGATCGATCATCCAGTGCTTTTTATGCCTTAGCTTTTATCCCACTCTTTATGCGTCGCAAGCGGAACTTTTTCCTTGCTTTGTTGCTTGTTTCTTCGGTCGCTTCGGCAGACCAAGGTGTCCAAGTCTCCGTTCCGCGTGAATTAGAACTATCTTTGACTTCACCGGAGATAGGATCGGAATTCGTTACTGTGCCTTCCAGTCAATTTAAGGACGGCACCCATTTTTGATTGCCCCGCTGTTCTCGGTCGATCTATTAAGATGGACTGGGCAGCGGGGCGAATCGCTAAATTTGATCCCAAATCTACTAAGTTCGAGCGCTGCTTTCGCTTACGCAGGGAAGTACTGGTTTGTGGGGTTGACCTCTGAACTAATTACGAGATTAGGCTCGGAGCGCATCGGTGGATTTCAGATCTTAAAACCAGAGGCGTTCGCAGGTGCTCAATTCCGAATCAAATTCCTATCTGCAAGTGTTCGGGCTGTAACGAATATTCCGATTTCCTATAATAGCTATTTCAACTCGAGCCAGTCTTTAAACGCGATTCTCGCTCTCGGTTTTAAAATCGATAAGTTCGATGCTTCATTATCTTCTTCTTACGGCACTAGTGGATTACGCCTAAAGTCAGGCGTTAAGTATAGCTTGTTCGATTGGTTGGGGTTTTCGATCGAATCAGATTTAAGCCACCAGATCGGAACGTATTCAGTGTTTCGACTCGGTAATAGATTTTCTGCTATCGCCGGAGTTGCATTCGCTGTAAAGAGCGGACCCGGAATTCCTCGATTCGACTCCGTTTTAGGGGTTCGACTTGTACCACCCGATCCTGTGGATAGCCCGGCCGTGGTCGTTGAACGGCCACACCCAGTTGTTGTGTTGCCATTAGACCCAAAATCGGATCCAGAATCGATCGATTCGACTGCGATAGTCACACCCGTAATCCAGCCTGACGTAACCAGCGATCCCGACCTAGGCGCAAGCCCGTTGCCGGTTTTAAGTCCAGATCCTTCACCCGAGATCGTTTCGGAAGCGCCGTCTGAAATAAAACCGGTAGTTTCTAACGATATCAAGCTTCCTACAGTCGAACAGAAGAAGGTCGTATTCGATAAAACCGAGTTAAAGCAATTTGAGCTCATCGAAAAATGGCAGTACTTTCTGAAAGGTCACCCCGAGATCGAGTTAGTGAGCATTAATTTCGTCGGTGGAAAGATGAGTATGAATGAGGGCTACAACCGAATTAAAAAAGTCAAGGAATTTTTGATTTCTTCCGGTGTCGAGAAAGAAAGGATACGCCTCGGAAAAATGATTAAATTTTCGGGTGATCCGTACATAAGAATCGACATCATAAGAATCCGGGGTGAATAATGGAGGATAATCGGCCCGTATGCGACATTACGCTAAATAAGGATGGATCGATACCATTCGAATCTATCGCTAACTTAGATCCTAACTGTCGAGTGCCTAAGGCTGTTAAGAATGTAATCATACCTATGGAAGGAGAGCGAGATTCTGTGAAGAATAAAAAACATACGGAGATAAAGACCACCGAAGAAGTTACCTTAAACCAGGAGGAAGTTCCAATGGCCCAGACCGAATCAGTAAAATCAGTAGACACCCAGGTTTCTGAAGCCCCCGCAACCGTAGCTACGGTAGGTGTCGACCAAGCTGTAAGTCAGGTAAAATCTCTTATACCGGCAGGGTCAGACGCCAGTCCGGCTTTGATGATTGGCGGGGCAGCGATTCTAGCAGTCGTGGGTGCTGCGATAAAATTTGGCCCGTCGATGCTAAAAGCTCGGGCTGAAAAGGCCGAAAGAGAACACGAAGCCAAGATGAAACAGCTCGAGATCGAAGAGAAGAAGAGCGAAAAACAGGAAGACCAGCACCAACAGTGCAATGCATCAAGGCTCGCTCTTGAAGCTAAGGTGGGTGCTCTCGCTTCTCAAGTCGAATCACTATCTGGCAAAGTGGAAAAATCAGGGTCCTCTTCGTTAAGTTTAGGAGATATGGACTCTGAAGAGCTAGTGGAAAAACTCGAAAAGCATGATAAAGCGATCAAAGCCCTCGATAAGAATGTGAAGGCGTTAAAGAAAATATTAGGGTAGTCAGACGGTTAATGGTGAGGAGGAATAAGATGAAAACTAACAAACTGCTCCTCCTCACCATTGGTCTAATGCTGTTGATAATCGGAATTCAACATAAACAGCTCCAAGATGCGAATAGTAAACTGACCAAAGTAATCGATCAAAAAGACATTGGCGGTGGGATAGTTCGGTCTTCCACGTCTGTAGGCACTAGCGCCGACATAGATTCGATGGCCTTGGATGCAGGCGTCGATATTTCTCGAATTCGTTCAGATGCCACCGACAACGGAGCAGTCGTTACTGGTATAAACGTTACGACCGCCAATACGTCTGGTTCCAACTCGACCAACGTTCGAAGCAGCCGCTCTAAGCCTCGAACGGATGTCGCCCAGCCGAATTTCGGATCGTGTGTTTGTCCTCCAAATCAAGGCTCAAGCTCGGATATAAAGATCCCACCACCTACGGCTCCCGCTTGTGCACCCGGAAGGTACGAAAATTCGGAGCAGGTGTTGGATATTAACGAGCCTGTAACGGACCAAAATATCCCATTCGGGGAAGTCACTTTTAAGGCTTGGAAAGAGGATCCGTGGAGTCTATCAGTGTTCCCCCGAAGCTATAAATCATCCGTGGTATTTGCAGAGGATGATGATGGAAGAAAAATCGCATATTCGCACATGGAGATCATACAAGGAGATAATAAAGTCACCTTGCCGATTTCAACGGCCGAAATGGTCATGACCCCGAAACCAGCTAAGTTTAGGTGGGCGAGTCGACTTCATCTAGGGGTATCGGGAGGTATCCACACCACCCTTGGAATTACTGGTAATGCTGGTCTAGCATTTTACTTTGCTAATTACGGTTCAGACAAATTCCTGCCTGATTTCACTTTCATCGGCGCTGGACTCGGATACGACTTCTTAAACTCATCTCCGGTCATATCATTAAACCCCGCATCCTATAGGATTGGTCAGCACTTACCCTTCGTACAGGATTTATACTTGTCGCCACAATTGACGCTAGATCTGTCATTGAAGGTCGGTTTGCTAGTTTCGATATCGACTGCTTTATGACATAAACTCAGACAAGACGACTTCTATTTCTTTTTTGGCTAAGTCAAGACTCTTAGCAGGGCCTTCTATCCAGGTCCTACCGTTTCGACTTATCCACCAATAAGCGTCAGATTTTGATATTTGAATAGCAAACGCGTTGTGTTCACGGTCTATAGTCTTTGACCACCCCGATGGAAGCTCGACCCAACTTTTCGACTCGGTTCTAGTCACGGGTCTACGAATTTTCGATAAAGCAAACCCGACGGCGAACGAAATTACCATACACACTATTATCATTTAATCCCCTAAGATACTATTACCAATCTTAATATATATCGGTCATCTATCATGTGTTCAATACTGCATCGGATTTTCTTATAAAGGTAAGGTTCTATGACTGAAACAAGGTCCGAGTTTATAGCGATTTTAATTTGGTTTAAAGGACCCGTAACTAGATGAATCCAGTAAGCTTCGTTTTCATATTCTATTGAGCGAACTTCACCAGAAATAATCACGAATCATCCTGATTTATTTTACCGAGTTTAAACATGAAAAGAAAGTCAAGACGAGCCAGTGTGAAGAAGCAGGACCGAAACATTAAATACGGTGAAAACGGATATAGATTATGCCGATTTTGCCGGAAAGAGGTGAAACCTCCGAAAAGAACTATATGTAGTGCAGTCTGCTTACATGAATGGAAACTAAGGTCAGATGTCAAATATCTCAGGGATCATGTATATCAGAGAGATCTAGGTCAATGTGCTATCTGCAAGATAGACACAAGATACCAAAAAATCAAAGTCGAGGACCTAAAAAGATCAGCAAAGACATCTGGGGCAAACGATGAACTTAATCAGTATTTAGCGGATATTCGGGTGACGCCGTTTGAGAGCAGCAAGTCTCTATGGCATGCAGATCATATACTGGCAGTTATGGACGGCGGCGGACAATGTGGAATCGACAACATCCGCACGTTGTGCGTCTCATGTCATAAGGGGGTAACACGAGACGCACAACGATCCCGCGCTAAGAAGGTAAAGCGATGAATCCTTCTGCAAAGGCAAATATCTTGTGTTCCTTACCCTTAATCGAGCGAGATCCTAAGGACCCGTCCTTCACGATTTCAATCGGAACTGAAAAGGGTTTCCACTTCTTGTCGCCAGCTAACTTCCAATTTTTACCCTTGAACTTTAGAACGTCGACACTTGCGCTGTCGTTGGTTTCGGACATTGCTTTGTACTCCTTAGGTAATAGAGACACCACCTTCATAGGGTCTCTGGGTGTTGCCTGTTGAAGTATTTCAACAGGCTGAGCATAAAAAGAGTCGTCCATACACTGAAATACCCCGAACTCCAACCCCTTGAATTTCTTCAATCCTAGAAAAGATTCATATCCGTTGGGCACATATGTTGGCCAGTATATCCAGTTAGAGGTAGGTAAATCCCACGCTTTATCAGAGCATGAAAGACCCTCGCCTCTTTTTAAACTATACTTATCAGGCATACTTACCTCACAGACCAGTTAATCTAATATCATACACTGACTACCATGATAAGTCTAGGGCTAGCATTAACCATAATTGCGATTATATTATATGCTTCTAGTGTATTATATGTTAACGACGGAGAAAGCATTCCCACGTGCGGTGCTTGTTTGAATGAATACTACAAATGCCACTTAGACAAAGACCATCAGGGTCAACATCAATGCGATGATTTCGGGTCAGTAGTCAAATGGTGAACAGCAAGAAGATACTAAAATCGATTGTGGCGCCCTCATTATCCGTGGTAGGATTAGCTTCTATATGTAAGATAAGCTATACTAACCTCTGGATTATCTTTATATTCTCAGCTGCATATAATTACTTGATTAGTGTCTTGTTAGGTATTGAATCGAATGATTAACCTTGCACCATGGGAATTAAGGGGATCGCTGCGCAGTCGCCAGACCGGTGGAAGGTCACGACTGGGCCGTTGGGGATCATCAACGGCATCCAAAAATGGGCCAGCCATTGATGTTGGTTTCGCGGTCGTGTTGTGTCGCTTATTCAGCGCTGGCCTCTTCCCGCGCCACTTTTTCGGCTTGCAGATCGATCCAAAATTCGCGTTTTATTATGCTTCTATGGAGTCGAGACCATGAGATAAACCATCATATAATCTACAGTAAATTTCACTGTCATACTATCTTACCCTCCAACCCTCTAACCCCTAACTGGCAACTTTCTAGGAATCAAATGGGCAACAAATTGTTCGTAGGCAATCTCTCCTGGTCGGCTACTGAAACTGAACTTAAGTCACATTTTTCGAGCGTCGGAACCGTGAAGGACGCCCGTATCATGATGGATCGCGAAACAGGTCGTAGCCGTGGTTTCGCTTTCGTCACGATGTCTTCCGATGAGGAGGCAAACCGGGCCGTAGGCGAATTTCACGGTGTGATGTTCATGGGACGCGATCTGATCGTGAACGAAGCTCGCGATCGTAATGCTCCCGGTGCTCCTCCTGCTGCTTCCATGCACCGCGAGTCGACTCACAGGCCGCGACCCAGACCCTCTGTTGATCAGGGTCATTTCCAGGACGCGCCAATGTTTGCGGAACCTCCTCCAGATCGCTCGCGTGGTCGTCGCTTTAACCAGAATGACCGTCGTAAGCGTGGTGGGTATGATGATTTCGAGTAAGTGATCCGGCTTTTAATCCCTCATGGTATCATTAGGAGATACCATGAGGGAAATCACTCTAAATTCTTATCCGTACGTTGTGAACGAGATTATACCGAATTTGTTTATGGGCGCGGCTCCTCCCATAAACGTTGACTATGACAAGTCATTCGGATGTTTAGTCCTGTGTGCGGCGGAGTATCAGCCTTCTTCTCATTGTTTCCCTGGTTTAGACGTGTTGAACTGTCCGTTTACTGACTCTGCCGATCCTATTAACGCAAGCATGTCTGATTTGATCGACCGAACTTCTCGCAGAGTAGCGGAAATGGTCAAGTCAAATGAACCCGTTCTAGTCACTTGTTTAGCTGGCCTGAATAGGTCTGGGTTAGTTACAGCTTTAGCGATGAGCAAATTTCTCAAACACGACATCAACAAGACGATCGGGTTGATTAAGAGTAACCGAGCCCCGGCGGCTTTGAGCAACCCATACTTTGTGTCGCTGTTAAAAAACGGATTCTAATGTATACTTTGGTGCGTTTATTAGGGTATGGAATTGGTATTCTAAGTCTTAACGGGTCATTGTCGGAACCTGCCGACATACTTGTCGATAATGGATTCCGAGTACAGGAACTACTGAAGATCGACGACAATCGATTCCTTTTTATGTGCGGGAACGGTCTTGAGCCGACCGAATGGAATATTAGGCAGTTCGATAAAGATGAAATTAGCGAAATGCGATCATTCATTGAAGACCATGCAAGCGATGCTTTGAAATCTCGATTCGATCTTGTATTTAACTGACGGAAATTCCTGGCTTATGTATTTTCTCCCGTAGCTGGGAGAATCGATGGTCCATCAGTGGCGCTTAGTAGACGGTAGTAACATAGTCTATCGATGTGATCTATGCAAATTGTTCGGATATATTGATAGAGATTGTCCAGAAGGGCAATTTCGAATTGTACCTGCCGCTAAAGTGGAATGTCAAGTCGAAACCGCCCGAACTATCATGGAGGCGTAGAGTGTCCATTCGTCCTTTGACGTTGTCAGAGTATATTGGTCAGTCCGACATTAAAAACGCACTGGCTGTATATCTATCCTCATCTCGGAAGACTAAGAAGCAGTTCGGTCATACACTTATTTATGGTCATGCAGGTCTCGGCAAGACTTCGCTTGCTTCGATCATTGCTAACGAATTAGACTACGATTTTGTCAGCATTAACGGAACAAGCTTTTCGATCAAAGGCGAGTTGCTATCAGTACTTATGTCGTGTGCAGATAAACAGACCGTCGTTTTCATAGACGAAATTCACGCGGTAAAGACTCAGCTGCTCGAATGCCTTTATACAATTATGGAAGATGGATTTATTGATCTGACGGCTCCCGGTGAAAGTGTTCGATTCCATTTCGGTCCAATCACAATCATCGGGGCCACGACAGAAATCGGGTCTTTGCCGAAACCGCTACTCGATAGGTTTAGTCATAAACTCGAGCTTAATGCTCTGGATGATAACGAGAAATCTCAACTTATTCGAACGTTAGCGAATAAATCATCGATCCTAGTAGACGACTTGGCTGTAGAGATCTCGGTGACGAGGCTTTCGGGGATCCCTAGGGAGATCGTATCTTTCTTTGAGCGATGTGTTGATCATATGGTGTTTCTTGATAAGGATAGGATCGATCAGGATGTGGTGTTATCTACATTTAATACACTTGGAATCGACGGTGTAGGTATGGACAAAACCTGTCGAAAATACTTAAGAATTCTGGGTAGCTCGAATCGAATGGGAGTTAAATCTCTGGCTAATGCGCTCGGAGAATCAGTGTCGACTATCGAAAATGTCGTGGAACCAAAGTGTATGTCTATGGGATTCATTACTCGATCAATTAACGGCCGCTCCATTACGGATAAGGCTAAGTCTTACCTTGCTACTCAAATGTAGGATTCATTATGAATGTCACTAATTTCACCATATCGTACGCCTTCGATTCCAATACATCAGGATTCCGTAAATCTAGCAATTTTGTATCTGTGACATTTTCTTTGCCTAACCCAGTCGACCCCGCTCAATTCGAACTGACTCGGTTAGAAGCTAGCAGGAAAGTGACGGTATGGGCCATACAAGACGCCGTAATGCGTGGAGAGATGTCTCAGTCGGACGCCAAAGAACGAATGGAAATACTTAAGCATAATTTCGACGGAATGAGCGAATCGATTTCAAAAAAGGTGAACGCCAATGAATGAGCAGCTAACTCCCGAGAAGCTTTCTCAGATTCTCGACGAAGTCGGGTCCTATGAGATTAACTTGGAAGTGGACCCAACACTGCCTCATCTAGGTAACGCATATCTGCAAAAGGCTATATCGACCTGTCGAAATTACATGAACCGTGTTAATTATTATATGCAGATGGTTAAAATGCAAGAGAGGACTTTACGTACGGCTCTTAAGACTGCCGAGTTAGACTTTGATATGAAGATCTCTGAGAAGCTTGCGGATGATGCTTTGGTACGCAAACAACCCTCCATTGAGGATCGTAAGGCATTGGCCATGACGATGTTGCGCACAGAGCATGAGCTGGTTGCGACCATTAAATCGGATCTTCAGGATATCGAAGAAACAGGTAAACTCCTTAAGATGAAGTATGACCATCTTAAGGGAACTGTTGCCGATATAAAAATGCAGCGCAGCTTAGTAAAGGATGACGCAATTATTAGAATGGGTGGAGAAGATGGCTATTCTCGTCCTGTGATTAATCAAAACGGGACGGTTCCGAATGGGATGAGAGCTCCTGTTACTGCCGATCCAATCGATCCTAAGGACCTTCTTGATCCTAATAAGCGGCCCGAGCACATGCCAGAACCGCTAGATAATGCACATGCTCAAATGATCGCTAACTTTTTTAAATCGACACCGACACATCCAAACGCGCCTTCACCAAAACCGGGAAATGATGAAGAGAATGAAGTTAAATCGATTTCATATGAGGACCTTTTGTCTTGAAGATAATTTCTAAATTTACTGATTATTATGACGTAGCGCTCGGACTTGGGATCGATCCTAATCTCACGTATGTGCGGAAGACTGAAGAACTCGAGCTGAAGACTCCTTATCATCAAAGAATAAGACATGACCGGTACATCCACAAGGGTGAGGTTATAGAGTATTTTGTAGGTCTTCTTAGCTTTTGCGGTGTGATTTATCCATACTACAAATTCACTAGGTCATGGATCGACAGGGATCTTGGTGGCTTACAGGTTCGTAAGTATGAAGACTACTATGCTTGGACTAAGGAGCAATATGTCGAGTATTTGACTAAATTCCCTCAGGACCCCAACAGATACTCAAAGTGGTGGTCCGGGAATATGCTTCCAGAAAAAAGCGCCGGTATGTGGGGAGGCAATTACCACAACCATTTTGAATCCGTGGGTCAATCCGACCACTCGTTGCACATCGATTGCAAAACTCCTATCATATTATTCGATTCCCGCACACAATCCATGTCAGGTAAACGGTTTATTCCGCCAAAATATACGTGCATTCTGAACCCTAATCTTAAGCAGATTCAGTTCTCTAAAAGGCTTGAAGCGCTTAAAGCTTACCAGGAAATTTCAATGTACGTTGGTGGTGTGCTGCCTCGTTCGGGTCGAGAGATGGTCGAGATATCAGACGTCGATAAACGAGATAAGCACGGATTTGATAACTCTTCGTTTAAAACTAGTTCACCTGGCAAAAAAGCCAACCGTCGCAGTAAATAACCGCCCTGTGGGCATCTGGAGGAAACGTGAAGTCATTTAAAATCAACGACAAGCTTACTTTGGTACAGCATGAGCTCGCATTCAAGGAACCTCCGAAGAAAGTCGAGCAAAAGACTCATCATATTGCGGTAATTGACTGCTCAGGTAGCATGACCTGGGACTTGCCTAAGGTTCGTGATCAGCTTAAGAAGAAGCTGCCAAAGCTGCTTAAGGATTCCGATACCGTTTCAATCATTTGGTTCAGCGGCAAGGGAGAGTTCGGAACCCTCCTAGAAGCAGAGGCGGTCTCGTCTCTTACAGATCTTAAGAATGTTAACTCTGCTATTGACCGGTGGCTCAAGCCCGTGGGTCTTACGGGTTTTAAGGAGCCTATGGAGGAAGTATCGGCTCTTGTCGATCGTATCCAGAAGAAGGATAGTGATGGCGTCTTCTCGCTGATGTTTATGAGCGACGGACAGGACAATCAATGGCCGAAGGATCAGATCATTAAGGCAGTCGAATCATCTTCCGGTAAACTAGCGTCCGCTACGTTTATCGAGTATGGATATTATGCGGATCGACCGACTCTGACTAAGATGGCTGAGGCGGCCGGTGGCGCTTTAGTGTTTGCTGAAGATTTCGATAAATTCGACCCTGTTTTTGATGCTGTTATTCAGAAGAAGATTTCGGGCAAGCCTAAGATCGAGGTGAAGCTTGACTTTAAGCCGATTCGTGATTTTGCATTTGCTCTTTCTGATGGTGAGCTCATTAGTTACGGTGTGGATGGTAGCAGCGTGAAGATTCCGGAAGACTCGTCTGCCGTGTGGTATGTTGCCGAGAGCGTTACCGGGTCCGAGAGTATCGATGTTCAGAGCAATGACCCGTCCGTGTCGGCGCTTTATGCTGCAATCTCGCTTTACAGCGTCCGTATGGCGCCAGACATCGTTTTGCCGCTCCTCAAGACGTCAGGTGATGTCACATTCATTGATGCTTTTGGTGGATGCTTCGGGAAGCAGAAATATAGCGAATTCATGGACATGACGAAGGCTGCAGCCTTTGATAAGAGCAAGAGACTAGTCGAAGGATATGATCCTAACAAGGTGCCCGCTGATGATGCTTTTACCGTTCTTGATGTGCTTAACGCTCTGGCAGATGATGAAGGTAATAAGCTGCTTCTCGACTCTCCCGAATTTAAGTATACAAAGATCGGTCGCGGACGAGTCGATGCCGATGAATCGCTTACCGCAGACGAGCAGAAGCAGATAGAGGATCTCACGAATCAAATGACTGCTACCAAGGACCCTAAGAAGGTGGCAGAGCTAGCTGCTCAGATTGCATCTATTACGGCCAGCAAGAAGCCCGCGCTCAAGTTCGTATCGCAGCCATCACCTGATGGATACTCGATCAGTAACCTCACTTATAACGAAGATCGTCCTAATATCTCGGTATTGGTGCGTAAGGAAGGAACGGTTGATGTCTCAGACCGTCTTCCTACTTCGCTCGAAGGAAAAATCCCGAAGCAGTTCCCCACTTCGATCTATCGGAATTATGCGATTCTTAAGGACGGTTTGGTAAACGTTTCGCTTTTGCCTGTAAAGCTTACCCCCAGGACAGTTACCAAGCTAGCTAACGCAGTGTCGACCGGAAAGGCGCCCAAGGAAGCATTCGAATTCAACCCGAATGGTGCGAGCAAGATCCACCTTAATAAGTTGCCGGTTATTAACCGTCAGATGGTTAAGTCGATCAGCGCCAGGACCTTCTTCGAGACCCAGTGGGAACTGCTGAAGTCTCAGGCAGAAAAGAAGGTATTCGACTCATTTAGCAAAGAACTATCACCCGAGAAGAAGAGCGAAGGGTTTGTGGCTCTTTATGGGGATGAGGGGGCTGCTTGGCTTAAAGAGAACGGCTTCACGGACTTCGGTTTTAATCCTAAGTCAGTGGTCGCGGAATCGACCGACTTTTATATGGGCAAAGAACTCAAGGCTTCTATAAAGGGGTATTCGACGATCCCAAGCCTTAAGGACCTTCGTGGACAGATGGCTAAGGGTAAACTCAATGGTCCTGGAAGTCTCATGAAGCCCTTCTTCGACGAAGCCGAGAAGATCTCCACCGGAACTGCACCGCTTGAGGAGCGTATCGCTATCCTTAATGAGCGCGGTCGTCAGGCGAAGTCTCGTTCTAACGGCTTCATTCGGAAGATCGCTGCTGACACATTTACCATTGTCGTCGGTCAGGTTTGGCCTTCTGAGTGGGCGAGCATTGACGATAATACCATTCAGCTGAATCTAGACGGTAATTCGGTTGAGTGCAAGCTTGAATCTAAGGAAGTACAGGTTAAGATTTAGATTTCAAGTGTAAAATCCAAACGGCGATTAAGCCAACCGGGCGGTATAGCCCACCAGCGAAGGACGGTACGATGTCAGAGATCATGGAATTCGGGTTCGACGACGGCAAGGTCATCAAGAACAATGCGATCGAGAACTGGAAGCAGACGCGCCCTGGAGAGAAGTCTCGAGTCTCCATCATCAGCTACAAGAAGTTTTCTGATGGTGTTCTGGCTCAGAAGGCTCGAGATAAGGGCGCAGCTCTTACTGACGCTGAGAAGGCAGACTTCATCAGCAAGATCGACAAGAAGCTGGCGGAGCAGCTTGGTAAGCCGGTCGAGGCGCTTACTGAGGTGGATCGCCTCGATATTAAGGCACCTCGTTTTGCTTTCGCTTACACCCATTATCGCGACGGCGTCGGCTCTATCCGTTGTGCCTCGAAGTATGAGGGTAGCACGGTTTCCAAGCCAGAGTTGTGCTGCAACAAGTTAGGTGATGCGGATCAGACTGTAGCTGCCATCATCATGACCTACCCGGTCAAGGATGGTATGCAGGTAGACGAAGAGCTTCTTGCAGCTCGTAAGTACGTGAATTTCTACATCTGGAAGATGAGCGCCAAGAAGTTCCGCAAGGTCGAGGACGCCTACAAGGAAGCGCGAGGTGATGATAAGTACACCATCGACCTCCTGGTTACGCTGGATGGCGACCCGAAGTACCAGAAGCAGCAGATCGCAGCTGGTTCGAACGCGGTGTGGGCCAAGGGTAAGCTCGATGCTGAGGCTCGTGCTTGGGTACTCGATCAGGGTCTTCGTAACTGGAAGCACGTCTCGAATAGCCTTGGCTTCGAGATGAAGATGGACAAGCTGGCGGAGAAGCTCGGAATGGGCGGTGCTTCTTCTGCTGCTTTGATGGGTGACTCTGGTGCGGAGACCCCAAAGCTCATTAGCTCGTACGACGATCTTATCAGCTAAGTCTGGCTAATTCGGAATGTGGCCTGGTTTAACCGCCAGGCCACATCTGTATTCGGAGTACTATGCGCACACTTGGTCTTGATCCGAGCTTGTCCGCTTACGGGTGGGCTATCCATGATAGTGATGCCACCGGAATGCAAAGAAGGGTAGCTTCCGGTCATGAAGGAACGCTTCCTTCCGCCGTTCCGGTAGCAAGATTCATGCACTATAGAGCACTGGTGGAAAGGCTTCTTCTTGAATACCAGCCTGATGTAGTCGGCATTGAGTCTCCTGCATATGATGCAGGACCGTTTCAAACCATCCACTTCGGATTGATGATGTTTAGTATGGAGAGCATATTCAAGCGGCGTAAAGATTTAGTGTTATTTGATCCAGCAACGCTTAAAGGGCTTGCTAGATTCGGTCTAAAAAACAAGATAGGGATGATATCGAAACAGGATATGCAGCGTTTTGTTCAGTTAGATACTTTGGATACAAACATTATCGACAATAATGAGGCCGATGCATACTGTGTGGCATATTTTTCTGCGAGGTTTATGGGCGTGATCAACGGTTCGATAAATCCTGAAGACCTGACCCAGTCAGAGTTGAACACTTTCCTACTTAGAAAGAAGAACGTGAAAACTGTAAGGGGTAAGAAAATCAAGATGGTATCACATGCATTTAGAGAGAATTCTAGGTATTTCCGGTTTAGTGCAGTGCCTGAGGGCGAAGTAAACTTACCTAACAAAGCGAGCGTAAATCCCGACCTGATCGAGTATCTTGAGGCTTTAGAACCTAACATCAAGCTCTGACATTTATAAGTGTAAAATATTCTAGAGGGAGAACACAATGGCCAAAGCTCAACCAGTCGCGAAGTTACACCCTAAGCTTGCTAGATTTATGGCAGGAATGGAAAAGAAATCCGGCATTGATATGCAGGATATTGTTGTTACTCCATCGCTTAAGATGGAACATATTAACACGGGTTCGACAGTATTAAACATGCTTATTGGCGGCTCTCGGGTTGGAGACGGTTCCTTCCTGTGCCCAGGATATCCTAGAGGCAAAATTATCGAAATCTACGGTCGTGAGTCGAGCGGCAAATCCACAATAGCGTTGATGGCGGCCGGTCAGGCTGTTGCATCTAACGGTGGAACTGGAAGCGTGCTTTATGTGGATCTTGAGCACGCTGTTGTAGATGCGTATGCATTGAAGCTTGGCGTTGACTTTCGGCCTATAGAGCTTGGCGGTAACGGTCAAGCTATCCGCGTTGCACCCCACATCTTCGAAGAGACTGAGGCTCTTGTTAACGGGGCTGCCCTGAACGGAGTCGATCTGATCGTGGTTGACTCGGTTGCTGGTCTTGTGTCGCGACGTGAGGCCTCAAGAGATCTCACCAATGAGAAAGAAAAGCAGGGCGTCGCTGAAATCCCGCGCTTGATGAGCGCTTGGATGCCTAAGCTACAGGCCATTATTGCAAAGACAGGCACCACCGTTATATTCCTTAACCAGACTCGAGACAAAATCGGAGCTATGGGATATACGGAAGAAGCTCTGAAGAGCACCACTGGTGGTAACGCGCTCAAATTCTGGGCCTCTCTACGCATGATGCTAAAGCCTAAGCAATCGGCGAAAGCGAAGGTGTTTAATCCGATCATTAAGGAGTATGAGGAAGTCCCCGTAGCTACCGACGTTGAAGTCAAAAACATAAAGAATAAGATTGATGCCCGCCAGGGACATACTGGTCTCATTACGATCCGTTATGGAGTCGGCATTGATGAAATGCGGACGATGTTAAACGTGGCAGAAGCGTATAACATCGTGAAAATGAGCAAAAACGCTCGCAAGCAGGAGGTTTATACTTATAAATGTGCAGCTACTGGTGATGTGATTGAAGCTATTGGGGTGGAGAAGTTCCGGGTTGCTATGCAGCGCAATTCTACTGCATTTGAAGAGATGATGAGCGCTTGCCGTGATCGTATCATTCAAGGATTCCGAGCTATTGACGACGAGCAGCTTGCCCAATTGGCTGAAGATGCGGTCACTAAGAAGATCGACGATGAAGATGAATATTTAGACGACTCGTCTACTGCGTTGGTGAGTCCAAATGATATGGGACTTGACGATTCGGAAGAAGACTCCGATTCGAATGTCACTATTTCAGCCGACGACGTCTAAGGAGGAAACCTATGGAAAACGCTTACTGGTCTCTACCTGTTATAGGTCCGCTGCTTCGTTCGCTTAATGTACAAGACCGAGAAGGTCTAATGTCTCTAAATATATCCGATCTCGTGACGCGCAATGGTGTGGGTCGCACCAAAATGATGGCGTTGGTTGACCTCATCAATGCCGAAAAGAAGCAAAAGGAAATCGCCGGAATTTCGTCTGATCTATATACGCTGTGTAAACCCTACCTCCATCTACCTGCTAAGTCCTGTTTGGGAAGGCTGAACTCCCGGTTAGAATCTAAGATAGATGAATATAACCTTCATACTGTAGCTGATGTCATTCGTTGGATCGAAGCAGTGGATGTTAAAGATGAACTAAACTACGGCCATAAAACACATGAATGGGCTAAAACAAGACTCTCTGATCTGTCTCGGGTAGGTCCGAACGTGTTAGTATTCGGACAGAATACCAGTCCTCAAACCGCTGATGAATTCGTGGAGTTGTACTTCAAGAATATCGAGAATCCTGCTTATCTTTCGATATTTAAGGAGTATTTTGCAGATGACAAAACGCTGGATGAAATCGGAAAAACTCGGACTCCACCCGTTACGCGCGAGAGAATTCGCCAGATTATGGACATTCAAGTCCGTAGAGATTCGGACGGATGGTCTCGAGTCGCAGCTGACATACTAGATGTCCTTACCAGAAAGCTCGATGCTCAAAACGGCGTAGTGACGGAGTCTGCAGCTTTAAGTCTTACTGGTGCGAAGTACACTTGGCAAATCGATTTGCTGTCAAAGATTGCTGGAAGAGAGTTACACTTCCCCCGTGGTCGGCGCGAGGGAATTGTGTGTATTTATAAATCAGATGAACTATCGGATCTATGTAGTGAACTTGGCGAAGCGATCGATTCGATACTTGAAGAATCGAATGTGCTAGTCAATCTACAGGAAAAGCTCAAGGATTATGGATTCGAATATGGGGATGAATTTAAGAACATCCTTCCCATCCTTGCGAACGTAGAAATTAATGGAGATAGAGTATATGATAGTCGTAAGAAGATAAACACTTCTTACGTTGAGACATTAAGATCATTCGGACGACCTGCGACCGCGAGAGAAATCACGGAAAAGCTGTCGGAATCTGATTCTAGTATATCTAACAGGCTCCATACTACGATTACTCAGCTTCGTCGGTCGTCTGAAGTATTTAAGACGGATGACCACAAGTTCGTCCACGAAGAACACCTCGGTTTCAGCGTTAAACAGCTTAAAGCACTTGCAGTGGAAGCCTGCAAGCTTGTACCTCGAAATGGTTCTGCTGTAAACGTACGCCGGTTACTTAAAGAGCTAAGCGCTAGTAACCAGATTCCTGCTTCTCTGAGCCCTTTTACCTTGCGTGATGCCATGATGTTGGTTGGAGATGTTAGGAGCTGGAGAGCTGGTTGTGATGTCGCTTGGATCTGTGAGAATACTCATCGGCTTACAATCCCCGAGTACTTTGATGAGATAGCGCCAACATTGGATCAGCCGTTTTCGATGAAGGATCTCGTAGACTCGGTTTGTAAGATCAGCGGCTATTTGCCTGAATCTGTTAAAATGCAGTTTCATTCAAATGAGTCTACTGTTCATATTGGTTACAATCTCTACGTAGCAAGGTCGGCGATTGAACCGGACTCCGCAAAATTCGACCAGTTGGTCAACGTTGCCGCGTCGCACGTGCCTGCTGTCGGTGTCGTAACGGGTCATGAGTTAGCAGCGTCTTGTAAAGAGCTTAAGTTATTAGCTAAAAAGCATGGTCCTGGTTTAATATGGGGTCTTGCTAAACTTCACAAGAATATCGTGGCACGTTCACGTGGGCTTTTGCTTTACTCAGCGGCACACCCCAATCTGTGGAGCGCCTTTAAATCCGACCCACGCTGGAAGCTGCCGTCGACTTTCACAAGTGACGATCTGAGAAAGTGTATCATAGGCGAATTCAAGATAAATACCTACAGCTATTCTTATTATCTGTTAAAGGACGCAATGTCTACTAAGGAAGTATCACTTAATCATGCAGACATGTACACGTCAGCGTAATGTGTAATCCCATTCGTTTATCGACGGGTGACTCATGAATCCTATTAAAGTTCAGATCCGTAACTTTCAAAGCATTGAGTCGATAGATTTCGAAATAAACGGGTTTACCTGCTTAGTAGGTAAGACAAATGTAGGCAAAAGCGCGATAGTGCGTGCTATCACTTCTGCCATACTCAATAATCCTGTGGTCGGAATGGTCAGGCACGATCGACCCCATGCATCTGTTCGACTCACATCAGACCATTATGATATTTTATGGGAAAAGGCTGAACGCGGTTTAAACCGCTATCATGTCAATGGGAAGATGTACGACAAAGTAGGAGGCAACCAACTTAAGGAAATTGAAGACCTGGGCTTCAAATCCGTTAAAGTGGGAAGTGATGAAATACTCCCTTGGTATGCATCACAATTCTTTCCAATATTTCTGCTCGATCGAACAGGTCCGCAGGTAACCGATTTTATATCGGATATTTCTCGACTAAATGTGATTCAGGATGCCATTGTACTGTCTAACAGGAGAAAGAAACGCAAGAATGACATTATTGGTCTGAAAGAAAAAGATCATTCAGAAGATTCTGCTAAACTGAAGAGGATCGTTTCGCTTGACGCGCTTTTGTTAATAGGCCAGGATTTACAAGATCAGAAACAATCGATAGAATCATATGAGAGTTCAGTTCTTTCAGCATCACGTTTGCAAGAGCTGATTGCTGATGCTTCATCTTTATTGTCGAATATCTCCGCTGTAGAAACAGTATCATTACCAGATGTTGATACTATTGACATCGAGCTTTATGCCAAAGCTTCGGACTTGTATACAGATCTGCAAAGCAATGCTAAATCGATCAGTGTGATCAAACAGATATCTAAAATACCAATATCTGAAGAACCGATTGAATTTAAAGAATATGCGAAGATAAGATCATTACCTGACATATCCGATTTAGCTAATAAAGTGTCACAGCTCGAGTCGATTAACGCGGTGTCGATAATCGACCAAGATCTTTCTGATCATATTGATAAGCTCAAGTCGGCTGAATCAGTACATCAAAGCATTAATAAAAACAGGTCCTTCGTGGGCGGGATAAGCGAGATAGAATTCCCAATAAGCTCTGTACTGGATGAGTACTTGAATTACCGATCCCTGGTTCAGCTCGCAAGTCATATGTCGACTATTGCCAAGGAAGCGCGATCAGACAAGATCAAAATAGCAGACATGGAAAACGAGCTTAAGGTCGTTGAGGCTGACTTGTCTTCGATACCAACCTGCAGTACTTGTAAGCAACCAGTTCAGCACGAGCACTAACCTAAATGAACTCCGCACATTCTTCTGAGGTCATCCAGATGCTGAGTGTCTGTAAGGGCGATATTCTCACCTAGCACTCTCAAAGCCGTGTTGTCTCCCGATATTTCACAAAGCTGGCGCGCTTTAGCAATTAGCTCCAACTCCATATCTACTAGACATTTACATAGAGACGGTAAATCTGAAGCACAATTTAGAGAGACATTCGTTATATTTGGATCCACGCCCATTCCCATTAATTTCATCGCTAAATCGTATGCGTGTTCTCTTTCCTCTTCTGCATGCTCTTGCCAGTGATCCACTAAAGCGTCTCTCCATGGACCTGTAACTCGATCTGCAAAGCTTCTATATGCAATATCAATTTTGTACTTACACACCAAAAGGTCCATTATTGTGTTTGATACGATATTACTGTCAGCGCCGTACGCGCCTTCCAACTCTATAGTCAAAGCGATTTTCTTTGATATATCATTTAGGTTGGCCATACCATACATGTCTTATTAGAACCGTAGAGTACGATATGAAACAGTTTAATTCCAAATATTTAGCTCAATACCCGTGGTTAATCTTACTAACATGTGAGTCCGTGGATTTAGAATCGGACATTAAAATAGCTGATTATAAGGATACAGAAGCTCTCTATCATCCGAAATATGACAGATTTATAGGATATTCATCTTCTGGCATTCTACTTTTCGGAAAAAAACCGATCATACTGAATGATGGTATATACTACATTGAGCACGACACCGATACTACGAAATTAGCAAAGGATGTGTCGCCCCTCCAGTGCATTCTAAGAACTATATCATAGATTCTCTAAGCCTACTCGTTTCACGACATCAGATAATGTCTCCCCAGCAGTCCTTGATTTGTTGATCCGACTCACCAACTCGTCCAAAGGAATCATCACTACGCTGGCTGCATTCCGAACCAGGCTAAGACTTCGCTTAGTGTCAACTATATTTTCGGACGCGAGTTTTAAAATATTGTTGAACAGTTGTGTGCGGTACTTCTCTTCATCAGTTCTCCTGAACCTCACAATCTTACCGCTCTCGACCCCAAACCACCGGTCTTCTTGAAGTTCGAAACTCCGCTCATGACAATTGTCGGATACGGATTCGGGGGAACGTAGGAATAAAACGCTTTTATCCTCTGTGATTGCCCAGGTAGGAATGTAATATTCGAATTCCGATTTCTGGTAAGCAGTAATTTTATACATGTTTAATAATCTCTTTGATGATCACTGCAATGCAGGCGCACATGAATCCGGTAAATGCAAGCGTGATTAGTCCCGCCGCAAATATCATTATACCAAAGCTGAATTTAAGAAATCGATCCGCGAATGTGGGTTCATATAAGTATTTGTTCTGTTGCGCGTCGTACACCGACTGTTGATCAATAATCTCAGGCTCTTGCACCCTGTAGAAGTTATTCTGAACCGGAGCCGCAAACACCGGACGTGCATTACACTCTTCACACGCCTTAAAATTCGTAACACCTCCACACATCATACAATACATACCGTTACTCATTGGAACCCCCTAAATGCTGGCAGCAGTATTTAATGGCACTCGATGTGTCTGAACCTTCAGGGACAGTCGGCAATACGCTATCGATCGAAGATTTCCGAAATCCTAAATTCCGCAAAATATGCTGAACAGCATCTAAGTTACACCGTATCACATCAGAGCGATTCTCTATCATAGGCGTTACGGATTTGCTGTGGACTTCTGAGAATCCTAAAAGCGACTGAAATTCAGATAGATCATTAGCATTGAATTCGTTCGCCTCATGTCTGTTGTACGTTAACTGATCTCGATCGGGCGATACAATATCATGTAAGAATTCGAATATCGGTATTTCCAGTAGGTCAAATGAATGGTGTTCGGAGTTCCGATCAAACCATGCTATACACTTGCAGTACTCTGAGACATCCCTACCCTGGTCTAAGATATAATCGATTCTCGACTGGTCATACCGGTCTTCTGGACAGATCTTCACGAGTCTACATGAACCGCTAGGGGAGACGAAAGAGAAAATGTACGTCTTAAGCAGGGGATTCATACCCACAGAACAATTACATTCAGGAATTTCCGCCCTATAATGTGGTTAAAATTGATAATAGAATTTGAGTATATCCTACTATTACGTTTATATCCTGCGGCGCATCAAACCCGTCTACAATCGCATACTGAGACGGATATGGGATGTGAACAAACAATGGTTTTGCTTTAATAAAGCCTTCGTAATATGCAGATAGCATTTCGTAATATAAGCTATTACAGGTGTGAGTACCAGCATGGTAGCTTATCGACGAAGGAATCGACTGAGATTGTAAGGAAGCCTGGATGTCTGCGACGTTTACCGGAGTTACAAAAGCCGGAGGCGCGTTTGGTCTAATTGTTCTATTATATACTGGGATTTTAGTATTATCACCGATCGCTGAATCCTCAATGTTAAGAGCGAATTTCTCGAGTTTAAGACCTCGAGCTCTTTCGCTGGCTCCAAACATAATGAGGTATTCAGGGTTAAATGATTTTGTCGCCCTAATTAGCATCTGGGCGTTTTGACGGAAAATTTGAGGCAGAATTATAGCTTGTAATTCGACGTCCGTTTGCTTTATTTCGTTCGAAACAAATGTGGACACCAAGTCACCACTTGGTGTCCGCTTCAGATTGTAAATTGGCTCGAATCCGCTGATAAGTATTTTCATATCGGGTCCAATCAAGTGTATACTCCTGCAGGAGAAAAAATGGCTAACAGCTGGGACGAATTTTTAGGGTGCATTCAGGGCGACATTCGCAGATTAGACTCCGTGATTCGTTATAACAGTATACCGGTGTTACAAAGGGAGTCTGTGGCGACTCACACCTTTTGGGTTACACTATATGCGATTTTGATTCACAGACACATTCATAAGGGTGGCACCGCGTCTCATGTGGAGCAGGAAATAATGCTAGCAGCGTTGACTCACGATTTGGCTGAATGTGTTACTGGTGATGTTGTTAGAACATTTAAGTACTCGAATCCGGAGTTAAAGAGGTGTATTGACGAATCCGAGGATATGATGGTCGTTAGATATTTTCCGGAAGCTCTAAAGTCGATCATGAGGGACAGTGATCGAATCTATTCATCGAGTAGCGGACAGTATGTGAAGTCGATTATTAAAGCAGCAGACTTCACGTCCTTGTTTATGTTTATGAATCGAGAATGGATCAGGGGGAACCGTGAGATAACGCCCTTCATCAAACGAATGGTCCGTGATTTAGAAGCGTTTGCGTATGTAGATGAATCGGCTGAGTGGTACGATAAAGAATTAAGCCACCTCTATCATTTAATGTCCGAGCAAGCTCTGTGCGTACCCCCTAACCGCGAAGTGTAAAACCCATCATGCTTATCGAAGAGAGAAACGTCGTCCAAGCACGAGTTGACGAACTTGATCGCCTTATGAACCAGATACCTGATGGAGGGTTACCAGAGACCGTTCGTTCGTATCTGTTAGCGAGGAAAAAGGAGCTCGAGGATCTGGGGGTTCAGTCGCAGGATCCCATCCTCACCTCGGTGATACGGTCGCATAAAGCGATATGTGCGGCAAAAAACATGGAAGAGAAGGCCGCGTATGGTCAAGATCCGGCGGTTTATTACTCTCTAGGCATTTGTGGTGAAGCTGGAGAACTGGCCAACAACGTAGTTAAGAGTCTCCGGAATGGATGGGATCGTGTCCGTATATTAGAAGCCGTTAAAGGCGAGTTGCCTGACGTAATCATATATTCTTACATTCTGGCCTATGTACTAGATATAGATCTCACTAAATTAGTAAACGAGAAAGTCGAGATCGTTATTAAACGAGCGAACGCCGGGTACTACGGCGGTGAGATAGGTAAATCATGAGGCTCGGATTGACGTTTGATGATGTGCTCTTGGTACCTCAGCACAGTGCAGTTCTTCCGAGTGGTGTCGATGTTTCGACGAAGTTTAGTCGGAACATCGACATGTCCATACCTATTTCTTCGAGCGCTATGGACACAGTTACCGAATCTGCGATGGCGGCAGCCCTAGGACAACTAGGCGGTGTGGGCGTAATTCACAAAAATAACTCGATTGACGAACAAGTATCACTTGTGCAGACTGTTAAGCTTTACGATCCTTCGCTAACGATCTGTGCTGCGGTAGGAGTGAGTGATGATTGGAGGAAGCGTACCGAGTCGCTTATTAAGGCTGGTATAAAAGGAATAGTCTTAGATTCTGCTCATGGTCATTCGGAGAATGTGCTGGTAGTTGCCAAGACAATTAAGCGAGACTATTCGGAAGTCGATGTGATCGTCGGAAACGTAGCGACTGCTTCGGCAGCTCAAGCACTCTGTGACATCGGGATAGATGCGATCAAGGTCGGGATCGGTCCCGGATCGATATGTACTACTAGGATCGTCGCGGGAGTTGGAGTACCTCAACTAACCGCTATTCTGGATGTGGTACCGGTAGCAGATCGTTATGATATTCCGGTTATAGCAGACGGTGGCATAAAGCATTCAGGCGACATCGTTAAAGCTTTAGCCGCAGGAGCCGATTCCGTAATGATTGGAAGCCTCTTAGCGGCAACCGATCAGTCTCCAGGTGCTGAGTTCGAATCCGATGGGATCCGGTACAAGTCATATCGGGGAATGGGATCTGAAGCGGCGATGTCCAAGGGATCTAAAGACCGATATTTCCAGTCTGAGTCTACAAAGTTCGTACCTGAAGGTGTTGAAGGGGCGGTTCCACTTAAAGGCGCTACAAAAGACGTGATATTCCAGTTGGTCGGAGGTCTCAGAAGCGGGATGGGCTATTGTGGCGCAAAGAATCTAGCCTCGCTTCGTTCGAATGCCGAGTTCATTCAAATCACGACCGCTGGACTATCTGAGTCTCACGTTCACGGTCTTAGTTCATTTAAGAAATCGTTAAACTACGGAATTTAAATGCAAAAGATTCTAATAGTAGACTTTGGCTCACAATACACCCAGTTGATTGCTAGGCGGATCAGGTCTTTCAACGTGTTTTGTGAAATTGTGTCGTGTAAAACTGATTTAACGCCACATTTGACCAAAGATACTCGAGGAGTGATTCTTTCTGGCGGACCTGCAAGCGTCAACGATCCAGGCGCACCTCAGCTCGATATGCGATTGCTAGAAATTGGTGTGCCGGTTCTAGGTATATGCTACGGATTTCAGCTCCTGGCTAAGTCTCTAGGAGGTGAAGTATCCAAATCCGATTCGCGAGAATATGGCTTATCTTATTTGATTCCGGATGAAGAGTATTATCTTAAGTCTGATGCGGATTCTCAGGTCTGGATGTCTCATGGAGATAAAGTAACCAAGCTTCCTAATGGCTGGGTTCGAATTGCTTCTACAAGCACTTGCGAATTCGCGGTTGCCGAAGATATTAGTGGACTTATTTGTGGAATTCAGTTTCATCCAGAAGTGACTCATACACCTGACGGGTCTAGAATCCTTAAGGAATTCGTGCGTTCTTGCCGAATTTCGAGCGAATGGACGAGCCAATCATTCATCGATAAGGCGGTTGAAGACATTAAAATCACTGTTGGATCTGATAACGTGATTTGCGCTTTGTCCGGTGGAGTCGATAGTGCAGTTACGGCAGCTCTTATATATAAAGCCATAGGAAGCCAGCTTACTTGTGTGTTTGTAGATAACGGTCTTATGCGACATAATGAAAGACATGATATAGAAGGCACATTTTCTTCAATGTTCGGAGGTTCCTTTCATTGCACCGATGCGGGTTTAGAATTCCTGCACGCCCTGCAAGGTGTGTCTGATCCGGAGCAAAAAAGAAAAATCATCGGACATAAATTCATAGAAGTATTCGATAGATTTGTTGCTGAATCCTCCATCGAATATAAGTTTTTAGCCCAGGGCACTTTATATCCAGATGTCATCGAAAGTACCAGCGCCAATGGGCCTAGCGCAGTAATCAAGAGTCATCATAATGTGGGAGGACTGCCAGAAGGCATTAAATTTTCGCTATTAGAGCCGCTGCGCTATCTATTTAAGGATGAAGTTCGTGAAGTAGGTCGGTCACTTGGCATAGATTCGAAAATTATTGATCGACAGCCTTTTCCAGGACCAGGATTGGCGATCCGCATATCAGGAGCCGTCGATGAGCTTAAGCTAAGTATTCTTCGCAGGGCAGACCTGATTGTTCGTGAGGAAGCGGCTAAGAGAGGACTCGACAAAACGACTTGGCAATGTTTTGCGGCTCTTCTGCCGATTCGCACGGTCGGCGTAATGGGCGACGGTCGGACTTACGATTATATGGCTTGTTTGCGAGTTGTAAACAGCGAGGATGGAATGACGGCCAGCGTGCCGTGGCCGATTGAATTCCTCGAACAAACCAGTTCGAGGATTGTTAACGAGGTCAAAGGAATAAATCGAGTAGTTTACGACATTACGACAAAGCCGCCATCTACCATCGAACTCGAGTGATTAAAACCCACCATTCAGGTTTCCACGAAAGAGCTTGTAGAAGGGCAGCGTGTTTTTAGGATTATTTATTACGTTGTATGGTCTTTGGTCTTGCTGTATTTGCGACTGGACTAGAGGGATTTCCAGAGCCATCCGTCGTAAGCATTCATCAGTAGTGACTCTTAAAAGATCATTTTTAGCATGCGGATTTCTTTGGAGAATGAATGTCACCTGATCGTAGGTGAGTTGGTCTAGTCTACACTTTCCTTGTATAAACCACATATTGTTCGAACAGTCACCATCACATAATGATTTAGATGCATCTGGATTGCAGTTATCGTCCATGTTCATCTGAGACTCCTAAATTCTAGTTGTGACTACACAGTTTTCATTGAATCGTAGACCATTTCGATGTACTTGCCAATCCTTACTAATGATCGAAGATCCACCGCATCCGAAGTCGAGAGTGTATCCTGAGTTGTCTTCCACACCATAGTTATTCGCTATCGCTAGTGTGCAGTCGTTACGTTTGCAGAAATCCATCCAGTTGTTCGGAGGAAATCCTGATTTGCCCCAATTCGCACATGCCAACACGATGTCAGGTTTCGAGGTCGAAAAAATAGGATTATTTCCTAAGTGTGGTGGAGATTTCGATCTAATGTCGCGGCAAATCAGCAGGGACACCTTTCCGTGCGGCGTTTTTATGATTCCGGGCTCTTCTTCTCCCACGCTTGCCCAAAGGAAATCGTTAGCCCACAAGTTCCGTTTCTGATAAGTAGATACTAAGTCCCCATTCGGATCGATTAGATTAGCAGCATTATATAGCGAATCATCGCGTCGTTCCATGAATCCATATGCTATGTAACAGGAGAGCTCCTGGGCGAACCTCGACATTTTGTTAAACGTAGGACCATCACAAGGCTCGCATAGAGTATTTACGACGCTTGAGTCTACGTGAGCATAGCCACTAAAACATAGTTCGGGCAAAACTATGATTTCGCTACCTAATTCTCCGGCCTGATATATCAAAGAGGAAGCTTTTCTTAAATTATCTGATATATCGGCTGCGCAAGATGCTAGACGCGGTTTATACTGTATTACTGATATTATGCTCATTTTTCTATCTCAATATGAACGGAGTTTGCAGCTTTCTCAGCTGCTTCGTCGATTTTCTTCTGTATTCCGATCTTAAATGACATTGTATGCTTTTCGATCATATCCACACTAGCGCTGACGCTCTTGAATGCTTCAGCATCTCCGCCTCTATCCGGATGATGCTTAGCCATAAGTGCTTTGGCCTTCTTTTTAGCCTCTAACATAATTGCGTCGGCTGCAGACAACTTTTCTTTTCGAGTCATAACAGATAACTTAAGGAATATTACTCCAGGATCCATACCAATATTTCGAAAAGCGTCGTGAATGTTCATAAATTTAACCCACGAAGAGATTTCGCTCCCTTACTTTTACGTTTTACTAACTGTTTATCTAGAAAAGATAACAAATCTGATATTTTATCGGGTTCGTAACCATGTAGCTTTTTGTAGTCCTGGATGCACTCAAGAAGCTTGGTATGCAACTCATCGTAGGTCATATTTCACATTACTCGGTACTGTTGTGCATGAAGAAGCCAATTTCACCGAACTGGAATGAACTGTTCAAGTATGCCGTGACTGAAGCAGAGAAGAAATCTCTGAATAAAATGGTAGCGGTCTTAAAGAACAATGAGGGCCGTAAAGAGTATATATGCAGAAAATTAGGTATTATATCAATAAATGACGTACGCCGAATGATAAAATGACCTGCTTAAGTGTAATATTATACAGGTCCTTCATGACCTAATGGGGATATACATGGCTAAAATCAAGAAGGCAGCAAAGACAGTCAAGCAGAAAGTAACTCCGAAACCGCCGACGAAATCGGCAAAGCCTTCAAAGGTCGTTAAACCTTCGGCCACAATCAAGGCCGAAGTCAAAGCGCCGACTAAAGAGGCTGTAGCGACGGTTGTCAAGGTCAAACAGACAACAGCTGCTATCTCGAGGATCATTAAAGGTATCGACAACGAGGCCGTGTCGGTTAAGAAAGCCCATGAAGCCTTGACTAAGAAGATCGATAAAATCAACGCGTCGGTCAGCGTGGCGAACAAACTCCTCTCTGGACTTTCAAATATCTCGGTCGCATCTTTACCGAAGGCTATCCCTAATCCGGTTTCGAAGCCCGAAGGAAAGCCCTCTAAGACGCCTGAGAAGGTGGTCGCAGCGGTTAAGGCGCCTACTACAAAAGATACGACGTTATCTGTGCCGAAAGACGCACCAGAGGCTTCATCGGTTTCGAATGGGTCTCGAGTCCCCCTCAAGACCGCGATCGACGATGTCATCAGCAGTTCTGATAAGCCCCTGAGCGCAGCGACCATTTATGCTGGAGTGACTTCTAAGCATGGTCAGTGGAGTCGTCAGAGCCTCTATAATGCATTAAAGGACGACACGCGGTACGTCAAGACCGGGGACGGTGCTAACGCCGCGTATTCGATCAAGTCCGCTGCCGGTGTCACGGTTCCGGGATCTACCGAAGAAGAGGCTGATGCGTTGATTCAGAAAATGACGGATAACTCCGCTCCTCTTGCCAATTTAGTTTAAACTTGACCCCCTAAGGTATCATTACTTTAGGGGGTCATTCGTATCCATATGAAATTACCTATATTTAAAAATGTCGAAGAGCTTCGGGCAAATCTGGTAGAGCATAACTCCACTAAAGTATATGAGTCTCTTACTAAGTCAGGAATAAAACCGAGCTGCAAAAAAGGCTGTGCCTCATGTTGTTATCGAAAGATATATGTGACGTTAGCTGAGGCTATAATCATCTATAGAGAAATAAAGAAAAAGAAGATACTACAAGAGGTACTCAAGGACTGTAAAAAGAATGAATCCATAGTGAGTGAAACAGATGCGAACTCTTATTTTGTTATGAAAATTCCGTGTCCCTTATTGAATACGAAAACGAATTCATGTAGAGTGTATTCTGTTAGGCCGGTTGGATGTTCCACTCACTGGGTTTTATCAAGCCCTAAGCTTTGTGACCCGTGGAATTCAACGAATGCACAGTATAGACCTTTCCAGTTTAACTCAATAGCGAATTCCTTTTATAAGATTGCCGCTCGTAAGAATGGTACTCAGGCGCTAATACGTCTTCCGATTCAGCAGGCATTACTAATAGTCGATGGTATGACGAAGCGGCAGTTTGCCTCGTTAGAGGATTTCATAATCGAAGCGGGTAAAAGATGACAGGACCTTGCCTTTTTTGTGACAAGCCTTCGCCATTGCGTGTAAAAGCGAATACCGTAGAGAATAATAGAGACTTGCATGTGTGCGATATGCACTGGAAGATACTTCAAAATCCGCACACAGCTTTACCTTTTTTGCGTGGCGTAAGCATGATGCAGCTACAAAGAGACGAAATAAAATATGACGGAACCGTTAAGAAGCTAGTTGAAGGGTATTTTGATAGTATCGCTAAGTGGAAAAAGCAAAATCCGAAGAATTAGAAACAACACCATTTATTTTATGGCGTATTTCTCGTATGTGCTTGTTCGTGATGGTCTTCCCGCCGTAAGATAAAGCTAGGCGGATAACCTCAACGTTCGCTCCGGTGCGAGCAGCTCTAATGAATTTTGCGCAGTCATACATCTTCTTTTGTCGGCATATTTCTTCAAGTTCAAGAACGCTTTCACTTTCCACAAAATTGCTCGATGGTTCCATCTCGGCTGTCTCTACGAGCGGTCGTTCTTCATCATTCATTGGTTCATAAATGCTGTCTTTTTCCTTGTCGTACCTTCTCTTTTTGTGAACAAGGTTTATACACACGTTGTTCGCGACCATGTAAACATAGTGACCGAAACTCGACTTGCGCGGATCATGGGCGCTTTTCGTGTAATTCTTGTGAAGGATCGCTGCATAAACCTCCTGGAGCAGTTCTTCCATAGGAATACCTTCAACACTAAAAAATTTGTGTACTAGCTTAATGATATCCTGACGCTTCTTTAGAACGTCGATTCCCAGATCCACTTTGTCATTATCAACAGCTTTACGTGGCCATGGATACTTTGTGGGAGCTTTTTTGAGTTCTTTTTCGGTCCGAATATAAGCAATCGCTGGCTGGTCGGCTGCGCTCATTAGTCGCCCTCTTGTCTAATATGGTCTAGTTTATGGTTCTAGTGGAAGAGTATTCTATCATTAGAACTTAAAAAGCGCAATATATTCGGTAAAGTATATCATGAAAGCCGATTTCTTAAAAGAATGTCATGGTGAAATTACCGCAAAAGCGGGTATGCCAGTTCCTTTGAATGACTTCATGAATGAGTATTGCAGAATTTGCCAAAATAAAGACTGCGGACGATCTGCTGGATCGAACAGTTTAATGTTTAATCGAGCCATAAACTGGCAAAATCGTCTATTTCTAGATGTTAAGCAAGACGTTAACGATCCAAAGTACGATCTGATTCGTAGCAAATGGTTTAAGCAAGAACAGATTTCAGTAAATGGTGAATTACTCGAAAATGCAAATCAAACGACAGAATTTGTGAATTCACCTCCGGAACCCCAAGAACGCACTCCACCTGAGCCTGTTGGTTCTGATACGGTATTGTCTATCAGTAATGTCGAGCCCACAGAGTATGAAAACCGTTCAACCGAAGAGCCTAGAGATGTGATTAAAATAGAAGAGCCTAGAGGTGTGCTTAAGATAGAAGAGGTACCCAACAACCGAACCGTTGATTCTATAATCCCACCTGACGGCGAACAATTCTTGGATGATGGTCGAAATGATGTAGTTATAAAACCTGGCGGCTCATTTACTTTCGGTGATTAATGTCGACAGCATTACTAAGCACGGATGACATCAGTATTCTTAATCAGACGCGTCGGTCGATAAACTCTCAAGACATTGATTCAGTCGCACTTGAGATCGAAACCAACCATCCAAATCTACCAGTACACATTAAAGAAAGACTGTTGACTGAATTCAGTGTCATGCTGTCTGATCCAGGAACGTACTTGATCGATGAGTCTACCGGTTCGGTAATATTCAAGATTTCGGCAGAAATGTTAGTGCAATACCCTGATCTCAAAAGAGAAGATGGACGTTTAGTCTCGCGTGACAAGACGCTTCATCCCAAATTCACGAGTGCATTAGCTCTTAGCAGACATCACCAAACTAAGCTAGATCGGGTTATAAGGGATCAGCCATTCGAATCAGTCGAACATATCGTCGATCCGAAGAGTATTCTTAGAGAAGCCAAAACGCTTACTAAGAAAACCTATGCGAACTTACCGGTCGATAGTGAAACAGACTTGATTGAGATAGGCCGTGAGAATGTGAACGGTATATTCCAGGCTTTCAATCCTAAATTCATTAGAACCAACATGTATGGGGCCCAGCTAGCTAAGGTCCTGGACCAAATAGAGCATCCGAATTATGAATTCTTAGGAATAAAAATGAGATCTAATTACAAAGAGATGTGGTACGAGGTGTTAGTTCGAATCGGATAGCAAATTTTTCGGAATTTCAAATATTTGTAGCACTTTGTGTAATACCGATGACATGGCTAATTGAAAATCGCTAACCCCAACCACCCTGATGCTCTCTAAGCTCTCGAGAAGTTCTAATATTCGATCGATTTCGCATTTATAAGTAAAATCGATGTATATACCCAGTGGAAGCATTGGCACGATATCGGCCGGGTCCGTTAGATGCTGAGATATGTTCTTAAAAATAAGACATGTCCTATTAAGCTCTGCATGTAGAGCGGAATTCACCGATGCTGATATGGAACGTACAGACCTTGCTGGTAGACTGAATCTTTCATCCGTTAGCTGTGGCATCCACGTGGCGACAGGATCGGCGATTCGAAAATTCTCAATTATTCCACGGGGGAGTAAGACTGGACTTAAAGTCTGAAACAATATACAAGGAATCCTGATTTCTATGGAAGCGCGTCGCTTAATCGGATCACATGCATCGAGACGCACTTGTCCATGCTCGAAGAATGTCGCATCATCAAGCGGCGCCGGATCACTCATTGCGTCTTTTACCTTTCGCAGGCGTGGCCCCCATCTGCATGTTGTAGTGGGATTTCAGACGGCTGCTACCATATAAGGTTTGACTTGGGGAAGTCATCGTAAAATACGATAGTTGTGCGATCTTCATTCCTTCATACAGCACAATTTCCCAAGGACCGTGGTTAACTATTTCAAGCGTAATTTGGCCTCGGAATCCAGCGTCCACCACGCCCGCTGTAACGTGGATCGCCAAAAACAAACGACCTAGACTGCTCTTTCCTTCTACTCGTGCCGATAAATCCTGAGGACACTCGACGATTTCCTGAGTGCATCCCAGAATAGACTCGCCTGGCAAAATAATAAACTCGTTTGCGCGGATTATCGTCATACATTTCGAGGGATCATCATCTCTGAGATCGATTCTCACCCCGAGGTGGGGCAGTGCGAACGAATCTGACAGGGATAGATCATAGCTTGAAGGTTGAACACGGCCTTCTGCAAACGGCTTAATAAGATCAGGTCCTCTTGCAAGTATTTCACGATCGCTAAGCACACTCATCACTACTCCGAAGTATAGTTAAATATGAAAGACTCGTTGACGGCTGAAGAGTTCAAGACAGCTATGATGTTGGTGAACCATTTAGACAACAATACTGTATCCGAAGAGCTCGAACGTCTGAGTCAACGAGAGCTCGACCTCCTAAATGTTCCCACGATCACACCCGAAGACAGGGAAATAATCCTATATAACCTCGTGGTTCTAAGCGCGGCATCTGCTAGAATAAAGCATGCTATTGTGATAGAAGAACCTAGTTATTCTCTAACCGACACCGAAGAGTCGGGATAATATCTCGAATTCAGGCACGCTTATCTTCGGAGATTTCTCCTCTGATATCAAAATCTTATTCGACGTATTAAGCACACGAAGTGGGGTTCGGCCTTCGGCAAGTATGCAGATGGCGTGAAATTTCCTGAGGTTTAGTTCATTCATAGGAGCCCTGAACACGAACCTATGTACCGAGTTATCAGCATTAATCGCTTCTGGTGGCGCTGCATTTGAAGAATCAGTCGTGTTGACTACTGTCTTAGGATCAGCATGATCAATACGCTCTTCAAGTACGCTGTCGCTGCGTTCACGATCCACGCTAGATACTTGCGATACTTCCGTGCTTAGAGCCTGTATGGGTGGATCGAGTTCTACTTCGTTGTGATGTTCCACTGATTCAGAAGATGGAGACTCGGATTCGGGATTAGATACGACTTCAGCCTCAAACGGATTCGGCTCTTCAGATTTCGCTTCTACTTCACTCGCTCGTCGGATCCAACTGGCCAAGAAATCTGGGACTTTCTGATATACTCGTCCGTTGTCGTAGTATTCATCTTTCTTAAGCTTGCCTTTAAAATTCCCATCAATATCGAATTCTTTGGGTTGAGGCTTAACGCCATCAACCATCTTAAAGTAGTCATAACGAGCTTTCCAGTTTATGTCGATACCCGGTTCAGTCAGCAAAGGTACTACCCAATCGCGACCGTGAGCCTTAGGCAGCTTCCAAGGCATTGTCATCCATTCATCTAACTTACGCACTGCTTCCATGAGAAGTTCGGGCTTAATCTCGTATACGACTTCATCATGGACCGTAAGGACATACTTTACCTTATCCTCCCAACCGTTCGCTCTAATATTCTTATCGACAAAACACATGGCGAATTTAAGGATGTCGGCAGAGGTTGCCTGAATTGTATAATTGATCGCACACCGTTCCGCTTTTGAACGGATCATCCTTATTGGGCTATCAATTGTCGGGATTGGTATACGCCGCCCATAAGCCGTGAAGATCGCTTTGTGCTTCTTGGCGAAATTCTTCTGATGGTCCACGTACCCCATGAGAACCGGCACATCGCGCTTAAGATTTTCCATGTGACGACCTGCGTCCTCCATGGAACACCCGATATTGCGCTGGATGGCGCCAGCACCACCACCGTAAATGAAGGCAAAGTTACACCGTTTGCCACGGTTACGTTCATCTTTGCTGACTACATCTTTACCGAATAATGTCTTTGCCGTAATTGCATGAACGTCACCGTCTTTATTTAAGAAGGAATCGGTCCAAATGGGATCGCCTGAAAGATTCGTAACCACCCGAAGTTCTTCGCCTGCGAAGTCTAGCTTGACTAAGAAATAACCAGGTCTAGGAGTAATGCAAGACCTTATCTGCTTGAACAACTCCGGTTTATCATCATCTGAATCTCGGGGGATACCTTGGAAATTTATGCCGGAGTAACCGTTCTCGATATCACCAGCTCTAGACGCGAGACGAGCAGTATCGGTCCCCATCTGTCGGAAGTCAGGTCGAACGTCACCGTTTTTGTCGACTGCCAAAGAAAGGGGCTCGACGTAACTTCCTTTCATCTTTAGATAGTGTCGCCATTCGATGATCAATTCGAACAAACTGATCATCTTCTGCTTGCCGTCTTTATCCAGGTGGCCCTTATGGGGTAGCATGAACTTAGCCCCGTAGGCTTCGTGCAAACTCTTCATCGCTTCATCTTTAAGCGAGTATTGCTTTTGTGCCTCCCCTGGCGTCTCAGACACATCATCGTCATCATCTGAGTCCGAAGAGGCGTTCCCGCCTTGTTCCTGCTCCCCCAACATAACGGAAGTAGGCTTTAGCTTAAGACCTTCCGGATCTGTAATGAGAGCGGTTGATAATTGCTTCGGACTGCCTACGTTGAGAGTCGACCAACGACCGGTCTTACCGGTCCTAGACTCAATACAGTTCCTGATCTGGTCACCGACTTCTAGTAATTCTCTGTCGCATTCGATCGCCAATTGCTTTACACGTTCTACGTCTACATGGACGCGATTGCGTTCCATCTTACGTAGCACATTGCAGAAACTCTTCTCAAGGTTATATATCTTTTTGTCGCCTTCAGATAGTTTCTCCTGTAAGGCGAAGTTCAGAAGGTATGTGAAAATCCCGTCACTACATCCGTACTCAAGACCTTCCTTCGGATGAAGAACACCGAAGTTGTGGGTCGATCTCTTCTCTCTCTTGAGCTGAGCTCTCATTTCATCGGTAAAGAGTTCATCAAGTTCGATCATATCTACGTTAAAATAAACTTTAGCTAGTTGCTTTAACCCGCTTGGTGATCCCTTGAGCGGATTGAGAACTTTAGTCATCAAAAACGTGTCTTCATATTCATCGATTTTCCAGGTCTCTTTACCGGTCACCGCATAAAGGAATTCCTGGTCGAATTTCGCATTATGAAATACAGCTTTCGATTTAGAATGAACAAGTCGCTCGATTTCATTCCAAGCCAAGTCCCACTCTAAATTGGGGCTACCCTCAGGTTCATGAGAGAGTGGAATGTAATAACCATTCTTTCCATCAAAGGAAATGCAAACGCCTACAATGCGATCGATCGTTCGCATCCCATGACGAGTCAGCTTCCCATCGTCGAAGTATGAATCTTCATATACTCGATTATCAACGCCCGTCGTTTCTAAGTCTAATGAATAAACATTACGGGAAATACACATGTCAACCAGCTTGGCTAATTGAGATATGCTAGACACAAGGTGGAACTTATAGTCAGACATCCAATTACGCATCACGCTGGGTTTGTCGTCGTACTGTAATAAATTCAAGGCATCCTCCGATACCATCAATGTACATTTAATCGAGGTTAGAATGGATTATTACGAGGTATTAGGGGTAACAAGAGCGTCTGACGAAGAGACGATAAAGAAAGCATACAGGAAACTAGCCTTCGAATATCATCCGGACCGGAACAATGGCGATAGCTTAAAAGAAGCTAAGTTCAAGGAGATAAACGAGGCCTATGCTACCCTAAGCGACGCTGCTAAACGAAAGTCGTACGATGCGAAGTTCTCTGGGGCGCCCAAGATCGACGATATTTTCAATGAGATATTTCGTAATTTCCACAGAAGGCAATCTCAAGAATTTAGAGTCGAATCACTGCCGGGCGCTGACATTGAAGTAAACGTTAAAATATCTCTAATCGACTCATATGTCGGTAAGTCCATCGACGTAGACGTTCCTCACAGTAACGAATGCGGTACCTGCCGAGCGACGGGAGCAAAACCAGGAAGCCGTGTCATTACATGCCAAACTTGCTACGGTAATGGATACTTTAGGGATCCATTCAATATAGGAAATCGGAAGTGTCCGGCGTGTAAAGGACGAAAAGTATTTCCGATCGAAAAATGTGACGCCTGTGCTGGTGAAGGATCTAAGGCCACGAAGGAATCCGTGAACGTTAAACTACCATCGGGCATTAAAGACGGGCATGTCATAAAAATTAATGGTAAAGGCGAACCCGGAGATCCAAACGGAGATCTGCTATTAAACATCATCACCATTATGACACCAGGCATTCGCCGTGTCGGTGATGACTGTTATCACGACCTAGAATTACCTATATCGTTAATGATAACAGGAGGACGACATACCTTCCCCACGCAGATGGGTTATTCACTAGACGTTTCAGTAGAACCGAACAGCAAAACCGATGATTTCGTCCAGATAAAAGGTAAAGGATTTCGCAATCTATCGACGAATGGGATCGGGGATTTGTACTTGATTCTGAAACCACAATTACCATCGAATATTCCGGAAACTGCAAAAGAGCTTCTTAATAAATTCATCGAAGAATGCGAAAATCATAACTGCTTTAGTCGGGACAAATGATAACGGTTCTCTTTTCTCGCCATTTCCGCGAGAATTCAGTCATTATAAAGCGTTCTATTGGGTCTTCGGAATGATATTCATAACATATGGGAAAAATAGGTTCAGATCTTAAAGAAGCGTTAAGTCTGCAAATGTTGGACTCATAGTTGCTGCACTTATCTCTAAGTGCGCAGTGGATCGGACCTAGTTTAGCTAGAACCACATGTGGTGGTGAAGATAACTGCTTCGTAAACTGCGAATCATATCCTCTGATCGCAGCGTCTATTGCTTCACGACTGATCGACGGAACGCGTAAGACTGGCTTCTCCACCAGATGCTTCTTAACATCTAAATCTGATATGCGATCCAGCGACAATTCTGATATGAGAATTCGTTCACGATTTCTGAGGTTGAGCTCAAAGTCATTGAATTCAAGCAAGTTATATGAACTCATTTGACTCCGAGATCATCTTGTCTAGCTTTTCAGAGGCTTTTTTCAGGATAATAATCATGTCCTTCGTTGGTGTGCCTGTCTTATCGAAGTCCCACGCGACTCTATCGAGAACTCGGCATATCTTTACATAATCCACAAAAGGAGCGACACTTCGAGTTCTTGAAAGCTTTTTCTCTAAGATCGCAAGGTGTCTAGGGATGTCTAGCCATGCCTCACTTTTATAATTCTCGCCTTTATCCTTAAACACATCAAGAATCGGCTCCTCAAGCTTAGGAACGACAATGTGGAATCTTCTTTCGAGCTTAGAAAGAGCATCTGTAAACTTTAAGTTATGGAATCTAGCGAATAAACCTATCCCATTAAGGTTTATCTTGCATTTGAAACAGAAAAAGTGTGATTTCTCTCTACCTGAAGACGAATAATATCGAGCCGCTGGAGTGTTCTTATTATCGTGAAATGGGCAGAATATTTGAACACTTGTCGACTCATCCGGGATTTCGACGCCGTTTTCAATGAGCGCCATATAAGCAGAATAAACAGCCGTTACCGCCTCAACCCGACGGTTAAACCACTGTTTTTGCGCTGTTTCGTTAGATGAAATCACTTCTTATCGTACATTAGAACAGTCGCATCTGCTTAGATGGCTCAGGAAATTTAACTTCAATCGGTTTCTCTTCGACATAATTCCGTTCGATCACTTGAACCGAATCATCTGATCTGTTCTGCTTAAGAACCGCGTTAATAATTCGACGTTCATATTTGTCTGCAAGGTCCATGAGATCCCACTGATTCCCAGTCTTTTTGCCAACTTCGATCTTTAACTGCTTTAGCATGGTAACAGCATCGCCCAGCTCTACGCGCCGACCATGTTCGCGCCATAGACCGTAGATATCGTTCAAACGATTTTTACTGAGTACCACAGTTGAAGTGGCCCCGCTAATGCGAACGGCAATGTCGATTAGCGGGGCCATGCTAGCTCCTAGGAGTTTCGCTCCTCAAAGATTTCCTCTCGAGGATCAAGCCTCAAAATAGCTTCATTGATCCTCGGGAAGGCTCGCTTACGGCACGCAGCCACTTGTTCTTCAGCAATAGCCAACACAAACGCTCTCGTCTTCGGACCCAAGTCGAGACCCAGCTCGAGCGCCTTTTTGCGAATTACCTCATCAGGATTCTTACCGCCGAAATCGGTTCTCACTAGCTGCTTCGCGACCTTTAGCACCTTAGACGTTGGCTCATCTGACAGGTCGGTCTTTCTCTGGCCAGGGAGTCTAACGCTCTTCACATTTTCCATTTTATAGCCCCAGAAGAAGTGAGACCATTCTCACCCCAAGGAACTATACATTTCAAGTTTTATCATCAGCTGCATTCATTTGCCTGACAAGCTTGTTCGCCCAACTCCGCCCTGGAGATCCACCCCACAGAGCCCAGGCTATTTTGCCGTTGCTCGGTTGACCATTGTCCAGGACACCTGATTTATTCTTCTCATGGCGATCGAAAAACGCTTTCATACGTCGAGCTGTTCGGGGGCTAATGCGCTTGCCGTTAGACAGGTCTCGAGCCCTTGCAATACCTACTTCCGTGCCCCCGCGACCGTATTTCGAACGCCACTTAAGACCACGCGCTGCGGCTTTCTTAACGCTCTTAGGTGGAGTAAACTTAATGTGTTTATACTTTTCAGGGGTAGACGAAGAACCATCAGCGGCGATAGATATTCTATAGGCTATTTCAGATAGGTCCATAGTAATAGGTAGCATAAAAAATGCATATAATAATATCAAAGCGCATTCCTACTAACAAGAAACTCTGGAACAAGATGCAAGACCTTGTGTCAGGTCGATCGTCATATATAACATGGAATGATCAGAGGATCGACGGACCCCGTGATGGTCAAGGATTTAAGAAACATCCTTCCGCATATAGCAATGGATGGGCAGCCAAGAAGTACAAGGAACTAGGCGGAAAATGGAAAGAGAAGAAAAAACGAAGTCGCAAAGCCTCAACGGTTGAATCTATAGCTATTCGAATAGCGGGATTAGATGAGTGGTTCGACAAAGACAGCCCGAAGGGTGATTGGGTGGCGATAGACACGGAAGGCAATATCGTAGGACCGTGCGCGCAGTCTGATAAGAGAGAAAAAGAGACGAAGAAAGGCGCAGATCCATTAAAGTGTATGCCAAGGTCTAAGGCACACGACTTAGGAAAAAAGGAGAGAGCCAAATCGGCAAAAAGAAAGAAACGCAAAGAACGAGGATCTAAGAATACTAAAAAGCCAGTCCATGCTCCTACTTAGGTCCTGATGACTCATCTAAGGAATCGCACAGACGTCTCACCAAATCCCTTTCAGCAGGATCGCAGTGCATGATAGCATCGATAGCCACATGACATGGTGGTCTTAACATGAGATCTATAAGATGATGAATTTCCTTCATATCAGAAGACCACTTCTTCTTAAGCTCTAGAAGCTCATCTCTCTTCATAACGCAACATTACCATTTAGATCTTCTGGATTTCGGATATTCCTAGCGATGATGAAGTCGCGGAGATTCGATCTCCAGCACTCAACGAGGACACCAAAGGACGAATTTCTGGAGCAACCAGGAATGTAGTTATCCAGACGTAGCCACTTTCTGTCTTGCTTTCATCAGCCTGTATGTGAACCAATTCACCATCACAGAACGAACCTTTAAAAATGCCGGTGAATTGAATAGGGTCTCTACCGTTAAGTTTAGACTTCGCGTGTGCTTTGGATATATGATCCCACATTTCTTTATTGGCTTCTACAGTTTCCTTAATCTGTTTTGCCGCATCAGCTTGCTGGCTTCGACGTTGTGATTCGATCAATTCGGAGATTCGCATTTCCAGTTACCTCTAGGCTATCATGTCTTCTGCAGTAAGAGATATCGCGTTAGCTGTCGAAACGATGCGGTCAGCGTTCATGTCAATCATGCCGGTCTCAATGTGCCTCATGCGTTTGGTATTCCAAAAGATCTTCCCAAGGAACGGCTCGAATACTGGATTGTCTCGATTTTTTAGGCATCCGATTTTAAACTTCGCATCCCGCCTTAATTGATCATTCAGATAAGTGTAGGTGATTACATCGGCGTCTTTCTCCAATTGGTTCGCGTAGCTGATAGCGGCACTGTCGTACCGACCGTCCGCTTTGTCGGCTCGTAGCTTACCTTGACGATTCATGTGGAATAAGCCTAGAACGGGGACCGTGTTACCGCGAGCGAAATTTAAAGCTAAAAACCGACATTCAGTAACGACGCTATTAATCATCGTGACGAAATCGTTTGTTCGATGCTTTGGTTTCATATTGCCAATGTTATCGAGTATGATGCCATCGCACCCGTACTTATTATGAAACATCTCCGATTTCTTACGTACTTCGTCACATCCCACTTGCATTGGGGGACGCCATACGTACATTTTTCCTTTTGAGTTAGCCTTAAAATCCTGTGCAATGAGCTTGAGTCTCTTAAGCTCAAGCTCATCTAGCTTACCATCACGAACTCGTCGATAATCAAGACCAACGTAAGGATTAGGTCGACCCGCCTTAACGTCCTCTCGATACCACTCTGTTACAAACTTTCCGTGGCTTGAATGAATTACATACAACTGACGACGCAATTGCTTGTATGGCATCTCGAAGATGCCATAGAAGATATTCTTACCGTAAATATAGGCATTATTATATGCATAATTAAGAGCCAGCGAAGTCTTAAGTTCACCTGGGTAAGCACAATGAACCCAGAACTCACCGGATTTGTGTCCTTCACAGGCATCATCAATTGGGTCGAGTCCAAAAATGTTACGGCCGGTGTACACATTAGAACGTGTGGATAGTTCATATTCTTCTAGGAATTCATCTGCGTCTTCTTCGACGAATCCTTCGAGTTTCTCACCAGACTCAAAGTGAGAAAAACCCGACATGCGATCAAACATCCAGCCCATAGCATCAGGAACACCACGAAGTACCTTTTTCCCATTGATGGGCTTATCGATGTTACGACCGTGCTCTGCGATATTCGCAGCATCACGACAAGCTAAGACGAAAGCTTTCAGCTGTTGTTGTTCTTGTTCAGATCGTACAATCGATAGAAAGTTCGTTCTAATGTAATGCTGAGCCTTGCTTATTTCTTCAAGTCTATTAACTACTTCAATATCATCCTGCTTTTCAAAATAGTCTTTGACAATTAAATAGTCAGGTGGTGCAGCCATCTGGCCATAGAAATCGGACAGGTATTTGTGAAGGCGAGCATCTTCCTCGTCAGGATATGAAAGATTGTGTTCTTGAAGCTTATGCCAGTTAGCTAAGGCTTCTTCAGCATCAGGAACACTGCCTACGGTAATTACGCTTCTTAAAATACGGTTCACGACCGATTCCTATTCTTGAACTTGTTCTTAGATGAATTCAGTCCGGAACCATACAACGAAAGGCCACCAGTATCGGCGTCTTCATCGGTTGACGGTTTGATCCTTACCTTGGTCTTAGGCTTGCTGGCCGTTTTCGATACTTCTGAAGTCTCCAGAACGCCGTCCACTACATCCTCTTGCAAAGGCATCGGTTCAGTTATGACGAGGTCATTCTGTGATTGACCAACATTGTTCACAGGTTCCGGCATCAAATTCAGGTCTTCCCCTAAGTTGATGCTGGGCAGAATTCGAGGAATGCGGACTATAGGGAAATTCGTCTTAATTACGTCTGCTATTGAATCCGAATAGGCATGGCTACCGACCGTAAACGGCCTATCGCAGTCGGAATAAAGCCAGGTAGGTTTATCTCTGTCGATTCGATAGCAAATAGCTTCTTCAAGGGCTCCAGGAGCAGCTTTATTTTTATATGACAATTCATTAAGTCTTACTATACATAGACTCGGAGGTTCCATTAAATCTTCTAGGCTATTGTATATCGATCCTTCTTCGTCGCCTCTTGCGGCTCTTGATTTACTTCCGACATATACATCCCGAATTTCTCGGTCGCTCGTAATTCGAATAAACATGTTTGGGTTAGAAATCATCGCAGCTTTGACTACAGATTTCATGTCCTGCCAAGCACTGATGACTAGAGCGTGTTTCTTTAGGGCAGCCATGATCGGAAGCGAAACATGCTCTTTACGAACTTCAGCCCGCCTAATATACGCGGGCATACTAGCAGCCATCCTCCTTACGAATGCACAGTGGCACTCGAATGTCTTATTATCTTTCTCTATGACGCCTGTATTACCACAGACTTTGCAATTCATGGTATACCTTAGATATCGCTTAGATCGATTTCAACTGTGTCTATCTTCGGCTCGGACGCTTTCACTTCAGCATTCATCTTCGGCTTCACGGGACTGGCTTTCTTAATCGATTTATTTGATTTAAACTTTGAGTCCTTCTTCTCGTCACTGCGCATGTATGACAGAATATCTTGAACGGCGTCTTTAGACTCAAATGATAAACCACCGACCAAAGAATTTCCGGCTACTTTATCTGCGAGCTTCTTCTTTTCTCTTAGCGCCTTAAGTACGTGATGATCTATAGTCTTCTCGCCGGAGATTCGGACTCCCAGCATGTGGTGAGCCACGACCGTCTTATGAGAAGAGCCGATGCGTATCATTCGGCCTAGAAGCTGGTCATAATCACCATAAGACCAAGGGAGATCGACGAAAACGAAGTGTTCTGCCGCCTGCAGGTTTAGAGATTCAGAACCGGCCATCGTAATCATTATCACGTTAACGCCGGAGTTCGGATCTTGAAATTTCTCTCTTGCGTTTTGACGCATTTTTGGATCAGATTCTTTCCCTGTGATTCTAACGTATTTAATGTTTGATTCTTTTAATGATACTTCGATTTGACTAATCATTTTCTCGAATCGAGAGAAAATGATCACTTTCTGGTCAAACGCGTCATTCTCAAGAAGGTCGATAAGAGATTCTATTTTAGTGGAACTTCCATCAAACGGCTCACCCTCCTCATTCAATATGAGCTGCGGTGCATTGACTGCCTGAGCACACATGGTCAGGGAAGCTAGTATCTCCGCACCCGCTCCTTCCTCTGTATCATCCGAACCTCCAACACCAGACTCTGCCATATCATAAAGATCATCTTGTATTTGGCTAAGTTCACAAGGAATTTCTACCGAAATAAGCTCGGGTAATTCTTTGGCGACTTCGTGCTTTTTTCGAGAGAGATAATAGGGTTCGATTTTTTCGACGAATTTATCTAGATTCTTATATCCGACCACAATTGGAACTTGTCTACCGCCGCCTACTCTCTGAAGCTTAGTAACGCAATATTCGTTCTGAAAGGCTGTGACCTTAGGGAATAAAGACGGATTAACAATTCGGAATATCCCGAAAAATTCCATCAGTTTATTCTTGACGGGCGTTGCAGTCATCCCCACAATGCGATCACATTGTAGAGAAATCGCCCTGACTTTATCATGTACTTGGCTACGATAATTTTTTACTTTGTGGGCTTCATCCATCACCAGCATGAACTTTAAATTAGGATTTTCGGCCTTCAGAGTCGACACGCGTTCAGCGAGGCCTATTGTGGTCATAGGTGGCGAAATTTTATTGGATATGCTCTCGATTTCTAGTCTCGTCGATTCGAATTTTACTTTAAGCCCGATGGTGCGGTTTAAGATAAGCTGATCATCATCTGACCATCCATACGGGCGCGGGAGACTTTTGCCATTTAGGCTAGAGAAAACATACTCTGCATCTTCGAATTTTCGAGAATCAGTGATACTTCGTAGAACACTCATACCAGATTCTAATTGCGATTTTATATCGTTAAATTCGTCCTTTTTATTCTTGAGTAATTTCTTAAGCTTAGGATCAGGCTTGACGCTACGATCCTTGACGACCGTCGAGTCTAGATCTCGGAATAGCGTGTCATACGTGATTAGCAGTATTTTCCGATGCGACTCTGAGTCAAAGAATTCTTCATACTGTAGCTGTCGTTCATGGGGCTCGCCATGAATAACGACAGGCTGCATGCCAGTCATGAATTTTAAGGTTTCTGACTCCCACTGAAATAGGGCTGATTTCGTGGTTAAAATAATGGGTATATAGTCTGGCTCTTTCATCCAAACGTAACCAATAGTGCTCAGCACCTGGATAGTCTTTCCAAGACCTGTGCCGTCACCCAGAATAGTCCGTGGCGCTAAAAGAAGATTAGCAATACCGCTTTTCTGATAATTCCGGAGAATGATAGGGTCCCCGTTCGCAAACGCTGGTTTTAGGAACGGGGATCCTGGTAAATTTAACTTATCTGATGTGCGGATATCACGAAGTTTCTGGATGGCGTCAGACATGGTAACCTCTGACGATAGCTTACATCAGAATCTAGTTAGGTTTATTGCTTGTGTAAGCAATCGCATCATTTCTTAGTGTCTCTTGACCTGAAGTGGTAGTGCCAGCGTAAGCGGTCTCTAGACCTTTCGGCCAAATAGACGTAAGTCCGTTGAAAGCCCCCGAACCATTCTTTCCGATGCCGACAATACGAGCAAAAGCGTTTGCACTAGTTTGGCAAGCGTTACCGGTCACGATGGCTCGTGGGGTCGCTGAAGAAGCCGCATTTGCGTTTGTTAGTAAAATAGCCGGAATACCGATATCATTTACCCTGATATCATTGTTTATGATTCTTACCGCTGAACTCGTTCCATTAACTGCTGGAACGCATAAAATTCCAGCAGTCTGAAGAAACGTGGTCATCGGGGTCGGTCCGGAGTATAGATTTCCATTCAGGTAAATTCGATTGTTACTTACTGTGATAAAGCCGATATTAGTGGTGTTAGTAGTCCAATCGATTCGTATACCCTGACAAACTACAGTGTTCGAGTAAGGAGCCGCGTAAATGGTGTTACCGTCTAAAATAATTGTCCCTGTCGGGCATTTATCGATCCGAATACCTACATCACCCGAATAATAGTTCGCCGTACTGGTACCTCCAAAGAATTCACAGTTCCGCACGATCACATTACTTAGGGCATTCGGCTTTTCTGTCGTGGATGTCAGTAACATTAACGTGCCGGGACCTATCGCGCTGTTCATAATGAAATTGTTAACCGTGCACTTTTCGTAAAGAACATTGGCCGCGACATTCTTAACGAAGGCTACATTACAAAATTGAGATGAAGACTGAGAAGATCCTGAGAGTCGTAGATTTCGGATAATTGCCTGAGGACTCGCGACGCTGTTCGGGGTATTGAAAATCCCAGACGATGATGAAGTTACATATTCTACCCCAACGCGCACCTGAGGAATCCCTAAAGTAGATGGAACGTCAGATAATACTATGTCACAACCATCGATTTCACATTTGTAACCGACTACTACCACTAAATCTGCACCACCCGCTCCTGGATCAGTTGATCCAGTAGGCGAAGCTCCATATAAGCCCCTGGTTAAACCGTTTAATATCGTCAGGTCGCGAATGGTGTAGTCGTAAACTCCAAATGCGATGTTGCCATCAGATGAAACATCGATCGCAGTCTTTTCTGTGAACCAGCCGGGCATTTTCCCATAAACCGAATTAGCATCCACATCCACGTACTCGATCGTGTTCGACTTTAGTCTTGCTCTTTTAGCGCCTTGACCAAGAACAAACGGCGAAACTGTAGCCCGTGTTGGTGATGCAGAAGGTAATCTAACCTTAAACAAATTGGTGTCGAGTTCAAAACTGCCGATTTCAGCGTAGGCTGTAGACGAAGTTCCAGATGATCGGATATCTGAAGAATGCAAATGTAGAAGGATGTTCGTTTCAGATGCAGAAGTCGCTCTTATCTGACTGTTCCGAACAGTGAGACAGTTGATTCTTAAAGGTGAGTTCTTAGAAGTGGCATCTGATGGGTCGAGACTTATCAATCCCGTATTGAAATTCGCGTATGGTCCCTTCGAATCTCCTGAGAAAATATAATCTATGTTCGCAGAGTACCCGAGTTCAAATTCGCATAGATTAAATTCGACAGAACCAAATGTCTCGTCTCCATTTCCCACGATAGAGATACACTTAATGTTATTTGAGTAATTGCTGTTAAAGTGACAATTTTCAAACGAGATCGGCGCAGCCCAAGAGCCTGCACTGTCGCTCATCCCACCGTTATAACTTAATTGTACTATAGAGTCCCAATTTTCGACCGCATTGTAACTTATTTGGCAATTTATGAATTTCGCACCGAGATTTTGCGTCGAGGTCTCATATCGGAGACCGTTTACCCTGCAATTTTCTAGCGTAACATTGCCAGATACGGACAGTCCCGCTTCAAAAGATAGTCCGCTTATGTAGACTCCATCAGGCTGCGAGCTTATGGAAACGTGGGTCGTAATTACCGAACCGTCTCCACTGAGCCGCATGAGCGGATCTGTGAAGTCAACGCCCTCGTAGGTTCCAGATTTTAGGTGGATTGAGAACGGGGTGAATAGAGTTCGTTGATTTACAAGCTGGGCTAAGGAATTAGATCCGTTATAATCGCCGAAAGTGCTAACTCCATTACCACAGAATATAACATTGCGAGCATTCAACGAACGCAGTATAGAATATCTATCCGAAGTAGGCGTCACGGCCGCATTGGCCTCTTGGTCGCCGACTCGGAGGAGTGCGTCTCCACTAGTTTCTGAATTACTAGAAAGAGGATAAAAGAGAGGAGTCGAAACTGCGTTCTTGATGTTAAAATCTGAAAAATTTAACGGTCCATCGGCAGTTGTGAGCACAGACTCACCGGCTAAAGTGAGGCTGTTGATTAGAGGTCCGTAGGCAGTCTCACTTGCCGAAAAACTAAAAGTTGGATCCCAGCTTTGAACTGACCACTGATCTGCGGGCGTAGGCTTAAAAAATAGCTTGAACGAAGTAGGAAACAATGAAGCGGAAGAAGAAGATACGGAACTTACATCTGACTGCCAGTATGCATCGATATCAAAGAACCCTTTTAAGTTATAAGTAAAAGCAACACCATTCTGAGATCCAGAAGCATTTGATGTTGTAGAAAACCGAACTCCGACATTATCATTTACATTGATAGATTCGATTATCGGGTCAGCAAAATATTTAACTGGAGTAGCTATCTTAGGGACGGCTGAGAAGACCGAAGGAGAAGAAGTGGTGTACTTCGGAAAGCTTACCGATCCGATTGTGCTGTATCGCTGATTAAAAGGAATGTCATCATTCTGTATACGACCAATTTCTGATTTTATGATGTATGAGCCGTATCCGAGATAACCAGGCTGATTTGTTATACCAAACCGCTTTTCGGTTGCTTGAGTGTCTGCTAAACGCTCATTAGTATCTTGATTATCAGGCACATCACCTACTTCTTCAAGTTCCCCTAGCAGTATCGAAATATAACCTTCTCCCACAAAGCTGTTAAACAACGAGTCGTTTTCGGGAATGCTAGGAAACCTTGAAGGATGTTCCTTTAAATAAGATGGGACAAAACCGTTTGAATCAAGGAGTGTGCTTAAACCGAATTTCGAAAGCACAGTGGGACTGGCAAAAAAGTTAAATGAGCACTCGGCAAACGGCACGTCGAACACTAGTTCTGATCCAGATACCGACACGATGTCGTACGATTTATAAATTCCTTCGGAGAAACCGAGTATTCTCCTAACCTCATCAGTCGCAGCGATAGATATTTGAGAGTCGACACCTTCAATTTCGCTTTCGAGGAAAATTCCTTCGTCATCGATCAAAGTGGCTACGGCACCTCCACCATTCGCCATGATCGCATCATTCAGAGAATTCACTAATTGGAGAGGAGTCTTTACATCGGAACTAATTACCCAGTCGAAGGAAGCATTGCCGTTTAACGACAAATTAACCGACTCATATAAGTAGTATAAACCGCTAGTCCTTAAAAATATGGAAGCTTTCCTGTTACCAGTTTGTGAGTGCCATGCCGAATTTATAATATTAGCGATCTCACTTAGACTGGCAGGTGTTGAAGCAAAAACCACGTCAAACGATGTGTTATTTTGAGACGAGGTTTCGGTGACAGAAACCGTCAGAGCGTCGCCGCTCGATAAAGTAGGGAAATTGCTAAGAGTCGTAACGACAGGGCCTGCACGAAACGCCTTGGTGAAAAGGCTTAAGCGCAAGGTATCATCATTCACAAAGCTGGTGCGCCCAATTAACGGTGCACCAGTGTTTACTGCGGCCCCATATTGAGATTTTGGTCCTATTTCAAAGGCATCTAACGGGTATCGGTAGTACACCTGTTGGTTCGCTAGAAGCTCATATCCATCCGATTTGGTAAAGAAGGTATACCCTCCCTTCCCGTCCTCAGATGTAGTCACGATTCCGCGTGTAATGTCCAAACCGCTTGAAACATACGGGGCGAGACCAGAAAACCCGAGAGCTGACAAGGCCGCTGCTGTTCCATTAAGGCTTATACGAGCATTAGAGCCGGTAAGGGGACTGTTTGAAGCCACGGATTTTAACGTAAGTGAACCATCTTCACTTCGGCTTGCTACTTTCTGATTTGTATGAATCGCAAACGCATCATTTATGAGCTTGGACAGATATGAAGCCGAAATTCGACTTCCATATGAGTTAAAACCGGAGTCGATCTTAACTGCTACAGGTTGCGACTGGTTTAACCCAGGGATTGTGATATACAGATAACTATTTAACGGTATAGTGAAAGGTTCAATACTTGGAGTTGTAAGTACCGCAGGTAGAGCAGACTCAATTCCGCCAAAGATACCGGTAACGGAACTTGCGGTAACATATGTTAAGTCCGGACCGGCGAAATCAAGCAATGACGAACCAGCAACCGGCACTGACTTCAACGGTATTGAAGTGTACCTGGTTTGCGGATCGTTTAGTTGTGCTGCGCGCGGTCTAGTCATGGTGACACCTCACTGATGTCACATTACTAGAAGGCCAGTATCTATGCCGGAGCGCTATAGTTCAGAAGTCTCGAGAAGTTATGTACTGTGTCGGCCCCGTCAGCCAACAAGTTGCTGACAGTTTCGCTGCCTACTACGGCATATCCGGTTTCTACACCAACAAGCCCATAACTTGGCAAAATCGGACTAATTACGGGAACGAACGCGTTAGCACTAGCGTCGTATCCAGTTATTGCAATCCTACCTGTCCAATACTCAGGCCCTGCAAAATAGTTACTCATTACAGAGTTTCCTGAACATATAGCAGTTTCGTTTCCAGAATCTGACGACCCAGGCCACGGGACCAACCAAATCCCTGGTATCAATCGGGACCCAGCGGCTGTGTCAGTTGTTTTAATCACATTATCTTTAATGATTTTACGAGCATTTTTACGTGAAAGGGGGTCTACGGAAATACGAGTGGTAATCAGTATACCAGCAGACTCATTGTAATAAGAGCTACCTGATATTGGAGCAGACCCGCTATAGGATAATCCAGTCGTCTCAATGCTATTGGCGAGTATTTTTAAGCCGCCAAAGCCAACTTGAGTATTCTGCATTATTACCTGAATGCCCTGGGATTTCGTGTTCCCGCTTCCCGTAGGGAGAGATCTAATTTTGTTGTTAGTTATGCTGATATTCTCGCCAGGAGTCGTCGAAACGTTCGTTACGACGACACCACGATCAAATCCATCGAAGTTAGACTCAGCAATACTGACATTAGATCCAAGCTGAGCATAGCTGTTAGCAGTATATACATGAATGCCATAGGTAGTACCAGTCACTGAGGCATTTAAAAATGATTTACACGTCACGTTTCGGTATGTGACATTATTTGCAACATTATATATGATTGCAGAATCTGCCCAGCGCAGAGTAGGAGTCGAGTTCGGACCGATCAAATTAAGATTTTCTATAACAGCAGTCCCGTTCTCATCATATATGGGGCTACTAACAGTGTAGATTTTTTGAACGGCAACCCGGCACCTGGGACTTATTGTGCCATCGCCATTCGATATGGTGCCGTCAGGTTTGGTCCAAGATAAGTTTACGTTATTTACTTTGAGTTTTGTGCCAAATGCCAAGGATAAATCAGCCCCGTATAATACAGACCTCGTGCTACCAGCAACACAACCTGTTACATCGAAATTTTCGATTATGGTTTGCTTGCTAATGAAGGAAATGTGCCCGAAAGACGAAGCAGCTAAATTGGCTCCTGCGAAGGCCATCCAAGTTGGGCGGGCACCATATCCACAATCATTGTTCCCGTTGGTATATGCGATTTTGTTATTCACAAAAACACATTTTTGGACACTGTGACCAATAACGAATCCAAGAGAATAATTCGATATGGAAGTACTTGATAAGCGCAATCGCATATCCATGTTGTTCATATACAGTTCGTCAACAATCGCATAGTTGGAAGAAGCAGTCACGGTATTGGTCGTTAACCCAGAAGAAAGCTGCATTAGGCAGTTTAATCCCGTGTTTGTAGCATCAACCGTGCAACTATCGTATGATAGTCTGCTTATCCTTAAGCCTGAAGCATTACGTATGTTAGTTGCTGGGTTCAGCTCTATGAGACCCACATTAACGTTCATGCGGTTATCGCCCTGAGCAGTGTAAGACGATAATTTAAACTCGCAGTTATTGAAAGCTATATCCTTAAAGGTCATCGACGCGTAGGCGCCAGCAAGACCAGATACGATACAAACGCGCTTATCATTTCCGGAATCACGTGGATCGAAATAACATTGATCAAAAATGATTGAATTCGCCAAAACATTCGACGTGGACGCTTTAGTGATTTCTACGCATGAGTCATATGATCCGCCCGCTTTAAAAAAGCAATTTTTAGCATATAAAGCGCGTATACCAAGCTGGGAGTAATTTGGGGTCGTAGACGCAGACGCGGCTAGGTAAATCCCTGAATTAAATGAGCAATCTTCTAAATGAATATACCCATTTTGCGCATTAAGATTATAGTTCGAATTTGTGGCGAAATTAAGACCATAAATTTTAAGAACGCCTTTCCCGTCCGCCGTATTGGTAAATGTTAGTTGTGCCGCCGATGATCCGGACGCAGATACTGTAGCTCCATAACCCTCAATTGTGATGTTCGCATTCTGGAAAGCGATCGTATTCAAAGTCGTATAAACGCCTGGCTTAACTATTATATGAGCATCAGAAATCGAATTTGAAGTGATGAAATCGGCTATTTCTGATATAGCTACGGGTCCGTTAAAATCTCCGAACGTGGAAATCCCATCACCGCAGGTTATCGTATTCCTTGAGTTAAGGGATCTGACGATCGAATACCTATCTCCGCTATAGGTCTGTACGTTGGTTACAGCCGGTAGGTTACCGACTCTTAAAACAGAATCGCCATTAGTACCATCGATCGATGTCAGCTGAATATTCTTAAGCGCTACGTTTGATTCAGCTTGAGTATTCGCATCGGAGAACTTTAGGCTACTGTCTTTTTGAACAAATACTCCGCCATCGCTTAACGAGATTGCATGTATAATGCTGATGCCATAAGTGGTGTCTTCGACCTTCTCGAGAGAAATCGAAGGAGTCCAAGAATCGGCATCCCATTCAGCAGATGAAGCGTCCTTAAAGTGTACTCCTATCGAGTCATTCGCGATAGATAAGGCGGATGCTGGACTACTGCCGCGATCAAGCGAGTATTTTAAAATGTTAGAGTCTACACTGGGCTTGGAATTAGTAGAAAGGATTAAACTATTGCGAGGAGAGACATTGTATGTGGATATTCTAGTAAACGATTGATCAGCATCTTCTGGGGCTATCTCGGCAAACAATTTATAATTTACGGTAGTTAGACCCTGCTTTGCTATTGCTGAATATACTACTGGGGATGGAAGGTATGTAGCGTCTGGAAATTCCTGCGCGAACGTCGCTTGACCAACCCGACCGGTCGAGATCGAATATGGAAACAATGATTCGTTCAGATAACCACTGTCAGTGTTGAAGACAGGAGTACCTGAAGTCTCATACAAGCTCGGAATCGTTATCTGCTTGCGTTTATATGGGCTTTGAAAGTCAGTTTCGCGCTCATCTGTGAATTGATCGGCGGGAACGTCGCCTGCTTCCATCAGTTCCGGAATCTGTATCGTTATATAATTAAGTTCCGACGAGTTCGAGGTGGATCCGGTTAGATTAGGAAATATAGCTCTCGCTTCTTTGGTGTCTACTGGAAGTGCGACCGATGTTACGTCGGCGTTGGTAATCCCTAAGTTCTTAAGGGTGCTAGGTAATGACGCATTATCAAACGACAAGTTGCAATCGAAAGGTAAGCTAAAATATAACTCTGAACCGATTGCGGAGCAGATAATGTATGCTCTATACTGACCGTTTTGAATTCCAAGGGCTCTAGCAAATTCGCTATCAGATATTTCTGAGATTTCCACCAGCGAACTTGTGCCCGAGCTGCTCTTGATGACGACTCTTCCATTCAGTACGCTAGCTAAACCTTCAGACGACGCTCCGGCCACGCTGATATCTGCATTGATCTTATCAGCCACCTGCTGAGCATTTCTTAGGGTGGAGTCCAGGCTTACATTTATGTACGTGCCACTAAACCGTAGTCTGAACGAACCGCTTAGGAAGAAGGGTTCGGAAACGGTTGATGTCCAATAAGGTGTCGTACAATCGGTGGCAAGACTAAACGAATCGTTAACGTAAGTAGCCACATCTTCTGAGGTCGGATTATTCGATGTTATGCTAGTAAGAAACGTAACACTTCTGCCAGACACTCTGTTTGTTATAGTGGTTTCGAAGCTATCGCCGGTCGTAAGTGCTGCACAATTTGCGTTCGTAGTCTTAAAAGGAGCGGCGGAATAAGCCTCAACCCGACAAATCGCGAGCACGTTAGATGGGTCGGTTGCGACTAAACGACCATATAAACGTTTGTCTGGCCTTGACGCGGACGTGAAGTTCGGAAGGAACTCATCTTTCGCGGAGAAGTCTGGAAATACTCGATTCGAAACGGCCATGAGATCATAGCCGTCTGCGCGACTAAAGAATACTTTTCCACCAAATAAATCGAAAGCGTTTGTAACAACACCTCTACCGAGAGGAACCCCGGTAGCACTATTCGTCACGTCAAACCCGAAAAGCGCTAAGAGCGCAATTCGATTTGAAGTAATGGTCACAGATGCGCCAGTCCCGACTATGTAACCGCTCGCATTAGCCGATCGAAGTATTAAATATTGATCGAATGTTCGGTCAGCGACGGCGACTGAAACGGACGGAGTTAATGCTAAGAACGCATTGTTAATGCTATCTATTATTTGCTGAAGTCGAACTGTGGTTCCCTGGACTAAATTTATTGAAGCAGAAGTACCGTCGTTCATCGAGACTGTCAGAGTACCTGTTACGGGTATCAGAAAACCCGCAGTCGGTTCACCGATAGTAGCTATAAGCGCAGCTGGTAGCGCGGTTTCGGCACCGCCAGTAACCTTTGTTACCGTGAAATCAGTAACTGGGTTCGGTAAGAATATCTGCGTAGTTCCAGGATTTGGTGAAACTGGAAGAGTATAACTTGTATATCTGGTAGCCGGGTAGTTAAGCTGTGCTGAACGCGGACGAGTCATAGCAACCTCCACAAAATCCCGCTACTAGAATATCACATACCAGAACTCAACCACGTCGGTCGTGACCAACGGTGGATGCACCGGAGGATTCGGGAAGTAGGTTACGGTTTGGTTCGTAGCTCCACCGACCACAAAATCTGCGGTTGCTCCATACTGGAGCTTGACGCCGTTCACGAACATCTGAACGGTCGTCGGATCAAGCGGTCTAGTGCTTAAACTAAAGACCGTTTGATCGTTGGCCGTTACAGCGACCGTTTCCTGCTTTAAAGATATCAAGGGCAAGTCGCTTGAACCGTAGAACGCGGGGTTATCGTAAATCTTATTGACGAACAGCGGCTGATTTGCCGGAAGGACGTTTGTATCGACCGTTCCACGACGCTTCTCAAGCGGCTTACCTAACAGGCGATACCGATCGACCGCAGTATAACCCTCGTTTGTTCCAGCAGCACTATGATTTATTTCACTATCCCTAAAGTATGAAGGCGCGGCTTGCGTGACTATGACCATCTGAAGTTCGTTTCCTACGTGAACTTCGCGGCCCGCATACGTTTCTGGCTGAGATCTTACCAAATATGCAGTTGCCGTTAGCACAGACCCTGCGGTGTTGTTTGGTCTAGCCTTAGGGAACCGTGAAGACAAGTTCCCGCCAGGCCATGGGCCGGTGGCCGAATAAGCCGCCCCACCGCGAGTCGTCTTAAATATAGTGGTGCTTGTGTAAGCACCCGAGCCGTTTCGTGTATCAATACCGTCGACTTTCACTAATGCTTCAGATCCGACGCCGGATGTATTGCTACTGTTGCCGCAAACGAATTCTCTACCTTCCCAAGTCGAAAGGCCGACGGAGGATGGCGTCGTGGGTGCTTCATACGGGGTAACGCTGAAGGTGCCGACAGGGATTGAAGCATTACCAGAAGCACTACGCGTCTGGTATAGAGTCTTACCGATAAAATCCTTGTCTCTGAAGTAGACACCTAAAGGAAGCTGTGTAATGCTTCCTGCTAACTCCGGATGAATGTCTGAATCAAAGACTTCGGACAGAGCGTACGTCTTGATTTCAGGACGTTCGATTATCGTGGCCGGATCAACAGGGAATTTTATGTCTTCCCAGTCTTCATAACCCACGCGATTAAGGCTAAACCGTCGATATAAGTCTACACGCGTCCCGGCATAGTCAGGTGGGTTAGCTGGTGCCTCGAACGTGTTAAGTAACGGGATCGGATTTGAACCAGATAAACGCCCGGTTCCGAGATCTGTGGTGAAAGATATGGCAGTTAGGATCTCATATCCATTCTTAGCAGGTAGCTGCAAAGTATCAACAGGACCTAACGGGTTGTTAAATATCGAGTAAGACTGAGATGGAGTTAACGGTCCAAGTCGGTATATGTCGTCGGTCTGGCCATATTGTGTGCCGAATGGATTTCCTTGATAAGGAGCTCTTGAATAGAAAACGGTAACCTGATTATTTGTACCGAGAACCGCCAAAGGTGCAGGCGAAATGATACCTATCTTAGAATCAGCGTTTGAAGTCTGTTGATTCGCGACCCGCGTTGTTGAATTCACGACAGAAGGATTCACTACGACAAATCGTCCGTTAGTCTGTAGGAACCCACGATCGAAGCCGAATAGAACACACTCAATCAACCACTCCCGATCTTCAAATGTAGCACCTGGAGTAGCTTTCGTCAGGTCTATGACTTCTGAGTTTAACACGAAAGTCAAATCGCCGTTTTTATCGACCTCTAACAGGAACGTAGGACCATCGAAACTATCTCGTAAACAGTTAGGCGAAGTGCCTCCAACAAATTCCCGATCACTGTTGAAAGGAGAATTCGTAGGTTCATATGCACCAGAAATTCGTTCGTAAACACCTGTAATACGAGCTGGGCCGTAGAACTTCGGGAATCTAATACCTGTGAAAACAGTGCCTGTAGCAGAACTTACCGCATTAATACTGGCCTTCTGTCCGAACACAGTATAAGCGGAGGTACCGGGCTTCGTACCGTAGATTTCACCGGCTTGTGGCGTTGCAATATAATAGCCAGGTCTATCAGGATAAGCAACTATGTTCGGGTTATAAAGTGCGTTATCTCCAACTACACCCTGGAACGCACTAAGCATGAAGTTAATGCCGCTGCTATAATAAGCAGTAGGCGTAGCGGACATAGGGTAAATCGGGACGTGGTGGAATCCAGGTTTCGGTAGGAATTCAAGAGGAATTTCTACGTACACGCTCCCAACGTTGCCCTTCTTGAATAAATTAAGAGCGTCCCGATTGGCCGCACTCATACCAGAAATCGGATTACCGTTCTGGTCATTGATGGGCATTAGTCCCTGGTACAAAGGAACCGTCGCACTTGGAGTCGTATAGTACCAGTTCGAAGTATCACCGCTGCGTGCGGTTAACGTAGGGATCGTCTGGTATGTGTAAGGAGCTATGTAGAGAGACTTCGAACCTGGATCTAGCATCACGTCTGAGGTTCGAGCATAAGTCCGATTATTACCGGTCTGAATGTAAGGGGAGTCCGACAAATAAGTCGGTACCATCGGATTGGTGTTTGAAAGACCCTGACGCAACAACGCTTTTGAAGTCTGGACCGGATTCCCATCGTATACAACGGAGTGTATCCACTCTGGCTTATGTGAAAGACCTCGACCGGCTCCATAGATAACGGTGAATTCGATCCAAGCAGCCACATTAGTGGCATAAGCATCGTTGTTGCCCTGAAGAGCATCTGCCCACTCGTTTAATGGGCTGTCAACTGCACCCGAAAGAAACTTGATTTTTAGATCAGAGCCATCGAGAGTTACGACTAATCCATCATTAGGCTTCAAGATCCTCTTTCCAGAGATTGTGATTTGAGGATTCGAAGCAGTCGGTGAAGTGGTATTCGGGTTTACAGGGATGCCACCATTCGGATCCGAAGTGCCGCCCTCGAATCGAACCAAGATCGACTCCGATAGCTCGTCCGGAAGCACGAATCTGACCTGGTCCGCATCAGAGCCTAGCACAGACTGGAAAGGCTGTAACTTAACAGTTACCTCATCACCGTTCCACCAATATCTTATACCACTGGCGTTATTCCGGCTAGGACCATTTGGATGAGCTGGAGCGAATCCGGACCAATTTATGACCGATTCATATGGGGCGATTTTAAAATTACCGGCCAAATCTGTAGGACTGGTCACCGGGTTCGGATCTGCCGGATTCGGACATCTTATCGGGATGCAGAATCTTTGCATTACCGCGCTATCAGACCACGTACGCCGTAAACCATCTGGTGCATCAAGCTTAGTGAGCCCTGCGTTCGTCGGATTATTCGTAACGATATCACCGTAAAGGACAACAGCTCCCTGTGAAGCTGCGGCTCCGTATGTCTTCCAAGTACTACGCAGGTTGCCCTTCAAGAGCTCGACCACGTTAGTCTTCAGGATAGATTCGTAATCGAATTTGTCGGCTACTGAGTGGCGTAAATCGAGAATGTCTGTCGAGGTGACCTGATCAGCGAATAAGCCGTCTGGACGGATGGTGTATAGTTTTACGGCGGACCCGGCAACATGTGAACGTGCGGTAGAGCCGAGAACTCCACGATCGGTGATGTTTACTATGAAGCTCGTTGGAGACACAGTCGTAACGCTAGAAATTCGGACATATTCGTCATCGATTCGAACATACGCCTCCCCGAAATTCGACATTTTCGAGAGGAACGTTCCGGATATACTGTTTAGAGTGAACGTTGTGTCGGTATCAGAAATCGCTGCAGGCAACGTGATCTGATTTGCGTAAGTTGTGTAATCAAGCTTCGAGATGGCAGTTGAATTTCGGTTAAAAGCACCAGCTAAATTAGAAGTGCTGAATCCAGCTGAATTGCGGCGCCATACAACGCAGAGTGGTATTGCGTAAACGTAACCGTCTGCGGTTCCGAAAGTGACAGGATCGCCCGTCCCAGCTCTCCAGAGACCTGGATCGCCTAGAGCTTGGCGCATGTTGGTGAATGGCACGTTCGTGGGAACGGATAAAGCACCCTGCGCGAAAACAGTTGTGGGATCGAATCCTTCCGGATTCGTGCTCAAACCAATGTTCTGAACATTGCGAATTCGATACTGGAGCTGAACACGCTTGGTGGTCTCATAGTTAATGTCAGGGTCGACTAGCTCGTCAGGTAAATATGAGAAACCACCGTCGACGTTTCCGAATCGATAAATGAAATTACGAGTGGGCTTGCCAGGCGCTACTGCTGGCGGAGGCGGATCTACATCGATCCGTTGTAACCACACTTCTAAGAAAATAAATTCCGGTACGTTTCCACTCGCACCAGTTGGCGGTGGATTCAGTATGATTCGGTTCCAGTAGTCTACGTCGTTCGGATTGATCGGAGGGCTTCCAGTCCTAGTCCCTGTGACCGGGACCATCCAACCATTCACAACAGCCCAAGTTAGATTCCGGACTTCACCGGATTGATTGCGCCCAAAGAAGAAATAGTTCGAATAAGATGGATCCGTCGAATAATCGGCCCTAGGATTCATTTCATTCATTAGCCATCCGGAGGGCAGACGGCTACGAACTTCCTCCGCTTGGTTCTCGAGATCGATAAGACTGATAAGATTTAATTCTGAATCGAGAGGTGGTTTAGAAGCTTGAAAGACGACTGAGGTATACTGACGGTCTTTATCCGTTATGTAACGGGAGACGCCAGAACCAAGGGGATTTGTGGCCATTGATATACCTCAAATAAACCGAGTAGTCAATCCTACTGGCCTATTAGTAACCTATTGAGTTAAAAAGTAAGGCGCCAAGTCCAGTTTAAAACATTTCCTGGGGCTTTGTTTATAACCGGAAATGTTAAATAATTACAAAGCACGTCCTTGCCTTGAATGTCGACTGGTGTGTCTGAATTTGGTGGGGTAATAGGATTACGGACGTACATATTATTACCATCCAAATCACCGCCTATCAGTCCCATTTCGACCAAGGGACCAACGGCTTCAGAAGCACCGAACGTAAAACTAAAATCCACAACGTTTGTGGGGATGGTACTATCGTTACCACTAGGATCTATAAATTTAGCGCTTGCCACTACTTTTCTAGCTATTTCACCATATAAAGAATGCTGTGTAGGTTCAGCAGGTGGCGGGCTCATCGGGTCCCATCCTGCCTTACCGACACCTACGGCCAAAGCGCGAATTCCCCATTTGGGAGCACTTGTATTTACGACGCTAGTCCCGCGCATGAAGGATGCTAACAGTATACCAGCGTCCAAGGTGACGACGTTCTTCTTTTTTCCTGACCCAATGACTTCCCCATTGTGATCGAGGAGAGTCCAGAAGACTTCGCCTTGGAGGTTAAATCGAGTTTCGTTTATTTGATTCGAGAATTCTAGAGAATTGCCGGATCGCATCATCTTATTTCGATCTAGTATCATTTTGGCCTCTCTAAACTATACGTCGTTTAGCGTTCCTCCCTCATCATCCGAGAAAGAGGCCAACAAATTCGGGATCCCTGTTGATTTTAAATAAACCGAAATACTGTTGTAAAGCGTACGAGCTGGGGCATCGAGACGTATAACAGCGACATTTCCATGTACTGAATGTTCTTCTCGGTGCCTATTATACCTTAGTTTGATTTCATTCAATAAAACGATCGCAGAGTCTAAATCTGTTGCATCCGGAGAAGTGACACTATTAATAAAGTCACTTTGCATATGTACTCGTTCCTTAACCGGAACGTTATTACGGTATTCCCGAAATACCTCTAGAGCAATATGTTTATTATATGCGGCCTTGAGGAGATTGGCTAATTTGACCAGATCAACAATTTCTGGGGTTACATCTGGAGTAATAGGGGCATACCGAGAAGGCACCCATGGTGTTGCATCAATCGTATACGCCAAAGCCCATTTATACGTCCGGGTCGGCACATATGGATTAACGTCCTGGGGCTTACCTACGGTCCAGTCGTATGTAAATGTGTCCCACCATGGTATGTCGATAACATTATAAGCTAAATTCCATAAACATGTTTCTACATCTATCCAGGGGACCCATTCCGGGTCCCCTGGGATATATGCCAACGCAAATAAAGGTGGGTCTACTTCATACCAGTCATTCGCGTCGACATTAACAGATGCCATTTATTGACCATTAGACAGCAGGATTATATTGGAACGGCCAAGGCATCCAGCAGTCGCCTACCTTAATATAGTCATATTTCGGCGGCACTCCAACCGGCGCAGCTGGACGGGTCGCTAGCTGCGGGATTACCCCGCTTGCGAGTTTAATGTCTCGCAAGCGACCCTTGAATTGCTGATGCGAATATAGTGTGAATACCGGTATGTGCCACTCGTTGTAATTACCATCACTTTCATTCTGATCGTTCACGTAGCCATCGTCTATTAGTCCGCTATAACTTCCGTTTATGGCGCAAGATCCTGCAACTACCTGAACGAAGTCATTACCCGGAGTCGCTTGAGTGGAGCGACCTCTCATAGCGCCGTAGAATTCCGTCCCAGAGTTGGAACTCGAGAAAATGCTGTAGGAAGGAGAAATCTTAAATGAGTCATAATCTTCGAAAGCGGCAGCTGCAACCGAGGGCTGATTATCGTTGGCTCGAATATTATCGATGCGGGTAGCTAGGATAGTCGCGTAAAACTTCTCCGCGTTTGCAGGATTGGTGAAGAAATAGAAACCGCCACGATTTTGAGAGGCGCTTGTGCAGAGTACGAAATGATTGTAATGAGATAGTTCTACATCCCCATTATTTATGGCATTTCCTGCGTAATACATGTTTGCATCCAAAAGGCTATAGCCGAACTCGTCTTCGGCCACAGGTCGAGCTGTAGAACTGGCTGCCACGACATCCGGCAGGGACTGAGAGAAGTAAAAATCAGCACCGTTAGGATATAACATGTCGATCGTCATGTACAGATTTAAATCATTCGAAGTAGCATGCGGACTATGCAGAACGATCCAGGATCGAGGCAAAGTCTTATCAGTCCCGTCGGCACAGACTATCTTGGTCGAGTCGAATGTATTTCCCCAGGTATTTGTGCCGGTAATGTCCTTGACCAGCGAGGTCCCGTTATAATAGCAAGAGGCTACCACGGTCCATGCAGCAGGGTTGCCCGTCACTGGATTACCGCCCGAGATTAATCCCGTCAAGCTCTCCACCAACCACCAGATCTGATTTTTTGTGATGTCGACGGGATCGACGTAGGTGAAAGCGTCAATCTTATAATCCTGAACCCCTACGTACGTCAATTCGGTGGCCATGCTTATCCTCTCATTTGGTGATCAGTATCGGTATATCAATGACCTCTAAGTGTGAGGTCTTCTTGTTTACGTGGCTTCCAAAATTTTTAAGAATATCGAAAGCCAAAGATACGGCGACGTTATAGCTATCCTTGAGATCTGACTGTTCCGGTATATCGACGACATCTCGACTGCCGTGAGCCAAAGCTAACAATCCGGGAGCTCCAACGCCACAGGGTATGTGACTATCGAAGAGCACACTGCGAGCTTGTAAGACTGCTTGAGCTGAAGTGATCTCATCTGTAGCTACTGTACTATATAAAGCGTCGAAACTTCTAAAGTCTTCGGTTCGGTGCACCTGCTGACCGTCAAAAGTAGAAAGAGATTTATTTGTGTGTGAGCGTATGTTAGATATTATAGTGTTTATTTCGGATATTATGGTGTCTGATTGCGGTTGAGCTAAAACACCAAAGCCTAGTACATAAACCGCAGTCGAAGGTGTATAGGCAAATTGGTCATCAGACGTGTGGAGTGTTAAATCAGAGAGGTGGGAATTTAGAGAGTCCCTTAATGAATTCATGAGCCTAATGGCAAATTCCCAGTTTTCATAGAAAGCCACGGACGGAATGAAATCAGTGGGCGAATGGAAATTACCACCCGTGTTGTTGATGTGGCCAGACAACCTAGCTTGCAGAGCGTTTACAAGTGGAATCAAAGATGCCAATGTATTTGTAGCATTAGCCGGGAGCGAAGTGTTTATGGTATCTGGCAACAGATGTATGGGTGTCGAATTGAACGTTGTTAGTGGAATATGAGCCAGATATGCGGCCTTCAGGGCGTTCGCTACACTGCATGCCGATAGGATATCTGTTGCATAGCTGTTAATAGCTATGGCGTCATAGACTCCCAGGTGATAGTCGTTACCAGTAGGTTCATTCCTTATATGCTCATTGAAAACTGTAACCAGAAAATTCACGGCCGCAATGTAGTCGGGAGTATAATCGATCTGTGTCGGCTTGTAAGCTAAGTGAGCGAAATCTGAGTTAATATGTGCTTCGACTTTTTTGGCTACGCGGTTATAGTAATCGATGGTGCCTTGCAGAGTGAGCGGGAACTCAGGTTCGATGATGTGAGCAGTATCAGCTATATTGTGGAATTGCTTTGATCCTGGTGGTGAGTAGTTGCTTAAGTGGCGGTTATACACTTCGATGAAACTATTCAACCAGGATGTGAAGGTCTCGTAGTCTGGGTAGACTGATCCGACAAAATCGAAAGTATCAGACAGTTTGTGTGTATTGTTAGCGGTCTTCACGATGTGATCGTTATATTTAGATTCTAGGTTCTTTAGTGTGGCGTTCAATAACTCAACGTTGCCTATAAAGGTCGTAGCTTCCGAGGCCAGAACTGTATTGGTGGTGTCGTCCTCGAGCGACTCCATGTTGCCACGCGCATCTATCACGTCATTTACGCTTGCTAGAGATCCGACGGGAGTCGCGGATGTAATCAATCCGCCTCTTGACTCCAGATTCTGCGTAGATATGAACGACGGAGTCCCATCTAAAAGAATTTCTCCGGACGACAACGCATCTTCAGTTAAGAAATCAGTCTCCGGAGTTCCCGAGGAGTAAGCAATCTTTCCGTTATGCGCATGAGTTAATTTCGATTTCAGATGTTCAGAAGATGTAACCACATTTGCAGCGTTTAGAACGCTGTGTGGCGGAACGAATCCATCCGTAAGTGTTTCAACACCGATCGAATATTTAATGTCATACCAAACCGTTCTACTAATCTCTAGTGGATTAAACGAACCAAAAGCTATAAATTTACCAGATGGCACTACATTCGCCAAAAAGTCCAGGTCATCAATAGGTAGAGATAGAACGTCATAGCTTGCGGAGATAGCGGGGACTTGATCACCGTTAACATATACAGTAACGCCTGATATCGGGTCTCTTACAAGACGGTATGTCTTAGGTACTGTCCAGTCTAATTCATGTAAATAATAAGAGGATAAATCGTTTACACTGCCTCCCCGATATATACCAATATAGCGGTTAGCATCGAGGTTAGAATAGTGAATTGCGCTGATCGAATCCCATTCTGTGATAGATCTGGAGTACCGAAGATCGCAGTTAGTGACGGGAGATGAACCAGTTCCAAAGATTACCGATGGTCCATAGAATCCATATTCAAAGGCACTATACGGTACACCAGCGCCTAAGAGAACGCTGTCGGCCCAGAACGTCACGATCTGTGATGCCTTATCAGTGAAAATGTTGTATGTGTGGAATTCTCCATCGTTCCACCTAAATGGGAACGCAGCGACCTGCTTAAGTGAAAATTCTGACGTTTCACCATCGACCACGTAAGTCAATATATTAAGATAAGGCTCGTCGTTATTGTCTACTGATAGATGAACTTCAATGTTTTTCCCATAGATACCGTAACTTGCAGTTGGTCCTTCATCGATCGAAAATGCAGCGCCACAAAAGTGCAAGTTGGAACCAGATTCGACAATATCGCCCTTGATATAGGACTCGACTCTAAGCCTTACATCGAATTTCCAGTCATCCGACGGAAGAATGACTTTGGTCATGATTAACGGGTCGACACATGAATATGACTTGTAGTCCGTAGTACTATTATCTTCGATACGTAGAATCCGGCCTACCATAAACACTGGCTGATTTCCAGATTCGATCCAGACAGGGTAACTTCTATTCGGGAAGTTCATACCCGACCAAGACATCTTCGGTTCGGGTGATGAGTCAGTACCGAATACTTTGCCTTGCATAAATCCGAGCTTCGACCAAAGATTACCGCTAATTAAATTTATGGAGCTGCTTGCGCCCTTGGTAGGACTGGTTAGAACTATCGCCTTGCTTCCATACTGATTTGCAACCGTAGTAGCTACGCTTCCGTTTAAACTTGCATTAATTAGATCCGCAACTGATTGCGCGGAAGTCAACGGAGAAGGTCCGGTATTGGTTATGGTGATCTGATTAGACCCATCTATCTCAATATAGCCTAAATCGCCAGGGTTGATACTGAAACTGCCTTCGTAATTAGTTCCTGAAATCGTGGCGGGCTTCGGATTCGCTTGTAAAAAACAGAATTGAGTGCTGTATTGACCATCCCCGATGCTAACACTATATGATCTATTATCGATACCGAAGCTGTAATAATTTCCATAAGTCTTAAAATCAACACTTATGAGGTTTTTAGGGGTGGCGGTTGGTTCAACCCGGAGGTATCCTCTGAATTCTCCCGTTACGTATCCAGTAAAAGGGACATCGACACTTGGAATACTACTGGTTGAGTCTACGACAAGACGATTCGGGCTCGTCTTGAGGTATTCAGTACCACCCTGGCCGACGGTGATCCAAGGGTAAGAAGTATCGAATTCAGGTAAGGTCGAAGCTTCATATGTAACTGTTTTATTCTTACCCACCTGCCTCCGAGCCAGAGGGATGACACTCGCTCTAATAAATTTCCAAGTCGACTGGTTCGTAGCCGCATCCTGCAACGAACCGAAAAATACTTGGTATAAGTTGTCAAACACAAGGTCTTGGTCGGCAGCGTTAGGTAGATCTTCATATCTTACGACAGAACCTGGAGTAAGACTCCCGCTCAATGATAAAGACACATCACCTACTTCATTTCGGAACATCAAATATGAAGTTTCGACACTCCAGTCATACGGAAATAGATTCCAGCTATACTGATTCTCAGAGGGCCCGCGAGAGGTTAACAACCCTACCTGTTTTACTTGAACCACTGTGTTTGTGGTGTCGTTATTGTAATGAACGTCTGCACGAACAAGATGATGGTTAAAAGAAGACACGATACTGTTAACGGTAGCGATGGCAGAGTCTTCATCAATCGGAGCCGGGATAAGAATCGAGTCCAAAGCGTCAACGTTTTTGTGAATGTTAGCAGGACCCTGGATGATATGATTATTGAATTTCGAAATTAAGTCGCCGCAAAGCGTTATAAGGCTGTCTAAATCAACGGCATCGTTGGCCGATAACTGATCCTGAACCAAATCATCATTAGGAGCATGAACACCAGTCTCTGCCAAATGGGCGGAATATTTTGATTTAAGCTGATTAGCGATCAAGATCGCGGAGCCTAAATTAGTCGCATCAGTGTATAACAGACCCGCAATCGAAGCTTTTTGACCGTCCGTGATACCGAATCCGACGCCCGTGTCATTGCCGTCCGTTATAAAGGACTCGCGATCCGCCAAGGAAGAGAGTCTAGCAACTAAATATACATAGCTAGAGTATGTTAAATCAATTGAGTACGAATAAAATGGGCTGCCTAGTGCAATGTCGACTTCACTACTGTTATCAAGTAAGACAAGTCCTCCGTTGTTAGGAATTAAGCTTGTCTGGCCCACTCCGTTAAACATCCATGGATTGACTTGATTTTCGGGTAAAACAATCGGATCATACCTGATATAAGTCGGAGGGGTGACATCTTCGAATACGGGAAACATGATCCGATTTGTCGGAACATTGAGCAATAGCGTGTTGGGATCGTTTAAAGATGCCGTATAACTACGTTCGAAACCCTTGTATTTTATGCTCGTCGTTTTCGGGGAATATGGAGAGATTATGTCAGATGACGCAACGACTGGATTCACTAAAAATGATCGCTGTCTATACAGATGATCAGGAAAGCCCGATTTACCACGATTCTTTTCCTGGTTCAGCACGAATTCGAAACTATTTAGTCGCTCGAATTGACTCGGCGGATTCACCAAGTAACTGTAGTCCAGCTTGACTTGATCTCCTGTGTTCGGTATGTCAGTCAATACAACTGCGCCTAATGACCCATAGACTGCGTCTACAGAGGCCGGAACATCATTTACGGTTACAAAAACATCGGCGGCGTCGTCAGCTATCTGGCCTAGTCTCGGGTCGAAAATCGTATAAGAAAAAGGTCCGGCTTTTACGATGAAATCTGATAGTTTAATCTGAGGAAGCAGGTATAAGTTCGTGTTATCTTCAGAAACATGGAAAGTTAAGTTCGACCTGTGATCATTATACCTACGAACACATAGATTAAACGTATTTACGATAGGAACTAAATCGACATTATTAAGATCTTGAATTTGAGAGTATATTTTGTAATTTGGATCAGCAAAATAATGTATGCTTGGATCGTAAGGCGGACCGACTAACGGTCCGTTATTAGCATGTTGCTCCAAAGACGTGAGCAGTTCGACCAAGACATATTTGTACGAAAATGCGTCTATGGCATCCGAATCTAAATTGTTGTATACATCGGGATTTAAATGGAAATCGGAGCTTAATATATGATCGTTGAATAATGATCTTAGTGTCGTTATATTTTGTATTAGAGTCGATTCTAAGCTATCTCGATCTAATAGATCAAAATTAGAGCCGCGAACTCTTAGTCTTCTAGGATTGACGATCTCTACAATCTCATATCGACCGGAAAAGGGACCTGAATTGATATTCAAATCCTTACCGAGATAACTATCATCGAATATTTGCGTCGAAATTTCTACAACGTCATTAGATATGACTGAACAGTTATTTCCGAACAAAACGGGGACCGGCGGTTTAACGATAGTAGCCTTATTCGCAAAAATGGTGCGGTCTAACGTAGATGGAGTGCCTATGAAATTGACGTTCGGCATTATGGCACCAAATTTCCGACGGTATCTTTTAACCCCGTCAGAGATAACGAATAAGATTTTTGGCGCATCTTGTTCACGTTAAAGAGCAAGCGAGTTGGAGATGGCCATTTAAAGCTAGTAACTTCCAAAGGCGGAGCCACTGATGTAAATGAATAACTAAAACTTTGTTTTGTGTCTATGGCTTTTGAAAAGTAGACCTCCACTTCATCGGAACGAATCACTTCACCGTTAAATTCTAATCTTAAACCAGGGACAGGAAGAGCGACAGCAACATATGGAGGATAGTCCAAACCGATTATAACATCCGATAAGCCATAGAATATGTCGTTAGTGTTTCCAGTTTCATTGTCTGAAACCAATACATTCGCTTTAAATGTTAACTGATAAGGCTGTCCAATGAGCTGATTGGGTTCTGATGTGATGATTTGGTCAGAAAGACCTGCACTCAACCATGATAGCCTTAAACCTTGATGGATGAATTCATTCTGTGTATGACGAATGAAGTAATTGGCTAAAGAGCCTATTAAATCGAGTAGAGTCGATAAATCGACGGCATCTGGCGTTGAAAACACTTGATAATCTGCAACGTTCCCATGGTACTCTGCAGTTGTGCTATGAGTAAGAATCCTTAGTTTAAGTAGATTGGCTGACGATATGAGATCAGATAGAGTCGTGCCCGGAATTGTCTCAGAAATCATATTAACGAGGTCTACAGTAGAATGGGACGACGCATTCTTGCGGTGACCATCGAAAGAAGTCCACAAGTTATTTAATAACCAGTATAAACTATATATGGAGATAGAATTCTCACTTGGTGATTGATGATTTAAGGGATATGATACGCTTGGTGGTGATGACAATACGAAGCCTACATCATGCCGCGCCAAAAAACCGACAGAAGGAACCGACACCAGTTTTAACGGTTTCGGGATCGAACCGGAAGGTCGTGGACTGGAGGAACCGGTTGTAGACGGAACAGTCTCAGATAAACCATCCTCGGATTTAATTTTAGCCGAAATCAATATTTTAGGATTTCGAATGCCAGATCGGACCCGTAAGTCTACATGCCAAAAGTACTGCGCATCTGGACACGCAGATTCACTCGATGCATAATCGTAGGATATGTAAGAATTTATCCAGGAAGCGCTAATGTTTATGAATTCAGCTGGAAGCCCGTCGACTATCATGTTCCAGTTGCTAGTATTCTTCGCCGATGCGATTTGAACTGGAACGTTAAAGAAAGCTCTCACATTTACATATGAATTAAATGGATCATTATGATCGTAGAACCAATCGGTAATCCGAGAAAATAATAACCTAATAGACTTTAGTTTAGGAAAATCGATCGGTCTCGGTATTTCTTGCGGGACAATAAAGGGAACCGACCCATTCGAAGTATTAAGACTCGTATCTTTTATCGCGCTATATGTGACCAGATAATTTGAGTTTGTTGGGTCTATAGCATCGATTTTGAACAAAAGGAGGTTCGGTGGAATTAGATCAGTATTTGGCACCCATGTAAGTGGTTTTACCTTAGTTAAATCATCTTGAGGACTTATACTTGCTGTAGCCGCCGTCGTATATGGGAATACAACACGATCATATTCGATAACTAAGTATCCTTCTTTATGCGAATATGCTCCAATTGCAATCGCATAATCCGGAACTGTAGCTACAAAGTTATAAGCTCCGACATTGACACCACCAATCCCATCATAAGCAGTAACCCCGAAGATTTCGAGGGAATATGTGGAGTTTAAAGTTAAGCTTTTCTTAAAGATAAGTTCGTACTGCATATTGTCGAGCTCATATGGTCGAACCGTTTCGATCTCCGGCAAAAAAGATCCTGGCGTAATGACTGAAAGCCTGTAGCTATCGACACTTAGTGCTAAACCGTCGTTTACTGGTCTCGCATACTTAATTCGAATCGATTTGCTAGTCAGACTATGAAGTATGACGCCGAAAGCCTGCGTTCCGAACTCATTCACGAGTCCGGGAACTAAAGTTCCGGGTTGAGCGTCTACACTTCCGATCGTTCCAGCGAAAGGCATGTTATATTTTACCTACTAATAATGCTTCAAATATTCCGATGGCCTATGAGCTCCGAGCTCATAGGCCATCGAAAAACCGTTATTCCTTAACGTTTAGCTCTAAATACTGAGTAGCGACATCTGCGATATAACAAAAGGCCGAAGAACCAAACGCCATGGCGACTGCGGCGCTAAGACCTGATAAGACGGACCCATAAGAGTGAACCGGAAAAGTTATTATGAACGTCAAGTATCCAGCATGAAACCCCGTGCAGTAAGAACACTTCAGAAGGTCCTTAAAGAACGGCTTTTTATGTAGGAACGCTATCTTGTTCATTAGCCCAAAAGCAATGCCGTAAGCCACTAGAAGATCGAATAGTATGTACATTTATTCCTCCGTAGTTCTACGCGAAGATGACCGCGTGCGTTTAGTGGAGTCGATCGGGGCGAGTCTGCAGCAAGAAGTCTTCGCAGACGCTGCGAATATTTTGACGCTGTCGGGAACACCATCGTTGTCGCAGTCAAAGCCTAAATCAAGACGCTGAGTATTTAGAGCTTCGACTATTAGATCTCTTTCAGCTGCAGCCTGCGCCGGAACCGCGACAATACCTTTAGTTCGAAGGTGTTCAATCTGCATAAGCCTCAGTATTGCTTCGCCTAAGCCCATTTGCATGACTTTAGCAAATTTTTTATCTTTAGCAGGTCCCATTTACACCCCATATACAACACAGCCAGAGAGATTGCTCTCTCTGGCTGTGTTAGAATTAAGGTTTACAGATCGGTTACAAAGACCGGACGGAATAGAACCGAGCGAGTATCGCTCTGACTGCGGGTCTCGGCAGTTCCGATTCTCCAAACTCGACCAGTCTCAGGAGGAGTTATGCTGGCGTTACCAGGAGTAGAGGAGAGATAAATGGGAGTGCCGATGGTCGATCCAGCGGTGCCACTGGCTCCGAAGAAGACGTCAGTAGCAACGCCAGAGGTAGTAACGACAGCACCAGCAGTATAAGAATCACCGGAGCCACCAGTGAAGCCAGAAGGCACGAAGAAGCTGGTGATGGTGTCGTAAACGTAGCCGCCGTTATAGTGGTCTATTGGACCGCTACCGGTCGAACCGCCTAGGTAGAAGCCCTCAGTCGTAATGCCCTTAACCTGCCAACCCTTATTTATATCGTAGTACGGGATATCGCTCTCGATGTTACGTAGAGCAATCCAGTCGTTATTATTGACGCTTCCGGTAAGGTCATTGGTGAACACGAACCATTCACCATCCGCATTTCCGATCGTGGCAGTAAGACCGATACCGGTCACCGGGCTAATGGACGCAAAACTAGGTCCGGTAGCCGATACGAAGAACGGAAGCTCTCCGCCAGACTGAGCGATCTGATCATAAAGATCGATGAGCGGGGTTCCGTTACCGTCAGTCACGAAGTTAAAGATAAAGTTGTTTCCTACTTGATCAGTCTGAAGGAAAGAGCTCTGGTAATTTCCGGAGGTGGCGCCGAAATAAAGACTGCTACCCAAAGTACCAGGAACAGTGGCCGTGAAGGCAAGATCGAATCCGGCACCGGTCCAACCAGAGGTGTCTCCAACCGAGGGACCCGAAATAGTCGCGATTCCTACTAACTCCTTGAGCGCGTTCGTGGAGCTACCCTGTTCGGCAGGACGCAGAAGCCCTTCGAAGAAGGGATCGTGAGCAAGAATACTTCCAGCAGTAGAACCGGCCATGATACTATAAACGGAACTCCCGCCGGTCCCAATCTCCGTATAACCGGTGCCGTTCGTGGTTCCGTTAAAATCGCTCAGCTTCGCAGTGGCGTAGAAAGCCGAAACCATCTTACCTAAGGTAATCGAAGTACCCATCGAATCTTTAATATAGCTACCATCGGACATCGCAAGAACGCCGAGGTCGATCTGAACTACGGTTCCAGTAACCGTGTCATACTGTGGATCGCTAAATGTGACGTCATCCTTAATAAACGGAGCATACCCAGGAACCGACGTTTCTAAATAAAGTACAGTGTTTCCGCCGGAATACTCTGTGTTCTGAACAGAGAACAGACCGTTGTTCTCGATTTTGTTCGCGCCTGATACTTGAATTAAAGCGCCGGAAACAAACTCGCTAGTAACGTTGCCGCTGACGTAAATGCGGGCCTGACCGGAAGACATTGCCTTTGAACGATAGGCAACTGCTGTCATCGTCGACTTGCCGGAGGCCTTCTTAATGTTGAAGGTAAAGCCGACAGCCGACGCGCTCGAGCTTACGTTCGTGGCGTTAATGTCAAGGAACTTATCGCCGACCATCAAGTCGACGCCACTGCCGCCAACGACTAAACTGCCAGCAACCTGTAGGTTACCCCCGACCTTGAGGGTACCGCCCATCGTCAAGTCGTCGGCCGCGCTTATTTTCTGAACTCTTCCATCCACATAGACTAATATCTGATTATTATAAGTGGCCATTGACCCTCCGGGTGAAACGAGATCCGTCTCGTCAATTACTCAGGCTCATTAAAAATTCGATTAAGACGAAATCAGACTTCGACCGAATATAACACTGCCGACCAGTCCGTTCCAGAAACGCCGCTGGCCGTAGTACCCCAGGCTTGAATATACAAACCCGGAATCGAATCGTCTGAAATGAACGAGGGTCCCGTCACATATCCTGAGAACGAACCAAACGGTGTGACTGTTTCGCTTTCGATAAAAATAGTGCCACCATCATTGAATGCTAGGCATTCAATTGTAAACCCTTTAGATCCTAGCGATGTAGTCGACCCGAAGTTTCTAGCCACTAACTCGGCCCGTATCTTACTAGAAGAATTGTAAGGCAATGGATATACGTTGCCAGGGACTAGCCCTAAATCGGGGTCAACTAGCAAGTTTACAGAAGTGTTGCCCGAAACGGATCCATAATACCGACTCCCGAATGAAGGGCCAGTCGGTCCAACTAATCCCGCAGACCCGGTAGGTCCAACTAATCCCGCAGACCCGGTAGGTCCAACTAAACCTACTGCCCCGGCCGGACCAGTAGGACCTACAAATCCTGAGTAACCTGTAGGTCCTTTTGGACCCGTTGAACCAGTGGAACCTATGGAACCTGTTGGTCCGATAGGTCCCTGAGCACCAGTATCACCACGGATATTATCAAGGCTTCCAGCCGTAACTATCAGGGTAACAAGAGCACCGTAGTTGTGAGGTTGCGGTGAAGTGCCTTCGATGCCTCGATAAACAGTAAAGACATTACCAGATACATCGACGACGAGTAGTAACTCGTCGTCGATCCTAATCCTAAATTGCCCAGTAGATGTAGGGAAGCGACTGGCATCGGCCACACGAATTTTAGAATCTGTCGCGGTTATGCCGCTTAGTTTATTTAGGAAAGTCTGAGCATTATTTGCGAATAACTCGTGAGACATATTATACCTGCTTTTCTATGGTGCTACGTGTAATTCATCTACTACCGCGTGGTTTTGCTTTGCACCAAACGGATCGATTCCGAAAACACCCAAAGAAAAACGCCTAAAATCCGCGTATCTATACTGGTCTGTAGACACTATAGGCTTATCTAGCACTTTGTTAGGTTCAAATGGGGACCCCACTTCGAAGGTCGTTCTATTGCCTTCATATTCGTCACGAAGAATATACTTTAATCGATAAAGAGTATGAGCAGGCTTAATGACCGACAATAAGATTCGAATATTATGGTCAGATAAAATAGTATTCACGCCGCTTTCTTCATTCAAGTATATGTCGACTGTAAAGGTGAACTCATTAGAGATGTCATAACCGTAAGCACTTTTGCTTAAAGACTGAATGTCTTCTGAAATACGAACCGTTCCGCTCGTCAGCAGTTCGATTCCTTCTTGGATCGCTTCGGGTGTGCTCCCTTTAAAATAAACCGAAATTATCGAAACCAGGAAGGACCTGAAATCGTCATCTGTAGACTCTAAATTAGGTGCTGATTCAGGAAAAAGCAAATTTGTGACTACTTGATATAAATACTCAGTGCGAGTAGCCGAGAATTTATTATCGGCAAGCACATCATCTAAAGCGATTTTTATCTGGCTTAAGCAAATAGAAATCGCTTTCAAGTTTCGAGCGTAGTTAGGTCCATCGACGTTTGATTTCCAGTACGAACTCAATAAAGTGAACAACACGCCGAATTCGCGGTTTACTTCATTTTGAAGCCTGGCTAAGTAGACTTCCCCACTCTCATACGCGTTAACATTTTGTTTTATGATCGCCATAACTATCCCTTTTTATAAGTTATGGTCAGATCGCCCGAAGTAAGATATTCTAGGTTACTTACATAAACATCTTTGGCGCTGACGTCACCGCTAACGATGTAAGAAGCTGCGAATGAATGATTTGTCGGGACATCTGGAGGCGATTGACCGAAATCGAGAGACACTAAGACTCGATTGGCCGTCAAATTTTTTCTCGCATTTAATATCTCAATGGCTGTGTCATAAGATTTCGAAAGCGTCGCATCATCACTGAAACCGGGAATTATGGCGCCATCTGAACCAATTATGTACGATTGATTTAAGCCAGAGCTCACATCTTCTATGGATCTAGCGTTAGTCATGGACAGACTATCTTTATAGACGCAATGGAAAATGTTGTTCGGACCACCACCATTACTAGTAGCGAAGGGCAGAGGTTGAGTAAGCAGATAAACCGCATTCACTCCGGCGCTAATGGAAGGAAGAAACACGAAATCACTAGCCAATTCGTCTTTCGCCCTGTATGATCCGTTTGCAAGAGTCATTCGGTTGAAGGGCGTGACTATATAGTCGACGCCTTCCGTATTATCAAAAGACGCTATCACATCTGAAACGTGAACGTCCTCTCCAACGTTCTTATTATTTATAGCATTTGAATATGAGGTGCGAAGGTTTATATCCACTGTCGATTGAACGGAATTCGGCTTTAACACAACAGTAGTCTCGATATACAGAGGATTCTCGATCGCTTGCTTCACCAAAATGTCTGCTGTTATGTGACGCTTTGCATCTATCTCGTCATTGACTCTCTGTAGCACGTCATTCACGACATATGTCACTGCGAAGTTTTCATCATGTTCATAGTCAACTGAAACTGTCGAACCATCAGGTATCGAACTTAGTGCGGTCCGTACAATCGACAATGGGCTTGTCTGCGTTCCAGGTATGACTAAGTAATCCGGACTTACTCCGTCCGGACCAGCATAGAGGACAGTTCTATCTTCAGAGTAAACTTTTAGAGTGTAACGGTTTATACCTACCGAGTTTAAGGATTCGTTTATGGTTCCGATAAGAACGTGCGTTTCACCGTTAACCTGAATCGGAGCACCACTCGGTTGTCCGAGGTATTGATTTACGCTCACATAATCCGTTGACTGAACGCTTTCGCCTTCGTAGAGCGGATCTTGTAATTTATACAGTGTATAACCGAAAGTGTTATCCAAAGCGCCACTGACCTGGCCTACAACGCTAGAAACTGAGACGATTGGCTGAACGGTCGGAGTAAACTTATTGTTGCTGCGGAATCGATAATCACCTTGAATGAAATCGTCGTAGGCAGTATCAGGTTGTGGTATGGAAGTGTTCAATTTTATTGTACGGTAATCGACATAAACGACGCCTGAAAGATCATATGATGATACCGGAATTGTCGAATAGTTGCGTAATCCTTGATCACGACTCGGGTTGTATAGCATTTCAGCTATCGGATTATTTGGCGTTAGACGACTATCCAAGGCCACGAATATCAGATTTGTCGGATCAATGACCTGAAACCGCATGCCCGACACAACGTCGAATTCAAAAGCAAACGTTTCGACTACGGTGCGTTCAATAGTGCCCTTGATGTAAATGTCGACTTTGCCGCCCGTATGTTTACGCCTTATCGGGTCATAATCACGCATCATATACTGATTGCCTGCATCAACCACATAATAGCTTAAGACACCTGGAACAGAAGAAACTATTTTTTCGATCCCGTAACGAGTCCCGCTATCAACACCTACCAGCGACTGCATGGCGGAAGTCGCTAAGTCTAAATTCGACTGATTATCAGACCCACCGATAGCTGCAGATTCATTTATCGTAAGAAATCCATTGGCTCCACTTTCTACTATATCCAGGGTGTTCGCTGGAACGTTCCCGGCAAGCCCAGGGGTGTCCGCATACATTTGGACTTTGACTTCGTAGCGCTTCTTAGTCGGGTTATAAAACCTAGCGGCTTCCGGCTGCGGTGGTATGCTATAAAGCCCTTTTGCAATAAATCTCGGGGCAGTCGGAGTAGTGGAAGAACGAACCACAGCATTTTGATTTACATATAGGGTTCTTACAGGAGCAGTGGTTGTATAAAATATCTGTTCAATCACACTCCGCTGTGGACCTTTACGGACGATGCCATAATTTGCTGCCAAACTATCGAAAGCAGAATTTATGAGAGATTGGACAGTAACATCATCATTCGTGGCTAAAGCAGTACGTAAATTTATCTTATACGCTGAGTCGGAAACGGGGATGCTGGTGCCCGATAAAGTAGGATCGTCTATAGCTAACAATGCAGGAAAGGACTTCGCTCGATGTACGAAGTCAAGCAAGAAATAAGTCTTTTGGATTTCGTTTGAAAATGGCTCGACGTGAACTTCACGAATTGTGGATCCGGGAATCAGAGACAGCTCTGGAGCCACCTGCTGCACTACTTGAATGTAATCACGCGCCACTTGAGATTGATCTCGTATCTTGAGACCTTTGATATCCTGAGTTATCGGAAGTGGCGAACCAGGCATTTCTTGAGAGTAACGGGACTCGATGAATGTCCCGCTTTGCTTATTGAAATAGCAAGCAGTCACTACGTAATATAAAGGCTGATCGTTCGGGATTAGAGCGAACGTATCACTGTTTAAGATGCCGTTCAACTGGGTGGCATTACGATTATGAACGAATCTGTATCTGGATGTAGGGCTAGTTCGACTGAACTTTATATCTACTTTGTAATTAGGGCTATATATTAGTGGGTATACATTCCTAACTAACTCATTAGTATCATTGTTTACTGAATCAACTGTATTTAGGACTACCTGTAAATTCTGGCTACGTGTCGAAGTAAGACTAAAGTCATAGCTGACCGATTGGCTGTCTAATTCGATAATGTCGGTGGTCGTAGGATTATCGATCGGGATCATCTGAGCGTTAACGCGCAAGTACCCACTTCCGGCACCACCCGGACCACTTGAAGCATATATATTAAATCCTGAAGCGCTAGAAACGAATTGACCTGACCACTCGATGACGACCGAGTTGGCTGACCTCTGGAGATTCGTCCCAGAGGGAGGAGCATAGACAGTGCCAATGGCAGAGTCAGACTTTACGTCGACTACTATGACACTTTCATCACTAAGGCTACCGTTAATGTCAACGGCTTTGAGCTTTATGATGTTAGTACTATAGTTAAACCTAAATCCATTTGGGTTTGCAGACGAATTAGGGATCGTGAAATATGGCAGATTCAAAGATACCAATGAAGGGTCTGCTACATATCCACTATCATTAATATTTATCAGAATGTCGACGGTGCTATCGTCGACTAATCCGGAAAAAACCAGACTCGGGATGTTTGTAGTAATATTTAGGGCAGTCGTAGTCTCAACCGTGCTGCCTGGATAAAATATTTTAGGTGCGGTAGCCATACTTACCCCTTTTAATTAACCATTCATCCGCGTAATCCGTACGGGGCGTTTTGAATATAAGCCGCACCATTCGTCGTTAACGTGAACGGGTCAGGTATCGAGACAATCCGTGTAACCTCAATGGGACCTTGAGACCTGCTCTTTATGGTAACATTAGCTAAATATATAGTAGGATCAGATTCGGATGGAGAAGCAGATAAGTCGACAATCGCAGAGGGTGTTTCAGCATCCGTCACCCTTTGAAATGGGAAATTGTTGAGCTGCTGAACTTTGATATTTTGATATGTGGCGAATGCTTGATTTATATCTAGAGTTATGGAGGCGCTTGAATCCCCGCCATTCACGTTCGCCTTTGAACCTATCCTCGACAAGATATTGGAACCTAACCAAGGCCACTTCCAGTGACTACCCAATTCGGTAAACAGGAATTTATCGGCCTCTTGAATAAGAAGATCTGTATTCCGAACTACATCATAGGTGCGTCCAGAGACCGTGTAATCGTATTCTAGTCTCGTACCGCTACATCTACCGCAAAATTGGGATAGCGTCGTGTATGATATTTTGATATTCGGAAGAAAATTCCGAATAGGCTTTGAGAACAGAATTATGAGTTCTTGCAGAAATGAATTCTGATTTTTAGTTAAAACCCAAGACGGATAAATCTCCTGGCCTATACCAGATTTACCCGGTACGACTCCGACCGATGCATAAAACGCAAGTATGCGTTTAGTAGACAAAAGAGTACCAGCCTTGTCAGACCACCGTGGATCTGGTAGAGAAAAAACGAACCCGGCAGCACGGCTAGTAGACCGAAGAACAACGTGGTCATTTACTACTAGAACGTCTAGCTCGGGTATGGATTGTTGCAACTCGTTTGCAACCTCTGTCGAAGTTCTTTCGAACCCCGGACTTAATTTTATCGTTCGGGTCGTCCCGTTACCTATTTTAATCATCATCATATCGGATTTATTATATTCTATCCGGTACGGGGCGGGTTTAGAGAAATTTACTTCAGCGAAACTATATAGTCCCTGTTTCGGAATTTCTAAATCGTCTATTTTAACTACTATTTTGTCACTCGCGACTTCCCGACTAGGGTCCACGAAGTTCGAAGAATCCGTATCCAGAGTTTTCAGTTCATCAACTATATAGTGGGGACACTGTTTTAATGTGGCAAAATCATAACTCATGACGCCTCCTATTACATATCACCAGATTCATTAACCGCTTCTTCCTCGTCCAAAGAAGAAGGACCTAAGCCATCTTCAGCATTCGCGGCGATAAGATCAGCTTCTCGTGTAACGTCAACCACTTCACCAACTCGCCCCGAAATAGGGTCGCCGGTCTTTGCTATCAACCCCATCGAACCTAGCATTAGAGCAGTATTTATGATATCCTGCTGTTTGAAGTCTGCGGAACTCAGTGGGTCTACCCGCATTTCTTTAAGCATGTCGATTTCAAGCTGGATATTGTCAGAATAATCTATAGTCCTTTTGATTTTGAACTCCAGATATTCTCGTTTCCTCTTAATAATTTCGAGCATCCAACGCTTGGCGACTTCGGTCCGAACTCCGATATCGCGGTCGAATCTAGCAGATTGCACTCTGGTGCCATCGCTTAGGGTACTCGAATATCCACCGGTTACGTTGTCGGGATCATTCGTCAATCCGGTGCCAGGAGCAAGAGTTACCGGCTTATCCCTGGTTCTTAGAAAGAAATCCTTTTCCGGTACTCCCCCCATGGCTCTGTAGGCGGCAAGCAACTTCGCACCGTAGCTGATATCTGGGGAAGCCGAATATTTTGAAGGCAAGCCAGTGTCTGAATCGAAGGTCGTGGTGAATTTTCCGACTTTCTGTAGCAACATGTTTAAGTATGCTATACGATCTTTAATATCCTGCTCTTGATATTTCGAAAATTTGTTTAGAGCGTTAAGCTGATCAAGTGAGGCGGTGCCATAAAAGTTAAACGCCATGGTTAACCTCCTCCTGCCTTCAGTAAATTCGCCAGCGCTTTAACCGCATTTACACTAGATGTAACTGATTCCGGTCCTGGGCCTCCAGCTGTCGCCACGAAACCGAGATACAAACTGTTGGATGAATATCCGGGTAACTTCGAAGGTTTATCTTCCGAGGAACTTAAGCCAGACACTAAGCCGTCGAGACCATCGTTCGTATCTACGAACAGCAGAGAGGCCGTTAGCGAAATGTCTAGGAGGTTTACTATCGCCACGATCGTCTGTACCACGGTCTCAAGCTGCTTAATTCGATAAACTAGAGACTGTTTGATTTCATCTATTTTCTTACCGATATCATCAAGAGCCTTCACTAAGTTAAACACGAATTGTTCGAAATCTCGCAAGAAGAATGATATGTCGGGAAATAGAGATCCTACCGAAATCGTGCTCCAAGAAAGCCAAGCCTTCTGGGGCGTGACCGGGATAGTGCAAAGCGCCATCATTTCAGATAGATTTTGGCGCTCCTCAGCAGTGATACAGGATAAAGGGCATTGTTTAGTTATGAAATCCTCGCCTGCCGTGGTATCTAAACTTACCGTTCTTCCAGTATCAACATCTGTTTCGACAAAGGATAAAATCGAATCCATGCCAGGCTTACTTAGGCCGTTAACGATTTCGCCCTTAGAAATGTCTGGAAATCCCCACCGATAATCAGGAATATAGTAACCAGGCTTTTCAGACAAGAAAGTGAGTTCATCACCGTCATCGTCGGGTGCTGGTGTGTAATCATCTCTTTGCTTGTCGGTGCGAATCACTTTTCTAACTAGTGTCTTAACCCCTCGTTTATTCCAATAATCTGAAAGCCTTTTGTAAAGCCCAGCGTCTGAATACATTCTTGCGACAATAAGATTTGTTAGCTCCCGGACTGCTGCTCTAGCAAACGGTCCTTCGCAGAAGGATTTACTATCCCCATACGAGCGCTTCCAAGGCAGAAGTACGGCGCCTATCTGCGTAGCCTTCCCATATCCAGTTAGCTGCGCGCTACCGTACGCACTTGTTGCAGATACTGACGGTAAGTCCACATTGAGCATCGCGCCTAGCAAAAGTGTATCGAATATGTCTTCATATGGATTAAATTCGCTAAGACTAAAAATGGGAACGACACCACGAACCACAGAGCTATGCTTGCCAACTACCGTGCCTTTTGAGTTCGGATTATAATTCACAACAGGAATAGAGAGATTCTGGATGTCGTACCATCTAGACCCCTCTTTCGTTATGTCGGTGTCTTTGATGCTTAAGTACGGATCTATTTCGCCGCTATACGCTGACACTCTATAGTAATATGACTGTCCAGCGACGACATCAGTATCTATATATGTGTAGTTATTCGACAGAAATCCTAACGCTCCGCCTCTAAATGTGTCGTCATATTTTATTCGCTTTTCAAAAAATCGATATTCAGTTGAGTTATCCTTCTCTTTTATGCTTTCCGTGGCGGGAGGGGACTGTAATCCGTACTGTTCGTATATACTTTCGTTCAGTTTTCCTTGGGCGGCATTATTCACTTTTACCGTCAGTAGTTTTCCTGGGATGCCGTCGACATTTACTTGTGTACGCTCGATGAGGAAATAAGGATACCTATAAGAGTTTATGATGCTGGCCGTGGAGTTAAAAAACCCAGGTACATTAGATCCGCTTGAGTCAGCTTGCATCTCCCACTGAAGAACAAGAGAGTTCGACTTTGAACCACTAAAAAGATCTTTGAATGTAGCCAGTAAAGCGCCTGCTTGATCGACACTCTTGACCGTTAAGTTCACCGGGGAGGGTAAATTCAGCCAAGCACTTGATGGAGTGTTATATAAATAACGAAGCGTATTAATGAATTCATATATTCTTCTAAAATCGGTCACGCTAATGTAACCGATCAACATAAATGCAGATGAACCCTTCGTATACTTCGGTGCGTTGACGTCTGTTTGATCAGTTAGCTTATTTACAACAGTCCTTTCGAACGCATCATATCCGCCATATACGGACGCCAACTGAGCGTTTATGGTAGGCAAACTGGTGTTCGGAATTACGGCTAAAAACGAAAGACCAGTTGCGTTTATGGTAGCGATGAGCTTTCGAATCAAAGCCAAAAGAAGCAAAAGAACTGCCTTGATTGGGCTGGTAAGCCCAATCAAAAACGTCTTGACAAAATCAAGGACTAACTCGACGACCTTTTCCGCTAGTTGCAATGCCTGTAATGCAGAAGTAAGTCCATCGCGAATAGGCTCAACGAATTCTTTTGTGTTTATAGAAGCATTAAGCCATTTCGACATATATCACCTACAGACCGCGTTTGAGAGATTCTAAATGAGAGAGCTCACGCTTTCTCTCATCAATAACATCCCTAAGCACGTCGGCTATTTTGGTTAGCTCACGAGTCACACTCGAGCTATTGAGATTAGAAGGAGCTACCCACTTGAAGTTCACAGGGATGCCATCGCTTGAAGCATCAGACGTTTCTGCTGGTTTTCGATGAATTTCTGAGTCGATTCTTCCCGGTTCAAAGTCGACAGGTTCTTCTTCGTTATGAACCCGTTTGTCTTGTCCGTGCGTTGACTGATCCATAGAAATCTCCTATTATATAAAGAGTCACCGGATTTACACAGATTCTCGATTAATCCTATTAAATCATCCCTGTTTTGTGATCTCACGCCTAACTGGTTTAATCGAGTAGTCTTATCAGTCAAATCAACGCCGCTTCTCCAGTTAACGGTCTGATCCAAAAATGTATTGGTAGTCGCAAATGCAGTGGCTAAATATTGCGGAATCAAGTCGGTCATGAAAGTATAACGATTCAGAAGAATGTATGGAGCCGTGTCGAGTGTACTGAACCCATAATATGGGGAATTGGTCGAAACGGTTAGAATGTTTCCATTCGAGCCAGTGACCTTATAGAATCCCAAGTTAGGACCAGAAGTCACATAGACATACGTTAAATCTGATACCGTGAATGTTTGTGTAGAATCAGTTAGTGTATCCCCGTCGAGCATAGCAGTGCTTGAGATTAAATTCTGACCAAAGTATCGAGCTACATAGTCCAAAACCGCGAGCTCATTTGCAGGTTTAGGGATCTGAGACGGAGGAGTTATCGGTATGTGTTGATTCGTCGATAAGACTCTGACTAAACTATCTAGAGTAGAAAGGTAAGACTCATACTCGGAAGATTTTACAAACGACTCTGGAGATGGTGTAGCACTAGTAAAAGGAGCCGTAACAGTGAACTTTGTACTCGAAACGACTTGGTCTACGGTTCTTGTTTCGCCACTGTTGCTTCCAGAGATAAACGTGATCCGCTCACCAGATTTCAGAGTCGGCAACGAAGGGTTTGTCAGTGTTATTTTATCTGGAAATATTGCAGCTTTACCGAAGTTGTTCGAATTGTTCAGATATTCGACTTCGTCTGTAGTGTAGTCCGATTCCGACATAAAATGAACGGGAGGAACAGGATAAAAGCCATTGTCGTTGTCCGTTCCACCGAACAATGCCGGGATTTTCTTCGGGGTCGTGCTCACGTTGGTGTAATCGACGCGCGAAGAGAGCACTTCGTTTGGGTAAACTACATCTTGGATATCTAAGAATTGCAAAAAATCATATAGATCGTTCTTAATTTCCCCGGTGTCATAATTTATGTCGAAATCTCTTGAAGGATTATAGAACCGATTATCTTGGTAAAGCGATTCATCATTAGAGTCATTCTTAATTTGATTGTTTAATACTATGCCGCCGACATTGACCGCCACAGGATCTTGAAGCGTGATAACGCAGGGAGCGTCTCCTGCCACACTAATGATTATATTAGACCCGACAAAAGTGCCATCGTCTGAAAAAATAGATACAGGTGCTTTTTGCTTAAATGGTGGATTTAGAGCAGTCGAGTCCCCATTCGATCCGATTTGGACTACAGTATCAGAAATGCGTTTGAACCTGAAAGAAGATCTTGCCGAGACGATAGTTTTAATATCAACGAGGTTCGTCAGACCCACGTTTCCTATAACCTGACCTCGTAGCTCGGAGTCTGCATCTGTTTTATCATTAAACACGAAGTTCCGATTAGCAGATGTAGGGAATAACCGAGAATACTGTGAATAATCATAAAGAGGCTTGTAAATTTTAACGGATTCGATGTCAAAAAAGGACACTAGTTGGAATTCATCGTAAACGAATATTCGATCATCAATGTCATTACGAATCGCGGCGGGATTATCGCGGTCTACACCTTCAGATAAGTTAAACTTAAACTTCCCGGAAAGGCCGCCGATTATTCGGCCATCGTAATTCGCTAGATTGTCTTCAAGGCCATTCGTAAGGTCGTTATAATAAAGCAACAGTCGTTTTGTAACTAAGTCAAGGTTAGCATAACGTTGCTCATCGAAGTACAGGCTCGGAATTCCTCTAGATTTTAAGTTCAGAGAAACGGAGTATGAAGTAATCGGGCCGGATGATGTCTGGTTTGTAGACGAAGAAACGGCCTGACTAACTTCTGGAACATAAGAGAGAACCGTCTCGATTCTGTAATAAAAAGAATCTGGACCATACAAATCGAATTTTCCTATCAATCTTTGGTCTATGAGGCCATTTGAGTCGTTAGGCGATAAACTGCATGCATAATTCAGATTAATGATCGTGCCTGCGGGAAGGGTCTTCCGAGCCACATAAAAAGCGAGTAGCGAATGACCTCTCTGAAGAGAACTTGCCAGCTTGATCTGTCCACCATCCGATACGATATAATCAGCCGGAGAGTTCAGCAATCTAGGGCTATTTGATATTAAAAATAGATTAAATGGACTAGAAGTAATGGCAGATTTCTTGGTCGACAGTAGTGTCGGTGGATCGGTCACTGTACCTAAACTAAATCTCACTTCTGGGAAGAGATAATTTCTAGATGCTGCATTCGATACCGATACTGTCGTCTTAAGATCGGCCCCGATTTCCGAAGCTATAATTAAGAACAGGTCATCATCAAGCTTTATGAACTGACCAGGCTTCAAATCTAGAGTCGCGTTAATCGTTATCGAAGTTTGATTCTGAGCTACTGTGGCAGTCGAGAATTCTTGAACATCCGTAAAGGTAATTGGGTCACAGACTTTAAACTCCCCAGCGTAATCGAATTGTATTTCACTGATGAATTCAAGCTTCGTAGTGTCAGACGTGGAGTCGTAGACTACTGATTGCACGGGAAGTAAATATTTATCTAAATAATAGACTACACCGCCCACTTTAATGCTGTTGGAGAGATCGCCATTTAAGACCAGCGAGTTTGTCGTTGCAATAAAAGTAGGCTTATCAAGAATAACTGGGCTATACTGAGTGTTAAAGCTACGATTTCCGCCAGGGCTTTCGGCAACATAGTATGTTACGGTTATACGCTGATTCGTGAAAATATTGGGGAGAATTAGTTTATTAGGAGCTTCGAAGTTACTAGAAGTTACTGAATACTCGACTCCATCCACATATACTGTAAACCCACGCTCTGGTATTACCGTAAGTCCATTCCGGTTAAAGAATACTGTATTAGACCCAGAAGTGTAGGAAGCGGTCTCTAACTGAATTTTAGAAGCTAAATACTCTTCAAAGTCTTTCTCTTCGTAGCTAATACCACCTGTCGTCGAGATCGTCGCCGTATATCTAACAAAATAGACGCAGCCAGGGTCACTAGGTCTTATCAAGCTGACCTGACCGCTAGATGCAATAACTCGATATTCGGATTCTGAAAGCACTTGCAGGGGAGCACTGATAGAGCTGGCTCTAGATACCACGAATTTCTTCATAGGAGGATTCAAAATCTCCCAGAAGTTATCTGCTATTGTTTCATAAGTAGGTTTAACATCAATAGTCGCCGGACCAAGGCTTCGGAATGGTCCATTTATCTTTATGGTTTTCGAATTTGGAACAGATAGGATTTTATAGACGCCAGCATTCAATCCGGCGTTAATTACCGCAAACGCATTAGTATCTGAATTTGAAAAGACGTCCGATGTTGCCACAAACGTTCGTTCATCCTGAATGGCACCGTTTATATTACTTTTATTTATGGCTGAGCCTTCGCCTACGGATTCTAGAAATGTAATTAGACCCGAATTCTTATCGAAAGAATAGTCAGTGCCTTCATCTACCGGCAGACCGTTGAATTTTCCAGATATACCTTGAGAAAACACGACAGAATCATCTAGCTTAAGAAAGCTACTAGGAGATGGCAAAGTTTTTGTAACTGTCTTTCGGTTGGAGAATTTAAACTGAGATGAATTTATGTCGAGCAAATAACCGAAACCTTGCTGACTAGGGTTCGTGGCATCGACTAAATCTCCGATGAATGTACCACTACCTCCAGCGTTCTGATCAATCCTGAATCCAATATAGGGAGTTTGCAACGGTTTCGCAGGAATAGGGAGAAATGGGCTTGACCCTAAACCGTCTGAAATCACGGAATCGTTTATACGATAGTATTCTATGAAATCAGGAACAACAGGGTTTCCGGGGCCGTTTACGGCGCTACGATACACCTGGACTGTAACACCCTTTTCAATAGACAAGTAAGTGTCAACGGCTATGATCTCATATCCGTAAACGTCTCTATCGTTAGTCGCATTAAGCCAGACCTTACCATTCTTACTATTTATGGCAACAACTCCCGAGTCAAGGACCGGTTCATCTTCTTCGACTATTTCAGTATTAAAATAATAATTCGTTTCGCCAGTTTTCTTCGCGTAAAACACGAACCTTGATGAATCGGTCACATTCCTGAATTTAGGATTAATTCCTACATAAACAGCATCTCTTACATTTGTATCAGAAACCAGCCCGACTGGGATCTGAGATAGAGTTAAAGATTGTAGGATTAAGCCGTCATATACTATCTCAAGTCCCTGGAATTTCGGATCCGACGCTACAAGTACACGTCCTGTATCAAGAGCGACATGAGCTACTTCCGACGACGTCGGAACCACCATCTGGGCTTCATTATTAAAATAACTTACGGACAAGTATGGATAGTTCGCGATTTTAAGAAGCACTTTCGAATTTTTCGCGGGTACGGGATTCAAATAAGCTACATAATTGTTATTATCATCTATCGTGGCTATGACCCCTTTTTCCTTGCTACGGTCATAGAACGATTGACGCGAGACGTAAACAGACTGACCTTTAAACCGAGCATCTTCTAAATCAAGAGGATTGAAATTAAACTCACCCGTTCTGGTGCTCACTTGAACACATCCAGCCGGGGGCGGGTTCAACCATCCGTTTATTCCGACGTCTACTAGAATTACCTCGAATTTCGATATGACTGGAGATCCGACGGTTACTATATAGGGAGCTGAATCTAAGGAAGCAGAAATTGGAATGGCTGATTTGATACGCGGTTCGTTGCGTATGGCGCCACATGATATACGCTGAGCGCCTGGGTTGGGGAAAAACCTTCTCCCTACGCTGTCATACCCAAACCGAATTATCGAATCATTTTTCGTCCAGTTAAATCGTAAATTCGGATCGGATATCTCGAGACCTGAAGATCCGATGCTTTGACCAGAAACCCATATGCAATAATCTGATCTTGATGTCGTCTGGTTAAATTCAGACGTATTCGAAGATAAGACTAGATTTCGAGGAGGGTAGAAATATGGATTACAAGATTCAGAATACCTAATGCCTTCGAGAATTGCACCACTTGTGTTTAAACCCATACAAGACAATACCTACAAAAGCTTTCCAGTTCCTACCATGGCCGAAGGGATGAAAGAACCGGAACCGGTTATCACAACTCCTACAATAGCGCTTGGCAGACAGGTATCTATCGCATTACCAACAGCAGTAGCATACTGAGGTATTGCGGTCCCAGTCAGTCCGCTACTAGCCAGTCCAGTTAGGATAAAGGGTATTGCACCCACTGGAACCAGTACTCCAGCACCGACACCTATCCCGACAGTAGGGGAAGGAACCGAAATAGTAGCAGTCGCCAAAATGGTACAAAGACTAATGCCAAGTGCAGTCGAAAGGGCTGGGATCATGTTGCCTGTCATGCCAGCTGCCGCGAATCCGGAACTGAATGCTGGGATAGCAGTAGCAGGTGTTAATACAACAGTCCCGGTACCCTGTCCTACTCCAAGAATTCCAATGTCTAAAGTGGCCGAAGTCACAACACTTGTAAGGTAGGTAGCTATACCATTCCCAAGACCATTCGCAAGTTGAACGTTATTCGGACCAGCAACGCCAGTCGACACTAAATTGCCTAATATAATGCCCGATGCTGAAACAGGAGTTATTGGCATTATCCTATCGCGATCGTTGGTATGCCAAGAATCGGTATACCGGTTAAATAATCAATGTGAGGTCCTGGTACTGGACTAGGTATGCCCGCCACTGCGAACCCAACCGTAGCAGTACCGATCGCAGTAGTTGGAGCGGTGAACAGATTCAATGATGTACTAGAAATGGTAGTTGAAGCCGCCTGGATCGATACCGGACCAACTGGGGCAGCTAGTGACAAAGCACCGGATTTAACTGACACCGAGTAAGAACCAGTCGTAACGGAGGTATCTACCAAACCAGTAACGACCGACGTTAATATATTTCCGGTGGTAACCGAGTCGTCTATGCCAGTCCCTGCAACCACAGACCTCGTGATGCTCCCGGTCAAAACGGTAGTCTTATCTACGCCAGCTACAGTCGTTGCTTCTTTGCCGACCGCATAGTTACAAGTGACGCTCTGACCGTGATCATAAGACGCCTCACCAAGAATCACTGTGTTTGCAGCGCCTAATGACTTGATGCTCATGCCGGATTCACCAGCATTTTGTTCGATAGAACTACCAATAGCTATATTCCGACCACCTGCGCTACTAAGATGGTTCGCGCCAGCGACAGTCGAGATATTAGATGACGCAGATATGTTAGCGGCACCACCGAGTCGCCAGTCCAGGGTAGGCCTGCTGGTTTCATCATCATCTCCCAGGAACTTCCAAACTATGGGTCCAAAAAGAGTGATGTTTAACGAATTCCTATTACGATCTCGTCCAATTTCTAAATTCATGCCGCCCTGCAGTCTTACATCTGCGCTAAGACCGGTATTATCGTCTCTTCCAATGTTCATTTTTACTAGGCCTGCGATGCTCGCATCAATACTCTGACCTAAGTCTTGACTAGTACGACCCGTTGTTGTCTTCGGCACGCTCAGGAATACTTTCCCTTCCTTAGAAACGCCGAAGCTATATACGTTATCGGTGCGCGGAGATTTTATTCGATAGAGTCTCGCCAGGCCCATGGTGTCTGCGAGCTCGATACCATCCGGAGTCGATAAATCTAAGCTTTGCAGAGAAGCGGGAACCCCGAACGATCCGTCCTTGGGACTATCAAACACATTCATACGTAGAATGCGCTTATATAAATCACGTCCTGGGCCAGAATAATCATTACCAACCACTGTTCCGTGAACATCTTCAATGTAGTACGGCTTCTGGTCTATCTGAAACCCATCCACTTCCTCGGTAACCGATATAACCCCGTCACTCACATGGTTTAATTCTCGACGATCTTCAATATAGGCATACAGAGAGTTAATAGGATTGTTTCCAATATCGCCCTGCATAACGTAGCTGGTTCGAACCCCAGCAGGATCGACTATAGAAGGGTATTCAAGCTCGGCTTGTTCATAAGAGTGCGTTCTGAAGCCGTCAGCATCTATAAGGTTTTGTTCTTTTAAATAGTCATATGCAGGCGAGGATTTAGGCACTGACTGATTAAACAGCCTTTTATCACCAGATGAACGAAGATTGTAGGAACTCGGAATGTTGGTTAAAGATGAAAGTGGATATATTTCTTGAGGGAGCGACAGCATTCCTCGTCTAATCATACCTCTATAATAAGAACCAGCTGCGTTACTTACGTAATCATTTAGTGTGTTTAGAACGGACGTTTGATCACTATCACGGAGACGAATTTCCATACCAGATCGCGATGTTAGCATTACATCGCGATCCAATAGGATGTCCGACCCATCTTTTGAAGTCGCAATATAATCGCCTTCATAAGCCTTACGATTCTTCAGTCGAACCGTATCCAGGAATAAGTTGGGATCATATTTTAGTTCAGGTCTTTTCGATAACAATGCATCTATTTGATTCTTGTCCGCAACAGCAACTGGATTATAGGAACGAGCAGGGTATAATCCTGGTGGCAAGCAAGTAATAATGACAGGATGTTGAGTATACATACCAAACGCGCGCCAGCCCAGAATAACCATCGAGCCACGTTCGATAATGGAGCCAGAAAACGAACGAGGACCGCCACCAGACATCGGGATTTGAACGTCGTGCCATTGCTCATTTCCCGTTATGGCAGTGATCGAACATCGCATCGACTCGACATCGACGTGTACGACGCGACCAATCCAGAGTAATTTCTTTGATTCAATATTACTAGTATCAGTGGCTTTCCGGGTGGCGCTTACTTTAGGGTTAGCAGCGCTTCTAGTAGGCTTATTCGCAAGCTTGCCTTGGTAGGAATCTTTCTTTTCGCCCATATGTCACCTACTTAGGAGTCTTGGAGGGGTCTATACCTACGGGCGGCACTGACCCACCAGCGGCGTCATAATACCCAGGGTTTATCAATTGCGAGAAAGATGGAGAATCAGGAGTGTTATTCACACTACGTTTAAACGCAGTAACAGCATTATCTATGCCCGTTTTCATCTTTTCGAAAGCGGATGGAGTAAGACCAAAATTCCAGTTCGGATTATTATTCAAAGTCTTTAGCGCCGATATATCACCGTTGGCAGCCGCCTGGAAGAGGCTATACTCTTGAGGAGTGTAATTCTTAAAAGTGGGGTCAACTTCGTTGGTGTTTATTCCATTTATTTCTACAGGAACGTTTCCTTGAGTATAACGTTGTTCCCGACCATTATTCGCTTTTAAACGGTCGCTGAAGGACTTACGAAGTTCCGCGTTGAGGGCGGCAAAGAACTGACCAGAAGTAATATTACCTTTAAATGCAACAGGTTTGGAACCTTCATCTCCAGTACTGGAGAAGAGCTCAGTATTTGATCTTGATTCATCGACTGAAACCGAAGAGCTTGACCTGAGGACTTCAGCGATGGGGCTGTTACCTATAGAATCTCTGGCATCTTTGCTTGACTTCGCATATGTGCTGTCACTCGAACCATTCACGATGCTTTCGATCACACTAGTCGGCAATACGTTTATCCAGTTAGGTCTGCCTAAGCCACAAGAGCAATCGGCAACGAATTGAGATAAGCCGCTATTGTCGACGGTTGGCGATAATTCAGTTAGAGCTTTAGCTGAGAGAACGGCGTCTGCTTCTACGAATGCAGTATTACCATTTCCTGATTTCATATCATTAAATGTTTGCCTACTCGTCAGTGTGACAGAAGTAGTATCAATAGTCACTGGTCCTGTCACAGGCAGATTGGTAAACGTAGCGCCCGTTTGCCAATCTTCCGTAGTCATTTTCTCGAGAGATTTTGCGAAGTCCGAAGGAGATGAGTCACCAGACGCAGATGTTGGAGTGGATACCGAATCAGTTAGTAAATTTCCGGTCGGCGCAAATTGAACAGTAAGATTGTTTGTCGGGGAGTCATTTTTAGCCAGTCTATCCAGATCGATCTTTGAGGCTCTACCATATCGATAATGACCGACTACTTCAAATCCAAACTCATCGCTGACGGGTCTTATGATAAGTTGTAAAGACGGCAGAGATTCAGACACCTCCTGCCGCTTAAGAAGAGCATTTAAGTTAGCATTAGCCTTTTTTAAAGCCTCTTCTGCTGCCTTCGATTTTGCAGGATCTTCCTTTTTGGTCTTAGCCGCCTCAGCGGATGCAGTTGAGGCCGCAGCAACCGCCTTCTTGGCAGTGACTATATTCTTTGATAAATTGGCACTAGCTTGCTTACTCGCGGCAGTTTGCGTAATCGGCTCAGCAGAACCGTCAGCAGTGCTATAAACTATAGACTCAGCCGGAACCATCTGGAATTCCTTAATTAGACCAGATTTATCCCAGGCATAGTCATAGATACCGGCATTCGTGGCTGCAGCTTCATATCGGTGCTGCCTTATTCGGCCGATTAATTGTTGTCTTTCGGCATTCTGGAGCACATTAACTACATCGGATTGTAACTGGCTCATTCGGGCAGCGCGATCCTTTGATTTTTTCTGGTCAGTCTTTACTGCTGCAGTTACAGGAGCACCAGCATTCAACAAAGCTTTTGCCAAAGTCTCGCCACTGAGCGTCTTACGGAATACCATGACAACATTCGGATATCCTAGCAACTTTCCAGTTTTCGGGTGCCTTAGGATCACCGGTTCATTTGGATTCGGCCCAGGGTTTTCACTTTGAGAGTACGCCTGACCAGTCGTAGTACCGCCACCATCCGGAAATGACACTTTATATGAGGGTATTTTGATAGTGGCTGTCTTTCCGTCTGGATTCGTAGGAGGTTTCGGGGCACCCTTAGGCTTCGGGCCGTTGAAAACGTATCTGACCGGAACTTCAACGTCTTGACCGCGCTCCATAATACCGATGTTCTTTGGTGCTATAAATTTACCACGCTTGCCCGACACAGTAACGGTTGTAGTGGCCGAACCGCCTACTGAATAGGAGTGAGAAATCGCGGTTATATAAAAGAAAGAGTCATACTTTTCAACATAGATGGGGAAACCCATTCGAAGCTCGGGTCTCATCGGGATTTGGAAGTTCCCAGTAACACGCTTAGCGTTAATACGATCTAAAAGGTCTACGAGATAGAAAAAGAGCTTCTTAGCGTTTGAAGCCCATGCTGACTGCTGCTCATGCTTACGCCATCCGTATCTACGTAGTAAGTGATAGTCAAAAACGCCAGTATTAGCGGCAGTAATTTCATCATTTAGGCCGACATCCATCAACCCGCCGTACGCGTTGGCTGACCCGGTCATGTGAGTGACGACTTCGGCTTCAGAATCAGTAATGCTATCTTCAATTAATTCGAAATTCTGGATCCAAGAAACAGGTTTATTAGGAAGAACGTTTAAGTTAAAGAACGGCGGCTTGAATATTATCTCTCCAGTCGTGTCGCAATAAAATTCATACCCAATCTGATCGCGGGCTTCAAGCGCTATTTCAAGCTTTGTCTTAGAATTTGTCTGGAAAAAATCAACATCCGCCGCACGAGAAAGCTCCTGCCTAGCAAAAGCGGTCTCGGCCACGTCTGTTCTAAGTGTGTTCGATTCTTGTGATTGATTCTTGCTAAATTCGAATTCAGACTCAAAAATCTTCTGACTAAAGGCGATGGGTGATACAGTCGCGCCCAGTGTATTCGTGGTATAAAGCTGACCGGAAGCTCCATAGATTACAAAATTATTCCATATCCGACCGAATTTTGCCTGCCAATAGACCATGACATCAGTTAGCGTGCTAGATGTATAGTCTTTTTCAATCCCGTTTTCCGGTGTAAATTTAGGACCAAAGGAACCGGTCGTAAACATAAAATCGCCCATTGCTTCACGTGCTAACTGAATCACAACCGCGATAGGATTCATTGCTGCAAATTGATTGGCATACATCTGCCAGCCCTGCGTGCTCGTTCCGGTGGGGTTCAACCAAGCTGTGCTTAACACAGTTTGAGTAAGCTCCCACCATCTTAGAATGTCTCGACATTGTATTGAAATCGAAGTCACACCATTAGACCATGAAGACTGAACGCTGCTGACTAACCCCCAAAACACTTTGTAGTATTGAGGCAACCCACCTACCAAGTAGTAACCTTTCGCATATATCTCGACTTCCATCATGGGAATAACCATAAATTGGTTTTCCACGTAAAAATTGTTTACGTCATTATCGGGGATTGTTAGCGATATAGTCGCGCTTCCAGGCGGAGAATCAACAGATGCTTCAACGCTGACCGACGTGATATAATCGTTTAAATTCACACGCTTTTTACACTCTCCACATCCGATAACTGTCGTTTCTCCCTGGATAGCTACATACATGTCTGGAGCAAGCGCTACGAATGGGCGACGATTTGGAGTATATGTACCGGACCAAGCCGAAGTCCTACTCATTGTTCTACCCCCTGCTCATACGCTTGAACTTCGTACCGACATGTGAAATTGAAATCGTAGCTTAGGTTATGGGGCTTATCTGCCGTATCACTAACCGTAAAGCTATCAAACGAACCAACGTAAATTCGACCATCATAGTATATGTAGCAGGATAAAGGATAAATCGGAATACCACCGTTACCATTCATTTCAGTCGGATCTGTGTACATAATGCCGTTGGTCTTGTAAATTGATACCATTTGCATCAAATTCTGATATGAGACCGAGTAAATGCGATTAATATTCGTTAGTCCTCCTTGCGGCTTCGATGAACCGTCAACGAAGAACTGAGCCGGAGTAGAACCACTGGCCGAAATACTTAAAGGCTGCTCGTTCCACATGCTCACAATGCTTCCACGCCGACCTTTGGCCACATCGACTGTGGCTGCATACGAACGCGAAAAAGAGGCGGGGTTTACTATGAAATAAATCGGACTTAAGTTAGAATAAGCGATAATCTGATTGTTTACGCTCTGAATCAAACGCTGAATCGATTTCATCTGACGAGTGGCATCGATCGCATTACTACTACCAAGAGAAGCCGCAGGATTAGTAGCATTAAATGTCACATCGGTACCGAAAATAGATGCCGTTCTAAAGCCGTTCGTAGCTGCTTCAGTAAGACCTGTTGTAGCGCTAACACCGGTAGTCAGTTCGAGTCTCCTGCGATTTATGGCTTCGACTAGATCTTGATAAGCTTTCGTTCCCTTCATCTCTTCTGTTCTAGCGCCCAGGTCACCTACCGTAACGCTTCCTCTGCGACTCTTGTCTAGACTATTTACGAAGTCATAGGCGCGCTGCTCCAATACTACGGTTTGATCATAACCAGGATCGCCCGGTTTAGCCGGTCTAGCTTGGTCTGAACGTTGTGTGTAAGTGGAGTCCTGCTTTCTTCCATTCCCGAACAAAGTCCAACCTGTGGAAGTCGACTGACCCACTAATTCATCATTGGGACCAAAATCGACCTTTCCGGGAGCATTCAATGTATTAGGGATTTCTAATTCACCAGACGGCCTTACTTTGTACTTCGAATCGCCGATTTTATCTGGAGGCACTCCGGCCGAAGCTGAATACATGTTTTGGGCGCTTAAAGGCCATTCATTGCCATCTACTTGGTTGTACAGGTATTCGGATGCTATGGAAATTTGGTCTGCCGCATTACCACTATCAAGCGCCGAAGCCCAACGTTTTCCAGCGGACTCTCCGAGGGTTGCAGCCACTTGACTGGCGGACAATCCCACGATGCCGCCAACCGGTGCTTCGCCAGCATCTAAGGGTAAATTCAGCATCGAAGATTTTGAATCAGCGCCGGAACTCGCAAGTAAGACCGCAGCCAACTCCTCAGGAGGCAACTTCGAATTCAGAATCGCATCTAAAGCTGCCTTATCTTTAGACAACTCATCCACGTTTGCTTCAGCTTTATACTTGAAACCGAATTTAGGATCAGTTGTGTTTACGGGCTGAATTTGTTTATCGGTAATTTGATTACCAGGCGTATATTTGATAGCCATGAAATCTACGAGCTTTTGCGGCGGGATAACTCCGATGATCATTAAATTCCGGTTTTTATCTATATTTTCATTTACGCCCCTGGGTTGATAGGCCCGTAAAACGGTAGGCGTAAAGGACAACTGCTTATTGATAGTATTCGCAAACTTTTCTAGCTCTTGAGCCTTCGAGTTAGCGACGATCTTCTTCACAGTGTCGTTTAAAGCCATGGCTAGCCCACTTTCACGGGGAATTTATAAATGAGACGCTCGACTTTAAACTCCCAATTTAACTTAAACTGAAAAGGATTTTCCTCTTCTTCCGCGACCTCGAATGTACTAAAGAATCCCCCGAATACTCCTCGATCGTAAATGCAGATGACTCTGCCACGAATAGCCGGGATACCTTTTGAATCGTAAACCATCCCGTTACTATGAAATAAGTCTAAGAGGTCTTGAAAACGTTCATAAGCTATCGTGCTGGAACGACCCGGTTCGTATCCAGAAACCGATAGTCCTGGGCGTGCCGAAGTAAGACCCACTTTGGGCGCGATAAATGCTCCGGTTGATGCAGATGCGGAAATCGAGTCCAATTCATCAGGCCAGTGATATTCGACAAACCCACCATAAGTCATAGTCACGTTCTTAACTTTAGACATTCTCTCTTCTACGGAGTTAGGATTTATGTGTAACGCGAGAGCCACGTCATATAAAGGTATGTTCGAGTTCGGCTCCGTCACGGTGAATAAGAATGGTCGACCCTTAGAGGCGACCTCATAGTTAAAGGCGTCGCCTATACTTGGATTAGGAATAGAAGGTATCGAAGCTCGTGCCACGCCAACCCCCTCTAGCCAGTAGGCTCACCTGCCTGAGCTTTCTTTTCGATCGCTTTATTAAACATGTCGGCAAACTGTTCCGGATCACTAATGCTGCCACCATTTATAGTAACATGATAAGTACGAGCGCCAGATTTTAAGGACTCGAGCATTTTCTCATTCGTAACGCCTGCACCTCGCATGGTCGCCATCGAGGTGGTCATATCTTTAAATCCACTGAATCCGTATGTTCCTCCGCCGCCAATACCGGCTGCCATTGTAGCGGCGAAAGCAGGATCAGATTGAGATTTCGCTAGGAGCATGGCATGCCGCACCAAAGGATCTTCGACACCCTCACGAACCGATTCAGTAATTATCTTATGCCAAGCAGTCTTGATGGGCGCGGGGACTTTTCTCTGGTTATCCTGTGCGGTTTCCGCGAGAGCTTCGGTACTGGCTTGAGTAGCCGATGCGGCGGCTGCGGTCATGGTCTGCGCTTCAGCAGCCGTGGCAGTATTAGCGGCGGTTGTCTGAGCGGCGGCTGCAGACGATGCAGCACTTGGAGCACTTGGAGCAGCACCGGCCGCAGCCTGTGCTGCAGGCAAGGAAGCAAGCACGTCCTGACCAGCCTCATACCTAGTATCACCAAGCGTGTTGAAAGCTTTGCTACGAGCAGCTAACTTCCGGTGCAATTTGGTTTCTTGGTCCGTAATCAGCTCTTCAGGGCGAGTGCTCGAACCAGCAACTTTCGCTGCCATCTTTACTCGTGCAGAAGCTTGAAGATTACCCATTTTCTCCGCATATTCCTGCAAGGCACCTTTTACTATGTCTTCGGATACTCCCGCTTTTTTAGCTTCCGCTACTGCGCCTTGAATGTCTCCGGATTCTAAGTAAGTTTTAAACGCCTGTCGGTACTCCTCCATTGCTTCCGCATTCGAGGCCATACCTCCAGTACCATAAATACCACCACCTGCTTTGGCACTTATGCCCCTGGACATCATGGAAGCCATTGCATCGGCAGCTTCAATCACATAGCCGCTCTTCGATGCTTTGAAATCAATCTGTTTTTCCATGATTTCGGCCAAGCTCTCTGTATCATATCCTCTGGCAACCGCTGCGTGTAATTCTTGGCCTCGTATTTTAGCTTCTGATGCAGTGGACTCAGAAGTACCGGTTTCAGCTCCTTCCATCGCTTTCGTGAAATTCATCAGATTTTCATGCTGTATGCTACCTTCTTTACTATCACTTATCCATTCGAAGACATCATTTAAGACATCAAGGATTGGCTGGAAAACACCATATATTTTCTCTAATAAGAACGCAATAACGTTGCTGAGTTTATCCGATATGGACATCGTAGCTTTCGCTTGTTCTTTCGCCATTAGCTTCGCATCATCCATCGGATCTACCAACGCTTCAGTATTCATTAAGGCAGCTTTTACCATTGCTTCCTTAACATTTTCTTTTAAGAATTTTCTTAAAGCTTCAGGACCTTCTTTAGCAGCTGCGGCATAACCTGCACCAAGTTTTTTATCGTTTGAGACCATTTTTAACAAAACAGCGTCAGCCTCTTTCGATCCAGTTCTTAAGTCATCATGCCAGCTCTGCAAAGATGCATTCATGGTGCTGTAATACTGCTTCATGGCTTGAATCTGTTCCTGCGAATAACCTCTTTGCTCGGCCACATGTTCTTTAATACCTACAAGTTTTCCACCTACGAACGCACCAATTTCCTTACCCATTAATTCAAATGCAGTTCCTTGTGACACACCTTCTAGGCTGCTAGCGATTTTTGTAGCGTCGCCGCTTGCGGCAAGCACATAATTTTCGAAAATCTTAAGAGTTTCGCCATATTGAGTCGCGTCCATTTCTCCTGAGGCTTTTAAATCATTCAGTGATTTTACAAATTCCTTACGGCCCGACTCCCCCTTCTTTAAGAGCTCCACCATTCTTGCGCCGTGCTTTGAATTTGCAGAAAGTTTATTGATCATGTCTTCCTGAACCATCTTACTGGTAGTACCTGCACCAACGATTAGAGTGGTCTGGAGTTTTTGCTGAAAAGACCTTCCGCGAAACATATTTTTAAACGCCATCATGAATCTCTCGACATCTTTCGGGCTCATGGATTTACTTAAAAATTTCATGGTGCCTATCAGGTTCTCTATTCGATTTTCAAATAAATCGACATCTGGTATTACCTTGTTAAAAATATTCATGAACTTTTCTACAGGCATACCAGCGTTAGAGACTGTGAAAACAATGTCGTTCATGAGTCGTTGAGTATCTTTAGCAGCATATCCCGCTTCACTTCTGAACTTGCCCATCATTTCCGCTACGGCGGTAGATTCCATATTTAAGGCAGCACCATATACAACCGCTCGCTCAGAGAATTCCTTGATACCACCATCCATGCTTGATAATGTTGCTTGCGTCCTGATCAATGAACCGGTCGTGGCTCTAGTATAGGCATTAATGACACCTGCCGTGTCCTTTGATGTTTTTCCGTATTGTAATAAAGCACCAGCTGAGTCAATAGAGGCTTGTCGAAGACCCTTGATCGCATTTGAGTAGTCGGCACTATCGCCAGTCATATCATTTAGAAAGGCGGTCCCACTAACCAAAGTTTTATTCAACTCCGTCATATGATCGCTTGCGGCTAGCAAAATCTGAACGAAGGAAGTGATCGCTCCAGCCGCCATCGACATCGCTGGACCAAATTTTGTGACCATTCCGATTACTTTGTCCATACCTCCGATGCCCATGCTAGAAGCTGCACCGGCAACCAGTTTTCCTGCACCACCGGCAGCCTGAGCCACTCCACCCAAAGCGCCAGCGCCCTTGGTAGTCAATGCCTTGCTTATGCCACCAGTAATTCCTTTTACAGTATCAGCACCTTTTCCACCGGCCGAAAATGAAGCTTCCTCTCGAAGATTCTTAATTTTTGATTTTGTTAGAGTCTGGAGTTTTTTCTCTTGATCACTTCTTTTCTTTAGTTCGCTACGAGATTTTGTGGTGCTTTTATTTAGATTCGATAAAGACGTGGATAAAGTCTTTGCATTTTTCTTTAACTCACCCAGTTTGATCTGATCGCCGGTCGTTCCTACACCAGAAGCTGTTTTGGTAGCAATACGAGATTCCAATTCGGATATTTGCTTCGCGTTATCTTCAAGTTCGTCTACCACACGACCCATTTTCTTGACATCATCAGTCACAGCTTTTGATACGGCTCCACCAAGATTTTTTGTAGCCTCCTGCATCTTGCGAACATTTTTCATCATGGCAGTGGTTGACATACCACTACCCATACTCATCTTGCCGACATTTGCGCCGATCTTCTGAAGATCCTTATAGAACTTAGATACTGATCGCTTATCTACTTCTACTGGTATTACTACTTTCGCTTTATTAGCCATCAGGTATCTCCGTCAACCGCTGGTGTCACCTGAGTGAAATTGTCTACCATATACTGACGCATACGTTTCACTCGGTCATTCATTTCAGATTCGTTAATAACAGATGAACCAAGCGGGCCGGTCGATATATAGCCAGTCTTACGCAGCAGCTCTGAGCGTTCTTTTTCGATTTCCAACGATCGTTGAACCATCTGTCTACGATGATTCTCGACGGCTATATCGTGGAAGTCCTTTTCATTGTTCAAGGCCGATGTTAGCTGCTTGGCAAGATCCTCGGCGGTCTCGGCTCTGAAACGACCGACGACTTCAGCGGTACGCCCGTCGGGTAAGCTAATTTGTTCGGTATACTTCTCTTCTCCGACCACGCGGTTAAGATAGTTCTTAAGTACCTTCATCTTAAGTTCTTCGCGCTCAGTGCGTTCTCGCTCTAACCTCGATCGGTCACGGTCCTCAACACTTCTCATACCTTTGCCGACAAAGCATCCGCCAATGAATTTAGCATTAGCCCAGTCAGCTTCCACTTTTTCTTTATTATCCAGTATGTTGTTAAGTGCCACCCAAGCATTTTGGCATTGGTTTATACCAAGCTCATTCGTTCCAGGTATTCCGGAAATAGACTGATCATTGATCATTGATTGACGAACTTGCAACCATTTATATCTAGATCGAGATTCGTAGGAATATGGCTCGACTAAAGGAAAAAGACGCATGGCCTTACTGTTCAGGGCAGATAGATTTTCAATTATCTTATCAGTCAAGCTCGCAGGGAATTTAAGAAATGTCTTTATTAGTTTGTCGATATGCTTGGGTCTTTCAAATATAGCGTTACGCCCGTTTACGTAGAAGACACTATATGCAATAAAAGCGGCCTTAAACTCCGGAGAGTTGAGGAACTTAGGAGATTTCGGGGGCTTAAGAAAATTAATAAGACGGAGCTCTGACTGATTCAAAGTCTTGAAAATAAAATGCTGGTTTTGGATCGTAGCGGAAGATATTAAGAACCCAGTAAACAAATACTCCTCAAGCTCTTCCCACACGGTTTCATCGGTGGAAAGAGCTGAGTCTGGGACGCGAATGTCAATTCGGCCCCCAATACCTTGCTCAGGGGGAGCTGACATTGACTATCCTTTCGTCGGCATATACCTTGGATTGAGGTTTGCTGCCGGGTTCAAGACAACCTGCGGATCAGGCTGGTTCGACCTCGGTTCAATTACATCATCTGAAGCAGTCGGCGCAGGCGGAAATACTGCAGGTTTCACAGATTCAGGCGTTGGTTGAGGCGTCTGAGTAGCAGCGAATTTAGCAAAAGGATCAAATGCTACCTCAGTAACAGGAGCGGTTTTAGCAGGCTCGGAAATCGGGGGAGTCATAGAAGAAGCGCTGACTTCGGAAGCTTCGACTAGAGGAGGCTTTCCAAGCTGCTCGCGAAGATCCGCAACTCTCGCCTCAAGCTCCTTTAGTTCTTCGATGCTATCTTTAGCATTTTCGAAAGATATCTCTTTCAAATGCTCTTTTTGTAGCGATTCCATCAAGTCAGCAAGTATCGAGAAGCTGTCGTCGATAAATTGAGCGCTCCAACCGGCTAACTTAGAGTGTAAATATTTGTCCAAGGTAAGTTTAGTAGGCTTACCATCCTTACCAACACCCGGTAAGCAAGGGCCTGCATCTCTGTACTCTCTTAAATCGAGATCATTGATGCCGACAATACTATTGGCAAGCGTCATCCTCTTAGTTTCGTGAACTAAGGCTGTACCGATTTCGTCAGCGTTTGATAGTATTTCGGTGACTCGCTCCTGTCCCATCAGGGTAATAGGAGAAAGCCAGAGCGTCGTGCTACCAATTTTGCGCTTCCAGATTACGTCGGTGCCGACTTTGTTAATGTTTCTTTCTAATTCTGCGATAAAGTCATCCATATTCCACAGTACCAAATACGAATCGACCCCAGGAATCTAAGATTCCTGGGGTCGATTGTCATACCGATCTTAATTAACCAGCGGTGGGACCACGGGCGAAGAGTAAGGAGCCTGAACCAGCCGGATCATACGGGTTGTTGCCGGAGTTCAGTAGATCGCCGTAGTGGGTCGGGTCGAGCTGGTAGTTAGAACCGTCGGTGACATCGGTCGCCATCGCGGCGGCATCTTCCATAACGATCGCCGAATCGCTCGGGAATGAAACGCTATAGCTGTTTAACCAACAGCCTAAGAACACAGTGATGATTGCACGGTTCGTCTGGCTGTAGGTATCGAGGGGCAGTGTGACACCAGCACCGATTTGGTTCGCGTCAGCCTGCGTAACCAGCTCTGAAAAGACAAGCTCGGATTGAATGTCGAACGGCCACTTGTGCTGCCGGAGCGACCGGACGATACCGTCGACACCACCCTTATAGCCTAACTCTTGAACAATGCCAGCGGTGTATAAAAGAGTACGGTTCAGCGTTAAAGACATTGGCTCCGTTACGCCGGGCACCAACTCAGCGATCTTATCACCGAAGCCGACGCCGCGTACGGGATCCAGGCCGCGAGACTCGCTATAGTCGAAAGTCGACAAAACGCCGACCTGCTTGAAAGAGGTCGAGCCAGCGGGCTTAGATAATACGCGATTCTTCTGCGAAATCGCAACTCGCGTATTAGGGCTAGAACCAACTGTGTATATGTAAGTATCTGAGTTTCTGGCCATTTTGCCACCTCTTCTAAAACTTCAGAATAAAAGACGAATAAACGCGCTATGACCTAGAGATCCTGCGCGCTATCTTAACAAAAGACGCTTGCTTGAATTGCACATCGACTTCTGCCGGTTCGATTTCATCTTCCACAACAGGTTTCATGGCAACGCTATCTTTAAGCAGAGCGTCTTGAGCCCACTGTGTACCAAGCAGGGATTCATCTTTTAAGGGAACATTGCGAGAAATATAGAATACATTACAAATTCTTTTCTTACCATCTACAATAATCTCAAAGACTCCCGGACGAAGTTTGGACATCAAAGCTACTTCGTCCGGGACAATCTCTGTTTGCCAATTCTTTCCAGGGTACTTCACGAACGCAGCCACTCCGGGGACCAATTTGACTCCAGTTACGTACTGGGAATCTTTTTGGGTCGGAATGTGCGCCATTACTCTTGCTCTGCCTTAGAGTGATGACCCTTACCGCGAGCAGAGAAGTTATAAGTGTCGGGATCGTTAAGCTTACCGCCACTGTAGAGCTTGTGGACAGCAGATTCGATCTCCTCGAGCGAATGGGCAGAAAGCTCATCGGCCGTGTCGCATAGAGAGAAGATACCGGCGACCTTCGTCACAAGTCTAGCGATCTGAGGCCGTAAGGAAGCATAGCGCTCCTGATTCGCGATATCGACCGCCTTATTCAGACCGGCCATAATGCTCATCACGCGAGCATAGTTCTTGGCCGGGACGGCGGCAGCCTGGTGCAACCGGGCGATTTCCTTCTTGACTCCGGAAAGGTCTACATCGCTGGAGGACACTCGAGTCATCGACTCAATGTCTGACACGACTGAAGCGACCTTCGGGTCGAGAGGGTTTAGCTTCGAAAGGGTGCCGATCGCGGCGGCTAATCTACGGGTATTCATAAAGCTCTCCATGGTTATGACCTTCATGTGGACCGACTATGAAGATCTTATTGATCGGACCTAGACTGTCTAATATATCCTATAGTATTCAGACGACGTGTGATTCGAGACTCTCCTTCAGTCTTCATGAAATTGGAGAATCTAGTCGCACCGTCGATGAAGGCTTCCTCAGGATATAGTACGCCCTCCGAGTCGTTCGTATTCATTAAAACTAACGACTCCTGGGGTCCTTCCTGCACTTTATGGTCGATCTTCATAACCAGACTATAACCGAGAGGATTAAGTATCTGTCGATTTATCTCGAAAAGTAGGCCAGATTCCTGGAGCTTCTTTAAAGGCACATGATTCATATGGTACTATACTCAGTACTGGTCTTTGACTACTTCTAGTACGCTATTCGCCAGATTTGTTATTTCCTCTACAGTTTCTTTTCCAAGTCTTCTCTTATAGCGTTTTAGAGTCGATAAAAGCTCATCATGTGCATCTGCATATGCCGTCACGGAGTCATCCCAGTCGGAAGTATCTTCATTCCGAACCAATGCGGCAATTGAATTGTTATATTCTTTTATGGTTTCATCAAGGACAGAACGAATCTTAGTTACGAAATCTTCCGGATCGACATACTTCCCGGCAAGTTTACGGTCTAGATTTTGGAAATTTTTCCGAAGAACAGTCTCCGAAGGCTTACTACCATCCTTGTAAGCCTTGATGCTATCATTATAGTCTGAAACCACTTCCTTTAGTGGCGATCCGTCGAATTCATCATCGTCTTCTTTAGCGTCTTCGCCTTGATCATTTTCAGAATCGCCCCAATCGAAATCGTCAGATTCTATGGATTCCACAATAGCTTTAGTAAATTTTTCCGGTTTATCGAACACGCTTGAGTCGAGGTTTAGTTCTGCGAATTCCTTCATGGCGGTTTCGGCATGCGTATCTTCTATAGTATCAGCTTTATCAATTAGTTCCTTTATGTAGCGCTGTATCTCAGGCATTTTGCCTGATAAGGCAGTGTTAAAATTTTTCTTCTTTGCGACGTTTTTCTCTCCTAGGTTAGTATTAGAAAGCGCCTTGATCGCCGCGTCTGGGTCCATATTTTCTGGATCCGTCCTCATCAATGAGTTCACTCGATCATAGTCAAGGGCTTCAAATACTCCAGGATTATCTTTAATATACTTAATTATAATCTTGGCTAATTCGCCGCTACCATCTTGATCAAGCCCATCCTTGATATATTCTGAAGGTCTTTGGAGTTTTTGATTCAAAGTATTCCAAGCTTTTTCGGCGTTTTTAAGCTGTTTCTTGTACGAATCAATGCGAGCCCGCTTATTTAACCATTCCTGGAATGCTTGCTCTTTATCGCGATACCACTCCTTTGCACCACCAGTCAGGTCCTTTTTAAACGCTTTCCCAAGTTTATCTTTTAAACCACCCCAATCAATTGCTTGCTTTTCAATAGATCCGATTATAAATTGCAAATCGGAAGCGACAGCATGCCGGGATGGTGCGTCAGAACCATCAATATAATTCGCGAGACGAATACATACCTGGGCAGTATTGATAGGATCCATACATATCCTGATATATTCAAAATTTAGAACGGAAATTCTTCTGCGTGTACTTTAACCAAATATGGATAATATAATTAGACCTTACCGATATTTCATTCAAAAGGGCGAAGCATACTGCCCGAAATGTGGTAAGGGACTCGGAGAGGAGCGTCGGCTCGAGCGAACAGTATGTCACGGGGGTTGGTTTAGAAAATGCCCCAAAGATGAACATTTCCACCACAAATGCCGACATTGTAGTGGTCAATGGCTAGAAAGCACCATGGAGATGCACGAGAGGGAAGTGAAATTTACCATAAAGAATATGGTCGAAATAGCTATGAAAAGCTCCATGACATCTGAAGAAATCAAGAATTATATCGACGAACTGGTAGTGAAGTCGGTCATGGAAAGTTAGTTATAAGTTCGCTTCTTTAAGCGTACGTAGTCAGGTACGGAGATAAAGAAATCTCCTTTCTTATTGTATCCATAATCTACGTCCATATACCGAAGCACTTCCACAACCTCATCATCGGGTTTCTTCTTTAATTTCACCCATTCATCTTTATCATCTGGATACGGCGGATTAGCGTTTACATCTAGATATTCTTTAAGAATTTCGTCGCGACTCTTCCCCGTTGGTTCTTCATAGTCTTCTTCTGATTCATACCGATCTTCAGTCGGTTCCGGACGCTCGGATCGGTCACTGCGATCGGACTCGGAACCACTACCCTCCTGAGGCTCCGGCTCATCGCGGTGCGGAGCCATCTTAGATTCCTCGACGTCTGGCTCCTTATCCAGGCTTTCTAGCTGCTCCTTGGCATTTTCATACTTATAATAATTTGATTCTAATGCTCTATTGACAGCCTGGTAGTAGTTTTTAATCGTAATGAGTATGCTCTTTAATTCCTTTAGGATTTTATCTTTCGTATATTTGTTTTTCTTGTCGGAGATATGAACTACCCATTTCTTCCATCCTGCTTTAAAATCGGCGTCCGATTGCCAGTCTTCCATCTTACTTAACAATCCCTTAAGCGGATACAGCCTTTTATAATTTAATTTGGTATTTGCATACAACATAGGTAGGATCTTGAACTGCTCAGCAGGAATATCACCGAGTTTGTCCCCCTTACCCTCAAGGAACTTCCCCTTAACTAACCAATCAAACAGTTTTTTGAGCTGACCGGGTTGTTTGTTAAGATACTCATATTCACGCTTCAGCTCGTTTAAGCGTTTCTTTAAACTCTCACGAGAGTCCTCATCGGAAGCATGCTTACGGACCGACCCTGATTCAATACCCTTTATGAGCGATATTAACTCGGCAGATACCTTCACACGACTTGGACGATCAGAGCTATCTATGATATTCGCAAGATGTAAGCAATAGCTGGAAACCTGATCAGGCGTCATAATTTAGCCTCTGAGTGTGATAAAACGGCGAGTAAGTCTTCGCTTGCTCGCCCTCTTACCTATATATTTTCCACTCTTATCATACGATTTGGACCACTCCATTTCCTGCCGAGCCATATCGAAACGCACCCTGAGTCGTCTTATATCGTCGACCCGGAACACATAGTACCGCTGACCATCTATATATTTTAACTTAAATGGACGTCTGAGATCGTTCATAAATCTGAGGAAATCGTCATCAACATACTCGGCTACATATCTTATTGTCTGGTTATCGCTGCTAATCGCACCAGGCGGATTCTTATCGGGGTTGAAGAAATCGTTTAATATCGCGAATTGCTTCTTCGTGAATTGCTTAGACGATTCTGAATCTCCGTCATCCCGAGGCTTCTTGGACGGTTTTTGATCATATGAATCATCGGGCTTAGAGCGTTCTTGTAATTCAGACTTTTCTTTATTATCCTGGCCAGACGGTTTTTTATTCGTAGGCTCAGGTTCGTCACCTGGGAATGGTTTTAACTTCGTCTTTTGATCCTTAGTATCCTTTTTCTTTTTTAGCTTCACTCCCTGCGATTTAAGCATTTCTTCCGCTGCCGCCATGTTGTCCTGGACAAATTCCTCATATAAATCGATAGTGCGGAGTATTGCACTAAACTCCCGCTTAAAGGCTTTGTCTATTGGTTTATTGCCCTCAAAATAATGATTACTATCGACATAGTCACACCACTTCTTCCATCCTGCCTTCATCTTTGAGAAAGTATTCCATCTAAAAATATCTTGTAAAGGAGAACCCCAGGACAACGGAAAGCTTTTAGAGACCGGAGAATTCGAACTATATAGATATACTAGAAAGTTTGCCACATCATCCGGCATGTCACCGTAATCATCTACCCAAGTATAATCAGAGAGCCACTTCCTGGTCGTATCAACGAGATCGATACGTTTCTCGTACTTCTCGAGAAGATCAATCAGATGCTGCTGTTCGGGTGTAGGCTTACGTTTAAAAAGATCTCGGAAATTGAAAGCAAAATGGGTGGTCGGAGCCCCAGATTCGAGTAAATATATTATAGCGCGTATATCAGAAGAAATAGATATCCTACTCGGGGATGCCGAACCGTCGATTTCATCGGCGATGTATTTTAGCAGTGACGAAACTTCACTTGGATGCATGATGTCCCCGGAAATTCCCCGAAACGAACGTAATCACATGGGGATAAGGCATGAAAGCACTAGCGATATCGAATTTTCCCGTACATTTTAACGAGAGTAAAATTCGACCCGAATTCACAAGACGTGGATTCGATGATGTGGAATTCATAAGCACCAGCAGAGTCCGGAGTCTTTCCAGAAAGTCTCTGGACGAACGAGACAGAGTCTTTCTATTCTGCGACATGCTGGGACACAGCGACTACTACGCCATAAGAGACTACCTTAAAAAATCCGGAAAGAGGCTCGAATTACTTAACCGGAAGTCGTCGTCTTGGGAAATTGAATCAAAGGAGACAGTCTTGCCACCCGCCAAATCGGTAAATCCAGAGAGTCTTCCCTCATTAATAAGGGACTTCGACCTCTTAATGTCGAAGGGTACGACCGAGAGTGTTATTTTGAAGACTCTGTCAAAATACTGGACAGCGCGACCTCTTAACAATTTTGCCCAGTTGGTTAACTACGTTGAACGCTATAGACCAACGGTTGAGATTCCGGAACTCAAACCGACTGATTTTGATAGAGCGATTAAAGAGGATCAATCGGCAGTAACTAAGGAAGAGCGCGACGAGCCAACTGAATTCCCGGTAGGAGAAGAAAAATCATATCAAGAATTACTAGATATGACTAAATTTCTTGAAGAATATAATTCGGAATGCAACGGTAAGCTAAAAAGGGCCGAATCAGACCTGCTGGCGCTGAGAGCTGAAATCACCGAGTTACGCAAGCAAAATACTGAGCTTACAGGTGAAGTTCTTAAATCAAAACAAAGCTTGGGAATTGGTGGCACCACATCCTTGGTCGATCTACCGAATCTTGCTAATTCGAAGTCAGCTGCCGTTGCCATAAAGACTTTGGTCGAACTTCGCGTGCTTAGCCCCGAAGAAGGCCTTGAGAAGATCATCAAAAGTATTCTTATGGTCGAAGTGTAAACTAGTGTGGAGGGTATGAACATGATTAACAAGACATTAATAATCACGCACGTTAATTCCGAAACCAACCATATCGTAGCTTTAGACGGAGAAGCAAAGACTGCTTACGGTCTTTACGTCGCCGACGCTAAGGACAGCGTTGGAAAGTCAATTACGATTCAAACCGCAAAGCCTAAATCAATTTCGGAATGCCCTAGCAAGTTCTATAACGCATACAGAATATCAGAAATGTTTGGTCCTTACGAATCTGAATGGAAGTATGCTGAGATAGACGAGAACTCAGTGATATTCGTTGGAGAAGTACCCTTTCGGCAGATTCCGCTAAGTGTTCAAGAAAAGCGGGAGTTGCTGCTCGATAAAGTGCAGGTCGGATCAGTCTGGACGGATGGTAAGAAGCATTGGTGTGTTCGTGATAAATGCGTCGAGACCCTGGCTGGGAATAGCAAGCTCCGGATATGGATTACCGACCTGCTAGGCAAGCATGGTCAGGCAATTTATGCCACTAGCTTAATCGATAAATACACGATCGTGACATTTCAGCAGTAAATACACATCGGCCCCCATCATTCAAATGATGGGGGCCGATGTGTATTTGAACTAGGTGCGGATGCGAATGCTAAGGGTCACGACGATGTACTCGAGTGGGAACACCGGAACGTAAATGGCTTCCACGCGAAGAATGGTCGGGTCCTTCTCATCGACGGTAGCCGCAATCCCAGCGACTTTGTTAACAATCTGAGCCGAAATTAGATTGTTAAAGAGTGCAGTTACGGCCTTCTCGACCTGGCCAGGGATGGAGGGGAGGAACTTCTGGCCGATGAACGGGTCGAGAGTAGCGCGGATCTGCTGCTGCACGTACTGGATTGTCAGCGTCACAGACGGCGTACGGGTGATCACTGAATTCGTGTTAGTGGTTAGACCGTGGCGAACTCGTAGATTTCCGAGATCGAGCTGCTCGACTACCGTCACGCCCGATACCGCGACCTGATTTGCAGTGGTCGGGTCTAGATTACGACCGACCTGCTTGAAGCCCGTAATGCTTCGGCGGGTCCAAGGGGTAGCGACATCCACGGACGGGGCACAAGTCGAAGCGGCTAGAGCAGCCGCCATATAAACGCCGCTTACCAAACGGTCGGAGACGTTACCGAGATTATCGGAAACGGTCACGACGTAGGAGTCCGGGTAGACAACAGACATTAAGCTGCTGTTGATACCCTTTGCAATTGCCTGAACTCCCGTTGGGGTAGTGCCAACCTCAACGCCGACGAGACCGGTGCGCTCACCCTCTTGGCGCGGAGTGCTCATGAAGGTGACGTGGTTTGTCAGATAAGCGGCGACCGGTGGGGCTCCGGTGAGTGGAACAATGATGTCAGGCTTTATGTTTCCACTGATCGGCTTCTTAAGTTCGTCGATAGCAGCTATGTAAGCGGCGTTAGAAGCGACCGGAGAATTCGGAAGCTTTAACACCTGCTTCAGACCTACGACAACCGCGCCATTGAGAATGGCTAGACGAGCCGCTAAGCTCAGCGGGTTATCAGGGGTCGGATCGCCGAAGTTCGCCTGAATCTTCTTCAGGTCCGTGTAGAGAGCTGTCGATAGATCTGACTTAAGGTACTCGTAGCTGATGTAGTAGTAATCACCAACGTTCGGTACATTGCCGGTGCTCTTATAAGTCTTGACCAGGCCGGTTGTACCGGCGGTGATGCCGACCGTGTTGCTCACGGTCAGCTCAACACCGTTCACCGCGAGAGTCGGAACAGCCGAATCACAAAGGAACGTGCTGCTGCAGACTAACGTGAAGCTGCCGCCTGAAGTGTAATCCCCTGTCTGCGGAGCTAAGATCGTGAACCGGAGTCCAGTACGACCGTCGGTATACGTCTGGCCAACTTGACCAACACCAGAGGAACCAGCATTCAGGTCGGAACTCGACACTGCATAACCGGAGATAGCGTCCTCTCCTTCATCCGCAGTGTCATTACCAATGCCGATACCGGTATCATCGATGAACACCGTGTCACTAATGGCATCGCTGAAGCTCAGCGAGGAGACGATTCCCGCAGACTTCGAGTTGATCTTCAGGAACGTGCCCTGACCCGTTACAGTCTCTGGGTAAGCGACTGCTAAACCAGAGAAAGTGGCATCAGCATTCAAAGCCGCTGCGATCTTGCTGGCGTCGGGTTGAACCCGATTCGTGGTCTTGGCAGTAAGCCCTAAGACTGACAGAGCAGTACTTCCAGAGGCCGCATTCTTAACCGTAACAGCAGACTTCACGGTGTTAGTCAGTGAGCTAATTACCACCTTAGCCAAAGTCGGATCAGCGACGTCAGCGTTAGCGCCTGCACCAACGGTAGCTGGCAGACCAGATGTACTGGTTAGAGCCACTGAGGTGTTCGTCGTATCATTTCGACCATGGACGTGGAACGGAGTGATTTGCTCATCACGGTGAGCGTTGAAAGCTCCGTTAGTGCTGAGGTAAGCAAGCGCCTCAGTTAAAGCGATGGTGCTTTCGAACAGAGGACCATTAGATCCGGACGCGTCACTTACTGTGACCGGATTCGTCGTGTCTGAAACCACGTGAACCGAAGCCTGGCTTAAGTGGCTATTGAATTTCGCCTTTATCTGGTTCGCTAACGCAGCTCCAGTCGATAAGCTGTCGGTAGTCACCGTGAGAGCAGCAAGGCTTATCGAGTTCGTCGAATCCGCCACGAAGTGGCTATTCGTGTTTACACGGTGAGCTTCGTATGCTGAACGGATATCATTCAGGAGGTAGAAGATAGCATCCTGGCTCTTGATGGTTCCGCCGCTTGTATAAGCGCCCACAAACGTTGATCCAACCAGGTCAAACGTGGTCAGACCAGTCGACGTAATCTGGAATGTCCCATTGGCGTTGGTCGTAAGACCACCAGTTCCAACTACGCCCGAGATATTCACCCAACGACCGGTGGCTAAACCATGGTTGGCGGTCGTCGTAACTGCGATTAGTCCAGAGCCATTGTTAGCCATTGAGCTAACAGCGAACGGAGTTAAAGTACCTACATCGAATGCCGTATTGCTTGTGGAAACGACATTGGTCGAATCATCGATACCGTGGGCACCTAACTGTAGCAAGTGCGAGTTGTACTTGGTCTGGATCAAGTGTGCTAACGACAGAGCGCTCGATAAATCAGTCGGAGTCGAAAAAGCAAAACCGTTAGCGGTGTCGCTCGTGTTGTGGACGCCGGACTGAGTAAGGTGTGCGTTGATCTTAGTGGCTAGTTCATTAAGCAGTGTTATCGACGTGCTTAGGTTAGTCGCGACAGGCGAACTTATCGTGTTGGTAGTATCAGCGTTCGCGTGTAAGGTCGCACTGGTGCGGTGATTTGAATTGTAGTTCGTACGCAGCTCGTTTGCTAGAACCACGAGCGATGCCTCTAAAGCGGCGACGCTGGAGGAAGCTGCGAAAGCGGCAGTCGCAGAGTATGAATCGTTAATGGCGTCTACCACCTGCTGGGCAGTAACGCTCGATCCAAGAGGCAACGTGGTCTGCCAGTCCTGACCATCGACGTTCAGGGCAAGACCATTATTAAGAGCAGTAATCTTGAAGTTACCAGTGTTGCTCGACACAACCACAGCGTTTTGATTCAGGGCATCGGACGAACCGTAGCTTGAGGCTATAGTTAGACCTAAAGCGGTCGAAGCGTCAGAGTCACCGGGGTTTACTGGCATCACCAGAACCCGAGCAACTAGACCGCCGCCGATACCGGACGGCAAAGAGCCGGAGTTACGGCCCTTGATCTTTAGGATAGCCTCCGAACCATATAGGACTACTGAAGCCAGGTTATTAGGAGCGGTCGACGCGAAAGTGCCGGTTCCGTCGGTGTGAACCGTAATATCGGCGTCAATAGCGGAGTTTATGGCAGAAGCGACGGAAGTTAGAGACGTGAGCGAAGCTAAGTTCACGTCAATTTCCACACCGTCAACATCTAACATTAGATGGTCAGTGCTTAGCAGCGCCAAGCTCGCATCGATGGGCTGTCCTAGTAGTACAGCAGGGAATGAGACTCCAAGGTCCGTAGCAGTGCTTATTCCATCGATCACGGCAGTTCCGAAAATTCTAGAGGCCGTGTAGATGTTATATGGGCCAGCAAGAGCAGAAGTAATAGAAGCGTGGGTAGCAGGCTCAAGCGCGTTATTGAAAGTGATAGTAACGGTCTCAGCAACCGGATTGCCGTCACCAGAATAGAGAGCGTCAGGGTTTGTCTCAACGCCAGACGGCCAATTGATCGTCTGCGATAACCCCGTGACTACACCGAACCGCACGTTATAAAGCGGGAGAGCCGTGTTGCGGCTCGAGACCATCGAGTACTGACCGATTCCGGAGGGTCCTGGAGTGATAACAGACAGCGTGTAGGTGACGTTATCCTGGATCCGGTTATAGTAATAGGTCGCGTAAACTTTGTAATCAGCCGGAACAGGATTCCGGAGTGTAATCGTGCGGTCGATTACCTCGAGAACTTCAACTGCTCCCTTGGCAAACGCATCACGCCACGTCTTGCCAACGTACGCCACAACGAGATTCGGATTGGTGGTACGAAGATCCTGGCGACCATTCGTGACCTGGTTAAAATAGGAGACAGACAGAGGAGTGTCACGACCATTGCCAGTGGTCGGCACATTGGCCAAGCGCCACTTGCTCAGGTCGTTCGTCGAAACCAGGCTAAGCTCTTCGCCGAATATACGGTTATCGACGAGCATGCCAGACATCTGTACACTGTCGAAGGCTACATTGCCGATAGTGCTGCCGGTGGTGATGTTATAGGCAGCACCCCAGTAGATCTTCGACTGATCAGCGTCGTTCAATACAACGTAGTCAGCGCCCTGCTTATAAGAGGCGTCCCCAGGGCCGATGCCAACGTTGAGAACATTTGTGATATTACTGTTCGGCAGATAATCGAACGTGTCCTGCCACGGGTTGTACCAGTACTCAACGCTCACGGTGGAACCAGCTACCGGGGCGAATGGTAGAACAACAGAGCGGGTGGCACCGTCGACAGACACCGGAGTCACCGGCACGTTATCGACGAGCACACGAACATCAGCCACGCTCGTGGTCGTACGGCCCTCATCTGAACCATCGACAATTGGTCCATTGAACACGACGAAGGTCTTATTTCGGGTGGTCGTCTGAAGAGCATTGAATCCAAAAGCGCCGTTCGCGCTACCATTACCGATCTTAAGCTGACCGGTAGTGGTAAGCCCTAAGTGAGAAAGACCTTCGGCGTCAGTGCTAGCATAAGCAGTTAGACCGGTTATGCCCTTCGAATTGATTTCGGATACGAGCTGGCTAACAGTGCGAGCGCTACCGGCTGTTAGAACGACCGATGTAACGGTCGCACTATCGTTGATGAAGAGCTCGAGTGTGTTGGTGGAAGAACCGATGCTGTAAGTAGTCGCAACAGGAGCCACGATGACGGCGGAGCCAGGCGAAACCTGTTCAGAAACGTCGTCCGTCACTCGAGTGTCTTTGCGACGGAAGTAGTAGTTCACCGTCACGAAATCCGACTCAGAAGGAGGGACGATGAGCGAAATGATGCCGTGGGCACCGTCGACCGCACCAACCGCAACCGGCTCACCGTTGACCGACACAGACACAAACTGAGTGTCGTTGGTCGGGCTGGCATTTAATCCATTGCTCGAGACAATGGGATAATTCCTGACGCGAAAACTAAACTTATTCCCATCGGTCGGACCTAGAGTCGGGTTCGCGAAGGTACCAGACACCACCCAATGGGATGATACGTCTTCTCCGAAAATAGGCGTATTGGCTTGGCTACTCGAACCACGAATCATCTCGATATTAGACTGGAGAATACTTTCCTTACCAGTCCCGATGAAAACGGGGATTCTAAGTCCGGCTATCAGATTTCCGACGACTGGCTCGATTAGAGTAGTCGTATAAACACCGGGAGGAGCATAAGTGGAAAAAGGTCCGATAGCCATTATTTTCTCCTGATTCGAAGTATCTAACGAATCTAGGTCTTGTCTGGTCTAAATATACTTAAGTCTATGTCTGATCTACAGCTCTCATCAAACATAGGGAGGCTATTGAAAGCCGACCAACCCAAGTATAAGGAGATCCGACCTAGTGTCACATTAAAGCGGAAAAATAAAATTTCAAATCATTCGTCAGATTTTATAGATTTCTTAAAGGTCCCAATCCCATCTTCTCGAGTCTTTAACACAGATTTATCTACAGCAGAATAAGAACCGTCTGAATTGCTTGCAATCGCATTGGTATTCAGTGACTTTCGAGCTTCATTTATACTCTTCTGCCGTTCCTTAATCATACCCCATTTTTTCTCGGAGCTTCTTGCAACCGCTTTATCTAGAGTCGGGTAATCAAGATCATGTACACCCGAGTTGCCATGTACTCCACTAGTCCCTCTTACATCACCTTTAAAGGAAAAACCAAATACCGAACCATGAAGCCGGGGCGCCAATAGCTTGCACTGAGGACATGGATGTGACTCAGAATATTGCTTTATCTCATCACGACTCATAAGTAGTTCTTCGAAATCAGCTTCGCACGTGGCACATCGATATTCATAGATTGGCATAAGTAACAATACGAATCAAATGATCCGTTCATAACCAATCGGCTTGCCGATATTGTAAGAGAACCTACCTATCGGATCCATTTGGACTAAATCGACCACTGCCGACCCGTCCAGGTTACCTTTAGACAGTTCCTCTGAGGCGGATACCATTTCCGCCCTTGAAACGACAACTGGAAGCGGCACATATATGAACCAGTCTACGCGAAATCCTAGAGAGATATTACTATCGTAGTAATATTCGTCGGTTTCAGGGTTATATACATCTTCATTCTCTCCACCAGGAGAGAGGTTAATGAGTTCAAGCCCTTCAAAACCCAGGGTATTCTGACGTTCAAGTATCTTCATCACTACGTAATCAGAAAGCTTTTCACGGTCCTCAGAATCCTTAGAGAAGGCTATTAGATCGAAGTTTACCTCGAATCGTCCACCGTAGACATTCGCAACCTCAGTTCTTTCATCCGTCACAACGACCGCGAATTTATCATATAACTGGGAGCGATCTCCAAATGCTATTACGATGCCAGGAAGAATCGAGACGTTAAACTCTTCTTGCTTAAAATCAAAAGGCCCGAGTTCAGGCATTTTATATCGATAGTCAGCGGTAATATACGCACCTTCAGGCTGGTCCTTAAGGAATGTTATCAGGCCTGTCGATTCGTCTACTAGAAAATCAACGTCGCGAATTAAAGCCTTTCGGTCATTTAACCAAAGTCTAATGCTATTTGGGTATATGTTATCGTGAGTAAGCTGAGCTTCACCGAAAGCCGAATAGTCGAACACGATCAAAGGTTCACCCGACACTGTTAAGTCCGGATAGACCACTACTTGACCGGGAATGTTCTTAGCTACATCCGGAATCGCAATCACTTCAAACGTATAAACACCCGGAGCCGTGGGAAAAGAGCCACCGGGGGAAATAGAGCCCAAAATGTTATTGTTTTCTCTAATCCATTCAACCGTGGTGTTCGGAGAATCAGAGACAGGCACTTGCATGCAAAAGGACTTCAAACGTCCCATAAAATTGTCGGCGGATAGGACAACCCTATCCGCCGACGTTCCATCAACTATTATACCGCGAGAAGGACGTTCTTCAAATGAGTACTTATTTTGTACGTTTTGACTGTCTTCGCGATAGCGGGGGTGTTGATATAGTATCTCCCGTAATTCCTTGATTATCCTACGCTTAGTAGCATTTGATAACCAAGAAATCATGGTCTACACCCCGTTATTCCTCCATTTGAGCATACACAAGAAGCCCAGTACCAACGGCGGTCATCGGATCGGTGGCATGCCGAACTTCCGAAATCGGAATCGGAAATTTCGCCCGATGCTTCTCGAAACGCTCCGCGAATTTGGCCACAAATCCCTTAGCCAGACTTGTTCCGCCAGAGATAACGATAGGGATGGGTTTCGGGATCGTTATTTCATTCTTGCTCTTTAGGAACTGCGATATTATGCTCGAAATCGCATAATCAATCAAACTTTCGATATAAACCGTTAGAGCCTCGGTCTCTCGGTTATTAGGCGACGCGATATCGACACCTGATTCTTTTAGAGCACAGATTTTAGCCGCTGTAGTCCCAATAGCTTTAGCGGCTCCCGAGTCGATCCAGTCACCACCACGACCAACGCTGAATTCAAGCGCCGACATCGCATTGTATGAAAGGCAAACGTTCGTCATACCGGAACCGAAGCTAATACCAAGACCGCTGAAATTCGAGCTGGCGCACTCCGAATAAATTACGGCAAGAGCCTCATTCACAGGCTCCGCATTGTATCCGAGTTCACCGAGAATCTTACCCAGCACCTTGCTATGATAAGTTATGTCGGAGCCTGTAACGTCGATAGCGGATGCAGGAACTGAGTAGCAACAACGCTCGTTAGGCTTCTTAGGATCGCCTAAAATCGTCTTCATCATAAGACCAATAACTTGTTGGGCATCGATCTCACCCGAAGCGACAATACCTCCAGCCATGGGACGACGGGCTTCGCGATTAAATAAATTGGCAGTATCTAAAGCCGCGTCACCTACGACTAACAGTTTCCCGTCCATTTCGACATAATTCGTATTACTGATTTTAAGCATCCGCTTGTTTTCGGGCGGAAGATCAATGAATGCATTCCGGATGCGTGCGGTAGTGACGTTTGATCCGGACTTTCTGGCGCTAACGAAATTCATCGTGCCAACGTCCAGACCGACTCCAAAAGACTCTGCAGGGTTTGACATATCGCCTCCTAAACGAATAATACCGAACGAAGGTCTATTTTCGCTTACGAAGCGATTTTAAAACATCAGTAGCTGAATCGATGTCGCTTCTGACGCTACTATCAGTTTGAATGTTTATCTTGGTTTCTATACCTTTTGGAACAATGTTTGATGGTATGAAAACAGGATCTGCGACGGTCGACTGATAGGATCCGACATTGGCCGCACTTAAGTGGGCGGGCAAATTAGAAGGCGTCGGAGATGTTGGAATATTCGATAAAGCGTCAGCGAGTTTCGAAATATTACTGTTAAGGGCATCTAGCTTATTATCGATAGATTTTAACAAAGTTACCTGAGGTTCTTCTTCGACTACCGGCTCTTCCTCAGGCGGTTTTTGATACTCAACGACCTTAGAATTGGCTGTTTTGGTAAATGACTTATCGCTATTAAACAACCTCAATGATATCATGTGTCGCACCTGCTTCGCTTGGAGCGAACTGTCATATAAATGTCTAGGTATTACCGCACTATCCCCATATTTCTCAAGCCTCACACCAATATCAGAAAGATAAATGAGCTCTTGTGATTTATTTGTAATTAAATAACTAGTCATCATTTCTCCAGAATCCCCATTATGGCCGGAGTGAATTCTTCGGCAATAAGCTGATTTATTTGGTCGATAAATTTTGACATTATACCTTGAAAATCCCCCTTAGGATGCTTTTGAACGAATTTTGTGTTCCTTACAGTTCTTTGGACCGAAACACGTAATTTCTTATCCACTACTTCCATTCCTCGAGGAGCAGTCGCTTCGAGTTCATGCTCTACGTACCTCTGACCGGAGTTCTTAACATTCGAATTACGTGTGCGGTCTGATGAAATTTTCCGGGCATCTCTCGGCATTTTTAACTTATCTTGTAAGGGCTTTCTAGCGTCATACCGACCGTTGATTCTTTCAGGCCGATTATTTCGACCTATGAAGTATGACTTCACATATCCTTTCGCTTGCGATTTCGATTGTACTAAAGACGCTTTCTTCTTATCTTTAGCTGAGGTTTCGGGTCGGTTGTACCCCCTTGGAGCTTCGTCCGTGGTTGAATCATCACTAAGGCCTTCGGCATCGATGTTTATCTCGAACATTACTGCGTCATCTGCAAGATGGGCATAAACTTGGTAATCTTTTAAGTATTCAGAGTCGGAGAAGCCAGACTCATCCAATATCTTCTTTAAAGCTAAGAGACCCTTGACCGCAATCGGCTCATAAATTGACAGCATAATATCATCAAACGATGTCGGAAGAATGAGTTCAGGCTTCATCTTCTATAAGTATTTTCGAATACAGGGGTTCGACCACGAATTTCCCGCTCATCCGGAATCGCCTGGCGTTCCGTCGTCATAGGGGTTGCGCTGCCTTCACCCGGAATTATATATCGAGTCTGCGGGATGACTAAGCTCGAAGTATCCAACACCGGAACCTTATACCGAATATCCGATTCATCTAAGTGAGAAATAGAAAAATGTTGTTGCAATTGCATCCCACGATTCGTTGGCATACGAACTGGACCTAGTCCATATCGATCACCATTCAATTTCACAATAAAGTCTCTCTGAGATAGGAGCGGACTTGGGCCGGTCCAAGTTTCATAATTATGCGTTAGACTTCTACCACGGTTGCTTTGAGCAATCGATCGGTCCGCATCGTCCGGAGCAATAATTAAGTCGTATGGACCATCATAACCACCGATAATGCCCGTACCAAAACAAGTTAGACAGTCTGAAGCTGGCTGCTTATTTGTAAATGAATAACAACCGCACTTTGGTCCTACATATTTACGAATAAAGCATTTTACGCGTTCACCGCTTTGATCTAGTATGAACTTATTCCGACGAATTGCTTCCCGCCAAATCCAGTCTAACTGTTCGATAGCGTTAGAATTAGTCGTGGTCGCTTTCTTGAGTTCAGTCTCGATAAGAGCACCATTCTCGTCATAAGCAATTGTAGTCACGCGATAAAACACGCGCTGATATAAGACAGTCTTGCTAACGGCATTAAAATATCTATACGAGGCCAATACGACCGAATCTAAGTTCGGCACGACGGACGGAACCATCTTTTGACTTATCACGTCAAAAGTCGGATTTGTTTCGATCACCACTTCGCCAGTTTGAGAAACAACCGATCTCACTTTAGCTTGACGACCGTCAATAGTGACATACATATTCGCGTCAATATCATCGGAATTGATAGCAGGCTGCAAGTAAAGCGGAGTGTTAACCGTTTTAAAGATCCAACGTCCCAGAGAGTCCGTCGGACCAACAGTGAGCCAATTTTTAGATACTTCTTCCTTAAAAACAGCTTTTACCTGGGTTCGATCCCGATAGAAATTCGCCTGAATTGGCGTGGCATTTAGTTTAATATAAGGACCGAATTGGGAATCAAAACTTCGATAAACGTTCACCCCGATTACATTAAATTTCGTGTTCGCAGATAACTCTGCCGGATTAGACCACCAAATATCTACAGTATACTTATCAAATGCAGAAGCACAAGTAACCGTCAGAGGAGACAGAGGTCTCTCCGGGTTAATGATCTCTAACGGTGATATAGGCCTATCGGGAGGTGACGGCATCTTATTTTAGCCGTCGCAATAAGGCCCGATTACTGGGCAGTATTATCTTCTTCTTTGAACTGCACAACTACTTCGCCGTTAGGACCGACGTTCACATCCTTGACGTCGGCAGGCTTAATTTTATTGTCTGACAGAAGATCATCTATGATCTTCTGACGAGACAGATACATCGAATCGATGGCCTCGAGCATCTTTCGGGCTTTGAGCGTCAGTACAACATGCTCAGAAGACCAGTGACTTATAGACGCCTCGAACTGCGTCAACTGGGCGAGAGATTCTTTAGAAAGCTGAAGTTTAGCAGTGGTCATGATATACCATACCGAACAAATATCTTAGTGTTAGTCGTCTGAGGACGACTCGTCATCCGAATCATCATCCGAATCGTCAGACTCATCGAGCAGGTCTTCTAGAGATTCCGCTGAACCAGAAGACTCATCCATTGAAGATTCTAGGTCATCCGATTCGTTGTCATCGGAGTTCTCAGAATAATCTACCGACCCTTCTAAGTCTAACTCACTGCTTTCATCCACTTGATCCCCATAATCTTCGGAGAGTTCACCGGCATCAGAAGATTTCGATCCTTCTTCCTCTGAGGTATCGGTATCAGAACCATCACCTAGTCCAAATTCATCCGCCCCTAGATCGCTCTCATCTATTAAAGAACAGTCTATCTTAATGGGCAACACTTTTACTTCGGTTTTGTTTAACCCAAGGTCATCGGATACTACTTTCATACTCGATTCAATCGCACTTTGAAGCTCGGCTTTGAGCTTGGAGACAAGATCAGCTTTAGACACCTGTCCATCAAAAGTAGCATTTAACAACAATTCGACATTACAAGCATATTCGGTAGTGGCAGAGGTAATATCCAATTCCGAATCGACATCATCGCCTACTTCTAATTCGTCCTGCGACTCGTCAATATCTTCCTCATACTGAGCTGCAATGCGACTAGCGATTCGATTTAAATGACGCATAGTTAAATTATACAAAAAGGATCTATATATAGAACATCACAAGAACATTATAGATATCTTGTCGTTGTAAATAAGCCGCCCGCTTACATCCCCGGCACTTAGAATCAAGTCCGTCGGATTTAGATCGACTCCGAGCGAACGCGTGTAAATCCAGTGTTAATTTGCATGTAGAACATATCTTCTGATTCATAAAGCAAAATAATCACATTCGTCTTAGACAGACAATGATTAAATTCCCAAAAACCTGCGAGGAGTTAAAGCGCCTCTGCCAACTGAAGGACCGAATGAGGACCTGATGCCGACGCCATATCTAGACTGCTGAATACCGCGTATAACTTTTACAGTCGCCTTCGCTCCGGTATCAGCGTTAAGCATGTCTTTGAAACGAGTATCTATAGCATCCGCCATACTTTGATATTTCGAAGATTTTTCTAAATCAAGAGACACTCCACCGATAGAGTATCCAAATTCCTCAGCGGTCCAGTTAATCGATAGTGCCTGAAGAGCATAAACCATCGCCCCGGTAAGCACCAAAGAACGCCAACCAGCATTCTGCTGGATCAACTGATCGATGGTCGCATAAAAAGTCCTAGGTGGGTACATATTAACAACATCGAGTGCGACCTTTAGGAATTCCAATAATTCAGGGTCTTCCCATATATACCCGAATACTCTATTAAATTGATTTACCGCTTCCTCCCCACTAGGGGGCTGGAAGTGATAATTTCGAGCTGGATTAGCGTCTCTAAGAAGAATTCTTAATGAACGAACAAGCTCAGATTCATTATTCGAGGCACCAGGGAGTGCTACGGGGGCCACGTCATTTGCTATAACGCAGAATTCTTGAACGACATTTGCGAATGGTGAAGTGAGGTATTCCCTCATCTTCCATCTGATCCGGTAATCACCAATGTTCGCATCGATCGGGATGGTGAAATTAGCATAATACTCGCCGACTGCTGGGTTAACGGGAATCCGATCAGCAGGTGGGAGAAGGACTTCGACCCCCGTAGTGAAGTCGTATACATTATAAAATATCTGAGCGGCATTACGAGGCGTACCGTCCTTAGACTTCAGGAATATGGACAGGCCGTTTGCGCGTCCTAACTGCTGGCAACGTTTGAATATGACACCGCTCATATTAATACCCGCTACTATAGGTCTACGAGCGATTCTAAACGATTTATTTGACGATTGAGTTCGTTCAGTCGAACATGCAGTATTTCACGGTCTTCATCGTTCTCAGGGATTTCATACTCCAATACTTCCTTTTCTTTAATAGCATCCTCGTATTGAGATCTATAAATCGAGTCCATCTGCTCCGTCAGCGACTGGATTTGATCAGCGTGCTGCTTGCGATCCGAACCGTATAGGCTGTACATCTTCTTCTTAAGTGATTGTATCTCGGGTGTGTCGAAGGCATCTGGTGTAACATATTTCTTTTTGAATTCGAAGTCGCGAATTCTTTCCTGTTTCTTCTTAATACTTCTATCTTTAAGAGATCTACGTTTTTTAATAGAGGTCTCTAACTCAGGTCTGATATCTATGTCGTGTTGCTGCCCAACGTATTTAAGCATCAACATCAGCTTAGAAACCGCTGTGACCAACGCTTTTACATCAGCGGCACTAGTGTGACTTGCATCTTTATTTAGTATACCCAATGCCGAGTTTACGTAGTCTAAATTATAGTAGTTTGGTTTACCGTTGAGCAGTTTAGAAAAACGATCGACAATATCGCGATCGTTGACTTTATCGATAACAGAATCTACGTACACCTGCATGAACTCTTGAGAATCTAGGTTGTCACATTTCTTAAGGGCAGAATCATTGATACCGTAAATCCTGCAACGACGCGAAATGAACTCACGATCGAACGGAGCATTATGTGCTACTAAAACGACTTTATAACTGGACGAAATGCGACGCACAAATTCAATGAATTCTTCTAAAAGATCTGACTCGGGCTTAAAGTCCGGAGGCATCTCACTGGTGGGAATTTCAATGGCTGGGCCTAATTCACTCTCAAAATCTTTGGTCGGTTTACGTTCTAAAGGCTTGTAATTGAGAGGCTTAGGCGGTAACGAGATATTGCGCTCGCTAACGAATCGGTCTAGTGGATAACGATTAAATTCTAAAATGGCTCTGACAGTCGGACCACCCCTGGCGGTATCAAGATTCTTTATCGTATCTTCTGTTAAATCCGCAGTTCCGTGAATATGGCCGAGGTATTCGGGTTTATATCCACCATGAGTCGAAATGAACTCTTGTTCTTCCTCTTTAGTACGTTTTTCGATGAAATCTTTTAAACCAACAGCTACAGCTGAGACTTGAGTAATTTGCACGTTTGGGAGTTGGTTTGGTAAACCCGTAGTCTCAGTGTCATAGAATACGAATGCATGATTCGTAAATTTGCTAAAAATCGAGTCAAAAAGATCTGCGGCCTTTACCTTCCCGGAGTCATCGACTGGAAGTTCATAAGCACTCATATGTGAACCCGAAGAAATCTTTAAGCTAATTGCTCGTAAATCTGCACGTGGTAAGGAGGCAATACTAGTGCCATAATCGGGTCGTTCCATTATATGACCGACCCATTCTCGATTGCTAGAAAGGCTATCAGAGAGTTTGTTGATTTTTAACATCCGCAACTCCCTGCGCACGAATTATACACCCCGCATAAACCAGGGTAACAAGCAGGTTTACAATGACACCCACAATTGTGACCCACGTTTGAGACGTTGGCAACAGGTTGCGGACAAAAAACATTAAACTTCATAGAAGGAGCGGATGTAATGCCTGTGAAGGGGTCCGTATAATTCCATTCAATCGAATACGTTCCAGAAAGACCGTTAACAATCCATATCACGAAATAATGGCCTACACCAGCGCGAGAGGCCACCTGATAATCGACCACAACGCAGCCATCAGGGCGAAGTATTCGGTAACGAACATTATCCGCATCCACTAACTCACAATATTCATTCTTTATGTAGAGAGCAAGGTCATCTACGCTTGTCACATATCCCACAACATACGTCTTAGAAGATGGATCAGGAAGAAGAGACGCAGGTTTCACCTGACCATCGACAATCGTAAACTGACCAGACTGAGCTACATAAAAATTCGTCGAATAAATCTCAGATCCATTAACAAACCACTTTGCTACATAGGTCCCAGGATTTACAGTTCGGTACGGAGCGTAGTACACACCATCATAATAGTTTATACTTGATAGATCCCGACCACTCACAAGGGTACAGTTAGTGTCGAATATAGAATATGTTACTTTTAAAGCGTCTAAAGTTCGACCTTCTAAATCGCGAATGATAATCGAAAGATCACCACGACTTAAATCAGTATTTACATTAAAGAAATTCATTTTATTTATAGAATGAACTGGTCAACCCACCAGATATTGAAGTGGTGGAAGCCGGAATTATGTCGAATTCTCGAGCGATTATCGCGCCGCCAGCTGGATAGGTGAAGCTTAGTTTAATGAACCCAGTCGAACTCGGATAGAACCGGATCGAATAAAACCCAGGTGAACCAATGATCTCATTGAAATAAACGTTGCCAGATACAACGGAAGAATCCGGAATGTTGGTTCCATCAAGAAGATTCCAACCTACGTTCACATTATTGACAAATGCGGACAAGAATAAATCGCTAGCGACGATCCCATTAATACGGCTGGGCGGAGTGCTAGTGTTGAAAAAATCTAGTTGATCTAAGACGAGCTTACATGTAGACACAGTTCTAACAGGGACTGAATCAGTCGGAGCAGATACACCCCCACCACCTCCGCCACCACCAGAACCAACCGTTATGTTCGCGTACCATTGATTGTACGTATATGGGCCTATTCCGGGAGAAGTAACGGCAATTTCTCCTCGCGCATACTGACCAGCTCCTAAAGATATGGGAAATTCATACTGACCGACATCTACATTCACGAAAGCGGGGCCGACGGATGAAACTACCACTCCATTTGCATTGCAAATAGCGAATGAAGTCCATGTGGGCGCAGCACCCGAATTTATAAGGTTACCGCTCACAGACCGCACAAAAAGCACTTCTCGTATTGACGACATCAGACACCTCTTATGGAGCGCTCGTGCCGTTGACGAACGCAATTTCTACCCAGAGATTTCCGTCCCAAATAAAGATGATTGTAGCACCCGCTGAAAGAGTACGGGTGGCGCCGTTTAAGGAGAGTTTGTTAGCAGAGCCTCTTTGAATGACTATATTATTTGACATGCCTACAATAGATTGTAATACCAACACCTGGCCAAGTGTTGGAGTGCCCCAACTGATAGTGGGAGCACTAGTCAGAGTAATATTACCGCCAGTCGTGTTGTTTAATCGATGGTAAGAGCTTGTCGGGTTAATCGTGTTAGAAGCGGCTGTAATGGATTGAACCGCAGCTCCCGAAAAAATCACAGTCCCTAAACCTACAGATATCAAACCACTTGTTATCTGAGAACCTGATATCGCTATTGGAGTCGAAGCCGCAGTAGTAAGCTGTCCCTGGGCATTTGTAGTGAAGGTAGCGACTGAACTTGCAGAGCCGTAAGACGCTGCGACTACCCCCGTATTTGCAAGGTTTAAGCTAGTACTACCACCTAGTGAAACCGCACCACCACCAGTTAGACCAGTTCCAGGATTTAAAGTAATGCTGGAGTTAGCTAAAGCTGCATTAGGAAGCTGACCAACCGTGAAAGTAGTACCGTCAGCAGTATAAACTGCCCTGTTGGCGACGCCACCAGCCGATGTTAAATTGGTGCCACCCTGAGCTACTGACACAACACCAGAAGTTATCTGGGAGCCACTGATCGAAATATCTTGGTCCGTAAGCGACGTGACTCGACCTTGAGCATCCGTTGTGATAGTAGCGCTTCGAGACGCGGTGCCTTTGGTAGTGGCCGTACCGACGTTTTGTAAGCTGATTGTTACATCAGCGGTTAACACACCGCCACCAGTAAGGCCGGTTCCGGCTATGACCTGGCGGGAGTCTGGGACTTTCCCAGATAAATCAGAGACTAAACCAATTACCTGTGATTGACTAATATCTACAGAAATTGGAGCGACGCTGGTGACACGACCCTGATCATCGGTAGTAAAGACAGGAACTGAAGAAGCGGAACCGTAACTACCAGCGGTCCCAACATACGGCATCGAGATCGTTCGATCGGCCGATAGATCGCCTCCCCCCGATAAACCAGTTCCGGCAAAAATAGATGTGGTCTTATCCGCTTTATCATTTAAAGATGAATCGAGGCCAGTCACTTGATCGATAGTAATCAAGATCGGGGTGTCAACCGCGCCGATGACTCTACCAAATTCATCGGTAGTGATTACTGAAGTCGAAGAAGTAGAACCAAAAACCCCGGTAAATCCGAAAGACGGTAATGAAATAGTTACATCGCTAGACAGGAAGCCGCCACCAATTAGACCAGGACCAGCAAGCACCGAACGCGCGTCGGTCACAAAGCCAGACAAAGTTCCCGTTAGACCATTTAACGATAAGACACCTATATTTTCTACAGTAATGCTTCCGGGACCGTTTATAATGGAAATGCCAGGACCAGTGGAAATCTGAGCCGAGGTGTAGTTAACACCATCCCCAATAGGAATGAACCCGTTTGAAGGAATAGTGCTGATGCCCAAACCGCCATAACCTACGGGTAAAATTCCAGTTACGTCAGCACCGGCTGTTAGGTTCACTGGAGTCGCCGGGCTTTGCAACACACCATCAATCACGTGGACTAGGCCTGTACCCGAAATCGAGGGGACTGTGGTAGCCACGCTTCCTGCTGTGTTATCTCCGAAGGATAAGGTGATTGTTTGAGAAGCTATAGTGGAACTTGCTTCGACTTCAATGTAAATACGGTCAGTGGTTAAAAGCGGAGTATTAGGGACGGCAATTAAGTTAAAGTATTGCTTAACAACAGTGGGAACGTAAAGGAATACTGGTTCAGAAGTCGAAATCAGCGTTGGGGTCAAACCGTCATACTTATAAAGTTTAAACCTGAAAAACACTGAATCCGCTAAGGAAGACGGCGAACTTGCCCAGATGTTAAAATCCCATAGACCCGAAGGCAAAGATATTGAATTCGGGTCCGATGGGTCAGTTACGAAGGCAGCTACCGTGGCATAGACCCCGCCGGTAGGAAGCACAGACGAAGTAAAGCTTGTTGAAGATGATTGAAAGGAACTAGAAAGAAGCTTCGTTGAGCCAAAAAGTCCCGTGGTCGGTGCGGTTCCCGGAACATAATCATTAAAATAATAAATTTTACCGCCACCACCGGAGCCACCAGACGAAGGTGTGGTAGGCACCCATGCAGTTCCATTCCATGTGGGAACGGTCCCAGGGACAGGGGTTTCAAGGGCTATTGGATTTAACTGCCACGAAAATAATACGGGATTTGGATAGCTGCTATCTGAAAGATCACCGCCTGCCAGACCGGTCGGGGGTCTAGAGTCGCTCAAACGAGGATCGTTTCCTTCGGTTACAGTATTTGCAGCACTGCCATATACAGGCTGGAAGGTCCGATTTGCCGAAAGGTCACCGCCGCCCGTTAAACCATTTACAGAATTTATGACTATCGATTTATCGGCCTTATTGTCGGATAAACCAGTGATACCTAAAGCTAAGTCGTTTAGAGAATTTGAGATACTGGATAAATCCGAATTTAAACCTGATACTTGAGACTCTGATATAAGTATATCACTCGCGGTAATGCCCGAAACTCGACCTTGAATATCAAGAGTGAGAACGGAAATCTGATCAGCGGCACCATAAACACCAGGAATACCTACATCAGGCATCGAAATCGTTCGATCGGCGCTTAAATCACCGCCGCCGGTCAAACCGGATCCTGCACTGATTGTTGTGGCTTTGAAAGCTAAAGAATCGGGTATCTGTGAGGAGGTCAGCTTGCCGTCATTATCTAAAGTCGCCGTACCGTTCGCGGTACCGCCATTCGAAGGTATGTTCGGTCCAATGATAGGCATACATGCTCCGAATCGCGTTCAGCGACTTACACTAGGAAGCATGAATAATGGTTTATGAACTCGCTAATGATACCGCTTACTGATCAAAACATAATTGCTTCATGGCGATAATCTTCTGGGAATACTCGTGCGCTTTAACAGTTGCGGTACCCGAATAATAAGCGGTACGCAAATCCGAAATCGATCCACCGACGTTGCTAAATACAAAGTATTTTCGCGGACCGACCTTACGTTCGCGTTTAAGGGTACAACCAGCCAAAATCAAATAGGCAGCAAAATAAATGTCGTGAGTTTCGTGTTCATCAGCGCTAAGAGTGGTTATCATGAGTTACCATACAGAACGAATACGAATCAGCCCCATATCCTGGATAGGATATGGGGCTGATCCGACTGAGGGAATATTACAGGGTAAACGGGGTGCTGCCGTCGTCCTCGAGGCAGTAAAGAGCCGCACCAGCGGGTAGACCGACGCGAGCGCCACCAGGCTGAAACGAAGAAGAGCTAAACTTGCTTAAGTTTCCGTAAGCGAAGCTTAAAAGAACTGGACCGGTCTCAACTAACTGGGGAGCAACGACGTCCTGGATGGCCGAAACAAGGGTGTTCTGAGCAGCGGTCGTAAGGTACTGCCAAGAAGTCAGACCAAGTATCGTAGCACTGCTAACGTCTATGGAAGAGGCAGTAGGATAAACGCCCGCCTCAAGAGCCGCGACGGATAATCCGACAACAGCAGTCGTGGATAAACCGAGCACCGTCTCCAAGGTAGAAGTCGCATCTACCTTAACGTAACCACTCGGACCTTTGTTGGTGCCGGTCGAATCGATGAAAACTCGGTTAGTGCCGCTGTTCCGAGCTACTAGTCTAAGAGAGTTTGCGGAAAAACCGGCATTCAGATCACTGATGATAGTAGCGATCGGAACGGCTGCACCGGCAGTCACGGTAATGGTAGCATTCGAGCCGGTAGCAGAATCCTTAATTACAAGAACGTTCGCACCAGCCGCAGTATTGAACGTAGCGCCAGCCACGGTTCCGTTTAGGGTGACCGGAGCATAAGCATTCAAAACTGACAGAAGAGCGTCAGACATGGGCTTAGAGAAGTACCGGCTTTGGCCAGGAGGCTCGGCGGAGAAGCAGCGCTGAACGCGGCTTTCTACGTCGTTAACGTAAACTTTCTGGATATCGGTACGAAGGGCTCCTACGCGCATATTAGACTCCTATATAGCTTAGAGGGTGAAGGTGTTGCTGTACTTAGAATTAGCGAAGACCTGAGCGGTCCAGCCAGCACCCGGAACTCCGATAGTTACGGTGCCATCAAGAATATCGATCTGGGTAGCTAAGAAGGCGGAGAATCCAGACGAAGGAATCGTCTGACTATCGCCAGTCAGGTTCGTGAGAATCACGTAGGTAATATCTGGAGCTACCGAAAGGAAGGTGGTGCCGGTAATCGTGGTAGTACCCGCAGCATTCGATGCGGCAGTAATAGTAGAAGTCGTAACTAGGTTCGAGGCGACGATCGCAGTACTAACTACTCCGGCAGTCGTCAGCCCGCTGATCGTGCCTAGATTATAAGAAAGAAGAACTTCGTCAGTAGGGACTAAATCGACGTAACCCTTGACGGCAGGGTTGGCCGGATTGGACTTAGGAACGTAGATCTTTTGCTTGGCAATTTGAGCGTAATTCGTGAAGTTGCTCTGACTCCGGTCGATCTTATCGATCAGAACGGTATCGAGATTCACGCTTAGGCTATTAACCGAAGACGGGTTTTCATTTATGACGCGAACGAGATTTATTGGCATTTATTTACTCCACTATTATAATGGCATACCCGCTAGCAGTCTAGCTTGAATCTGGAAGTCAGTGGAAGCAGCAGTTCCTCGTAAGAACAAAACGGTGCTAGTCGGGAACGCAGACCCGAATATGATTCCAGTGCCAACACCAGGCATCGGAAATTCAGCACCATTAGGTTCAAAGGCAACATACAGAGTCTGTCCCGACTCGACCTCAAAATTAAAATTATTCGCCGTGAGAGGAAGCTGAAGCTCTTCAGCAGTCAATCCTACTGAGCCAGACAAAACGAGAGTTCGGTTAGGAACAGAAGAAAATGGCAACACCATTTGAGGTGTCTCGGGCGTTCCTACCACACCATAAGGGTCGATAGGAGCGATCCGCACCCAAAATGGTGTTGTATCATCAACAGCAGCCACAGAGGCAGTATAATCGGTCGGATCGAATAAAAATCTCGTTAACCCACGGAATTGTGAATCCTGAGTGTTGAGCGTTATGGGTGTAACTGATTTATATCCATTTGACGGAACATCTTGGAACGCATTAAATGTTCCGTTGAAGTCCGTGCTAGCCTGGAATTGAAACCCAGACACACCAGAACGCTTCGGGAGCGTGATATCCACAACCCCTGGCCGACGTCTGTAAATCGAAAGCGTCCTAGGCATCCTAGGACAGATGATTTAATAAAACCCCAACAAAATCATTCAGGTTTTTCAGTCTTGACCTTCGAAACATAAGTAGCAGCTGAATCCGGTCCTGAGTCCTTTAATGCTTCCATCTGGGCTTCTTTCCATGAGCCCATCTCGACGCCTTTGTAATTCGGAACGGCGCCTTTCTTGATGCTAGCGAATTTCTCATTTTGGCGACGTTCGGCAGCTGCCGCCTGTTTAGCACGATATTGCTTAAACCGATTACCCTTAGACGGCCAGCTTCCCGATGGACCATCCACGAAGGACACTAAAGGAACCGTAGGAGTGAACGTATAATCACAGGAACCACCACATTCACAGGTGGGGTGATGTAGATCTCGAGAAGAGATCGAGCAGGAATCTTCCTGAACTTCACCACAGGAAGTGCACTTAAAATCGTAAGTAGGAATGGTAGCCTCCTACCCCACTATACTGATCAATCGTTCTCATCTTCCGGTATCTGTTCGAACTGAGACTCCTGAACTATCTGCTCAATATCATCCTGAGATACCTGCTCATATTCCGAGTCATCACGATCTTGCAGTTCTTCATCTTCAAATATAATCTCGATATCATCATCATCTATTTCTTCGATAGGAATCTCTACGTACTCATCCATCTTTGCCCAGTTATCCTGGATAGCATCTTCGATGTTTTCATCAGGCAATTCTTCATACAGCTCGTTAAGATAACTTTCAAATCGCTTCAAAGCAGCATAAGTATGCTTACATAACCAGATCTTTTTATCAGGATCGCGGACGTTGGGTGTTTCAGCCGTTCCCATCGGGGCGCCAAGAAGATATTTATTACGCTTGGCGTGGTATTCGGGACCGTTATACTGCCAATATTTACAATCGCAGTTTAACACAATATTATTATCGTCGATCATGCTCAAATTGACAGTATGAGCGTCTTTACCACCCGTGGCAGTGAATGAGAACACGTTAGTTTCAGGATCGTGGCTTAGCACCTTGATGCTGATGGACTTCGCGTTGTCTTTTGCAGGTTCGACCGCCTTAGTCAAAAGATATTCGGGAGTTAGAGCTACTCTTAGAATAAGTGGTCTATTTAAGCGAGTCGAAGAATGTCGTACGGGCGATTCTTCCGTGCGATACGGATAGCTCACATATTGAGTAATGTCAACATCCGACATGTAACTTGTGTCTGTTGGCACCTGAATATTCTCGTCTTGGTAAAGATCTTGGTGACGAGTCTTAGAATCGGGAGTTACAACATCAAATATGGAGCCCGGCTCACTTGAAGGAATTGTAGGTTCGACATCTTCATACTTGAATGTCTGATAACTGAATAAATCACCTTCAGGAGTTGCTCCAGACGGGGTCACCCCGTCAGCCACTTTTTTGGCGACAGATATATGACTGCTTGCAACAGTGACTTCCGCCCTAATAGGAATGAGGAAGATCTGTTTTAAATGATCTGGTATTGCAGCCGCAAAACTCACGATATCAGGGAACACATCCTGACATTTAAACGCATATTCAGCAGCTTCAGACAGAATGAATCCGGAAGATTCCACGGTCGCCTCCTAAGCATCGCCCCGATCAAATACTATCGGGTTACCCGTGCGACGGGGCATCTTAAGTCGAACATCCTCAAGCACACGTTCTAACTCATCAACCTTGTCTGGGCGTAAACTCTGCCGAAGTTCTTCGTAGTCTATCTTATTCATAGCTAAGGCTGCAGCTTCTAGCGCCTTTTCAAGCTTCATCAAAGTGTTCGGAACAGCTTCTATCACATCACCAGCTACAGCATAAAAATGATCTTTCTTCGGGGATTCGTTCACTAAATCTAGTACTCTGACTATATATCCTTTGAGTTCGTCGCATCGAAGACGAGCGTCCGATAACTCCTCCTGTATATAAATAGTGGCGCCAGCAGTATGATTAGTAGCCATACTACTGGCGCCCCATTAAAAAACGATATTAAGCGTCGAACTGTTCAGGGTATTCTTTGACTAAGAGCTTCCTCATCTGGTCACCTTCAGCAGCATAAAGCGCTTCAATAAATTCAGCCGAAGGGTTTACGGACTTAAGCGCTGCAAGTCTATCAGCCAATTTGCCTTCAAACACCCAATCCGAAGGAAAATCCGGGCAGATCGAACGAGCGATCCGGATTCTCGGAGATAATTTTTCGGTAGAAATCGCCTTAGCTGGCTTAGGATCACGAATGTTACTAGTGTCTCTGATCGATATGCCTTCAACATGATCGACACTAGAGTTTCTCACACGACCGACTACATTTGACTCATCTGAAGAGTCAGTTTCTATGCGATCAACTCTTCCGACGTTCGATTTAATCGTCACGCCTTCCTTTACGACAGTTTTTTCGATTAAATCGGCTCTGACATTCGATAAGTTTTCAAGCTCTTGGAGCTTGCGACCTGAATCACTTCGGGAAGCTTCGAAAGTAGCCTTAGCACTGGTCTTTATGCGAGCGATTGTGACCGCCCCCTGGTCATCAGATGTGTCGCTCTTAACGTCTAACCGGCTCTTTCGATTATCTTGAGCCGTAATTATCTTAGGCCCCTGGGGCGAAGCGGAGGACCGATCCGCAACCTGTAGCACTTCATCTTCATCAAGAGAAGAAGTCTCGATGACAGCGGGAGAAGCACGCTGCACTTTGTTTAGATCGCGGTTGATTGTTTGAGCCTTAGCTATGTTTCGCGTAGGTCTGACAGCCTCGACCGAAGGCATGTCGTCCATGGCCAAAGTAGCCCAGCCACTTAATACGGCCCCGCGCATCTGAGGCTGACTGAACTCCATACCAGAGTATTTCAGGATCGAACCGTCATACTCGAATTCGTCGCCCTTCATAATGTCGACCGGACTAGCTCCACCGACTCGAATCTTCATCTGAGCGAAAAATTTAAGGAAGTTTCCGCGCTGCCACTTAATTTGCTCCATAATATTGAGCCTCCTGCGATACTATACGCAGGAGGCTCAAAAATGTTTATAGAAAATTTAAGAGTAGGTTAGACTGGAGGCCTATGACCGGGTTTCATCGTTACCCGAGTGTTCGTTGGAGGTATCGTAATCAAACTTAATTGATGTAGAACGTAGTCAGTCAATTCCTTTACTGCATCTACATCCCAGACCTGGGTAGTCCGAACGGCAGGATCTTTAACATGGTCATTAACAGCCAGAACAATATCATCTTTGTAGATATCCATAATTCCATGCTTCTGTAGCCATTTTTCATACCGATCCATCCATTTATAAACATCAGGTCCGATCACTAAGGGCTCACTAACCTTTTTGCTTTCTGGAGGTACCTTTTTCTTTACTTCCTCAATAAAATCTACGATCGTGGGACAAGGGTCTGTTAGGAATTCAACACCATTTTCGACTACGTTCTCTTTTTCATCCAATTCAATAAATAAGTCGGAAACCCAACGATAAGTGTCGATACCGGCAATCGCACCGCCACCCAAAGCTTTGTTGTAGTATCTCACAAATAGTGCAGCATCAACAATCTGAGTGCCCGCTTTTGTTCTACTAGGTTTAGCGCCAGTCCAGTTTGTGGACGGCTCTTCAGATTTATATGATGGGTCACGAGATACCAGAAAATGAATAGTTCCTCTTCTATTAGTATTAACAAGCTCCGACGATTTCATGCCGAATGTGGATGAGTCCCCTTTAAACGCCTTCGTGCCTTCTGCCGTAACATCTTCCATACTTAAGAAAACACCAGAGCAAGCCTTCATCAGAGCATCAGCTACGCCACGGTTAATCTTGGTACCCAAAGTACGATCTGTAGCCGTGTTAAGGCTACCAGCAATTCGAGAGGCGATTCTTATAAATATATCCATTTGGTTCTCCTGTATTGGAAAATAGTTAAAGAAAGCTTAACATTAGAAGGCGTCCAATTCGACCACAAGGTCAGCGGATGAAAGACCGGAAGAGCCTACGACCTCAACCGAAAAGAATTCCCCTAGTTGGAGATCCTCTGATACGGTATAGCAAGTAGCTAGTTTATCAGAATTAGATAGAGTAGCAGTCATGGCGGTAGGAAACCCAGAACCTGAAATGCCAGTAGAAGAACGTTTTAACGTCACAGTCGTCGTCTTTCCCGTTCCAGGCGGGACCCGAAGTGTGATCATCATCCCTTGTATGATCATCTTTTGCTGGGCCCTCATAAACACTTCGGTGTTGTCGAGATTCGTCACAAGAGTACCGGGCCACATATAGTGAGCAGGAGAGGCATCTACATTTCCTTTAAGACCAAAAGTGAATAACATAGGGGTGACGTAAGTAGTGAAGGGCCGTTGACCGGCAGTCTTGTTTACAAGATCGCAACCGGGACCTAGCTGAATCCCGTAGGTGATGAATCCAGATCCGGGACTTGTCTGCAGAATATCCGATCCTGAGTAATTCAATAAAGTGAAAATCAATGAATCAGTACCAACTACACCATTAGTGAAGCAGGTCCAAACAGACCCAGAATAAGTTCCACCATATACTCGAGTGCTAGCATTTAATGAGGATGACCCGACAGGAAAATCATTAGCGCGAGTCCACGCGCCTCCACTATTAACTATCCAAATACCATTGTTCGTTCCAACTGTCTGGCCAGTGGCTAATACTTGCATGCCAGTTGTCAAAGCGACGCCCTGAAGTGTGTAGGCGCCTGTCAAAGCGATATTAGTGGTCGCAGCTACCACAACAGGTAATTTAGTGGTAGAAGTAATAAAGGGTGCGCTCCCGATAGAACTTGTTCTGAATTGAGCGGAACCTAATGAATTCGATGATGAGACGCCTACATAGCTTCCGGTCGAATTGATATCTGTAGGCTCTCTTACGTAGATATTGGTATCCCGGAAAGTGATTTCGGTCGCAGTTGTTATATCAACCCCGCGTTTATTACCGCCCCCATTCGAATAAATATTTACGGTTACGCCACGTGTGAAATTAAAACTAAATGCTGAGTTACCAAGCAAAGTAGACCCGTTCGCCAGTATTCCTGTAACGTTTGTAGAAGCCGCTGCAGATAGTCCGGAGTTGTCGACAGTGATAACGGCGGTGCGTAGCTTACTGGTGCCCGATGTATTGCCGGGCAGTGCGATACCAACCAAGTTAGTCGTTGAATTACTAGAATTAAGCTGAAGATTCAGGTCTTCAACACGACTGTTTTCACCCATAGTGAGCATCGTGACAACGCCACCGGGGTTAGAAGCATTCATCAGGATCTTAGTAGTTTGAACGTTTTGACCACGCATCGCACAACCAGTTGGCATCGTCAAACCGGTTGTTGAACTTGAAAGCGTATAAGTTCCAGGCATGATCCAAAGCGTAGCGGGAGACCCGAAAGAAGCGACCGCAGATAAACCAGCTTCGACTGTCTTAAATGATCGACCGTTTACAGAGCCCGTGGCATCATTACCGTTAACGATATCAACTACTGCAACATTACCTAACCCGCCTAAACCCGGAAGCCCAGAAGGTCCGATCGCTCCAGTAGGTCCGATCGGACCCGTTATGCCCTGAATTCCTTGAATTCCCTGGCTCCCGGTTGCGCCGGTCGGCCCTTGAATGCCTTGTATTCCTGAGGGACCAATGGGGCCTGTGGGGCCTTGTAGACCAATAGGCCCTGTAGAACCAACCGATCCAGTTGCGCCAACAGGACCGGTCGGGCCCGTTAAGCCAATCGGTCCGGTCGAACCTGTGGGACCAACAGATCCATTAGGACCAGTCGGACCTACTATTCCGCCGTGAGTAAGAGCATGGATTACTCCATACTGATCTTTCCAGTATAATTCATCATCGGATACCTCAGTATATATAGAGCCTCTTGGGACGTCGATGCCTGGGGTGGGAGTAAGAACTACAGCAGTAGGATCCGATATTAACGAAACTGTGTTTCCACCAAAGTATGCAACCGTATCTGGATCTAAACCTCCGGCACTACCGGAACCAGAAAGTAGCACTCGAGTTTTGCCGAATGGTAGTTTTAAAACTACTCCAGAAAGTGACGCAGCAGCGATATTAACGCCAACGCTACTAACATCGATTCGATATGTTGCTATATTATAGCCCGATAAATCGGTGCTTTTGTGTACAGCTAGTATAGGATAATTACCATTTAAACCGGCAAAAGCACCAGATAATCCTGACACCTCGACAGTTTCATATCTAATGAAGCCAAAGGATTCTGCAAAATCGAGGACGAAAGACAGTGTATCATTCTGACGTTGTACGTTGTTAACTAGAGCTGTTAGGGGAGCTCCGGTCTTAGTAGTACCGCCTTCGTCTTTGTGATCCTTAAGCAAAAATACGAAATCCGCCGTAATTAAACCAGCTTGGACGAATTTAAATATGCTTCCCTCCTGGAGGGAAAGCATGGAACGGGATGACATAGGGACGTCGACATAGCCGCCGACCGGTACGTAAACCGGAACTTTTCGGTGTTGGTACTCCAAACCAGTATCAAGATCATTTATTTGTACTGATGTTATATTAGGCGACCCGTCCGCCATGAGACCAGTATGAGTAAGACGCACATAAAAAACAGTCAGATTATTCATGTGGAGGCCTCAAGATAGGTGTAATTTGACATATGCATGGTAGATCTATACCTCAATATTTCATTAGAAATCCACCTGAAGAACCAAGATATCAAGAAAGACTCAAGTTAGAGCTAAGTTGGTTTGAAAATACGGTAGCTGAAGACTACATACTGACCGTAGCTGAAATATGCCGCAACATTAGAGACATACCCCATACGATCAGGGGATCCGCTGGATCGAGCCTTGTCATATACCTTCTTGGCATCTCTGACATCGACCCAGTTAAATGGAATATAGCTCCAGAGCGATTCTTTCATCCGAAACGCAAGGATCTCCCCGATATCGACTTGGACTTTCCAGATATAAGAAGAGAAGAAGTATTTGACAGAATTCACCAGTTGTTCCCAAATCGAACAGCACGAATATCGAATCATATAACATACAAAGACAAGAGTGCGATTCGCGAGGCGATTCGTAGGTTAGGAGTTCGAAAAAAGCTGCCTCGAGGCTTTAAAATACATGAAGTGGTACCGGGTCGAGAGACCGATGCAATAGAAATAGCGGCAGATCTAAAGGGGCAAGTAAGAGATCTATCTCTACACTGCGGTGGAGTCATCGTGTTCGACAGAGAAGTTCCGCCAGACATTCGGATGAAAGAGAAAAAAGGCCAAATTAGAATCGATAAGTTCGAAACCGATATCATGAACTATTTTAAAATCGACATTTTGTCTAATATATCGCTAACTCAGCTCAATGATTGTGATTCAAGACCAATACTAGAATATCCTCCTGAAGACGCAAAAATCACTGAAATGCTTAGCCAGGGAAAATCTTTAGGTATTACGCAAGCAGAATCACCAGCATTTCAGAAAATGCTAAGAGCAGTCAAACCTAAAAGCGTAAACGATATGATAATGTGCATGGCGCTTATTAGACCGGCGTCAGCCTGGAGAGGTCATAGAGTTAACTTCATGGAGGAATGGAATAAAGAACGAGATACTGAATTCCTTATATTCGAGGATGACGCCACGAAAGTAATTCAAGAGATATCAGGTCTTTCGGGTCCCGAAGCTGACGCTCTTAGAAGAGCATTTGTTAAAAGAGACCACGAAGCCACTGAAGATTTCAGAAATCTGATATCACACCGAGATGATGCTCAGACGATCATAGATGATCTTGAAGCATTCAGGTCGTTCAGCATGTGCAAGTCCCACTCAGTTGCATATGGTCACGTGGCCTGGGCATTAGCGTGGCAAAAAGCACACAACACGAAAGCCTTCTGGAAGTCGGTGCTTAACCGAACTCAACCAATGTGGAGACCGTGGGTCCATGTCGAAGAAGCCAAGCTTGCTGGATGGAAAGTGATCCCAGGAAAGAGACCATTTGCAGTGAAAGACGATACGCTTATCGGGCAAGAGTACGTACCGCAGTTATTTAAATCGGACCCATGGTGGGAGCTTAAAAAGTATAAAATGTGGTCAGGAAATGAGTTCCCTAAAGAGTGTTACCGAAGCGATGACGGAGAAAGAATTGAATTCTACGGAATAATCGGAACGCACCGGATACTTAAGAGAAAAGATGGACAAGCAGTCACGTTTGCTACAATAGGAACATCGCCAGGATCATATGTAGACTTGATACTAGAGGGAGCTATAGACCTAAAGAGGTATCAAGCAATTCAAGGCAACGGTGAATTAGGGATTAAATTCGGCTCCGAATTTACGAAAGTCAAACAGTACTCTATACTTTAAATATGAATCAACCCACCAAGATGAACATTGGTGGGTTGATTCATATTGGAATTACTTAGAGCTCGGACCTGATCCTTTGACCGGAGGCTTAACGGGTTTTTCCTCCCTGACGACCTTTAAAACATAACAGCCAACGCCAGCTGGTGTTGCTGCTAGCGCAGCCGCTTCTGAATCCCAGGAAGCTGTTTTCTCATGCCCTATCGAACTAACCCAAGCGTTTTCGGTCGATAGGAAATGATGAGTTAGATCATTCTTTAGATAGAATTTAGAGGTCGCCATTAATTACTCCTACATAGCGCTGACGCCGGTATGCTTATACCAGTCGCCAGCGCCAGTGCTTGAAGTGGTAAAGATGCTAGTCGCTAAATCAGCGGCCAAGCTAGCAGTTATGTCGCCTGCATCCCAAGTATTTAAAGTCGCCTTCGCTGGCATGCTGGTCGCTTGGAAAACGACCGGGATACCGGGACCGCGAGGCCGAATCTTCGAATCCGGGCGATCAACAACGTTTACTATCTTAAACTGGCACGTGCCAGATAGGTAAACATTCGAGTCGAAAGCCGGTACCGCGCCAGCGCCTGCACCGTCTAAGCAATTTAAATCTTCTACAAACATCCCGCCGTCCGCTCCCACAAATGTTGAAGCAGCCCCATTTATGGCGGCAGCCGCATCCAAAGACGCGTTTGAGTCACCACCAGACGCTTCAAGGTAGGCGCACGTTAACCGACCGGAAATGCTAATGTAACCGCCATCTCCGCCGTTATTCCCAGTCCCAGTACCTCCGTTAGCATATAGATTGTCGATGATTGCATCTCCTGAAACGAAAAGCTGCCCACCACTACCACCAACACGATTGGCGAAATCGGTTATCACGGCACCGCCACGAATATTCATCGTATCACAGATTACGTCACCGTCGACGTAAATATTGCCGCCATTGCTACTGGATCCGGCCAAATTGGCGACGGTCGTATTGCCGAGGCGGTCTCCACCATCGAGGTCAATAGTGTTATTAGCTACATTAAGGTTACGACAGTTTATTTGGCCTCCATAACCCGCGTTGTGTGTTTCATCAGCTGAATTGCAATATCCGCCGTTTCCGGCGATATAATCACTAGTAAAATTGCCCTCAACGCTCACATACCCACCATTACCCCCCGAACCATTATTGGCTGAACCACCAAAGAATTCAAAATTTTGATCGCAAATTAAATTACCCCCAACCGAAATGTAAGCGCCATTGCCACCGTTTCCACCAGTTGCAGATTCACCATAGGCATAAAATTCATCGCAGGTTAAACTTCCGAGGACGTAAATACTACCACCTGACCCGCCGTTACCACCGTTGCCGGAGCCACCATAGATTTCGATTTCATCGCAGACAATATCACCATCGACGTCTATGACAGCGCCATTGCCTCCATTACCTGCATTACCGCTACCGCCGCTACACCAAAAATCGTCAACATTTGCTGAACCATTTACATAAATGATGCCAGCATTGCCGCCGCTTAAATCTCCCCAACCACCCGCAAGACGAACATCGCCGCTTGATAAATAGCCATTTATGTCGATGAAACCACCCGAACCTCCATCAGACCCATTACCGTAACCACCGTCTAAATCTAAAGTTCCAGTGCTAGTGAAATTCCCGTACACATACATTGACCCAGCACCAGCAGCATTAAATCCAACTTGTCCGTCTCCGCCTTGCAAACGAATACCACCGTTTATGGCCACATCACCATAAACATCAAAGGTGCCGCCAGTACCGGCTGCTAATACCCCATCAGAGTTAGCACCATCAAGGTATACATCACCAGTATACCAAGACCCGTAAACAATAATGTCAGCACCATTGGTTGCGGTATTGTCGACAGCCTCAGCTGTAAAGGGCGAACCGCCGCCGCCTAAGGTGCCATATACGCTTCCAGCCACTCTAAAAGTCGCTTGTGAACCACCACACTGAGGCCAGTAAAAATTCGTATAATAGAAAGATCCACCGACTGTGATGTTGCCTTGAGGAACCGTAATGTCAGCGGGCGTCATATCCCAGTTATGGGCTATCACATCACCTTCGACCTCGACCGAATGGCCGTCGGGACCGATCAAATCTCCGACTACATATAATGTACCTTTAACCAACACTGGACTAATAACGTTTACATTTCCTTCGCAGTAGACATTGCCGGAGTATGTACCGTCGAGATCTCCGCCATTCGGGATAACGGTGCCACCACCGCCACCACCGCCGGAATAAACGGTGGTGAATAATGTGCCGAATCCATCATTTGCAAGAGTCATGGATTTATCCTAGTCTAATGAGGAAGGTTAAGGCGCCACCTGTGGTATTGGTGATGGTAGTAGTAGTAAACGCCGCGTTATGAACGGCGTTGAAGGTACCGGTAGCATCGACCCAAGTCGGACCTACCGCTTTAACGACGGAAACGTCGGGCGGCAAACCGAAATTGTGGTTTAAAACCACATTCGCTCCGCCAGCTAGGGTGACGTTATCTTCTAAGGTAATGATGCCATTATCGCGCCACTTACGTAAGTCGCCCTTGAATGCGGAACGAATTACTTCGGTGGTATTCGGTAAATAGACCGACTGACCAGGATTAAGATAACGGTCCTCACCCTGACGACCTTCGGTCTGGGCCTGAGCTATGAACCGAAGATCGTGAAGATATATACGGATTGTAGAAACGTTTGTGATTTTCATAATTAAAGTCTCTTATTTAAAGGATAAAATCCGGAAATTCCTCTTATATTAAGTTCAGAATCATGAGGCAAGCATGAACATTTTTGTGACCCATCACAACCCGGAAATCGCAGCAAAGCACCTGTGTGACAAACACGTTCCCAAAATGATCTTAGAAAGTGCGCAGATGCTATCTAATGCGTTTCACGTCCTCGGACTCCCGCACCTGGCCCCATACAGACAGCTAATGCTGAAGCATCCTTGTTGCAAATGGGTACTTGAATCGAGAGGCAACTTCGAATGGTTGCTTAGGCACGCAAAACAAATTGCCGAGGAATTTGAACAGAGATTCGGGAAGAAGCACAAGTGTGAAGATGTAATTCTAAGTATGGAACGGAATTACATGAACCTCAGCTGGCCCAAGAAATCACGGACCAAATTCGTTCAGTGCATGCCAAGGATTTATCGCAATCGCGATGTCATCGTTGCGTACCGTTCATATATTAAGCACGCCAAGATGTTCGCTAAATGGAAAAAGGGGCGTAAGAAACCATCATGGTTCCTGAAGCATTACATCGAATTTAACCATGAAGAAATCGGTAATTATATGACCGAATCGATTCCGCTACCTGATAGTGTTCCGCAACATCATATTGATTTCAGTGCTACAATCGCTTGGGCCAAGTGGTCAGTCGAGCAGGAGAATGCAAATCTAATGTAGCCCCTACCGGCGGGACCAAAGGCACTTCCTGGGCTGCTACCAACTCCCGCCTTGTCTATCATATAGTCCGTAAAAGCCACGTCATTGGCTTCAGACTTCAGCTTTGTCCAAAGGAAGAAGGAACCTGAGGGAGTGAATGTTGTAAAATGTGGAGAATGAAGCAAGGCGTCTAATAACAAGTTACGTCGATTTTCATACTCCTTAGCCATTTCCGTCTGATGACTATTCCCGATCGAAAGAGCCGTCACAGCACCATATTGAGCGACACTGTTCACCCCGTTTGTACTACACCTGAGCAATTTCTTAATACGATCAAGAACTGGCTCGTTATTCGATACGACATAACCAATCCTTAGACCGCTCATTGCATAGCTCTTAGAGGAGCTAAATAAAGAGATAGTTCGATTATATGCACCAGGTAGAGAAGCCACGCTTACATGTTTTAATCCGTCGAAAATCACATGTTCGTAAGCTTCATCAGACACAATGATCAAGTCATACTTTTCTGCTAGATTAACGAATTCCTTTAAAACTGACTCAGAAAGCACGACTCCAGTTGGATTATGTGGAGTATTTAGGAAAATAGCTTTGGTATTGGGCGTAATATAACGCTCGACCATGTCCGCTGTATATGGATTGGGCTTGCTTAGGTCCATGGGACATCTAACAGCATAGCCACCAGCTAGTCTAATATTTTCTGCAATTTCGGTCCACATCGGATCCGGAATAATCACTTCATCATTGGTTTCGAGAATCGAAGCAAAGGTTAAGAAAAGTGCATGCATTCCGCCACTAGTGACCACCACATGGTTTGGGTCAGATACCGGTATATGATTTGATCGGCGGCATTTTTCGACAATCGCACGACGCAGTTCGACGATTCCAGCTGACGCCGTGTAATGTGTATAGTCTTTATCTAAAGCATCGCGCATAGCCTGCTTAACTTCCGGATGGACTGCGAAGTTCGGATCTCCAGACTCCAGTCGGTATACCTTACGGCCTTGAGACGCCAAACCGAGCAAGCGGTCTCTGACGGTTACAATCGCACCGAAGCTAATCTGGTCTAATTGAGAAATCATGAGACACTTTACAGATCAAACTAGAACATGCTTGTTGTTACTCTCTTCAGATGAATCACGGTTGCGCCAATATGGGGGTTGGTACCTCCATCGTCGGAAGCTACGACCTTCACCGTAGGCCTGGCGCATCCAAAAACCCGACACAAGCGTGCGAACTCGACGGACATTTATACTTTCGCTCGAGTTTTCTTCCGGGCTCCAAAGGGTTATGGAACGCCCAAGTCTAATTCGATTTTGAGGTATCAACTTCTTAAATCGATCTTTAAGGTCATCTTTCTTTCTTCCCTTAGGCAACTTCGAAATTCGATTCCATAAAGCCCTAGCTTCGTCATTGGCCATGAAGTGCTCGACCTCAACATCCGGCCAGGTGGAATACATAACAACATTCATCGCCCAATTAAAAAGGCCTTTCCATTCAGTTCGAAAAATATCACGAGCTTTCTGGTCGATGATGAGAGTGCTATCATCGACCACCCTTTGCTCATTCGAAAGAATGTCTGAAATCGGCGTGTTCTCAGGTAGCTCTATACTAAAGTGAAAAAGAGCATCGTCGAAGGCATTAGTACCATCATGTGCTGTTCCAACAAACAAAAATCTCCACGTTCTGACAGGCTTTGAAGGATCCTCTCCTACAGGGTCTTCCGTAAGATAAAATCCCTCAAGTTGATGCCAGCCCGTTTCTTCATTATATAGCCGAAGATTATTCGACTCAGACTTAGGGATCATCACATAGATACTGGCATAAGGCATGCGCAAATCATCGGAATTTATTCCACGCAACTCAGTATGCCGTAATCGTTCAGCCAAACCCGGCGAGACTTCGTACACTTTCTTTCCCGCGTGCTCATGAATCAGATAACACCAATTCTGAATCATTCCAGTCAGCGCTGAAGCATAGAACGCTTTTTCATCAAGATTGGGATTGTATGACTTGTAAGCAGAAAGTACCATAACATTAAACTGCTGCATCAAATCAGAATTGGCAGATAAAGAAAAACTATATGGAGTCGAAGCCGACTCCATCGACTTCGAAAGAATCTCAATAGTCAGAGCAGCCAGCTTTTGAGTGTAAGGATTAGAGTAAAATCGGTCATCCACCGCCTTCGAACGAATCGAACTACCCGAACCAGAAATAATGCTCTGAGATTTCAAGTTATGTAGATAATTCGCATAGCAAAGCAAGCCTAGTTTCTCGAAATCCTGCTTAGCTTCTGTACGCTTGCTATTAAAGAATTTGTAAGCACGTTCCCAGTGGGTTAGCATAGATTAATTTACACTAAACAAGAGTCCGCAATTCAAGACGCACATACGCGTGGGCCTCGACGGATATCTCCGTCGAGGCCCACGTTGGAAGGAAGCTTGATTTCGAACTTGATTCCGTTTAGAGAATCCGTCGCACCAGTCTTACCTACCTGCTCCACGGTCCTTATCGCAGATTACGCTGCGACCGAATCGCGTGCACCCATTCTAGTTTAACATCTCTCGACGCTAAACCAAAACCGGGACCAAGCCGATCTAGTAACCATCGCTGGTTACCGACCGAAATGGCATGTCGCGCCACGACAGGTATCGAACCACCTTGTTTAAGGGTTTGGCTCGAGACGCCATAAGAATCGCGACATTGCCGACAGCCAAGAGAACGACTCTCATCGTTCAAATGCGTTTCCGGCTCCGCAGTTGCCTACACTAGACCGCTCTAGTAAACGACAACAAAGGAACGACAGTCACTAGACTCTTCCGAGTATTTCGAGACCCCTTCTTTCAAGGCATCTCTAATCGACTGGCGCATAATAGCGCGCCGATAAAAATTCTAAAAATAGTAAGTAAATTACACGTCTTATGTATCGTGTAGGCATGAGTGTAGATAAGATAAGGATAGCCAACCGGATTGCTAAAGGGAAAACATCAGAATTGGTTGGTCAGGACCCAGACGTAAATCCGGACCTTAAAAATCCAGAGTCAGTTTCTGGACATAACGATCTAATAGATATCCCCAACGTACGTCAATATAATGATTTTACGTGCGGATCTGCATGCTTGCTGGCGATACTGGCTTATTATGGGAAATATGACGGTAGAGAAGACGACCTCGCAAGCGAATTACGAACAAATCCGATAAACGGAACAAATGCCGATGACATAGTTAAAATCGCAAGAAAGTTCGGCCTAAACGCAGAGCGTAGAGAAAACGCGGACCTTAAAATAATCGAATCATCACTTAGACGAAAAACGCCGATTATAGTGAACTTTCAAGCCTGGAGCGATTCTGGATCAGACTACAGGCACAGCAACGAGGATGGTCACTACGCCATAGTAACAGGCATGGACGACGAAAACCTGTATTTTCGAGATCCATCCATGAACGGAAAGATCGGCCGATTATCAAAAGCAGATTTTATGCAAAGATGGCATGACGAAGACGCACAATCTGACGTGGAACGGATGTGCATACTATTTCACGATAATATGATCCCTAGAATCGAAGAGATAGAGTATATAGGATAATTAAGATCTCGAGACATGTTTTGAAACCCAGTCGTTCATTGCTATAGAACCCGCCACCGCCGCGTTCAAACTGCGTACGGATCCATACTGAGGTATACAAACGCATCGATCCACTAAAGATAAAGTTTTTTCAGTGATACCTACCCCTTCCTCCCCTAAAATGAAAAGAGGAGGTCGATTATATGCAGTCTCATAAATCGACTGAGCGCCTGGAACCGTGTTCTCAAGAGCGACAAACTCATACTGAGACTTTAAGCATTCCAATGATTCGTAATCCGGTAGATGGTGAACATAACTGTAATTGAAAGTGCCGACTGCACCACGTTTATCATACTTCCGATTACCAATATAATAGACCGCTCTCGCATTAAAGGCATTGGCCGATCTAATTACTGTTCCGAAGTTAAAATCACCAACAAAGTTTTCCATCAAAACTGCGAACGGAAAAGCTTTGTTCGCTAAATCATCTCGAATAAGCTCGGTTGTCCACGCCTTATAACGATTAATCACATTCCTATTTTCTAGATCCAATTTATTCCTCGTGAATTTTAATAGATACTGCTTGATCACACGTCAATGACGGATAAGCTCTTCTAGCATAACCGTTCCATGAGGGAATTTCCAATATAGTTAACATATTGTGATCGGGTCTGACAGATGAGTCGACTTTGCAACCACAATTTAAGCATTTATAACGGTATAATCCAGCAATACCGGTAGGACCCTTGAAATCCCAGTCATGGCTCACGAGTTATGAACCTTATAAGATACACATTCTTCAACAGTATGCATTGATCTAGATTGATCATTCTCGAATTCCATAAAACACTCTGAACACATCGGGTTTATCTTGAATGCACTTCTAATCCCGGCATAGTCGATGGGATTCTTAATAGGAGAAATCATCCTTTGAAAAAGTTCGTTAGTTTCGTCGGTCGAGAGGCCGTCACGCGATACGCGCTTCACTTGATTATCTAAGAGAGCTTTGAGAGACGCCATCTTCTTTTCCCTATCGATCATGGACCACTTCCGCTAAGAATTCTTCGCACTTTGGGATAGCTCGATACTCCATCGAACCGCTATTAAAACACGACATTATTCGACCGACAACAAACCAGTCATAATTCGGACTGGTCCAATAACCGGCCGACGTAAGATAACCACACAACTTGCATTTCACTATGACGTTTCCATGAATCTCATGACTTAAAATCCAGTCATGCTCCATGGATTGTCCCCATGAGTATTTCTTCACAGGTTAGATAAGAAGAATTCTTTAAAATAGGATCCACAACTAAGAGCCAACCATCCTTAGATGGGTTATATGAACCCACAAAAATATAACCACACATGTCACATTTAAACGTTTTGAGACCACCTGATTCCTTGAGTAAAACCCATTCATGAAGCATAAATATTCCAGATTATTATTTCTTCGCAGGTCATATACTTTAAATCCTGAATCATATGGCTTCCGGATAATACTTTCTGGGCAGGAAACGGCATATTCACATCTCTAAACAAAGAACCGCACAAAAGGCATTCGAATTCTTTGTAGTACACACCCGGCGTCCTACATTTCCATTTATGAGGCATGAATATAATTCACCATCACATCATGATAGGTCCTAACGTCCACTAATTCATTATCACGTTCAACCCAATGTGGGTTGGGCTTCTGATTAGGATCAGAAAGCCTACACCAACTATTACAATTTAAGCATTTCCAAATATTCGAGTAAATTAACTGCCAATCATGGGCCATACCATAACTTACACCAAACTAGCACGCGGTCCAGCCCCAGACCAACCACAAAGTTTATGTAACATACGAGCTGCGATGATCGGATCATTTCCATCAGGTGAAGATTCATTTATATCGAATCCTACGATTTTTCGACCCGCATTTACAACTGCCTTTAGAATCGCATTTACCTGCCACCAATTTAGACCACCTGGAACGGGTGTTCCAGTGTTCGGAACCATCGAAATGTCGAACACATCCATGTCAAAACAAACATAAACATTGGGTGAGAGAGTCGTTGCTATACGTTCCGCAACTATGTCGAATGATTCGTATTGAGAGTATTCCCATAAATCTTTAGCAAAAAACGGCGTTATGCGACCTCTCGAATTCATGATCGATAGATACTCGAATTCGGAAAGGTCTCGAACGCCGACCTGTGTAATCGGACATTTAGTCATTTGCACGACATTGCTCATGACAGCAGCATGCGAAAAATGACATCCGTTATACCTAGTTCGAAGATCGGCATGAGCATCAAAGTGAAGAACGCTCAAGTCTTTAAAACGCTCAAAATGAGACACGATCGAACCAAGCGAAACCGAATTATCGCCACCCAACACTATAGGCACTTTTCCCTTCGACAGCCAATAACGAGAGCGATCCCTAATAGCCGAATAGACGGTGTTACAAACCCGATTAAGCTCGTCCAAAGCTCGCGTGTCATTATTCAGACTTCTGCGATATAAATCTCGAGCTATTTCATTTGCCTCGACCGCCTCAATAACCGGATCATCGACAAATATATTCCCAACAACATTGTCACTGAATTCCAGATCAAACGTGTCGACTTGATGAGTCGCCTCAATTACTGCATCCGGCGCAAAAGCAGACCCGAGTCTATAACTTGAAGTCCCGTCAAAAGGCACAGGCACAATTACGAACTTTGATTTCTCGATCGTGGATAACGATTCAAAGATAGGCTTAGAATTCACGATGGTAGATAAACGGTGAACTAAGTTCATGGACCGCCCTTAAGCATGAACTGTAATATTACAATTCGCTAAAATCTAAACGCCTTCTTGAACGCGTTACCTACTTTTTTACCAGTATCTACAACTGCGTTACCGGCCTTCTTACCAGTGTCTACAATCGCATTACCAGCTTTTTGTGCCGTGCTGACAACTGTAGACTCCGCTTTCTTCTCAGTAGCTACCACTGCACTACCGGCACTAGTTAAATCCTTGGCTGCTTGCTTAGTGTCTACAGTTACAGATACGTCGACCTTAGCTCCGACTAGTGCTGCCACATCTCCGCTAACGCCGACAGTGGCTTTACCGTCCTTGAAGGTAGCTTCGCCACCACCCCCAATACCTACTTGGTCGCCGACAGACACGCCAGCACCAGCCGTAGCTGAAGCCCCTCTCAGCTTCGCAGTGGCGTCAGCATCTACTCCAACAGCAGTACCAGAGGAGACGCCACCGGAGGCAGCCACACCATGATCTCCAGCAGAAATGGAGGCGTCAACGGTAGTTCCGGTTACAGCATAAGCATCACCTGAAGCTGATCCGCCAACGCCGTGATAATTTGTGGTCGCATCTACCGTCGCATGTGCCTCGGTGGTGTCAGAATAGTGCAGGCCAGCATTCACATTATTTCCATCTAAACCGGCCGAAACGCCAGCTTCAGTTCCAGTCTTAGCCGATACGCCTGCCGAAATCGACGCATTATCATTGCCGGTGCTAACCCCGGCGGAGGCTTCGATCGTGTTATTAATGGAAGCTGAAGCTGAATTCTTATCGGTAGTCGCGGTAGCTGACTGATTTGCACTTATGTTGGTGGACATTTTTGCTCCAAGTTATTTAGAACGAGATTTCGTTAAACGACTCTCGGCCTGATTCCAGGCCGCTTGTTCTTTAAGAATCGAAATGAATTCATCACGCTGCTGAATAAGATGCTTTTCCCGTTCGATTAACCTATCATGTTCACGATCGATCAAAGCCATAATTCGGTCGTCTTTTGAATGTATTTCCTTCAAATACTCGGCCTTGTCAGCTTGCCATGCCGCATGTTGGTAATAAACAATCGCTACCATCAGCACAACAGTGAAAGATTGTTCCTTAAGTTTGTTTAGGAATATGGAGATAGCGGAGGACTGAGATGAATCCGATGAACCAGCACTAGAACCCATACTACGATGGGTTTAAAGAAAACCGAAGAGTCATTGATATGCTTTTAACTGATAAAATGCTTCGATGATTCAATCACTACATCTCAACATCAGGTAACTTATCGGCTGCCTCAGTAAAGCCATGTTCGACTAGTGTTTCACCAATTGCGGGCTTCTCTTTCTCATCATACGAGCACATAAACCGCAGGGTATCCTCTTCTGCCGCGAACTTGGCACTCGATGAGTACTCTTTAAAATCCCTAGGCGTGAGCTTAACATAGTCGTGAGAAAGAATAGACTCAAGCGCTTTTCCATCGAAGAACGCTTGGTCTGATGACATGCGGGTTTCAGGAGCCATCATCTTAGGGTCGACATTCATGAAAGCCCAGCCGAAAGGCGTAAGGCTCGCCCATACCGGCTCCATATTGGTCACAAGACTCCCGACAACATCATGTTCTGTATAAGCTCCACCCTCAAAAATCGCTACCTCAATTCGAGGTTCGCCAGTCAATTCGGATGCAAGTTTACGAAGATGTTTTAAGACTAATTCGCGAGATGGATTTTTCGAGGCATCTATTTTAGAAGCGATCCGACGTAAAGTAGCAGACAAGTCAGCAGGTTTCATAATCATCTCCTTCCACTACTGGCACATTAGAAATGTATAATCGGTGCAAACAAATACGAATCGGCCCTGGACGTTTCCATCCAGGGCCGATTCGACAGTTCAGTTTTTCGAAATTAGCGGGTGACGATCAGACGCACTAAACCACGCGGATTGTACGCGCCGATACCAAGGTTCTCAAACATTGAGAATCCTATCGTCCGCTCCTCGGGGTTGTCAGCGGAGAGAACCGTGAGCTCAGTACGGACCGGAATGCGTCCGAACATCTCAGGCTCGCAGCAGACGTAGACAACGCCAGCGGGAACGATACGGGAGACGATGAACTGAGCGTTCCAGCCCGTCGCCATCATACCGGTCTTCCACAGGGTCGCCTGGCTCTCGATGTCGAGGACGTCACGGCCGAACTTACGGATGTCGGCATAGTCGACCGCGTTCATGTAAACGCGAGCGACGCGGAGGTCCTGACGCTCGATCTCGGCGAACGCGTCCGCGAGGACGGCCGGAGAGATCGGCGCGACAACCGGGATGTCCGGGTTCGTTCCACCGGGGAGTGAATCGAAGCCGTTGGCCGCGATCGCATCCATGATGGAGAACACGCGATCGTCCTCAGCAGCCTGGATCTGGGCCTTGCCGAGATCCTGCATACGCTTGAGTAGATCGTACCGGCGCTCCTTGACCTGGGTCAGGGGAGCCTTCGGTAGAGCCGCGATCTCGAAGAGCGGGAAGATAACGCGGCGGGGCTTGGCAACCGCCGTGATGGACTCGCCCTCTTCACCGATCACGTACGCGACAACGTCCGGATCCTTGTCGTAGATCGGGAGAGCGCCGTCCGGAAGCTGCTCGACCAAGAAGGTCTTGCGGCCAACGGACGAGTAGTCGCGGCGCTCGCGCAGCGGCTGGATCATGCTGGCAGCGAGGTGACGACGACCAGCGGCGGTGCTAATGTACTTATCGACAACCTGCTCCTTGAGCGCGTTGTCTACAACCTGAACGCCAAATGACATGATATATCTCCTTCCTTAGTATTTGATGATGATGCTTAGATGAAGCTAAGCATCAAGAACATCTCGGTTGAGGTGGCGTTCGGGGGAGCAAGGACGAGACCTAGACGGGTGCAATCAGCCTCGGTAGCGGTTCCGCCACCAGCGTTGATCGCCTGAGCCTCGTAGGTGTCTTCCCAAACGTTGGTCACTAGACCGTTGACCGAAGCGTAGAGACGGTCGCCGACGTTGTAGGTGAGATCGTTGCCGACCACACCGCCGCCCGTCGTGGTCTGGCGCTCGGTCTCATAGATCTTGAGACCGACCGAACCACCACGGAGGAACGGACCCTTACCAGACGCCACACCAGGGGTGTTCTCATAGGCGTTGCCGAGAGCGTCATTGATGAACAGGCCGACCGGCTTCATGCCGGAAACAACCTGAGCCGTACCACCCGCTAACGTGAGCGAGTAGTAAACGCCACCGACCTTGGTGGGACCGCCGACGAGGTTCTCACCTTCGTCGTTGCGGGTAAAGGCGACGGAGCCGCCGAGTACGCCCTTCTTCACCGTAGCGGGAAGGGTGGTTGATACGGCTGCAGCAGCCGTTACAACCGGAGGATTGCTCTGCGTAAACGCATCCGCCGTTAAGGCAGGAATCGAATCCTTCACAACGCTGTAAAGGATACGAAGAGCGCCACTGCTTAGGGTGAAATCACCCGATGACTGACCACCGATCGAGCCCATTTTTAACCTCCAGTTCGGACGTTACTTGAAATTGTTCATTAGGAGTTCAGAAATCGATTTTAATTCAGTCCGTTTCCGCGAATTACTAAATCGATTTCTTACTTCTTCATTCACAACTTCGTTCACATCGACTGAAAAATTGGTTTAGGTATCCGTATCTAGTCTCTACGAAACCGCTGGGCTCCCTCGGCGGGTGAGCCCAGCGGTTTCGCCACTTTCAATTAGGGGCGATCCCAAAGGTTCGTTAGAGCGGACTCTGGCGCTTCCTTTGAAGCCTTCACCGCGCCGAGCTTCTTGGCTCCCTTAGAGGAAGCGGTGCGCTCGACGTTGTAGCCAGCAGCGCGAGCAACGGACTCGCGCTGAGCCGCCATGATCTCGCGCTGAGCCTTAACCTCAGGATCATCAGCGAATAGCGCCTCTAGTGCGCTGGTGTGGACCTGCATCGACTCCGTATCCTCGTCGAAAGAGATCGCAGGAGAAGACGCCATAGCCATCCCAGCAGGCGCAGGGGCAGGCGCAGGAGCAGCCATACCCTCAGGCATCATGGCGGGAGCCGGAGCAGGCGCAGGAGCAGCGTCACCACCCTCTTCCTCTGAGTGGTTCATAAGAGCCGCTAGCATTTCCTCAGCGGTCATGCTATTAGACTTCTCTTCGCCCCACTTCTCCTCGGAAACGTGAGCTTCCTCAGACAGAGACCCACTACCGCCACTGCCTTCAGAAGCGGAAGCCTCAGAAGCAGAAGCTTCTTTCATTGGTGAAGCCTTCTTTTCATGCTCCGAACCCGGAGCTTTTTTCGACCCGGACTTCTTGGCAGCCGCAGCGGCTGGCTTCTCAGAGCCGTCTTCAGAACCGCCCTCAGAAGCTTCTTTCGACATGGAGGCTTCGGAAGCGGCTACCTTAGAGGTAGCGACCGCCTTGATGATGGACTTGAGAGTCAGATCGTCGATCTGGTAGATCGCACGAGCTAAACGCTCAACAGTGGGCTCATCCGCCGCCTCATCAAGCATACGAGCCGCAAGCTTGGTGCAAGCGTAAGCGCGCTTGAAACGAGCCTCTTCCGGCATCGCGGCAGGAGAAGCCTCGGTCATAGCCTTCAGAGCGCCATTGATGCTAGCGTCCGGAAGCGCCATGAAGCCAACGGCGACCTTCTTGACAAGGTCCTTGTTTTCGGTACGAAGAAGAGCAGAAGCTAAGCGGTGTGAAGCAACCGCCTTACGCTCTGACGCAAACTTGTGGTTATCGTACTTGTGATCACCCCAGGCCGGGCGATCGAAAGTGGGAGCCTGGAACTCCGCAAAGCCCACTTCGTTGCGCTTAACGTGGCCCTTAGCATCATAGTCAGCCTTGACAAGAGACTTGTCGTAGCTAGCAGGCGTCTCAGCCCAAGTATCTGGACCAGCATCAGCCGCCATATACTGATCGGCAGAGGGCTGCGGATGCTCAACATTCATCTCATAAATGTCAGCTTTCCGTGAGGTAGCCGCCTGACGATTAGTCTCACGGCCGGGAACTTGCCAGGTGGTACGCTCGCGCATGTTAGATGCCTCCTGATTCATGATAATTTATCAGAATCCTAAATAGTAGCTATACTTGCAATCTTGCCCTTCCAGGACAAGAAATTTAGTTCACGCTGATTCAAAGGTCTACCGGCTTTGGTTGTACAAGCAATCAAGAATGCTTTCTCGCTTTTGTAATTGCTCATAGGTCCAACGGAGATAGCCAATTTATATAATCTAGTATCGTAATTCTTTCCCTTGACTCTATCCTCAATCCATGAAAGGACTAACAGATCCTTGGGGGTCAAAGAGGCCTTTTTAATAGCTTTGAGACCGCCCTTGTGGACGATATCATGAGCTTTAACCGCCCAGTCAGCGATTTTTGGATTTTTAACTACCGCAGACACTTTGGATTTAAACGACGCGCCTCTCATCATCGAGTCGTTCATACTCGTTAAAGCAACCGGAGCTGCTTCTACGACACTTCCAACATCTTCTGGCTTAGGACCGATTTTGTCCGCAAGCTTCTCAACCATGATTGTTAGAAGTTGTTCTTGGACTTTGTCTAATAGCGCATCGATTTTATCGCTAGAGTCACTCGTCGGTTCAGATGACTGACTATCGGAAGGAGCCTGATCAGACTGTGCTTGTTCTTCTGGAGCAGAGTCTTGAGAGTCACTATCGTCCGAAAGTAGCGATTCTAGGTCGTCGCCTCCTTGATCATCCTGCGCAGCATACTTAATAGAAGCAGCTTTCTTAATTCCATCTAAGGGAATGATGCTTCGCGCAGAATTAAGTTCGATCGCATCGTTCATTTTCGCTGCGACTTGAATTTGATCAGCGTTGAGGAAATTCCGACGCACTGCGCCCCTAAAAGCCGGATTTTTTACCCAACTCGCTTCGATAAATTGATTCGAATTTGGCACGCTTACATGACCAATTAACTCGGCGATCTTATTCTTCGCCCCAGATTCATCCAAGTATTCCGTGTGCTTGCCTTCATACTGGATGCAAGGGCACAGCTGCGAATCATCTGCCGCCACATTTCCGCACTTTGAGCATATCGTAAATAACGATATGCAGCCCATGCTTAAGCCAGTAATGCCGCCCGAAAGAATATCACTTACTAACTGCTGATGCTTGCGGTCTGTCGCTACCAAAATATCAATGTAACAGGTGTTGCCGAGATCTCTAGCTATGGCGTCGACAATGAACCCCTTCGAAAGCTCAGGAAGCTGAATGTGCTCTAGATAGTTATGAGCACCGATGAAAGTACGATAAGTAGATAGCAGGAGCGAACGCTCCCAAGCATCACCATTATTGTTGATTATGTCGCTGCATTCAGGCTTAATTCTAAAATCAGGGTAGCGAACATCAATTTGGACGCCCTTGTTCATGTGGCGTCCGGTCTTACTTCCCTTAGGCTGATACGTATCGACAGAAGCAACTATGGTGGCGTGACTGAGTAGGTATTGCTTGGGGTCACACTTGCGGAGGGTGGTCTTAGCAATACGATGGACATGATCTTTAGGTATCGCGCCTTCATTCTGACCACGAATTACTTCCATCCAGTTATCAAAATGAATGTCTTTCTGGCTAACTATAGCTTTAGCATAACGTCTAGTGGCCATATTTCCCTCTAATGTAGTTACTTCATAATAATTTGATAAATACGATTCGGGCCTAGAAGGATTTCCTTCTAGGCCCGAATCTAACTGCTTAGTCCTTCTTTTGAACGAACGTGTACATTTCGGAAGCCACCTTAGTAATTTCCGAAACCGTAGGTACGGGCACTTCTTTGGGTGGCCGATTGTCTAATTCGGCGGCCCGACGCTCGATTTCCACCTTCTGATGCCAGTCTTGCATCAGGTGATCACGAGCTTCGTGCATCAAAGCGTGCCTAATCTCAAATCCATTAGATCCCATGACGCCCTCCGTGTGTGTTGACAGACCTTCATGGTCTAGTCATAGAGTCTGGGCTTGACTCTGAATTACCTTACTAATTACATTATATCTCGAGAATGGATAGAAAACCCGCAGGATCGGCATTGCTTTATGTTCTTGCCCTGACGATACCTTCGGTCATACATCTTAGTAGCGCACCTAGGACACTTGATTATACCCGTAGCCTTCTCTCCCTGAGAACGCTTATACTTCCGGTTCGCGTTGCCCCAATATAAAGCAAGACGACGACCCGCACCATAAAGATTTTTCACAGTGCGATCGACGGTATCAAAACCATAGATGTGACCACATTCGCTTGCCAGACGATTTGCAGCGGTGACTTCTTCTACCCCATCATGGAAAAGTTGGCAGGCCTTAATGTAGAGAGGCTGCGTAAAAGACTCGAAGTCCGAGACAATATCAGAAGCTAAGCTTTTGCGCCATTTCTCATCCGACTTGGCGCTCTCCTCGGTGTTCATATACCGAGATTTTTCATAGGTCGAATAGCTCTGATCTAACTTTAAGGGAGGTAAGAAATCCACGGACCCAGCCCGAACCAACTCCGTCGGCACTTCCAGATAAGCTCCGAACGGCCACTGAACCATTACAACGCCGGTTTCAGTATTCGAGTAAATCACCCGACCCACATACGGGGTCATAAGCGTATCGCGATAATTTGCACGCCGAACAATATCGCCAGCTCTAAATTCTCGAGCCATCTGCACATTGTCGACATAAGCCGTTTTGTTATGCATGGTATACCTCAAATACAAGTGATCCATGAAGAGGTTAACTCTTCATGGATCACTAGATATTGTATCTGATTAATCAGCCCAGGTCTTGGCGCTGGCGGTAGACTTCTTACCAGCCCCAGCCCAAGAAGGCTGCTTGACCGTCTTACCGCCATTAGAGAGCGGAGACTGATCGCGAACACTGAACTCAGGACGGTCAGTCACGATCGAAGAACGATCCGCGTCAAAAGTCGGAATATCCTCTGACCAGCGAGCGCCATGACCGGCGTTGTGCATATAGGTCTCGTCCGCTTCAACGTGAAGAGGCTTAACCGGATTCTCAAACGTCGCCATGTATTTCTCATCGGCGTCGTGCTGAAGCACCTTGGCCTTGCGGCGGAGGAAGCTCTCGCGACCAAACGCGGTGGCCTCAAACCGATCCGCAAAGGAATCTAGCTGCGTCAACATCGAAGAAGCGACACGGCCATCCAACTTGCCAGCCGCTACGAGCTTCTCGATCCGAGTAGCAGCGGCGTCGAGATTTGAAAGTACTTTATTAGCAGTGTCCTTAGGAATGGCCATATTTATCTCCGTTATCCTAAAATGTTATGAAAGGCGTAAAATTACCAGGAGAGATCGGAAGAGTCAACCGAGGCCTTATGCTTCTTTCCAGCCTTCTTTGAAGCCTTCTTCTTATCGTCTGACCTAGAAGAAGATGACTCCACCTTCTTGGGAGATGCCTTCTTACCGGACTTCTTCTTAACCGCCTTCTTCTTAGCCGCGATTATCGGCATAAGAACAGAACGGCTACCAGGATTCTCGAAGGCAACACGCACCAGCGTGTTCACGTCCACCGCTACCATATCCTCGGAAGCAGTGCGAATTAGATCGACATTGAACTGACCAATAAGCGAAGCTAAACGAGCAGCAGCTTCCGGGTTCTTCGCCTTAATTTCCTGAGCGATCTTAAGCATACCACCAATTGTTTCATTCATGGTTGACGCCTTCTTTGGCTTTCCAGCCGTGGTTAAGAGTGTTTCGGACAGTAAATCGGTTTTGTAATCACCCAACCGATTCAACAACATATTATAGGTAGGAGCGTCTATTTTGCTTTGGTAAGCCGAATTATCGGCTGTCGAAATAGCAAGATCTAACGCCGCCCGAATTTGGACATCAGGAGCTGAACCATTCCAGTTATTTTGGAGCCAGCCCCCTTTAAGAAATTCTTTAGCCGAAGCAATAATAGCATCGTAATGATCCTTATTAAGGTAACGCTTATCTAAGAAGGACCAACCAGAATAGGGCCCGTCTGGACCACCCTGGGTCAAAACACCATGATATGTCGCTGTTCTAGTCATCCTAGATTCCAACGGTTTATTAGAAGATGATAATTTAAGGGATTTGATCCGAGAAGAATTCGGAAACTGCTTTTTAAGTTTTTCGAGCATAGTTTGCTCGAGCAAAGAAGAGTCGACGATATCTACTTTTCTTGCCGCAGAATCCAATTCTTCCATAGCTTTAATCCAACTATCAAGCGCGTCATCTATATCGTAGTATTTAGGACGCCTAGCTAGATCCTCCAAGTCTACATCACTGCTCTGCTCCACCGCTTTTTTAAATTCGTCAGTGGTTTGCTTGATGCTGTATAATTCTAGCATCAAGCCATAAACGTCTTTCGTAAATTTATCTAATACGGTTTTAAAATCTTTAGAAGGCAACTCGGCATTAGCGCGAAGATACTCGTAAAGTTTAAGGCTCACAGCCCAAGATTCGAAATTGGGTATATCTTTGTCGATTTCAAAGTCTGGATCTGAACTTTTTCCAAGTATAAGTTCGGCCAGAGATTTTTCAACTTCGGAACTATCCTGAGATTTCTTAACCAGCGAACCCAGAGCCTGAACAGATCTAGGTAGTGATTTCTGAACGTTCTCCACGTTACGACGAAGTGATTCAATGTAACCCGCTCGGGCGCCCCACGGTATTTCGCCGGTCGCCATATTCCAATTACGTTCTAAAGATTTTAGAATACTATATATGTTAGAGCCTGGCGACTGTTCGCTTAGGCGCTTGAATGCCTTGAATTGATCGTCTATGTATTTTCGTACTGATTTTTCCTGATCAACGGATTTTTCAGAAGGCTTTTCAGCGGGCGGGGAATATAACTTCTTGGTGATAGACTGTGTCTGATCCGGGTACTTCTTTATTAAGGACTGTGCCGCATCATTTGTAACCTTGAAGTATTTTTTACCATCTTGGTCAACAGTAGGGGGCGCAAATTCCTTAAGAAATTCGAATTCAGGCAGTACGGGGATTAATGGAGTTCCGGACGGGTGAGTTAAAACTGCACGCACCACTTTCTCGATAGAGTCATACAAAGCCTGGTCGACTGCATTCACATCGGCAGGACGTTCATTCAAGGTTTTCACAATAACGGACCACATCGGTGCGTCGACAAGAAATACTTTATTTCCAGATTCCTTGGTTTTAACTTCTAGACCTATATCGTTTTCGAGAAACTTCATCTGATCGTGATATGGATATTCTAATACTGTATCTATATTTGATTTAAACCATTCCTCTAATGATATATCCTTAGGCAACTTATTGCGAGCAATAAGGTTACTTTCCATCTTTTCTAAGATGTTGTAATTTATTGCAGATACTTTAAAATAAGAAGACGCTTTTTTGCTAAAGGCAAATTCAGGAAAAGAATTATTGAAGTCTTCGACAAAATTAGAGGCAAGTGTCGGACTTACTGAGTTTAATAAAGAATATAGTTTATCGCGATCTTTCAAAGCTTCAGATGCCAACCGAAAGGCGATCGCAGTTGCGCTATACTTAGGGCTTAGACTTAAATCTTTATCGAATTCTTTCTCAGAAGTATCGATCCGACGACGACGCTGGAAACTGCGTTTTTCTCTCTTCGGCTTATACTTTCGATCACCACGTGGCTTTCGGCCGCTAGGCATAAGACGGCGGACCTCGGCGTCCTCCTTATCAGATTCAGTCACCTTTTTACCTGATAAGAAATACCGCATATTTCACCGCCTAAAGACTAGGCTTTACCAAAAATGTATTACCCCTCTTCCTCTTTACCGAACCGATCACCCTTCTTATCGGTGCGCTTTAACCCGGCGTTGGCAAATATCTTATCCAACACATCTGTCTTCTCGGCTGCTTCATCGCCAGCCTTAGTGAGTACACCCTTAAGAAATTCGTTGAAAGTCGAATCATTCGGGGTAAACATATCACGTTTGAGCTGATCCAAGGTATCATCCGGATCTATATTAAGAAGTTCAAGGATAAAGGAAATCGGTAAAGAGCCCTTTTGATATATATTGAACATGTAGTCTTGGAGCTCTGAATTATCCCGTAAGGCAAGTCGCGTGAACTGCAACTTTGGATACAATAATCGCCGGTTACCGTATTCGTCCTCTTCCCAGAACCCCTTCTTCTCGGCCACTGGCTTAAATATATACTCTTCGACCAGTTCAGCGATTTGTTCGCGATACAGCAGGTACATAGTGTTCATAACGTCTAAATGAATACGCTCACCGCCGTACGAATTTTCGCCAGTCAGCATACCCTCAGTAATACGAAGACCAATGAACAGCATTTTATTGGTAGCTTCATACTCGCCGCTCAAGTCCAGCAAACGATCTCTAGAACCGATCTCATCCCAGTGCACTTCAAAGTTCGTTACGATGGTGAAATCGGGGTCAATGATCGCTTGGTCGACCTGATCTCTAAGCGATTCTACGTCTACCTCTGACATCTTGTCGGCCCATACAACGCGCTTCGGGGTCATTGCACGAGATGCAATGGAGGTCTGAGCCTGACGGAGCTTATCCTGGTAAACCAAAGTCCGGAGGCAACGTTCGAGAAGAGAAATTCCGCGTTCGTCGTATGCGCTCTTCTTATGACTTAGGTGATAGCAAAAAGAGCTACACAAGAAATCATCATATGGACTGGTATTCAAAGGTATAGGCTGACCACTCAGTAAGTTCTCACGGATCTGCTCTGGAATGTCATTTGCGATCTTAGCCGACTCCGGGTCATTCTGCTCAGACGCTTTTAAAACTAATAGACGATCCTTTTCAGATGGAATCAGCTCCATCTTACCTTTGTTCGTGTATTGGAAGATTTCTAGCTTAACTTGCTCAGGCGGCAGAATCTGTATTCTCTGCCAACCCTGATACTTCTCCGCCACGAATTTACGAATATTAGAGACGCGGTCTGAATCAGGCTTCGGAGTAAGTTTGGTCACCTGACGTCTAGATGTATTACCAGCCCAGTCGACTTCACCCACTTCTTCGTGCTCGACATGATTAAGCAATTCAGGAGGAATAGAATCCGACAAATCATGATCTTCTACGAAGAGGAACACATTTCCATGTAGCCAATACTCATGCGTGGCATCATATAAGGACTGAAACAGCCGAACGCGAGAACACATTTCCTCGAAGAAATGAAGGATCTGCTTATTCCGACGTAAATCTTTACCTTTAGGTAAAGCCAGTCGGATCTTACTCATAGGTACATCAGTGTGAAAATCGATCGCGGCGCCTATGATAGGATGAGTGTTATACCAAAACCTATATAATTCCCGCTTTTCGCGCTCAGACTGAGGTAATTCGAGGAAGTCAGTAGATAACTGAGGACTATAGAAAGCGGAGTCACCAGATTTTATGGCTCCACCTTGACCATTTCCGAAGTTAGACCCATATGAAGCCACTCGTATGCTCTGCTTTTGCTCAGCACGAGCAATTTTCTCCAGCTTTGTGAGCTTTTGCTTAGTGGGCTTCTGCTCATCAACTTTATTTACAGGAAGCGATTTTTCGTCCGACATTTTACGCCTCAGATGTATCGTCGATATATCGGTTTACTCTGGCCTTTAAAAATCTATCTTTATTTATAGTCTTAAGAATACCCAAGACATCGCCCAGCATGTGTCGGTAGTTCCTTAAACTTAAATTCTGGACCGTAAGCTGGTCCGCAGCAGATCGGCTCCTCATATACTTCGATTCGATCCGTTCAATGTCTTTGTAGGTTTCGGAAAGAACGGAAGTCACCCTCAAGATCTTTTCTTGGTGCGACAAAAGAGTCTTTAAATCGGCTTCTAACTCAAGATCCGAATCAGATTTAGCCATCATCCTCACCTTTTGAGACCATACTCCTCAGGATGTTTCTTTATTTCTACCCAAGATTCTAATATGCCTTTTAGAATTTCGAAACAACGCATATCACCTATAATCAAGGCCTGCCAGCTGCCACCAGATTTTAGGAACGCATGGTAGATATATACAAAATCATTGTCAGTCATGTCATCTTTCGCATCAAAAACATGGTCTAAGATTTGAGAAACGATCTTATGACTTATCATTTGTTCGGTAACTTTGTCACTCATACTATGGTCGATTCATAGACATTTCAGCGATTAGGATTCCTGGGAGGAATCCTTAAGGTCGCCGATCCGTGCAATCTACTACGCATTCGATGATACTGACCATAAGATGGCATACGAGGCTGCGATGACGGTATAGAGGTAATTGTGTTTTTTCGATCAAGAATACCAGGATTTGCTACTATATACTCTGAAGCCACGAGTATACTACGAGCAAGCGCATCAGACATATCGTCGTGTTTGCCTGGTGCATTTGGGGCTTCTACCGTAATAATATTCTTACCCTGACTATATGCCTGCAGCTCGAGTAACTCCGTGATAAGCGGACTATGACGACCGGACGTCATACCCTCCATAGCTTCAGGCACGGGATAATCATACAAATCTAACTGCCGGTTGTACATAAACATCTTGAAGGTCTGATACATTAGACTACTGTCGGAGGCAAAGAAATTACGGGTTTCGAATTGCGTAAGACCTTGTTTATGTAGCTCTTGCTCAAATACTATGCCAGACCATTGGTCGAATATACCCTTCACGACGTAAAACCTAGAACACACCGCCTTAAACCATAAAGCAATTTCATTCATATCTAGTCTGGCAACGTCTTGCAACGTGCGAGCGTACTGGGTCAATGGTTCTTTCAGATGTGGATTCGATTCCTTCCAGGTCTTTTTGGCGTACCAGGTTTCATGATATACGAGTTCGATCTTGCCTTGGTTTATTCGTGATAAGGCGATGGAGGTACCATCGTTTACCAAACCGACGTCGATACCTGCAAAGTGCGGCTCTCTTGGAAGACCGCGATCGTTTGGGATACGCTTAGGAGTGATACACTCGAACAGATCACGACTATCTTCAATCCAACCTCGAACGCGGTCTGAAAATTCAGCACCGTGTTCGGTCATGAAGGTGCGAGGATCTTTAAAGTATTCTTTCTCGTAATAACTACGGTCCAGTGTGGGGTTGACTTCCCATGTAGGAGCCTGTATAACTAACATATCTTCGGAACCTTTATCCTTAGACATGCCCAACTGATATTGACGGTAGAAAAACCCTTCTTTGGCATCCGGCGATGAAATTAAAATCATGCGGCCCTCTGTAGGACCAACCGCTTCGTGTTTATTTTTAGGATCTTTCGGGGAGAACTGAGCTAGAGAAGGCATGATCGCTTTATATACACGCTCAGCTGAGCTCTTGCCGTCATCTATAAAGAATGCGATCTCATCAAGTATCGCGCAAATCACACCACGACCACGAAGGCCTTTGGCAACTGAACTCTTAAACGTAGCGTTTACTGTAGCTTTTCCAACATCACCGAATCGTTTCTTGTCATTTTCAGTACGAAATTTCATGAATGTCTGGGTCGTATTCGCTAGTGCATTTTTAAAATAATCCACAGCCTCGACGTGTGCCTGCATGTCGCCGTAGACGATAGAAGCTTGCTCTTTGTCGTTTGCCACAGCCAGTACACGAATTTCAGATCCGGGCGGCATACCATAGTAAGATTGAGGGTGTCCACGCCTCAGGAGCTTATAAAGCTCATATGCGGCGAATATAGCTGACAGGGCGCTCTTGCCACTGCGTCGTCCAAGAACTAATATGAGCTCACGACGCTCTTTACCATCCTGCCGTTCAACGTTGCAGCGACCTTGGTCATATAGATACTTTAGATATTCGACTTCAGTGAATGTATATAGAATTTTTTCGCCGAGCTTATCCTTGATCACGATGGTCTTATCAACATCGTTCAAAGGAATATTGTAATACATCTTAACGATGAAACGTTGTACCGGATACAAACCGAATGGTAATAACTTGAATCGTTCGATGAAATCTAAAACGGACAGGAAGTCTACAAAGCCATCGTCCGAACCAGGTTTAGAGGCCTTTTTACTATCAAGGAAACTCGAAACTTCACCGGTTAATGCGCTCTTAAAAGGAGCTTCCTTAATTGGCATTTTAACCTACCGTTTCATTTAACTTCTGTTCCCAATCCTTCATATCCGCTTCAATCTGCTTGAAGACTAAGTCGATCAAGTCGTCAGAAATACCACATTTCTGCATAGAATCATAGACGAACTCCATCCATAGACGAAGTACCGCCTTAAACTTCGGACTTTTAACATCTACCCCATCAGATTTAACGCTATCAAGCTTCTTCAGCAAAACATCGGAAAGCTGACGAAGCGATTGAATGCGAGATATAGTGTAATTAGCTGTGTTCTTGCCTTCTTTTGCGGCTTTGCGACGCTCGAATTTAAGGTGACCAAGTTCTTCTATTATCTCATTTATTACGGTATCTACAATTTCCGCAACCGGGGCGCGTACCAATGCCGCCTGAGTTAGAGCCTGAGACTCAACATATACTTCGCGTTCTCTATATTCACGATTAATGCTCTGGGGGTCTATAACTTCGGGCGTGGGAACCATCCCGCTCTGGTCTACAACATAGTCCATACCCATTTCACTAACGGGTATCTTTTCGCCGTTAGGAAAAGATATGAGTTTTCCCGATGAATCACTAGGTTTATCTTTATGATCATCCATAAAGCACTGTACTAGTCGCCAATGCTAGCAGGCGACACCTCGATCTCTAGCAAGCCCTTGTTGTTAGAACTCGGGCTAATATCCAGATCTGCTCTAAGATCGAAATCCGATACAGGATTCCTCACCGGAGCAGAAGCAACAACCGGCAAAGAACTCAACTGTTTTGAATAAGAAGCAACCACGGATTCTGGTACCGACCTGATCAAAGTTTTCGAATACTTTGAACACCAGCCGGGAGAAGTCTGAAGCGTGCAACCAGTGCAATTCGTGGAGGCTAACACATTCAAGGCGCCTTTTTTGCGGAATAGTCCAGCACCCTCGGCACAGCCCTTACCGTAATCAGAATACACAGTAGGATCTAAGAAATAGTGGCCCTGGATCCCCACATTCGAAGCATGCCGAGCACTGACGTGTGAAAACGGCTTTAGATCTTCCTTAGAATACTTAGACAGTATAGAAGAAGCTAGTTTTGTTCCAGAATAGCCTAAATTCAGCAAACGACCTATATGGTTCTCAAGTTCGAGCTCGTCTATTTCTCTTGGGGCTACTAACTCATTCGTCGAACCATAAAACCCCTTAGGATGAGAATTTGATACGATTACCTTATTGGGGTTCGGTCGATAAGTGTTAATGGCTTTGACTATCGGCCGAATGTCTTGAACGGAAGCCATTTTCTGGAGAAGAACATCTGCTTCCTTACGATCTAATCGTGATTCACGCACTGCGCTTTTTAAAGCAGAAGCAAGGGTTTCTTTGTTATAGGGAACCTCGTTCGTGACGAATTTAGAAACCGAACAAAGCTTATCGCAAGCGCCGCCGGAAATGCCATGACAGTGACCACAAGTGGCATGACGACGCAAAACGTAAGAAGGAACACGCTTAGTAGATATGACGAAGTTAAGCGCGTCTTTACAACTTTCAAAGGCATCCAAGTCCAAATAGGTCTTGCCTAAAAGACCGTAATCTAAAGCCAAACGTTTTAAGGATTCATCACCAGACGCAAGCAAGAACTCCCTATCGTCGTGACCTTCCATCATGCGTCGAGCATATTTGAAATAAACTGAAGACGGTCCAGAGTACTTCGGCTCGCGGGGCGCAGATAAATACGCGTCAACTGTAGACTGGTCATACACGGGCTTATATTTCGGTTGCTGAGTAGAAACTGTCTTTACACCATCATTCGAATGATGCGATTCAGAGGCGGCTATGCCGCTACGAATCGCCTCTTTCCAAGCCGATTGATCGTCGGTAGGAACGTTTAACTTCACCAACCCTAAGTCGTTAGCTAAACGCTTCCCATAAGGAACAGATGACACTATCGTCTTTTTAAAAGCAGAACACTGTCCAGATCGATTGCAGACACACCCAGAGCATTCATTTTTTGCAATAACGAACTTGGCTGTTCGAGCGGTGTTTGCAACAATTTTCCGATCTCTCGAGTTATCTTGCGAGCATTTTGGGAAATTCGAAGCATTAATATAGAGATTACCTAAAAGATGGCGCTCACCCAAAACGCTCTTAATAGCTTTAGCGGCCAGTTTTATGTCAGCGGGAGAGTACTCTGCATATAAGCGCTGTGCGACCGTCTTATCGTCGTAGCCCTTCATAACCATAGTAGCGACGCGGTTGCGAATTGGGTCTATCATGTCTACTTCAGACGGAAGCATTTTATCTGAAGGATTGACGTTAACCATCACATGAGGCTTAAGCGGAACTAAGGAAGGCGTCGAGTCTTTAGGATCGAAAGCCAAGGCCTTCTGTAGTTCAGGAATAATATCTAAGTTTTGCTTTGGGAGTGTTTCCAAAGCTCGATATTCCTCTTCATTTACTGATAACCAAGAAAGATCAGAAACCCCCTGGTTATGCATAACGTGATCAAGCTCGCCTACACCCGGCATACCAAATTCGAAATCTTTTTTCGCCATTTTAAACCTCGTACTTGGACAGTACTGCCAATACTTTGCTTAAAGCAGCAGCAGCATACCTGAACTCTTGCGAAGCTTCCGGGTCGTTTATGTTTTGTATTTCAAAGTCTATAAGCTTTGAGCGAATCGTAGACAATATCACCCTGTGCTCAGTCGAAGCCTTTCTTACCGGAAACTCATCAAGAACGTCCTTAATAAATATATCATACTCAAGCGCCACAGCTCTAATAATATCTGAAGCCAGGTAAACATGCTCACCTCGCTCTTGTAAAAACGCCATGACGTGACGCCGGGTTAAATCCTTCTTACCGAATTTCTTTATGAATTCAGATGTTAGATCACGAACCAACACGACGTTAGTAGCTATTTTGTTCATCTGTTTAATCTCCGATGAGTGCAGCTGCTGATACCGTCCAATATCCCAGTATTCCATCGACGGGAACCCAGCGTCCACATTTTGATCTTGCACATTATAACCCGACCAATAATTTCCTAGTGCTCCAAGAGTATTATCGACCGTTGTCTTGTTCTCAGGGATACTAGGCAGAGAATCGGATTTGGAAGCTTCTTCTTCTGCAAACGTATCGCCCGAGTGGGGTGCGAACATATCATCCACAGAGGTACCTAAAACCATCGGGTCATAATAGTCAGATCTGGCCGGAGGATTTTTTGAATCTGACGGAAGGTTGGTGTGGATATTCTTGGGGAAGTTCGTGTGAGTTACGAAATCATCTGAATGATCATCTGAATGATCATCTGTCATCGGACGAGTGGGATTTAAAAACAAATTTGTAGGACCTCTTGGCCGTGTATCATAATCTCCCGGAAGAGTCGAATATGCTAACTCGGGGTCATGGCTGCCTTGTGATTTACTAGACGCTGTCGAAGTAGACTGAGGATAAGAAATCAGTAATTCAGGGTCTTCTTTCTGCCAGGTGCCACCACCATCAGGGAGAGAAACCTGTGATTTTTTCTTATTACTGTCTTCCCCGTGCTCGCCACCCCACTGAGGATAGTCATAGGTGCCGATCCCGAATGGATCTACAGATTTATCGGAGGCGTCCTCAGTGGGTAGGGCAGATGGCATTAGTCTACATCCCACAACCAAGCCGTATTTGGCTTTGTCGCTTTTACTGGTTTCATGGGATTATCCGGCTCACTGTGCTTCATCATCATGTCTATCTCTTCAGATGATAAGCCTGGTGTATAAACCGGCATAAGTTTGTCGTTAGACGCCCCAGGAAGCCAGCTATAATAATCACTGGCAGTCTTCAGGCTGGTCGAATCACCTACCGTGGGCCTATCGTAACCACCAACACCATCTGAAGTTACGTCCTCGTAAAGGTAGTCTTCAGTGATGAACCCATCTAAATTAGGATCGTCGCTAGGAAGCGCATCTGGACCATTGAAGAACCCATAGGGAGACTCACCCGGACCGACGTGAGTAATACGTGGACCAGGAAGGTTCTCGACTGGCACAGAAGAATTACCGCCAGCTAAACGATCGCTAGCCAGTCGAGCTCCTTGGGAAGATAGATACTTAGAGATAGCAGCGTCGTAGATGGATTCGGAAGTTTGTCGTTTAGAAGCCTGCTGGGTGAATCCTCCAGCAGAGGCGGAGGATTCATTTCCGGAACCAGACCCCTCCGGCTGACCAAAATCAGCAGGAGTGGGGTTTAAGGTCTCCGGAGTTAATTCCATAAATTCTTGCTCATCCGGTTCAGCAGTTTGGTAAGCCTGCTCCACGAATCCTTCAGGGTTTGTCTTAACTGCCTGAGCATCTTGAACCAGAGTCTTTGTCTCGGGCGCTTCTTCTAGGTTCCAATGATCGGCACCGACCTCATCATATAAGGTGTCGGTGAATGAGGAGATGATCTCAGCAGCCTGACCGAGCGCACCTCGCATATCCTTAACGGTCTGGATGTAGCCCCGGCCCCCTAGTAGTCCATCAGGACTAAAAGAAGAAGAAGGCATTTTTGAAAGAAGTCGAAGCGCTGAAGAAGCATAGCTATGTGAGCGCTGAGCAGCCCATAAAATTTTCGCAAGGTTTTTAAGGCTATCTCGAGACCATTTGAACCCCTCGACGCGTATATCACGTCGTACCGGACCTTGGTCACGGATGAACTCGATCTTACCGGCGGTTCTTATGGTGCCGGAAGTCGCGATCCTATGAGCGATGTCTTTGTGGAAAAAGCTCATATTATCCTCGAATGGGCGAGTCGTCCGAGACCAATCGAACTATCACAGTATTACCTTCTTCATCCGTGGACAATTGCCAGAAATCCTGCTGCGAGATGCGAACAAGTTTATCTTCTGCTATACGCATGAAGCCTGACAAATCGGATAAACTAGCGACCCGAATACGTGTCGCGGTGCTAGCTACCCGGCTTTTTGAAGATATCTGAAAGCCGTCATCGATTGAAGAAGACGTAAATCTTAGATCTTCTATTTTTATCATATACTATCTCCCATCATAATGATCGATGAACGATCTAAACAACTGTGAGGTTAACAACTACTACTTGAGGACCATTCGAAGAATTACGGGAATTAATAACTAAGGTCGTAGAATAATTCGCCGGTACCCAAGGTATGCCTAAACTGCCAACGGTGACAGTGACCTGCTGAGACTGACCGGATGATAATGGCCCGCCCGCTGATGGACTAAAGGTGCACCACGGAGCATTTTCTGCGGCTTTAGTGATAACATAATTTAACAAGGAACCGATAGGACCCACATTTGTGATCGTAAATGTCTGAGGAAGAGTAGCAGACTGGGTCGCTAAGGTATAAGTGAACGACAGATACTGAACGTTTAAAGAAGTCACAGGTCTCGGGAGGACATTTACAGAAAAACTTACCGAAACGGGAGGAGCCGAAGAATTACTTTGAAGATTCAATAATGCGGAGTATGGGGATGAATCACTTAGAAGATCTTGATTAATAATTCGATAGCTAAGACCACCAGATTGATTTTTACCGATTCCCGAAACCACCGAAGGTACAGGCACTAACCAAGGAACGTTTGGGGTCGCAGTTACACAGAGCATACTACCGAAAGCGCCGGAGTTTACGAACGTGATAGGACCGCCTTGGAAATTCGCATCACCTTCACTAACGGTTACCGAAACCGACGAAGAGCTAGTTAAGCTTAATGCTGGGTCTAACTGCGATTTGAATGATTGTAGGCTCTCATAAATAGCATCAACCACATCCCCTGGTATCGGGTAGTCTACATCGACCAAGCGACCGAAGGGCGAATTTATTTCGGAGACATAAAAATACTGACCTACTGACCGTATATTATTAGCCGACACCTTCCAAGACCACTTTCCGGCCTCAGAAGATATCTGAAAATAATAACCGCCACCAGCTACATTTGGTGTTATCATACTGTAGCTAGCAAAAAGAAGGCGATACAGCTAGAAACCTAAACGCGATATCAGACATTCTGTAAGCAGGTTCCAGAACAATAAACGGTTTTTTCGTCAATACTCAGAATCCAGGTTATTCTTACTTCGACCACAATAAGCGCAGTACCCCACCATAGCGCCTAATATGAATGAACTCGCCTGAGTCCCCCAAGCGAGTTCATTCACATTGAAATGCACTTTAAATGCAAAGTATTACATCATTGAAATCGAGCGGAGTGCTTCTACAACGGCTTGTTCGGCGGTTAAATCACCACCCTCAGCGTCATTCGGGTCGGTTAGCGGAAGTGACTGATAATAATAGTTGCTATCGTCGCCACCTGCCCCGCGCCACACTGCTACCTCTCCTAATATTTCTATGGCGTTTCTAGGACTCGCTTTAAGATGCCTGATCATATTGTTTACAAGTGCTTTACCCTTGCGACCAGTACCGTCACCAACGTGCTCATCATTCGTGAGTATGACATCGAACCCAGATCCATCTGTTTCAAGGGTCGTGTCTTCAGAAACGCTGGAAGCATTTACACAATCAACGTAGTCTTTGGATGAATATATGGCATTAAGCATAGGTTCTTCTACAGTAAACATATCGAAATCCAAGTCCTCCCTAAGGTCATCTAAATTAAAACCGCTAACGTGCTCTGATTCCATATCATGACCGGCTATTTCTAAGGAAATCTTCCGAACAAATGGCTGACCACGAAACGTTCCAGTAACATGGAAATCTGGATACGCGTCAGAACCCCCAACTCTCTGAACAGCAGTAATCACCACATCTGAGGCAAGCGCAGCAACCATTCGACGCAGATCAGAAAGCACCAGATCGCGCCTTGGAGTTTTGGAGGATTCCAAGGCGGCTGCAATGCGCTTCAGTCCTAATGCTAATTCTTTAGGTGACATGTAGGCTCCTTATATGAACTTACTATATCAGAAGTTTAAGCACATTATTCCATCGTCAAAATCTGCGCGTCGCCGCGATCTCTAAACTGCGGAAGTGAGACTTCGTGGAGGATGTTGAAGTGTTTGTCACTAATAGCGAAGAACACGGTATAATATTTTCCATATCTTGAGTTATTTACTGTCACTCTCAAAGCCTCGTCTGCAGACTCGAGTTCTTTCTTAGCAATTTCGAGTTCTTCTGCTGACGATTTTACATCGTCATTAGCTATACCATGCTTAATAAGCATGGCTACACGCGTGTGTTTTTCCCTTATCTCTTCCTTAATAAGTTCTTTTATCTTATTCAAAGCGCGAAAGAATCGATGTCTAACCCGACCCTGGGTCAAACCCATTTGTTTTGCTATTTCTGACTGGCAGGTAGTTTCGTACATTCTCCAAAGAATTTCTCGATCCTGATCTGAGAACTTCGGACCTAACTCGACATCAAAATCGCGCTTCTCTAATTCCGGAATCGTTCTGAGAAACTGGATGCGTTTAATTCCTCGATGAAGACGATAAGAAACGGCCGCTTGAGTGATTCTAAAAAGCTTTGCGATTTGCTCTTGCTTCATACGGTCTTTATAATATAGCTTTATAAGATCAGACTCACGGGCTGGAATTCGCGCTAAAAACTTTTCTATCGAATTATAATCTAGTGCCGCAGTGCCACTAACAATAGTATCGGACAAATCTTCTTCGCTATCTGGAGCGAACGACTTCTCGATAAAATCGTCAATATTATCTCCATAGAGACTATTGCCCAATTGATACCGGTTGCTGAATCGACCAGAAATCGACGACGGGTCTTGAATAAGAATATGTGACATTGATCTCCTTAAGAAACCATGAAGGGTGATTTAAATTTAGTCTAGTCTAGGAGATCTACCGAACTATACAAAACGGCTAAATATCTTCGAATATAGAACTGTTAATGCTCAAGATTTCTTGATCCTGACCAGAATATTTTACCTGCTTCTGACCCTTTGCGCAATACGAAGCCAAGCTCGGTAAAAGCTCGAACCCTACTATTTCATAATTTAGAGTCAACTGATCCCTTGAAGACGTAAGACTTTGTTTCTCTTTATCAGTAAGCCAGTCAGGTAACTGGTCGAGCATGGCTTGCGGAGATTCAAAAGCAGCAAGTTTCGAAGCAGTTGATTTCCTTAATCGATATACCCCTTTAATATTATCCGACGAGTCGCCACAAAGAGTTTTAAACATGCGTACTTCTAATGGATGGATCCGGGGGTGCTTGCCCTTATCGAGCCTACCCCATATATCCATCGACACTTCAGCGTCGACAAAATTAGAAGGATAACTTGGCTTAAAAATGATTATTCTCGGATCAGAAAGCAATGAAAAGAAATCTTTATCTTCGCTAATGATAATACGAACCGTATTATCATTAATCGCACAAAATGAAGCGATTAAGTCATCAGACTCATGATGCTTACTATGATATATATCGAACCCGGTGTCTAAAAGAGACTTCATTAGACTATCTAAAAAATCAGTGGAATCATTAAATACCAAATTTCCAGATTCTCTTCCAGCCTTGTAAGACGGATATAAAGAAATGCGATGACTAGAGATCCCATCGAAAAACACGCTTACAGTCGAATAATCTCTTATTTTTGAAAGATAAGAGCGAACAAGAGATAAGAATCTATCATTAACTAGTGAGATAGACCTGCTTTCATCATGGGGGCTAAAGTCGTGCTTTACGGAATGAAAGGCCTTATGCAGAATATTATTCCCATCTATAAGCACATGTCTAACTGTCTCGAGACCGCCGATTTTTCTCATGGAATCTTTACTACATAGCTCGAAGGGTAGTCCATCAATACGGGTTTAGAAGACAACTGAAGATTTAATTGTACCTTATCACCATTATCGTAGACAGCCGAAATGATACCGGTAAGGTTCTTGAATGTTCCCTTTAATACCTTCACCTTATCGCCCTTTGCAAACGATCCTATTTTAAGAGCGTCAGTTCCAGACTTCAGTGGTCTAATTTTATCATCTGAAAGAAGAGCGTAGTTTTCTCTGTTAGACTTCAGCACTAATTCGAAATAATTGGTAGCATTCAGTTTATTGTAGTTGATACCCGGTCTAAACTCCACAAAGATGTATCCGTCCATATAAAACATGGTCTGCATATCTTCACGTACTTTTTCAGAAATCGCAGGAATAAATACATTCAGAGGCACTTTAAGTATGCGATGAACCGCCCTGACTATGTGGTCGAGGGATTTCTCATGCTCCCCATTCGAAGACAGCTGTACAACAACCCACTGATTTTTTAAAGGGTCAGGCTTACTTGAACCTGTCGAGGAAGGCACGAGCAAACTCCTGTTCAGACATAGGCATTTTGTGCCTATCATACTGTACGACAGGAGTCGATTCCTCAGAAATAACGGTCGGACCCCTAGATGGGGTAATTTTATCATGAAGCGCTGTGATACGCTCGTCCGAATTAAACTTCACACCTTCAATATCGATGGTCTTAGGTTTCGGTAGCGGTTTAGGAAGTGCAACTGTCTCAGGCCTTATGTCTATCTTCGTAGCCTCTTGAACCGGTGCAAGTGCTGCTTTAGATGAAGTATTCGATTCGACCGCATCGATCTTAGTAGGAATCTCCGAGGCAGGTCTAGACGGAATAGATGGAGCATAGACAGCCTGAGGCTCATTGAACAGTATGAATTCAATGTCTGACCAGGTGATCACTGAACATTTACATAGCTCGATACCAACCGAGTAAAATCTATTATAATTCTTTGTATCTATGAAGTTAGGGGTGTCTACCTCACATTTAACGGACCGATATCGCCTTATGGCTTGATTTAAAGCATTAACTATATACTCTCTTGCTACAGATGCACTCTCCGACACTCTTAGACGGTCGAACAAAGAGTACTTACTGCCGGATTCCGATGCCACGGAAACAAGCACGTCCCTTACTAACTTGCGAACACTAGCGTTGGTCACATGTTCAAGCCCAGAATGGTCTACCTCACCCAGATCAATTAACAGAGCCAGCGAGTTCAAAACAGACCTAGGGTGTGAATGGTGAAAATCAATAAGAGTTTTCAGTGCATCTGGGTTAAATTTAACATTCTTATCATTACAAATGTTCATACAACGATTAAGCAGTAAATCTGAAGGCGGCGGTTTTACAGCAAACTCATCCAAGCGGTCCCGTAACGCAGGTCGTATCTTAGAGGCTTCAGTCGTACAAGCGATAATAAAAAGTCTTCTATCTTCAATCGACTTAAGAAGCACATCTTGAGCCCCAGCGCTAATCCGATGAGCCTCATCCAAAATAATAATATTCGCAGCCCCATCCAAAGAGTTGAAATCGCTGTCATCGACAAAAGATCTTATACGGTCGATAGAACCATTTGAAGCAGCATCGAGCTCTTGAACCGACATATGCCGTTCAGAAAGTATCGAACGGCATATGTCGCATTGGTTACAAGGCTCTCCTTGCACTTTGGACTGGCATAGTACAGCTCGAGTTACAATACGGGCAAGGCTAGTTTTACCGCAGCCCTTTGGCCCACTAAACAATAGCGAGTGCGACGCTAGCGTGCCGTTGCGGCTCCGATGCAACAGCACCTGTTTAATAGGGTCATTACCAAGGACCTCAGAAAACGTTCTGGCACGGTATTCTAAATCGAGATGCATTTGATCCTACTTCGTTTTGAGAATATTCCCAAGCTCTTGAAGAGCCTCATTCCATTTACCGTGACGAAGAGCAATTTCTGGGAATTCTTGGACCTGGGGCGAACGCAAAGTATATTTCATTTCGCCGGTCTTAGGATCTTCTTCACCCACGCATCTCATCAGCAAGTGGTCAACCAAGGCCACACGAGCGTGTTCGTTCAAGTCATTCCACACATCCAGAGCCACGACCATTATGAAGTCGCACTCACCACCACACAGGTGCTTATCCATGGGAGAAGCCTTCTTAACGTATCCTGGAATCTTCTCCTTCGCTCGCGTTGACGCTTTATTTCGACAGAGAAACCGGAATTTAGCACTGCTAATATACGGGTGATATCTTGAAATTAAAGTCTTTGATATTTCTGCGGACGCTTCATGGTCATCGAAAAGTAGAGGGATCGAAACCGACTTCTCTTTAGTGTTACGAACGGCATCATTTTCGGTAGTCATCGAGATATCTCCTTAAGAATTGCGGTTTTGAACTTCAGGTCACCTAATTGCGACCAGAACTCGTTTGGGTCTTTAACCTGACCCCGACTTCCATATTTTACATCGATGACCTCTAAGTCATCCTGAAGTGCATCACGAATTGATGAAACACCGTTGCGACCTGCTTCATCCATATCCAAAACGCAGTATACCTTGGTTGCAAATCGCCGAATAAACGACGTTTGAGCCCGGTTAAGATTATTTGTGAGAATAGACAAACACGGAACGTTTAGACAACGTTCTATGACCAACATATCCGAAGGACCTTCGGCCAAAAACACGGAGCTAGAGTTAAATATTCGAAGCACATTCGCCGCGCAACCAAAGAATAATGCTTCTGGTCTGTTAGACAACACGAAAGTATCATATCGTTTATAGGTTATATTTCGAGTTTGAATCCCATACACTTCACCGCTGTAGCTCGTTAGCGGATAAACAATGCAGTCACTTTGCCTGAAGCGGTCCGATTCCGAGTTACCTTTCAACCACAGAGAAAAGCGACAAGCATCGCACGAGCAGTCTGAACCACAATCTTTAGAAAACTCAAAGACATCTGATATGAAACCTACTCTATGTCTTGCCCATTGTATATCATTAGAACCACGCTTGCGGAGATATGATTGAGCTGATTCATGATTTAATAAATTCTGATGGGCAAAATCAACGAATTCATTTAAAATCGACAAACGACATTCCTAGTTTAACATTGTGCACCAAAACACTACACTTGCCGTTGTGAAAGGATGTGCTAAGACCTACAAAATCGGGACGAGAAAGAAATACCGGCAATGAAACATCAGCTCGAGATATTTTGCAAATCTGTTTATATACATGATCGTCAGACAGATTAAACTCAGAAGTAAAGCTAAAATCCTTAGGAATCAGAAGTGTGTGAGGTTGCGAAGTTGAACCACTTACATCTTGAATGTAATCGAAAGCCTCAGCGAAGCTTTTAAACCGATTAGGCCAACCCTGCGAACGAGACAAGTCATATGCCAAATCGAATATCGGCCTCAAAAGGTCATCATAGTTCGCATCTTCATGTACGAAGACTCCGCTGCGCAGTTTTGAGTCAGGAGTAAGCTTTTTAGAAACTAAAAATTTTCCAAGCCGAGTGGAGCTTACAATGCACGGCAAAAAGTCAGGGTGAGCAGGAGTTTCTATCCAAAGAGGAGTTTTAGCATTATCCTTCGGTTTATGTAAGTCTTGGTCAAAAATTTTAAAATAAATCGACATCACCCAAAGACTCGTAATAAGCTGGAAGCTAACGCAGCCACATAGCGTTTTATAGAAGGCCACACACCTGACGGGAAGAGATGGTAACGGTCATTTAAAGTCCACTGAAGAGCTGCAATGTCCGGATATAACTGTATAGTCACTTTGTCATCAGATATTATAGAATCGAATTCGGATTCCAATGATATCTCTGAAACTCTAGGTTTAAACATTGGACATTCCCTAGAAGTCGATTCACTGTCACATATATCCCCGTTCCATGTTTTAGGACTCGATGAACCGTAAGTACAAAGCCTGACGCTAGATGGAACTGTCATCACTACTAAGGAAATCGATGATCGGGGAGCCAGTATCTCATCAGGACTGGATTTGATTGAAAAATCTTCGCCTGGAGCATGCACGATATTGTAGAAGCAATTCTGAGGTAGTTTATCTAGTCGATTCGCTATATACCTCGACTTGTGACGTTTTACAAGCTTCACAAGTCTGGATTCGATCTGATCTTTGGATTTCATATACCACTCTACGACTTAAGCGGTTTTAAATGCAACGAGTCGGTCTTCACTCCCTCATAGGACGTGTGGGAATGAGCCAGGAATTCAGGGTTATGGGTAACCATAAGGATATTTATCCCAGTGTCCTCCGACAAACGCCTCATGAACTCTGCGGCGTTTGGAACATAAGCATTTGCAAGCGCTACCATAGACTCGTCTAAGATAAGTAAGTTGCTCATTTTCATTTTTTGCATTATGGCCAAACGCAAAATCAAACTAATAACCACAGCAGCTCCGCCACCGAAACTATTGAGGGGATCGCCAGCGACTCCAGATTCCTCCACACTAAACCGCATCGAAAGACGGTTATACTTTGATTCCTGAACAATATTAAACTTCAATGATTGATCAGTAATAATGTGAGCTAGACCAGTAGTAGCCAGATCCGAGATGCTGGTTACATTTGAAGCAATAGAATCTTCTAACCATTTCTTAAATATTTCAGCGCTTTTAGCGTAAAGATCAGCATCATATCTAAGAGACTTTATCTCCGCTTCCACATCTGACATTTTCTTTGTCAGCAATTCTCTATAAAGCACCCCTTTTTCAAGCTGTCTTTTAAAGATATCATATCTTGACGACAAACTTTGATTAATCATTTCGACCTCATGCTTTTTATATAATGCTTCGTGGTAACATCACCGAAAGTCTGAGTTAAAAGCATAACGTCGGAAATGTTGCTGCCTAGAAACGCTATTTGCAGAGGACCATCGCCAAATGACTCCGATAAGTCCAAAAGCAACTTTATGGGAAAATCGGCAGAGAAAGGTACAGACTCGGAGGTGGAAAAAACCTGGACTAGTTCTTTATTGTTAGAGAGAATCGATAGGGCCTTACCATCATAGCTAATCGTAACTCTTGAGGTCCCCTCGACCGTCATCCCTGCCCATTTGACAGACTCCTTGAATTTTTCGGTATCGATCAGGAATGTCGAATTCATAATACCAAGATCAATATCTGAGTAAACACTGCGATTTGATTGAGTCTTTAAAAGAATTAAATAAGACCCGGAGTCTGGATCTACAAGATAAAAGTGTTTCATATCCTGACCGATCTTAACCACTGAAGAACAATCGGCCAGAAACGCGCGAATAAATGGTATATCTGCACTAATCAAGCTAGCATCAAAGTCGAGAGCGGACCAGACACTGGTCGAAGCAAAATATCTTGCATTCGCAACAGCGGCACGATTTGCGCCGTAGAAATGGACTTGATTAACCCTCATATCTTCATCGGTCTTCGTCGATTTCACCAAAGACGCCGCTGACATGGTGCGAAGTACGAAATCAAAAGCCTTCCGGTCTAAAGACAGGAACGAGGAAGCATCCGGCGGCCCAGGAAGAGTCGGTCTCTTCGAGCTATCCGATCTTGTCTTAAATGATGCAGACCTATTTGACCCGTCTAACTTTATCTTGAAACTGCAAGAGGCTTCTGTAACATTAGCTGAAAGCTCATCACAAGATGTCTCTAGAAGCACGATTCTATCTAAAGGAATAAAATATTCACGTACCTCAGACTGGTCGGCAGTGGTCTTAATGCGAGATACAATTGACCGACGCCTATCGTAGGACCACAGTAAAGATTCCCCATCCTTAAAATATAAGGAATAGTCATTTAGATGTGGCTTAACTATTTTCGCACGCCTAACAAATCGCTTGAAGGCTGATGGATCAAATACATGTTTACTCACTCGATCTCCTTCAAGAGAGGCTTCATTTGCTCTTCCGCATGAACAAGGTCTGCTTCAAATACGTCGAGCTTAACTGAAAGCACCTCTTTCAGCTTCTTGATGTCTTCAGCTAAAGTATCAGGGTCGAAACCCTGCTTCCGACATTCGTCCATAGCCTCACGCAAAGCTCGCTTTCTGACCGACAGCTCAGCTTCGATCTTCATCTTAGATTTCATAAGCTCATCGCGTTTGGAAGTTAAACGCTTGTGCTTCGCTTCTAGAGTTTCTGCAATATCGGACATATCGGCTCCTAAATAGACTCAAGCGTGAAAATAGAGTCAGTTATATTGTTATTGGACTTCTTACTGGATAGATATTTCTGTCCGTCGTCGCACAGATGCCTAAAATTACACCTATAGCAGTGTCCTGATGCAAGTGGCTCAAAGTGCTTAGACTTGATGTTCGACACTACTTCAACAGTCTTTGACCACTCTTTCTTCAAGTCATCACCAGAGTATGAAATCCAAGTAATCGGATTGTCCGGGAAGTGCCAAAATATGAACCCAATCCGAACCGGTGCTGTGTGATATTTAGCATAATGCTGTAATGAATACCACAATAGCTGAGTAGTGTCGACATATTTATCTCGATATTTACTGGCTTTCCCATCGAGAATTACTGGACCAGAAGGTTCATAATGAATAAAATCAGCTCGACCTACTAACTTAATTTCATTACCACTTTGATCCGCGTGTATTACGGTTAAGTCTACTTCAGCAAGACTGTTATCGGTTAATAAACGGTTCTGTCTTATGATCTCAACTCCACTCGGTACATATTGCTTCATCAATCCTAGAAGTTTCAAATCATAAGACGGGTCAGAGCCCTTAATGAACTGCTCATTAATATAAGTTTGGTTTATGGCTTCCGGTATTAGCCTTAAGCATTCTTGGACTGGATCGGGCTTTTGCCATATCTTTTGCGAATAAAACCATTCAAACACTAAGCCAATAGCCGAACCAAACATCGTGTCTCGAGGGTCATGCTTTGGTTTCTCCTTTAAAATATACCTAAAATAATATGATTTTGGACAAGAAAGATATAACTTGCGAGCACTATAACTAATGCTAAAGGTGGGAGAAGTATCAATCATTCGTCTAAAACTCCTGCTTCAGCAGCCTCTAGTACCTCCTCAGCAGTGCGCCTTAAATCATCAGGATATGACGTTAACATATTCCGTATTTCAGTGTGCGAGTCAACCGTAAAACTCGACTTTAACTTCGATATGAAATCAGAGAGGTCTCTTTTCTCATGATCCAAACGTTTCTTAAGATCGAGATCAAAGATATCATTTGCATCTTCACAAGGAATCAGTATCTCCTCGGCGTCCAGACCATTAGCGGTTACGGTAATCATCGACACTTTTGGTTTACGATTTAAATTCTCGAACGTCAATGCACCTCTGGACACAGAGCCTAAATTAATAAATTTTACGCCAAGATGATCATATATTCCTTGATCTTTATGGTAGTGACCAAACACATAACAGTCGGGACCACCATCGAACACTAAGTCCCGGTAATCATGTATCGGCTCATTAAAGAAGCTCTGTATTTTCTCTTCGGGCGCAAATGACGAAAGCGCATGAACTACTGCCACCAAGATATCGTCATCATGGGTTTTACGAACCCTTTCACGCAGGTTATCCGTAGTCAACAAAGGATCGTAACTCACCCCAACAATGCGCACGCGCCGATTTCCAACATCGAACACACTATTAGTTAATTCCCTGAAAATACCAGTACGATATAAAACACCGAGCGGCTGCCCTCGCATGACGCTTGTTATATCATTATTCGTCATGTCATGATTGCCGGAGAGCGCCAAAGTCGGAATAGAAAGATCCCGGTGAATAGCGGCCACGGATTGAATTGTCGAATGACTTGTACGGTTTGCCGCCTTAACGTGGAAAAAATCTCCGCCACGAATTATCGCATCTGCATTAGATGACACGGCAAGATCGACCTGCCACTGAAGCTTTCTTAAAATGCTCGAACGATAATCATCCTTTCGAAATCCCGGAGGCTGGTCTGATAAATGCTCGTCGGTCGAGGTAATGATTCGAAATTTTGACATAGAGAATTTTACATTCGTTGAACATGCGATACTTCGACCAAATTCGATAACTCAGACCATAAGCTAGCGGGAAAATCAATAGAGGATTTCAAAACACGATATCCGGTCTGATCTTCAATGATAGTGCAAACCGAATGCTTACTGAGAGCACCAGGAGAATCTACATAGCGTAGAAGCGTGGCCGGTACCACATATATATAAAAGACTGACTTTGAAAAAAGGACCGATTCATATAGAATGGCGTGATAACGGCGAGTAGCCACTTTAAACTCAAAGATGTGATTTCCGACTTTAAGATTCATGACTTCGTAATTTGCTTGACAACAGCCGTATCATAGCTTGAGTCAATGAACTTAGATAGATTCGAGTTTCGATGAAGATCGCGTACGCTCGAGATACCTCGATTTAAAGCACTCACGTCTCCAATAACGAAGACCTTCTTCCGAGCTCGAGTAATAGCGGTATAAATTAAGTTCTTATATAGCATTGCTCCATACTGGTTAGTCATGGGCATTACCACATAATCGAATTCCTGACCCTGAACCTTATGCGCCGTACATGCATAAGCAACTCGCAACATACTTTTTGCTTCATCGACGGTAAAAGTAAAAATATGGTCCGAAAATTTCGACCCAGTCGAAGAGTTATCGATCCAATTAAATATCTTAACTTCGACTTGATCAGATTTTAAATCGATGCTATGAATTTTCCCAACGTCACCATTATAGATACAACGCTCATAATCATTCTTGATAACCATTACACGGTCGCCTTCACACAATCCGACGTCCACATTTTTAATATAAGTTTTACGTTGATCGCTCGGAACTGAATTCAGTACCGATCTCAATTCTAAATTAAGACTATTGACACCCAAGGATCCATCATACATCGGGGCAATTACCTGAAAGTTCTTCTTTAAGTCTCTCAGCCTTACACACAGCTTCTTTATCTCGGACAGAACATCGGATTGTGCCATAGGCAAAACGATGAATTCCGAATCTTTATCAAAGCCGAAAGTCAGATCCTCGCTCTTGAGAATCGAATGAGCTACGGTAATAATATCAGACGTCTTGCCTTGTCTATATATCTTGGTCAACGACACATGAGGTAACACTTTGGTGCTAGAGACATTTGACAGAACGCTCCCGGAGTTGACAGAAGGTAACTGAGCGGGATCTCCCACCATAATGATTTGAGTCGTAGGAAGAATCGCGCTAACTAAGCTAAAAAACGTAGCAGAGTCAACCATCGACATTTCATCGATGATGATCGCATCGACACAGTATTTATTACCAGAATGAAATTCCCAAGTTCCGTCCTTCTTGTAACCTAAAGCCCTGTGAATTGTAGAAGCTGGCCTGTTGGTTACTTGTGAAAGCCGCTTTGCGGCGATACCCGTAGGTGATAACAAAACATAGTTAAGTTTGCATTCCTCAAACACATGTACGAATGCGGAGATGATGGTCGTTTTACCGGTTCCTGGAAAACCTGTGACAACGCACCCTCTGGATTTCGTAAGCATCAAGAGCGCATCTTTCTGCTCATCTGACAGTTTTATATCATGGCGTCTTTCAAAATTAGTTATGATGTCCCACAGTCCGTCTATTTTTAGAGCGGGGGAGACTAATATCGAAGACAAAGCGCTTGCAATGCCTGCTTCATATTTAAACTGGTGAGAAAGGTAAATACAATCATCAACAACGACAAGCTTCGAGTCTGCTACTAATTCCGACAGAGCTGGATAAAAATGCGACTCCGAGATATAATCCCCATGACTAAAGGGTTCTACATTATTCTTGAATATTCTCTTACTTGAATAATCGAAAATCTGCTTAGATGATACAAAAATATGACCTTCGTTAGAGCAAAGTTCAGAAATGGTATATAAAATCAATCCTTTAACGCGTTTGATATCGTCAACACCAATGCCAAGTTTACGAGCGACCACATCGGCAGTAGAAAATCCGACTCCTGGTACTTCACAAAGTTTGTATGGATCTACCGACAAAACCTCTCTAATGTCGGTCTTAAAATAAGTCAGAGCTCCCTTTATCTGTGATGAAGACAACCCCATCGAGGACAAATAGATGGTGTTATCTCTTAAAGAATTAGCGGTCGACCATTCAGCGATGATTGCAGCGGCCTGATTCTTCGTTAAGAACGGCAATGTATTAATTATCGAGGGATCTTTATTCAGAAGTTCAATAGTGTCGTCCCCAAACACATCATAGATCCGCAGGGCCGTGATTGGTCCTATGGAGGGTACATGAGCAGTTAAATATGATGTGATACCGCTTTTGTTCTTTTCAGCGGTAATTTCGCAAACCGAAGCAGTCAGTTGATTACCATAGGTGGGATGATTTTCAAATCGACCCTGGAATGTAGCCTTTAATCCAGTACTTATGTTCGTGTTAGGGAAGACACCAGCCACTCGGATCACGTTCCCATCAGTAAGCGAAAGCTTTAAAACATGGAACCCGGTATTTTTGTTGCTAAAGACCACATTCGTTACTTTCCCGCTAACCGATTCCATTTTGACCCTCGACCATCTTCAGGAAATCGGACTCGGTAATGACCGGAACAGAGTATTTCCTCGCCTTCAACGATTTAGAAGAATTTGAACTTTCGTTAGAAATTAAATATGAAAGTCCGCTAGTCACAGAATCCTTAACGATCCCACCATTGTTCAAGATGGTAGTGTGGAGGAATTTCCGAGGCATTTGAGTACTGCCGGTAACACAGAAAGACTTTCCCGAAAGTCGACCGTTGTCAGCATCGAGAATCTCAAGTTTACTGGCTAGCAATCGAATAGATTCCGATTGTTCAGCTAAATGATCAAAAATACTCTGAGCAGTCTTTAAACCAATGTTTGGTATCTTCTCTAGGTCATCGACAGATAAGGATAGTATAATGTCTAGATCTTTCGCGCCGTGTAGCACCATGTCGGTAGCAGTAGATGTACCCAAGTTTGGAATGTTTAATCCGGACAAAAATTTAATTAAAGTCAGCCGCTTAGATGAATGGAGAGTTCCGTAGCATTTACTAGCGAATTTTATCCCAGAACAATGTAACGCAATCTGATCCACAGTAAGATCATATATATCCGCCACCCGACTAACACTAGTCAGGTCGCTGGAAGTCAACGAATCTATTAGAGCATCACCCCAGTTAAGAATACCGAGGTGGTCAATCCAGTGCTTGATTGCCCCAGACATGCGAGCCGGGCAGTTCCTGTTATCGCAAAACAGGAAAGATCCGTGGTCCCGTAAGGATAGACCACATGAAGGACAAGAAGTAGGTAGTTCAAAGAATTGTCTTATCACACACCATAATACATTCGGAACCGGGCATTAGTCGGATTCTTTCTCTGAACCGGAAGCCTCTGATTCTGAGGATTCAGGAGCATAGTCAAACTCAATGTCGAGGTCTTCTTGAGAACCAGACCCCTCAGAGGCTTCTGGAGTTTCTCCGGCGGGAACTGGAGATTCCGGAACCGGCATAGGAGCAGGTGAGGGCGCTTCTCCACCAAAGACATCATCAGATCCATAGATATCAGATTCTGACATCTTGGCCTTGCCTTCATTAAAGGCCTTTGAGAACGTCGATAGCTTTCCACCTATCCCTAAAACACCCTCAGAGATAGTTTCGAGTTCAGATAATTCATGACCGGTAAAATCACCCTGCAGACGTGCAAGCTTAGCATACAGGACGTGAGCGTCTTTCAAGACATCTGCAATATAAGAGTTCACACGCTGCCATTCCGCATCTTTATCAGCACTGGCAGCCAGGCGGTTGGTAGACAAGGTTTTGAAAACCGATCGAGCAACCGAATTTAAGTGTGACATGTATATACCCTCATTTGCACATTTCAAAAAGGATCTAGTGTAAAATACTACCATGAATAAAATAAAAGAATTAAGCGAACTGGTACTAAGAGCGCAAGAAGCATACTATAACCTCGATCCAATTATGTCTGACGCGGAATATGATGCTCTACACGACGAATTAAAAAGACTGAACCCTGAAGCTCAAGCCGTAGTCCGAATAGGAGCCGCACCCATTTCGCAGTCCCCATGGGAAAAACGACCACATGAGATACCTATGGGTAGTCTAAGCAAAGTTACAACCGTAGACGAATTTGAAGAATGGGTTAAGGGGATTGGGGATACAGAATATTTTATAACAGACAAATTCGATGGGATATCGTTAGAATGTATATATGATGAAGGAATATTTCAGCATGCGGTCACAAGAGGAGACGGAATAGTCGGAGAAGACGTTACTAAAAACGCCACTTACATACCGAACATCCCAAAGACGATCACGATAAAATCTAGAGTAAGCGTTAGGGGTGAAGTGATCCTTACCAAAAAAGCCTTCAAGGACCATTTCTCAAGCAAGTATGCAAATACTCGAAATACGGTGGCTGGCAAAATTAGAGATACTAAAGAAGGAACGGTTGCAGCTGTTCATTTTAAATTCATAGCGTTCGATCTAATAGGGATTAACACGGAGAGTTTCGATGCAATGTTTAAAGAATTAAAAAGATTCGGGTTTGAATCCCCAGATTTTCACGTGTCAGGAAACCACCATAAGGTTTACGAGGAGTATCTCAAGAGAAAAAATGACAGAGAAGCTTTGGATTATGATATTGATGGATGTGTGATTAATGTCAATGAAAGAACCAAATTCCTAGAGTTGGGTAATGAGAACAGTAGACCACTAGGAGCTGTGGCGTTTAAATTCGATCCAGCAATGGCCGTATCTAAAATCTTAGATGTCAAGTGGTTTACTGGAAGCACCGGAAGAGTTAGCCCGGTAGCAATAATCGACCCCGTGAACGTGCAAGGAGTGGTGATTTCTAGGGTGTCTTTACAGAATAAAGAAGCAATGCTTAATCTCAAATTGTTTAAAGGAGCCAGGGTACTAGTATCTAGAAGAAACGATGTGATACCGTACTTACAAGAAAACCTTGATATTAATTCACAGGATGAGTTTTAGATAGCATAGACTCTATCATTTCCATGGACTCAAAACTCACACAAGTAAGACGTACTTTCTGATCCATCAACGACTTTAGTAAATCCTGCAGAGATAAAGCCACACCATCTTCATCTACTATCACATACTCATTCTTGTCCTTATCAAACAACACTTTTCCGTCAATTATGAGACCCGCATCAAAACCGTTAGTAAATCTATCTCTGACATTATCGTAATCCATAAATTACGATACTAATCGGCCCCTGCTAATCAGTAGCAGGGGCCGATTAGTAACTTCGTGTTTACTGCCTACTAGCTGCAGCCCGTGGTGGTTCCACAGGCTACACACAGATAACAAGAACCGTTTCTCTGAGTGATGGAGCCGCATCGGTTACAAGGAGGTGCATCAAGATTACGCTTTGTCTTTGGTTTCGCCGACAGAGCTGGAGCGCTTGAAGATATTCCTTCATTTAGGGGCTCTGAAGACTCCATCTGGCTTATCCTGTCAGCAAGACCCGAATGCTCACCGCCGTAATATCTAACATCTAGGACTTTAAACAGATAGTCATATAAACTCTTAGAAAACCTGATCTGCTTATTGCTCGTGATACCGGCAGGCTCAAACCTCGTATCGATAAAGCTACCGATGAGCTTAGGCAAAGGTATACGGTACTGCAAAGCAATACTCAATAACTGAGTGAAGCCGTTCATCAGACCAGATATGGTGCTACCTGGTTTTCCTAGGCGCAGAAATACCTCACCGGGGCGACCGTCCGGATATTCATTTACGATTATGTACCCTCTATAACCATCAATCTCGAATTTATGGCGCCAACCCGAGACATCATTTGGCATGGGGTCTCTGATTGCTTCGATCGAGTCAGGTTTGCGGGTTGAATCCACTGAAGCTTCCACAACCGGTTCATTTTTAACGCCAGCATCAGAAGCCTTCGTCGCAAGAGGCTGAGAAGCCTTGCAACCGTCACGATAAAGCGCAACGCATTTCAGACCAAGACGCCAGCTTTCTAAATAAATATCGGCAATTTCCTGAACCGTAACAGTCTTTGGTAAGTTGACAGTCTTGCTTTGCGCGCAGGTAATAAGAGGCTGGATCGCAGCCATCATTTTTATGTGTGCAAGCGGGGTAAGATACCTTCCTGAAGTTCCTGACGGCATCGCACAGTCAAAGATCGCAAGGTGAGCAGGGTTTAAACCAGGAGCTCCTTCAATGCAATCATTCTCTTCGATGTACTTAGTGATCGTATCTACAGCATCGTTTGCGTATCCGAGATTTACTAAGCTATCGCGGACGGCTGCATTAACAAGCTTGATGTAACCACCACCAACCATCGATTTATAGCTTACTAAAGAAAAGCTTGGTTCTATCCCGGTAGTATCCATTCCCATCAAGAACGAAATGGTGCCCAGAGGTGCCTGAAGAGTCGCTTGTGAAATGTTAAACCCATACTTACTACCAAGTTCGATCACGGATGACCAGACTTTAGCAGATTCCTTTACTATATCCTCTCCGATAGGATCAGAAGGTAGTTGCCACCTACTAAGAATTTTATCGTTCGCCTCCGAATGCTTATGCATGATTCCAAGCATGTCTTCCTTATTCTTCTCGAACTCGGCAAATGCACCCACACGAGCAGCGAGCTTGGCTGCATTAAGGTAAGTCAAGCCCGTCATCAAGCTTGCTAAACGCGCAGCTACGGCTCGTCCACCATCTGAATCATAGCTATACCCTAGCTTCATCAGAAGCGCACCTAAATCACCATAGTTTGTACCGATCGGTCGAAGTTTGTGAGAGTTCGAAGTTATTTCATCCGTAGGGTAATCCGCTTTTGCAATAATTGCCATCTGAGAAGTCGTAAACAACCGAATAGCTTGCTTAAACCTCTCGTAGTTAAAGTCTTTTCCGTCGAAAAATTTGGTTAAGTTCACTGCACAAAGGTTACAAGCGGTGTTGTCGACATGAAGGAACTCACTACACGGATTAGAAGCTTTGATCTTTCCACTCCTAGGAGTGGTGTGCCAAGAATTTATTGTATCGGTAAACTGAACGCCAGGATCACCACACACCCATGCAGCTTCTGCTATTTCATTCCATAGGTCTCGAGCTTTGTAATTGTGGACAGTTTTTCCAGTCTTGCGCTCTTTGGTTTGCCAGGTCCCATCATCTATAACCGACTGCATGAACGCATCCGGAATACTTACAGAATGGTTGGCATTCTGGTACATAACGCGCTTGTATGCACCATTAGGGTCATCATAATTGACACTATATCCAATATCAACCAGCTGGTGAGCTAGCTTTTCCTCAACGGCCTTGCTCCTGATAAAGCCAGGACGATTATCCTTGGTCTCGAGAATGTCGGGGTGATCCATATCCAAGACAACCATCTTTGCAGCGTTACGCGTACTGCCGCCTGATTTCATCGCCATAGCATACTGATCAAGACCTCGCATCCAGCTCATCGGGCCAGACGTGTAAGACCCTGAGGCTAATTTTTCGTAAGAAGATCTGATGGTCGAAAGGTTAGCTCCAGAACCACTTCCGCCAGCAAAAATAACAGATTCGCTTTTTTGGAAATTCATGATGCCATCTAGTGTATCATCAACTCCGGAAATAAAACAGGCACTCGCAGCCTGCCGTCGATTAGGTATCCCAAGATTAAACCAAACGGGACTATTGAAGGCGCCATACTGGTGTAGCAAAGCAAAAATAAGTTCTTGGTTAAATACCAAAGCATCATCGTCTGATTCGAAATAATTCTGATCTTTAGCCCAAGAAGTTAAGGTGTCAGCCACTCGGGTAAACATCTGCTTAACAGAGGATTCTTTAACTCCATTAATCACGCGAAAATACTTGTCTGCAACGATATTAATTGTGGTCTGATTCCACCAAGCAGGTACTTCCACGCCTTGTTGTGAAAATGCCACAGACCCGTTGGACTTTCGGATTTCGGCATCAACGATCTTCCATTCAATTTCATCAAATGGATGAACTCCAGGTTTAGTAAACACTCTGGACCAAGTCCCTATCTCTTTAGTTACATCACTTTTAATGTTTGACTTTGAGTCCACCATTGACAGAATGAAAGTACTAGCGCTTGCTGATGACATCGGCCGCCTCTTCAGAGTATCTAATGATCTCTGATTCTAAAAGAAACTCTGCTAATTCTGATCCGGTTTTGTGAGCTATTTCGATATCGGTAAGACACCTTAGAGATTTCTTCATCGATTCAATGGTCCAGAGACCTTTGAGCGGTGAAAGAAAATTCTTAAGCACGAACGACGGAACGCCTATTAGTGAAGCTATCTCATCGGCGCTGCGATTTTGTGTTAGGTAATATTCGAACTTATACAGCTGTTCAAAATGATTCTGTAGGAATGCGACAATCCAACCGGTTTCATTCTTTGATTCTTGTAGTTTATCATAGTAAGCGATCGCGGCATTTTTGTTCCCCAGGTTTATGGCGTCGATTATAGACTTAGGTGTTAACTCAGACGAGAACACCATGATTGACTTGGCCACATCAGCAGAAAGTGCACTACCAGATGAGACCAAATCCGATATTTTCCTAATCTCGGAGTCTAACTTCCGAGGACGATTTCCAGAATTCACAAAAAGAGCACTAGAGATCTTGCTTAGATCTATATTAAAGTTAGCGCCACGATTCAGGATAAATGACTGAATGTCGTTCATAGAATAATGTGTTTTCAGCGGAGCACACTCTTTTAAATACACATTGTTCGGCACTTCAAGTTTATTGGGAGAAGAAAACAGCACTAAATCTTTATCTACAAATCCAAAGTCTAAATACTTCGTAAATCGACGAAAATGATATACGTATCTCTCGGAAGAGTCATTGTTTAAGCTAAGTATTTCATCTATTCTTTCAGGAAGCACGTCATCAGAAAACGTGAAAACTCTGTCACATAAATATGCGTTTATTTCAGATTCAACGTACTTACTAACAAGAAATTCTTCTCCATAAACATGTAAGATCGTCATTGTTAATCGTACATCTAAGAAAGTAGAGAAAAAATAGACTTACTCAAGTTGACATGCTTATTGCGAACGATAAAACCCTCTAAAGAAAGAAGATTCCTGAAATCCGATCTTTGTCTAGAAATCACTCGAATACAAGATAGCAATGTTTTGATATCATCAGGATTTTCAAATTTAGGTAAGGGCAGCATTTTAAAAAATTCATTAAGGTCACACTTCAGCATTTGATCGTAATAATTTTTAAAGAAATCTGAAGAGTCTACACGTTTAGCGATTGAATATGAGTTACCACACAGCAACCGCGCCATATCAGAAAATTCAGAAAGGTCTTCATCAGCGAGACCCTGCCATCGTGAAATAAATCTGCACCTAGACATTATTGTAGGACAGACGTTATCCACAGATTCTGCGATAAAAATTATCAGATTATTAGACTCTTCACACCATTTTAATAATGAATCTTGAGACACAAGAGATAAGGCATGAAAATTATCAAATATTATCGAATTTTCTGTAGACATTTTCAAGTTAGAGACATAATCTATATCGACAGCCTCACAGTCGACTAGGGTAAAATCTAACGATCGACCATTGAAATAGTTCATAACGAACGAACACTTCCCAATTCCGTAAGGACCTACACACAGAATAGGAGAAGTCTGCTTATCAAGCGCTCGAGTTAACAAGGCTTGCTGCGAGAAGTTGCCTTTTATCATTTTCAAGTTTCTCAAGTCGAATGATCAATTCATAATTACATTTACACATATCACAACGGAAGTGATTTGGTTCAGACTGCTGATCTAACGCGTACGAGCAATCAGGGCAGAAAAATATCATAGACTAAACGATCCACCTACAGGTACTGACCAGGTGTGCTTGCATTTCACACATTGCATTGTGGTAGTGTGTGATCTTGGTGGACTCACAATAACCGCTTGAAGACTATCACAAGACTGCCCTTTAGTCACCATGTCCGACCCACGCTTGCATTTCGCAAATACTTCTTTCTTATCAGCCATTTATATTCTCCTCACTAAACAATACCGAAAGCGCGACACGAGCAGCTTCAAACACACCTTGAGGATAAGTCGAAAATAAAGGCTGCGAACCTAAACGTTCTACTGCTAATAACATCTTCGAATAGTCAGAATAAGGTATTTTCCGTAAGACAAGACCATTCGACAAGCTTATTGTAACCATATCTAGCCCTGAATATGAAAGATCGGGCTGAACCTTGACCTTAGAAAACTTCATGGCTACTACAATTGAAGCATATGTATCAATGGCACGATCATAAGTCAAAGGTCTCGTGAATTGACCTTTATACTTAAAATCACGACTAGTCCCATCCATCACATCAGCCTTAGTGCGATTTTATATATATTGAACCAAGGCCTACATGTCGCAGTACTTCGTACATAAGCGGCGACGCGCTTGAATTTACCATCCACTATTTCGAATCCGACAGCTTTTGCTAAGCCTAACTTTTGTTCCTGGGTGAGCGAGGTCGGCAGTGGCGGTATTTTTGCGATTTCAGCTCTACTGAGTCCATCCGATTTCATTAGAAGCGCTATCTGTTCATCCCAGTAATCCTCGAGCGCTTCTTGCAAAGCCTCCAATTCAGATAATTCCTCATCAGAGTAACCACGAGGCTTAAGTGTAAGGAATCCGTCACGCTGAAGCCTAGATAAAGCACGGATATCATCATAGGCATCTGCAGTTTGCGGGTTATACTGGGCAGTACTCTGGTCTTTAACAGCTTTAAAGGCTCTTGTATTGAGTGCCTTTAATTGTTCCTTGCTTATGGGTTCCGGCCACGGCTTGATGGAACGAACCACATCTCTGGTTAAAGAGAAGGGAGCTCGAACCAGCTTATCCGAAAGGACATCGAAGTACTCATCCAGAACATCGCCTGAAGCCGCCGTTTGCAGATAGTTCGATTCGAACAATTTAACTAACATGGCGGCATCAATTAATTCTTGAGGCAGAATCTCCGCCAATTCGGCATCACTAAGGTATGAAGCCTTTATATCATCTATGTTCCAGTCGTCAGGGTCTTGTTTAGCAAGATTCTCGTAGTACGAACGTTGAGCAGGAGTTAAGTCACCCCAAGCCTTGCCAACCGGAGATAACGCCTTACCGGTCTCATCCTTAACTTTCTCGAATTCGAGTTTTTCAGCAGGAGTAAGATCGCGGAATTTCTGTATATAGAGATATCTGTTGGCTTTAAGCTGCTTCTTGTGTTTTGCCGGGAGCTGGAAATAAGTGTAAATGTCCTTCGGGAACTCTCTAGTCAAGACGGGAAGCAATTCGGGAAATTTAGATTGGATTTCAGGATCTTTCACATAAGCACTGAGGCTAGTAAGATCTTCTCGGCTAGCAGTACCGTCAATGACCTTGGCAAGCACCTTTGATAGACGATCCGCCTTAGAAGAATCTACGCCACGATCCTCACCTAAAGCCTCAAATAGTATTTCTACGGCTTCCATGAACTGCTTGAAAGGCTCTGAATTCTTTATACGATTAAGCGATCGTTTATTCTTTTGGAATTCCGTAGTAAAACTATCCGCTTTTTCTTCTTCCTTTACACGAGTTTTAGACTGCTGACTGACGTCAGCTTGGTATATATCCTTTAGAAGATCAATTTCTTGATCCGTGAAAGCCGACTCGATCGCCTTTTGCAGTTTCTTGCGCATATCACCAAGACGACCCGGCCGATCAACGACCGCCTGAGCCGCCATTGACAACTCGATCCCATCCGGATCATTCCAGTTCGCCATTACAAGTGGGGTCTGACCTTGAGCCACAGTGGAAGGATCGTTTGAATATAATTTTATGAAATTCTTAAACTCGTCTATATTACTGAAATTATATCCGAACTTTTCTCCGGCCTTAACCATCATAAGGTCTAAGAAGTCCTGATTCTTTTTCATATTTCGATCGATACGAGTCGCAACGTCGCCTTTATCGTCTTCAAAAATCTGTTCCCATAATAATTTATAAGCCAAACCTAAATCGGCAATGTTCTTATCGATCTTAGGTAACGCGCTCTTGAATGCTTCTTGTACACGCTTAGAGGCAAAGGTATCGGATTCAAGAGTTTTTAAGAAATCTTCATCAACCTCAGCCGAAGGAATACGACTCTCACCGGGCTCAAGAACGTCACCACCCTCGTCACGACGCTCAAAGATAGACATCGGCTCGACGCGCCGCATAGTGATAGGTGACCGGCTAGGCTCGATGTTCTCAAATGTAATCGGTCGACCCTCTTCATCGGTCTTATTACTGTCCGACAGTTTCTTTTCAATATACTCAACACGTTCTTGATCAGATGGCTTCCATTCTGGTGTACCCTTCTTGCCCTTTAAATAGGCAAGTTCTCCAACGAGATCATTTACTTTCTGCTTGTTCTTTCGCAAAGAATCGCGAGCCGCGTTCATCAAGAATTTCTTAAACACGTTTAAAGCTACATCAGGACTTTTGGCCGAAGGCATTTCAGGATTTTCAGTAAATGACCAGCCATTTTCGCGGAATCTCTTTAATAGGTAGACTATTTTATCCTGGATGATATCGCGAGCAGCATCATCACTACTTTTAAGAACGCGACTTACTAAAGCGATACATTCACGACCAATTTGGGTTGCAGATTTCGATAGGGAAACGCCAGGGAAACTGAAATTTAACAAAGCAATGATCGACTGACCTACGAAATTGGCGTTCACCTTATCGATCGACTCTAGCTTGCTTGAATTTTGCTCGATCGCCTTTATTTCTTTATCATTTAAAGATTCGACTTCAGGTGCTTCTTCTTTCTTTTTCTTCTTGCGACCAGTAGAGGCTTCTTCTTTTTCCTTAACGACTTTCTTCTTAACTTCTGGCGCAACATCTACTGTGAGAATAGGCTCAGTCGGAACATCGGCGTTATTGGCCAGCAGGAATGCTTTGATCGCATCCATACGCTTAACTTCAGCTGGCGATATACTACCCTGCTGCTGCTTTCCTAAAAGTATGGCATATTGCTTTGCAAAATTATCAGTAGCAGAAGCCGTCCTTAAACGGCCAAACGCTACGAGAAATCGACGGGTATCGGCAGATAATATATGCATGGCCATCCTCAGATGGAACATGCTAACAAAGGCTTATACTATCCGGCTAGAGCCACTACCCTGAGTTTCGATAATGCTTCATTACGAATCTTATTCACTCTGTTAACAGACATATCCAAAGAAGCAGCTATGGTCTTGATAGAAGTCTCTTCAAGATCGGCTTTTTGGATGATACTAGCTTCTACAGGAGTAAGGCAGGCAAGCTTAATTATGTTATATAAATCGTTTCGAGTGTTGACCGAAGTAATCTCCGAATCATCATTCACTGAAACATCCGATTCTGTTTCAGTAGTATCTGATCGAGATGCAGCACTGAACACCGATACAGTACCATCATCTGAGTGCCCGCTAGCCTCATCCCTTGCGTCATCGGTACGAGACATACTCTTAAAATGATTAATCACATCATTATCTATGATCATGTTTGCATACTTCAGAAGACCCGCATCAATAGTAGCTTCTTTGGGGTTGCGAAAGATATACCGAGGCAAAGCAAACACTTTATTACTATTATTCCAATTTCGCAGAAACGGAGTAAGTTGAGAGTCATTCCACCTGAGCTTTAGTATCGACTTCATCACAGCCGGATCTGACCATCGATGATTAAGAGATATATTTCGGAGCTTAAGGGATGCCTTGCCTTTTTCACACTCGTCACAAACCACGGTTGGCCGTTTATTATAATGAGCTACACAGTAGCCTCGGCTATAATGACGCTGAGAGCAACCCTCGATACCACACAAACCGCCTGAGTAAGGAATGGACGTTTGAACCGAAGTACATTCATGCTCGGTAAACTCGGAAGGCTTTAGTCGACCCTGACGATACAGTGACTCGAGAGTATTGAAGTCCTTGGCACTAAAGGTCACGATCCCTTTTTCGTCTCGCGATCCAAGACCCATCAACTTCAATACCTTAGCAGTATCAATCGTGTGATTTTGAACGCTATAAAAATAGCGCTCATAATCGAACTTTGCATAAGACAAAATATCCTTGATTGCCCAAAGCGAATCCGATGAAGTTCGCTTCCCGTGGATAGGACGAATCATGCTAAGGTTGGTAACAGGAACCCCTCCAAGCATCCTAGAGGCATCGTCCAGATTGACCAAATCGTCAGTCAAGTGCTTGAAAAACCAACGGGAAACGAAGTCCTTAGATAACAAACGCAACCTGACACGCTGGACCGTATCTGGGATACGATCCTTATCACGCTTATAGTGTTTGCTTACTTTTCCATGGACCCAAACGTGCCATTGAGCCAAAAATTCGGAAGTCGAAGGAATAAACACAGAAACAAAGCTATCTAGAGACTGGTTACTCGTCATGTGATCTCCATGCGGCGAACACTTCGCCGACTTAACGGAGTTCCCGATTAGGGAATTTCCGATCTATTTATTATTATAGCATACTTGAGTCTGTCGAGTCAATATCTCTGACTTCTCCATCTTTTCAAGCATACTGGTTATTAGTTGAGCTCGCCTAAATCTAAAACGAGATGCGCGCCTGGACTTAAAACAAGACCCAGATAAGTACGTTGAAAGCCGCTCGTTTTCGGGATACTTCTGACACATTCTCCAGCTTTCGCGCATATATTCGAGACCTACCCTAAGGCACACCTTTTGGTCCCGCTCTAAATCTGACCCATCAAATCCCGTAGTTTTAGAAACAGCATATCC